ATGTCGAGTTTGGTTGAGCACAATGCCGGGTGACTTGTTTGTTCCACAAAGAGCAGCCGATACAACCGATACAGAGGTAGAGCGGCTGCTGGGAAAAACCCCTTTGACGCTGTCTATAAAGCACGATGGGGTTCGTGGATTGGTTCATGGGAATCTGCTCAACGGCAAAGCCATGACCCAACACCGCAACGAAATGGTCAATCTGGCATTCAGTAACCCAGATCTCCTGCCTTTGTTATCGGGCTTGGATGGCGAGTTCACGCTACTGGATGCTGACTTCAGCTACGATAGAAGAAACATGGTGCAAAAGACATCATCGTTCTTGAACACGTCGGACACGTCCGAAGTCGATATCCGACGTGTTCAGTTCCGTGTGTTCGATATCTACACGGGCGACAAAATGCCCTTGTGTGAGCGCCTGGAGTTGGCCGACGAAAGAGTCTTGGCCATCCAGAGAATGGATCTACCCCATATGGTTACTGTCACTTCTACTGAGGTATCGGTGGACAACACCATCGATCGATTCAGTGCCACTGTTCCTTCGGATGTCGCCAAGTTCGAAGCAAAAGCTTTGAAAGACGGGTACGAGGGCATCGTTCTTCGCAGTCCTTTCCTGCCTTACCTGGAAGGCAGGTCCTCTAGCAAAGGCGAGTTCTTGCGGTTGAAGAGATTTCAGACGGCTGAAGCCACAGTCGTTCGGGTTGTGCTGGCCAGCGCAAACAAAAACCCGATAGAAAGAGACGCCATGGGTTATGTCAAAAGGTCTTCTCACAAGGAAGGCAAAGTAGAAAAGCCTGAAGTAGGGTCGTTTATTTGCTTCACCAATGCAGATATTTATGACCCACACACTGGCGAGCTTCTGGTAAAGAAAAACCAAGAGTTTGCTGTTTCTGCAACGTCTATGTTCGAGCAACAAAGGAGATACCTCTACATAGTGCGCGATACCCTACCTGGACAGATCCTGAAGTTCAAGTTCTTTCCAAAGGGGATTCTGAACAAACCGAGATTTGCCACTTTCGAATCATGGATGAGCGAAGCGGATTATTCTGCGCTGCTCTGACTACCACTTTTACAGCACAGACGTGCAACAATCTGGAGATTTTTATGGTCAACTCAGTTCACGCCATTCCGCCACGTCAGGCTACTGACAACCGACTGTTCGGTTTTGGGAAACCTCAACCCGAGCCACAAAAGCTCCCACCAGCCCCAATTGGGCTCATGGAACTTGAGTCCTTCGTCCCACCGAAAGAAGCAGCCAGCAAGGCAGGAAAAAAGCCTGAGCCTATTCTGTATCTGCCCAATGCAACAGACAGTGAGCTCAGTACCATCTTCAGCAACAACCCACAGTGGTTGTGGGAACACAAACCGATGTGGGTTGTGTTCCATCGACCAGAATGGGCCAGCCTGTTCCATCCACAGGACATGATGGAAGCTTTTCCCATGTACATGGTGCAAAACAGAGCAGAATGGGTCTGCGGTCATCATCCAAAAATCATGATGGCGTTCAACCCAGATATCCTGAAGGTACACAATCCTTCTTGGATGATCACCCATCATCCGCACCTGTGCTGCTATCTGTACCCGGAAATCGTCCTGGCTCAAGATCCTGAGATCATGATGGCCTACCGTCCGGAACTCTTTCCGAAGAAGATGACCTGGTGGCAGATCTTTGTGGTGCCCTTTGTGAAGATCAAGTTCCACAAAGCCAAGACCCAAGGCATTGAGGTGCCTGCCAAGTACCTGACCCAAAAGGAAAACAGCTAACAGCTGCCCCACCAACACCGCTACACAAGCTGGTGTTGGTGGGATGTTTTTTTTTCATCTGCGTAGCATAGGAATCAAATGGCTTTAAAATCCACTCAGGCAACAAACATGAGGTTATCATGAACCACTATTACGTTTTATGCAATGTCTTGACAGGATCTATTTTAGAAGTATCGGAAGAAGTTCTGATAGCCGAAGGACATCCTGTCACTATGAAAGTTTTTGATGGTGATATACCTAACCCACTGACACATGTTTGGGACAAAGCCAGTATGGGGTACATACCAAAAGAAGTCACCTCTCTTACCCATATTCAGTTCAGGAAACTCTTTACCCCATCTGAAGAGATTCAGGTAGATGCGTTCAACGACACGTATCAAAATTCTGAACTGCTTAGCGGTTTGCAAAAGGCCATGATACGCACTGGGCTAAAGAAGTACCAGGAAGCACAAGCTATCGAACTAAACGACAGTGGTGTATCTGCTCTCTTAGACCTATACATCATGGTGGGTATTCTTGACCCAGCAAGAAAACAAGAAATCATCAGTGGTCAATTCAAACAATCATAAGGACAAACAATGGCTGCACAAACACTTACTGGCGTTACTACAAACTTTGACCATACCTCTGTTTTGGGTTTAAATAACGGAGAGACCATTACTCTCAATGGTGTAGATTTCACTATTGATTCAGATGTACGACATGGGCAAAATGCTGCGGTTTTGGGTCGAATAACTTGCAGTAGCATATATAGAAACAAATTAACAGTAACCGGACAAAATGCTTGGGAGATACCTTTTGGTGGGGGTAGCAGGATACACAGCTCTACATCTCTGTTAGTGGGTTTTGATAATGGCTGGGTGGATGAGAGTGCGAACCCAAAGACATTAAGTAGAACGGGATCAGTGTCACTTGTGCCTGCTTCCAGTATTGGTTTTGGTACTCAAAGAGCTTTTTTTGATGGGACTGGTAGTTTCATCGATATAGTTCATACGGGTACTGATTTTGATCTAGGTACTGGTGACTTTACCTGTTTTGTTGAATTCGAGTTGCCATCATCCGCTACCGATAAGCTAGTGATGACGCTCTGTTCCCCACCATCCTCAGCTTCTGCATTGAGAATAAGTGTGGTCGGTACAAAAATTAGAGTTAAGTCATCGAGTAATGGCACGACCTGGGCTATCGATCTGACTTCAACGCTAGATGTGGTGCCAGATACACCAACAACTCTAAAGATTGCAAGAAACGGCAACAGCTGGTATCTTTATCTAAATACTCAGTTGTCGGACACATGGGTGTCATCTATCTCTCTGCTACCGAATGCCGCAGGATATATACACCGAATAGGGTCTGGTAATTCCTTAAACTTTTTGTCTGGGTTTATAGACGAGTTGGTTTTAGTAAAAGGTATTGCTTTGCTCTCTGGAGCAACGACAATCGTCGATAGGGTAAATAAATGGCCAAGGGTTCCTCATACACCAGGATGTTCATCAGGAAACGTGCCAACACTTGCGGCTCTTGGGTCTAACACAGTAACGGGCCTCATATCAGGTGCTACTGGTGAACTTCTTCGTGTCTTTGACAGAGACGGGTTTCTTGATTTACCTGTTGTTCTTGCTGCTGGTACACCTATGCCTGCCACGGGTTTCATCAAGCTGCGTACAAAAACAGGCAACTTCATACCCGGCGAGACCATCAGTTTGCCAGGAGGCGCCACGATCGTTGCAACAGATGCGGGTAAAAGGTCGTGGATCAACGTAGTGGGTAAAGAGGCATCCGTTATAACTGTAGCAAAATCTACTGAATGTAGATTTTTAGGTGACTGGTATCTTGTTGGCACAACAGATGGTGGTGTCAACCAGACACTACAGTTTCCCATAGCGGATGTCTGCCCTGGTTTGTATATCGAGACAGGACCAGGTACAAACCAATATGAATGGTGGTTTTGTGGCGGTGGTAGATGGGGGACCACTACGCAGTTTATACCCACGGACACAAGAGGTAAGTATTTTGGATCAGACCCACTGACCGGTTTGATTACGTTTGCTAAGAGAAGCACTTCTATAAACTGTGGGTATTTACCACCTGCTGGGTGCAGGGTTTATGTAGGCAATGTTTTCTTATCCAATGCTTCAGCTGGATACTATTCTCTCAACACACAACCTACTTCCTCTGCGAATAAGTTTTTTGTATCGACAACAGCTAATGGTTCTTTGGTTAAGGACAAAGTTTCATGTGGCTGGAGGTGCGACTTTGCCACACCTTACTCTTTATTGGTCAAAGATAGCGGAATTCTTCATTCTTTGATAGTGACGAACTGCATACAGAAACCAAAAATACAAAACGTTTGTATTGGGCTACACGGTACTTTCGACACAGCAGCCATCGAACTAAAAAGCAATACCCTAGGTGCAGAAGTGCTGATGGTTTATGCCACTAGGTACAAAGGAAATGTGTCCAGTACATGGACACTTAACTTATCGGACAACAGTGGTACCAGTGTTGTGGATGGTGGCGTTTACCATATTTTCGGAAACACCACGGATGCCGCTAGGGGTAATAGCGCAGTCTACGCATTGCTCGTCACAAGGACAAGTGATGTGATTATAGATAACGTCAAAGTAGCTGGCTCGTATGTCTATTTCTCGGCAGCTTCAAATATCAGGATGAACAACATCCAGTATGCTGACTTAATTATGGGTGAAACCACGACAGTGGTACCTATTACAGCTATTGCTTTGTATAACGCTAGTGATATCACATGTCTGGGATTTAGCAACTATGACAATATTCCTAACGTGCACCCTTACTCAGGAATAGCTCAGGCATATAACACGTCGACTAAATTTACTCTTGGAAATATAGGCACCAAAGAAAATCCTTACAACGGAGGGTCTGCTGGTGGCATTATGGGATTTATTTTAATCACATCAAACAGCGATAAGATTGTCCTAAAGAGAATCTATATCTCAAACCACCGCTCCGCCCTATTAATCACATCGACTTCAAACAACAAAATTGAAGTAAGAGATGTTTGGGGAAGAACAGACATTACCCAAGGTATAAACTCCTCGAACACAGTTGTTAAAAACTGCAAATGGGCAAGATCGACATCGGGACAATCGTCTAGTTACGGTAGACATTTTGAAGAATTCTCTATCGGTTTTAGCTACAAACATATAAATGTTATTTTTAACGAACCATCTGCCGAAACCTTAAATCGTGTTTCCCTATATGGTTATGGACAAGAAATAGCTTATCCGCGACTAAGTAGATTTTTGCAAACTGGAACAGGTGTTCTGTCGGAAAATCAACTTACCATATCCGGTGCAAGCATAGTTAGAGCAAACACCTCGATCACAGCAGGTAGTCTTAATAAATGGGACTGGGAGGTTACTGTTGTAGATGTGGTCGATATGGCTACAATAGGTATAGGTAGGTCGTTTACAGGCATTATTGGCTGGGTTGGGGAAGGTGTGGCATATCTCTCAAATGGTCAAAAAATGACCGACAGCACCTATTTCGACTACGGGGAGCCTTACGGTGTAGGCGACGTTATCGGTGTGGCTGTCGATATGGAAAATAACACGGTAGAGTTCTTCAAGAACGGTATTAGCCAAGGTATAGCTTTGACTGGTTTAACTGGGGTATTCCATCCAGCTGTTGGTAGAACCGTGTATAACGCAACTTACACTGTTAACTTTGGTCAGAACCCAAGAGCCTATCCTGTTAAACCAGGGTTTACAAAAGACTATGGTAACCCACCTGGGTTCTTTACGGGTGCTGGGTCACTGACGATGGAAAACCTATCTGATGAAATTATCTTAGAGATGGATTACTTCATGATAGGTGTTACTGCTATGACTGCGCTCGAACCAACCTTTACAGGAACTAACCCATCTAACCATTATGTCGATTTTCAATACGATATAGGGTCTGGGTATAACGGAACATGGCTCCAGGCAGTTTCATCTAGTTTCTCTTTAGTACCCAGCATAAACCCGGCTGTAGGCATTAAGATAAAATTAAGAATTGTGCCGTCGGTTGCATCTGTTGCAAACCTCATAACTTATTACATGTTGAATTTTGATTCATCGGAAGCTTTGCAATCTATCCAGTATCCTGAGCCAGTTACTCTTATAGACGGTATGGTGAGTGGTCTGGTGTCTGGCTCAAGATTAAAGATACTCAATAAGACCACAGACACGCCTATTTATAATCAGGTAGTCGCGGGTACGTCTGTCACGATTTCTTACCAAGAGGGGGTAGATTTTACCACAGGCGACCTTATAGAAATAAAAGCCACTGGTTTTTCTGGTGCTACTGCTAAGCTGCCATTTAAAACCTCCACACAAGCTCAAGCTGATGGGTGGAGTGTCTTTATAGAGCAGGAAGACGATGTCATCTATTCACAAATAGCGATAGATGGTTCTACTGTCGACGAATTTGTCATGGATACCGTCAACAACTACATCAAAATCAATAAGCCAGACAAAGCCACAACAGTCCAAAGACTGTATGCGTGGACTGCTTACTATAGAAACACAGAGTTTGGTATTGCGAATCTGTTCGATACATTTGAAGCCATCGATGCTTTGAATTTCAGGAGAAATCCTGCTGAGTACGCATGGTTCCTCTACAACGAACTCCTCACCAGCGTTCGTTTGTTTGGAGCTTATATGTACAGTACAGATGACTCGTTCTTTATTGCTGATTCCGAAGCAGGTGTATCAGGGTCTATCTTCATGGACTCTAAACGTGCTTACGGGGTCGATGTACCTACCAGTGGCCTGACCACAGAAGAGTCTGCGCTACTCTCCGAGGTGAGTACACTCGCCAAAGAGACCAGTGTGCAAGCTGCTATTCGGGCTGCAAAAGCGGCTCAAGCTTTCAGTTTGCTGTGACGCCTAGCCTACTTGGAATACGCAAGTATTCCAAGTAGGTAGTGCATCTATAATGTAGAAACACATCACACACCAACATGTCAAGCATATTTCTCAAACCCAGGAACGAATACAAACGAAACGTCGACCACATCAGGCACTACGTGGAACAAATGTCGTTCTACGTGAGTGTGATGAGAGGCATTACGAGGGCACAGGCCAAGGATCTGATCGTACCTGTGCTAAAGAGCCAGTTCGTTGATCCAACCGTGATCTACTACGAACGCAGAGAGAACGGTGACAAGTACAAGAACCAATGTAAACTCACCACGTACATTCGTGACGCAATCACCAACGAAGACATTATTGCACCGACGTTCACGACTTATGTGAACCAGAAGACATTTGTCTCTCCTTTCTCGGACTTCATGATCCACAACAAGAAGAGACGCTCCATATCCAAGAAGAAGATGCATGCCGCCAAGCAAAGAGGCGACACGATCATGTATATCTTCAACGACAAGGAACAGAACAACTACAAGAAGTTCAACAACGCGGGTTCTGGTTGTTTTGCTTCGAAGGGCTCCATACTCTACAACCCCACGTGTCACTCCACACTGACGTCCACAGTGGCCACAGAGTCCTCTATATCGAATGCCTCCAACGAGAAGTTCCTGGAAGGTAACCGGCATTATAGAGACACCACCGTCATCCTGAACAACCTGATCAGTATCTGCAGTAAATTCGACAGGGACGAGATGCGGGCTGTGATGACCAAGTACAGGTTGAGGCCACCTACTGTCGATGAAGTAATGGCCTGTATCAACAGGTCGTTTGAGTTGTACAGCAACGATTACCAGCGGCTGCATGATGAGATACTTCCTTTCGTACTGAAGTTAGATAAGCTGCAGCTGTCTGCGTTCATGTTTATCGGAGACCTGTACCATCTGCGTGTCTGTAACCCAGACTTTGTCAGAGAACTTTTGGATAACTTGTCGTACCCCATCAAAAGCACACAAAAGGTAGACAAGCCTTATTCATCTATCCGCAAGTTCCAAGAGTCCATAGGTTCGCAAGTCAACGATATCTTCTCTGAGAACATCATTGGTTTGAAGCCAGAAGAACTGGAAGCTCTGGACGACAGCATCCATCAGGATATGTACGCCACGGCAGAGTACATCCACAACTTCTTGCAGAGCAGAGCAGACTTCTTCAAAGTCTTCTTTATGTCGGAACACGTTCCCGCATCCACGGCCTTCATCTACGACCAGGTGAGGAGATGCGTTCCATGTAGCGATACAGATGCCACCATGTTTTCTGTGGACGGGTTTGTGCAGTGGAGGTTTGGTAAGCTCTATTTCGACAAAACCACTTGGGCTTTCGCATCGGCCACTAAGCTGCTGGCTACAGAGATCATGGCGCACCAGCTGGCTATCTTCTCAGCCAACCTGGGTGTGCTCGAATCCAAGTTGTACGACATCTCCATGAAACCCGAATTCGGCTCTCCTGTGTTCGCTCAGACACCCGTGGCCAAACACTACTACACGTTTGCCATTGTGCAAGAAGGCTACTACCTGAAGACGCCCAATTGGCAAATCAAAGGCGTGCATATGAAGAACTCTTCGCATCCAGACGAAGTGACCCATAGTGCAGAGAACATCATGAAGACGATCCTTACCGATCTCTACCACAACAAACCTCTGAAACTGACCACGTACATCCAAGAAACGATAGACTTTGAAAAAGCCATCAAGGCGTCTATCATGAACAAAGAAACGGTATACTTCAAGAACGTGAACATGTTGATTCACACGTCCTACAAGTCCGACAAGATAAAATCACCCTACAAGTTCCATACGTTGTGGGTACAGGCTTTTGCACCTACCTACGGTGAGATCGAAGAGCCCGACTACAAAGCTGTTAGGATACCACTGACACTGGGCAGCAAGATGAAAACCTTGCAGTGGCTCAATTCTATCCAAGACAAATCACTGGCCAACAGAATTGCTCAATGGATGGCCGACCACGGTGTACAGAAGCTCGGCACAATCATCGTCAATGCCCAGCAACTTCAGACCATGGGTATACCCAAAGAACTTGTTCCTATCATTGATTTCAAGCGAATCATTCTGGAGATGACTGGTTCCAGACGTCTTATCTTGTCATCCATGGGTTTCTACCCTAAGCGCAAGATGACCGTTACTGAGATGTACGAAGGCATTATCTGACTGTCCCCCACTATGCACGAAAGCGTGCATAGTGGGGTGTGTCTTTAGTTACCAGGGTTCATCTGGTATTTGATGAAACGTCTGCGCTTTTCTGTATCTGACATGTAAGCTACGGCAGCCCATTGTTCAGCCAAGTAGGTTTCATAGAGTTCTGCAGCATCCGCATAGCTCTCAATGATCTCTTTGATCTTGCCGATCTGTTGACCGAACTGCACAAAGTTCTCATCGAGGTTGACGACCATCTTGTTGTAGATGTATGCCTTGGTGGCCAGTTCACACAGTTTGGTGAACTGGGGCAGTGTTCTCAGCGGTAGGTTGTTCAGGTTTTCTTCGTTACCAACCACGCACCTGAGCGAATAGATGCCTGTGATCCTGGTCTGTTCACGAATGAGAACCGTGTTGTGGCCAATGATTTCTGTGTAGGTCGTGGTTAACCCAACCTGACGTGAGTGAGAGTTAAACACCTTGTCGGCCGCGTTGTACAGCTCACTGGTGTTCATGGAGGTAGGTTGCACAGAAGTCCACGGGTAGCTGTTGGTGTACGTGGAGGAGAATGGAACGTAGCTGGCTTCCAAGATGGAGATGATGGTGCGGTACATCGTCCTCTCGGGAGGTATCTGGTAAACCAAGGTACGCATATCGGCCATGGTCACAGGCAGGCCAGTCAGGTCGACAGGGATTTCTTGACCACCCACCACGTCCATGTCCCTCATCACAATAGGGCGTATTACCGTATTGAGCAGCCTGGATGAGATAGTGACAGGTGCACCGATGGTGGGCATGTCTGTGCCCAAAAACGCCACTTTAAGCACCTGTTGTGGGACAACTATCCCGTTGACGATCTTCTGTATAGCGTTTTGTACTAGATTCATGTTTTAACCTCAAGGAAATGAATGTCGGCCACTGAGAAATCAAAGATCAGGTACATGAGCAAGGAAGAGTTCCTCATGTACCTGCAAGATAGATACCCTCACCAAGACTGGAGACTGATGCTCTCCATCGGTATAAGAGGGTTTTACGAGAACATGGTTGAGTTTGTAAAGACCGATGCGTGCGCAAACATAGCTCAGGTGGACATCGATTGTGCTGTGGTTTTTCTCCTCTCGGCAGAAGAGGTGAAATTCGTGGCTTACAACATCAACGACCCTATTCGGTTCTATGAGCCCGATGACCCCGACGACTACATCGATGGCTACATAGCCACCATGGTCTCTCTGAAAGAGTTGTCTACCCACATCCTGAGTTAGACAGCTATGCCGATGTCCTGAATGTCGTGCATCATGACCTGGTACAGACTGTGGATCTCTCCGTACGAATAGTTGTTGTCCAGAACCTTCTTGAGTTCACGGTTCAAAACAATGGGTCTGAGTTCTAGCTTCAAATGGTTCCACAGGTCGATGTTCTTGCGCTCACCTGCTTTACCACCTATTTCTCTCAAAGCCTTAATCAGCTTCAGGCGGCTCGCCAGCAGAGCCCAGTTTATCTGTAGGGTCACAGGGAACTCAGGTAGCTGTAGTGCCATGTGTGCATTGGAGTTCTCCACATAGGGCGATGTGTCGTCGATCTGTATAGAAGGAAGACTCCTCAGATGCGATTCGTAGGGCAACGACCTGTTGTTGACGGCTTTGTACACATCTTGTGCCATATCGTCGACCTTGTCGTTGTAGTCAATCAAAGCCACCTGTGGTTTGACCAGAACGTCATCCATGGGTCTACCATAGTGTACGTTTATGAACTTGTTTACGATAGCCAAGTTCATGTTGGATTCGATCATGTTGGGTAGGACATACATGTGTACGAAATGCCCCTCACTCAGGCTTGTGAAAGCCCCTGGGTTATTTCTTCTGGACAACTGGTATTTCATGAAGCAGTAGAACTGCAACATCAGCAAAGGAACATCGACGGTGTAGAAAGACAATCCCGATGCTGTCGTATTTCTTTTGCCATCCAAGATATGGAATGACAAACAAGAGTCCTCGTGGCTTAGACACTTAACCGCTTGCAGGTGCATCCAGCGGTCATCGGTCATGTAGTCAGCAAAAATATCGACAAAGCTGTCCTTGGCCAAAATGACTTCAGGCGATTCCTCATCTCTGAAGACACCATAGTGGACTTTACCAAAACTGATAGGTGTGGTCAAATCCAGTGTCCTGACAACATAAGGATATCTGGCACCTACCAACCTCATGAAAGCCTCAATCTCCATATCGGGGCTGCTCATGAGTATACCGATCAGCTTACATAAGAGATGGCTGTTTTTAACAGTACGAGTAGCGTGGTTGTAGTACCTCACCGCTTTCTTTATCTCTCGGATATAACTGGACATAATCCAGTACTGGTTTGGCGGAACCGTCACAGAAAACGATTGCGTCGTGTAGGAGTTGAAGAGATTCATCATGATGTAGGGTCGCCAAGTCCGTTTGTTGTTTGAGTGGGTTAGTCATACGATCATCTGAAAAATTCGTTATGACTGACGTTACGTATTTTATTCATGTGTCAGTGTATATAGGATGGACACATAAACATCATCGGTGAAAACTGGTGATGGCTCCGGACGGAGGTTTATTTTAGGTATACAGAAACCTGTTTCTAAACAGGGATTATGAACATATACTTAGAATGAGCCTATGTCAGTAGTGACCAAAGCTTAACTTGCAAGTTCTTTAACCCCCGAGCGATCTAGGAGATCCAATGACATTCACAGTGAACGACGAAGAGAATCCAGCCGCCGCCCAAGGCGCAGCAGCCTACACCGTTCCGCCGGTGTTCCCGAACGCCGCCACCAACGGCCAACCGCCTGCCAAAATGAGCCTGTCGGCTGCACTGTCTGGCGTCACCCGCACCGTGTCGGCCGATGCCGGTACGGAGGCCTTGACCAACTTCATGTTGGTGGCAGACGAAATCAAGAAGTCGATGCCGGTGAACGGTGACTTCAGCGTGGCCCTTGTTCCGCTGGACCGCCAAACCCACAACGTGGGGTATTTTTCCGTCTGCGCAGTGATGGCGCAGTTCACGAAGTACCCCGAGCTGGCAGCGTACCATTTGCTGATCATCGCCGACAGCAATCTCCCAATGCCCGACAAAACCCTGCTCGGCCCCGGCAACAGCAAGTTCACCTTGCCCCAGGTCGACGGCAGTGCCTACGACAAAGAGCAGTGTCAGCTGGTGGACAAACACCTGTTGGCTCGCTTCCAAAAACAAGTCAAGCTGATCACGGCCGACGGCACCGTTGTGCCACGTGGTTTCGACCTCAAGAACCGCGACCAGATCCGTGGCCTCATCGCCAACGCAATTTTCGCGTGTGCAAACGAGGTCAAGGTGATGACCGGCCAACGGTGGATGTTCGATGCAAACAAAATGACGTTGGAACCCAACAACACCAAAGTGGCCTTCAACTTCTCCGGCGGCGAGAGCGCCATCTCCTACGACATCGATGGGCAACCCTTCCGCTCTTCTGTGTCGGTGACGCTGACGAACCAGCCGGAACGCAACAGCAACGAGAGCATTCACACCGCCGGAAACGTGGCCGTCATCGGGCAACTGTTGGGTCACATCGAAGCGGTGTACGCTGGCCCCCGCAGCTCGTTGATCACCGACGACAACCGCTATCGCTGTCTGGCGCCGATGATGGTGGTGAACAACTTCCACTCCACGGTGGAACGCACGTTGCCCAACTTGCTGCTGACGCTGTACAGCGGCATCATCCTGGCCGCCGACAACCGCTGGATGAATGCCTTCCGTCTGGCCGCTGGAAGCGACAACAAGAGCAAGGTCGACCTGTCGAACCCCGGCAACCTGAACGCATTGGCCAAGATTCCCGTGGCCGACAAACCGACTCCTGCCGATTCCCAGTTCGGCCAGATCATGCCCATCAGCCAGAGCGAGTTCGGCACCAGCATGTTCAGCAAGTACCTGGACGCCATCTTTCACCCTGGCACCATGCTCTTTGCGGTGGACTACCAAAGCCGTGGCCCAACCAGCTGGCTGTTCGAGCCCTTCATGGCGGCAGCTCAGGGCCGTGGCCGTGGCGTCGACGAGATCTGCGACATCATCAACGTGGGCACCGGTGGCATCTTCGCGACCAAGTTCAACAAGAAGACGCAGCCGGTTTTCATGCACTCGTTGCTGATGCGTTCCGGCAGCTTCGATGGCGGCAATGGCAAACGCCTGCCCCTGTCCCTCACCGACTTGACCTACGTGACCGGTGCATGCGCCAATACGCACCCCGATGCCATCCGCGACTGGTTGGAAACCATGACCGACGGCAAGTACTCGCAGCAGTTCCGTCTGCATGGCCGCGATGCACTCCAAAAGATGCTGACCAACCAGCGTGATGTGAAGTTCACCGGTGAAACCGTGCGTCTGGTGTTCAGCACCGAGTTCATCAAGGCTGTGCTCAGCAGCTACCTCGAAGCCAAGGTGTTCCCTGGCGTGATCGACGATCCGACCTCGGGCAACTTCGTGCAGGCCAACCTGACCAGCCCATGGGCACTGAATGGTCTGAACCTGGCCAGCGGTTTCGGCACCACCACCAACACCTCGTCGATGGGCTGGTCTTCGATGCGCTACTCCTAAGCTCAAAGCCTGGGTGATCTAAGACACCGCACTTGCACTTTATGATGCAAGTGCGGTGGTCTTTTTTCTTTGTCTAACCGAGGAGCATTGTGCCGACTTTCCAGGAAATCATCGACTACTCAAAGGTCCAATCGGACAAGACAATCATCATCAACGACCTGTCTACCAAAAGACAAGAGGACAGGAACTTGGTGGCAGAGATGACGATGACGTCATTTCAGGGTGATCGTGTCACACTCTTACCCAGGTGCAAATGTGGGGCCACAGAAGGATTCTTTCCACCCAAGACTCTGTGTACGGTGTGCGGCTATGAAATTAAGAACGACATCACGCAACCCATCGACTACGCTTTGTGGTTCAGGAAACCCAAAGGTGTGAATGCATTGATCAACCCACACTACTGGTTGGCTCTGAAATCCATCCTCGATACTTCTGGGTTCAATATTCTGCTGTACTTGACCGACAGAGATTACAGACCAAAACAGAAAAACACCCCTATGATCGGTGCTCTGATCAACGCGGGTGTAGCCGATAGAGGCTACAACTATTTTGTCGACAACATCTTCACGATACTGCAAGCATGCATGACGATAAAGAAGTTGGCGGGCAAAGTAGTCAAACTCAAAGCTCTGGTGGCCAAGATGATCAGCCAGCCGGACGTGGTGCTTACCGACTACATTCCCTTACCAAACAAAACAGTTTTGGTGATGGAGTTCAATAGCCTGGGTATCTTCAGATCGGCCAGTATGGCTGAAGCCAGGGACGCTATAAACACCATGGTGGGTATCGACGACATGCCCTTCATCAGGAACATTCAGAACAGGACAGCAAAGTGCCTGGACAAAATCTGTGTGTTCTACACCAAGTACTTCGATTCCAACTTCAAGCCAAAAGAAGGCTGGATACGCAAACATTTGGCAGGATCTCGGCTAAACTTCACATTCAGATGTGTGCTGACATCCATCACGCAACCGCACGACTACGATGAACTGCATGTGCCGTGGTGTATGGCCGTGGTGACATTCAATCACCATTTGGTGTCCAAGCTGATGAAGCTCAAAGACACACCCTACAGTTTGTCGGAAGCCAACAAACTGATCTACGATCACGCCAACACGTACCACCCCCTATTGGCACAATTACTCGATAGCTTCATCACCGACGCCAACAACCAGCTGTACTGTATTGTCCATCGCAATCCATCGATGGCCATAGGTAGTGCGCAAAGGATGCGCATAGTGAAGTTCAAAAAAGACACACTCGACAGGAGCATGAGCACCTCCATCCTGTCGATGAAGGCCATGACGGCCGATGTGGACGGTGACTTCTTGAATGCGTTCTTGCCCATGGATATCTCCATATCGCTGGAAATGCAAATGCTGGATCTCTCCAGCTCCGTTTATGACTTTGATGAACCACTGAAGCTAGGTGGCTACACAGCTTTGTCCAAGCCTTGTGTGGTCAACACAGCCATGTGGTTGTCAGAGATCCCTCTTTAGAGAAAGAAAACATGGCAGGAATCCAAACTGTTGTTCGAGAAATCAACGACCCTCTGCTGTACGACCACCTGCTGTACCCCGAGCTGTCACAACAGTCACAGTTATGGATACAGCAAAGTGTCAATGCACCCACAGACCACCTGACACAACAAGGCTTGTTGTTCGTTAAGCAGATCCAGCAGACGTACGCAGATATGTACGACGCAGCTCGGGTACGCAAACTCAGAGAAGCACTCGCTGAGCTGCAACAAGACAAAAGCCCATTGGACAACATCTACATCATGATGGACCCCATTGAGTTCAGAGATGCTACGCCGATCATGCAGCGGTTCGTTATGGCCAACCCAGAAATACGACTGGACTGGCAAAAGCAACGGCTGTTTGGCTACGAAGGTTCTTACATCGACACGGACCCGGATGCCATCGGCGACAACCATTACGACTACAGGCGTGTCATCAATGGCATCGAGATGTACACAGACAAAGACGGCTACGTCACCAAGATCTTCGAGGAGGATCTCAGACCAAACGACAAAGAGCTGTCTTTCGGAGAACAAATCAAGTTACACATGACCTGGGAAGCAGGCAACTTGATGCGATCCCTGGGCATAGACCCCACAAGAAGCTACTGACGCAAAGCCATGTGCAGCCACCAGCGGCTGCACATGGCTGTCTTTCCTTATTAGTTTATCATTTAGCCCAATGATTTGAATGAAAAACAAGGACTCTCATGCCCAGTAAACAATATCATGCTTCGCTCTCCGAGAATGGCTGGACCAACCAACCACTGCAAGTCTCTAGTGAGCTGTTACTGAACCTTTTCACAACACAGACGTCCCAGACTTATCTTTTTGCAGGTAAGATGGCATCCTACGCATACATCTCACAAAAGTTCCAGAACGACCCAGAAGGTATGGCGCAAGAAATCAATTCTTTGCTGCAGGCCAAGCTGTCCAGTCAGTTCGACAATGTGGTTGTGCAAACCAGCGTGTACAACGAAGACGGTGTGAGTAAGGCCATCAATGTGGCTGCATCCTATACCGACTCTGAAGGGAAATCGTACGACCTTAGTCGTGTGGTTGTTATGACTGAACTCGATATCAGCAAAATTCAATTGGCTTAACAGGAGTATTCGACAATGAATCCCAAAGACCTATTCTCGAAAGAGGTCATTCAGCGCATCGCGCCGCTCAACGTCATCGACTTGGTGAAGATCAAAGAATCTGAGTTCCGCCAAGTGTGGCTCAGTTTCTTTTGTGGCGAAGCACCACGCGATAAAATCAACAACTACCTGAGTGCCTGGAGGGCACTGACAGGCAGTCTGGGCGTCGGCGCTGAGCTGGTGGATGAGCAGGGCAACAAAATCCTGGACATTCCGCCACTGCGTCGCCATGAGGTGGACTTCAGCAAATGCGACGCGCGTCCAGGCAACACCTACGGCAATATCTTCTACCATTACAGCTTGATGCAGGCCAACAGCCCCATGATGGCCAATGTGCAACTCAACCGCATGCTGGCCAAGAAAGCCAACCAGGAACCCAAGCCTGTCTTGGTCTACGACGAAGAGCAGTGGAAGACCCTGTTTTCACATTTTGGACGCAGCGACTTGCTGCAGAAGATGTCCGGGGCCGTAGCCAACTCCGCCCCGTCACTGGACGACGAAGTTTTTGTCTGTGACTAAATCCGAGCTGGCACCCAAGCCGATCCCCTCTCTCTTTAGCAAAGAGGGGATCTCTTACTTGGTTATCAGTGATATCCATTTCTTTCACGACAGAACCAAGACGCAGTCGATCATTGGCCATTTGGACGCCTATTTCCACCACTACGGAAAAAGCAACCTCAGTTGGTTAGCTATGATCATCATCCCTGGTGATCTTTTCGATCAGCCCATGGAGTTCTCTTGCGATGAGGTCGATGCGGTTTGCCATTGGTTGCTGCGTCTGATGCATTTCTGTGATAGAAACGGCATCTTGCTCAGGATTATGGAAGGTACCCGTAGCCATGATTCCAGGCAATCCAAAATCACCAAGGTATTGGAAGCTCAGACACCTGGCTTGAACTTTAAGTATGTCGGTGATATCGAAGTCGAGAAAATAGACTCGCTAGGCATCAGCATACTCTATATACCCGACTCTATCCGAGACACCGAGAGAGTGGCTTTCTCTGATGCCTGTAAGCTGATGGCGGAGAAAGGCCTGGATAAAGTCGATGTGGTGTTTACACACGGTATGTACAAGCGAGACGCAACTTATGGTGTGAATCCAGACAGGCTGCATTTCGAAGAAGACTACCTGTCGATCACCAGGCACTATGTCCACAATGGCCATATCCACACACCTTTCCTTGAAGGTCGGGTGCTGAACCATGGCTCCTTTGATCGTCTTGCTCACAACGAAGAGCACCCCAAAGGTGGGATAATTGCCCACATTTACGACGATCCAAGCAAAGATCATTTTAGCTTCTACGAGAACAAGCTGGCGCAAAGATATGTCAGAGTGTACCTCAGGAACACAGATATCGAGACATGTCTGAAGAGAATAGACAAGGTGGTGAGCGAACTACCAATTTCCTCGTATGTGCAGATTTGTGCCAAGTCTACACATCCTTTGATGACAGGGTTCTCAGAAGTCAGGGCCAGATACCCCACCATGGTGATGTCTAAAAACAACACCGATGAGGAAAAGGATAAGAAAGCAGCGGCCAATAAGCCTGAGCAAAACACATATATCCCTATGCCCATCGATGCTGGTAACATAGTGAACATCATTCTGGCCAATCTAAATACGCAGTTGGACAGCTCCCAGGTCCAAGAACTCACCAACACACTACAGGAATTGCTATGAGTACCGTCTTCTCAGAAAGGACCATGTCGGGATTCCCGCTGTCGATAGGTACATCTATTGCCCTAGAGGCTTTGTTTGATCCAAGGCAAACACCCTACGATGTCGACAAAAAGATAGAAAAGGTAGATGTTACGCAGTACCAGTCGATCTGGATCAATGTAGCTACCCTGATGAGAAACCTGATGTCATCAGTGGCTGCAGACAGGGCATCCCAAATCACCCAGAGTGGTGTGGTCGATACCATACTCACCGAGATGGAGGTCATTCAGAACATCTTTGATCAAGAAGGCAGCTCTCTATGCAAGCCTATCTTCTATCTGAACGACTACAAGTCGCTGTACACACCCAAGTTCAAGAACGTGTACATGCGCAAGGACAACACCGATGCTCAGAAGGCATATACCAAACACTTCGATTTCTTGGCTGCTTTCTTGCTAAAGAGCACAGACCAGGTGGTCCATACCGATGGATTCATCAAGCCCACAAATGAGTCCGGCATCAATAGCATGCTTTTATCGCACTCGGCTTTCGATCTGTGTAGCGCCAGGCATTTCTCTACCCTTCACCTGTTGGAATCACATTCGGGTGTTTTGAAGAAACCAGCACAATGGAACACCAAGTTGTTCCAGATGGGCAAGAGTGACATGACCATACTGCCGTTCTCCTCCAAGATGCTGTTTATCTTTGGTGACAGATACCTCATCATGCCGCAGCTGCTCGGTGTCAGAAGAGTGGTGTACGACATAGCCTTGGCTAGAAATTGGTCTGGTGCCACCACACGAGAAAAAGTCGACTACTACTTGGAATCGGATGTGCGAGAACCCATGGTTTTGGCACAGTTAAAAAGTCTCCCTTACGTCTGATAGAGTGTTCAATAACCAGGAGCCATCGTGGCACAACCCTTCACCCCCCGTAACCAGAATTCCAAACGCGCTCCCATCGAGCGCGGTCCCATTCAGAACCTGAACATCCCAGCGATGTGGGCGCCTATCCCAGGCACGAATGAACGCGCCAAGTTCCTCTTCTCCGTCCAAGACGGCAATCCGCGCGCCACTGTTTTTTACAACACCATGGAGAAACAGCGGCCGATCAACATCCACATGAAAGCTCTCGATCTCAAGGTGATCATCATGAAGCTCCGGGAGATGTTGGCCGAAGGCAAGCCGTTCGTTATGGTGGTCGGCAACGCCATGCCCGACTACGTCGATGGCAAAATGTCTGGCAAGACCAAGATCTCCGAGTGGTACATCGGCATGGATGACGATGGAACGTTCTGGACTGGTCTCAAGGATCTGGTGGCGCCTCGCCAGACCGTCAAGTTCAGCTTCATCACGGAAGACTGGCACGATATCAGCATTCGACAAAACGGCGAAACACGTCAGATGTCCAAAGCCGAGTCGTCCAAGCTGGCTTTTGCATGTACGCTGGGCCTGCTGGACGACTACTTCGCTGTGTTTGCCCGTGGTGGTATCTATGTGGACGATGGCAACTCCATCGATGCTGCTGTGGCCAACATGATGTTGCCGTCTGATCAAGGTGACGCTACCCTGAAAGGTGGACCCAACATGGTCACCGAGATGCTGACCAAGAAGTTGGAATCGACCATGCCTGACTTCGACGACATCGCCATGTAAGTCTAAGCACCATGGTGGCACTGTGCCACCATGGTGCTACTCTACTGGTGGGCAGACTTGAAAAAGAGGTGCAACCCAGTACGAATCCGACAGTAAGGTACAGTGAACTCGCTTCAGCCTAACGGTTGGGTGGGTTCTCTTTTTTTCGGTAAAGAGTAAACTATGATCCCTATGAATTGATTACCGTGTAAATGTGACACTGTTCTGAATGCGGTTTCAGGCACATATACTTAACCTGATCCCAGTGACTATTGTGAAAGGACGTGATGCTAAAAGCAGAAGTGGTATTCAGGCTGGCGAAACCAGCCATTGCTGTGGTGTATACCACATCAAGTAACGAGGTATCTGTGGTTGAGTTTCAGATATCCACCACGACAAGAGCCAAGATGAGTGAAGGCCAGCAGGAAGTCTTCTCTCTTCTTAATGCATACTGGGCATCCTTGCCGGAACTTCAGCAGCTGAAGATATTCGGCTGCTATAAGATGTTTCATGACGCAGCCAACTCAGGTATAACAAAAGACAACCTGACTGCTGTATTTACGGACTATGCAACCAAACTCATGTCGTTGCACAGCTTGGAGCAATTGAAGTATTTTGTATCCATCAAGTCAGGTATCTCTTTTCCACCTGACCTGTCCACAAACTTCATCCTCAACATCGACAACAACAATACGAGAGACAAAACTTACACGCTACCAGACTACATCGATCTGGTTGTGTTTCTTCTGGCAATCAAAGCTATGGTTCCTGTATGGAACGAATTCATTGCTTTGATGCGGCATTACATCGGCGACAAGTACGTGGCCATGACAGCGTTTGCTCTTCTGAAAAAGACACCTCACTTCACCTGTGAGGCAGTAGACAAGCTGCACAAATACATCTCAGCCAATGCAGGAAAGATCGAGGAACAGAACGTTTTCTCATTGGGGAGCATGTCTACAGAAGACTACATCTCTTACCTGCTATCCATGTTGTGCGTTACAAAACTGTGCAACAATCCCCTGATGTACAAACTACCAGAGGACCATCTGCTCAAGATCTGCTACCCTTTCATCAAGAGGATCGTGGCGCCCAGGACCACACCTCCTAACGATGTCATTCGCGATAAACCAACAGGTGGTGGCGATGGATCGGATCAAGGCAAAGGCAGCGTAGCTGAGGGCTACCTGATATCTACTGTCCTCAGTGTGGGCGCTCTTGCACAGATTCAGTACAGTGTAGGCGATCATGCTGCTCTGGTGAGGAAACTTGCGCCTGGTCTCGACATGGAATTCGTGAATGACTGTGTTTACCATGCCAAACAACTCCTGGGTAACCGAATCCTGGATGGGCAAAACATGCTCATGTCTTACGTACTGGCACCTGTTATCCGGCCAGAGGGTCTGATACATCTGCCTTATGCCACCCGTGTAGAGATGCTTGGGATAGCCCAAGCTGTTTTGTTCTACCGAGGTCACAAGTACCTGAGTGTTCTCTTGGCCAGCAGACCGATAACTGCAGGCAACAGTTTTGTGGTGGCAGAATCCACTTCCAGGATAGGGCTAAGGGCAGAAAATGTTCAAAAGCTGATCGAACTCTATCCCATCAAAACAGACAACTGGAGGAAAGGCAAAGACGATAAACAACGCTATCGGATATTCCAAACGGTGGATTTGTTTGTTGACTACATAGGTTCATACAACTGGACGACGGTATCGTCGCCTGAGATATGTGAAGAATGCCTAGGCAAAGGTATTCGAACAGTGCCTGTTGTTGGAGACATCCGCAACTTGTTCGCTGAGTTCATCATTGAAATTGGTTCTAGAAACTGGAGAAGGTAAAAAAATGCAAATCGATATGTCGGGTTTGGATGCCACAACAAGAGCATCAGCGGGTCTTTCGTCATTGCCATCGGTGTATCAGCGTCCCACCAGCCGTGACATCCAGGTCACCAAACTGGATCTGTACGACTCTGGCACCTTTGCCCCCATGTATATGCGGCCATTCGAGTCTCCCTCGCTGGCCCACCTGGATCACAATGCGATCTCCGACAAAATCCAAGGTCGTCTGGACTCCATTGGTGGCGGGCGCGGTGCCATCACACCAGGTCTGGTGTCAGGTATCTCTGGATCGGTTCTGGGGTTCAGCGCGTCCCCTGTGAGCAACATCTTGATACCCAATGGCTGGGGCACGAAACGCTTCACGTTCATCATGCATGTGACTTCCAAGTCGGCATTGGGTGGGGCCGAGTACTATGTGCTGCAGGGTTACACCGATCATGGTGAAGCATCGTTCAGTGGCCATGTGGACGACAACATGGTGTTTCACATCAACTCGTTCATCTCGATTACACAGGCAGTCAATCCGGTGACACACCAGATCGACCACCGTATCGTGGACTGCAAGCAGTTGTTGGATGCGAAAACGATCAACGCATCCATCAATGCAAGCGTGGGTGGTGTCTTTGGCAACGAGCAGCCTGACACTCACACCCTACGCCCCATGGATATCTTTACGGGTATCCAAGACTCGTATATCCAGCACTACGGTGCAACGGCTTTGGGCAACGTTCACATCGACGACGTGCGCAACCGTCTGAGATCACGCGACGCTTACTCTTCTCGCGCCAACAACGTGCCGTCTCAACATTTGGCCAGCATGCTGACCAGCTGGCGCCACAACACCACCGAGGAGCTGATGGCGCTCAACGACATGGACAATGTGTCGTTGATGATCCAAGGCAGCGTGCAATCAGCCAGCGCCGACAACGACTTCATCACGATGTTGGCCAATCGCCAAGGTAAACATGGGCAAATCACATCGTCGTTTACGCTCAGAGAGCTCAAGATGATGATCCCCAATACGCCAGCACCCAGTTACTACAAAGCGGCCGGTAAAGCACTGTCCTCGTTACCCACCGCCAACAGTGTGGGTACATGGAACGGTGCCACGTTGACCAACCAGGTCAGCACCTTGCTGGCTAACGCCTTGCCTACCTTGATGATTCAGTCGGGTTTGCAAAAAGCGGTTGTCAGTGGCTCCAACTACACACAAGGTATGGTGACCTATGACGTTCGTTGTGCCAAGGCACACAGTTTGGTGACTGGCGAAGTTGTGACGGCGATGTCGATGTTTATTGAACGCATCAAGAACGAGATCATGCCGGACATCACCATGAACAACGGCCGGTATGTCTCCTTCCAGGCAGAGGTCGATATGTTCAGAGCCACGACGATGGACATCCAAGTCGACACCGAGGAGAAGCAACGCAAGATCTGTCCGGCCTATTGCGATTCGTTGTTCCCTCCGATCGTGACACCTACCTTGGGCCACTTTGACGCGGTGGTGGCTGATATGGAACATCTGTTCAAAACCATCGATGTCAGTACGCCCAGCTCCACCAGCAGCCAGACCATGGTCAGTGGTCTTTCATTTCCATCAGGATTCTAAAAAATGACACCCAAGCTCATTACTTTCTACACCCAGATTTTGGGTCTGTGTGGCATCAAGCCCAATAAAAACGGGTTTTGCAACATCAGCTGGCAAGGGACTGAAGTTCCTTGCGTGATCGACCAAAAGACACTGTGTCTGCCTACGAAAGAACGTTTGGAAGCATTCGACTTCCAGACCAACATCGTTTTCCACCCCATGTCCGAAGTGCCCCACCGTGGTGAATCGGAAGTGCTGGAACGCATCCGCAAATGTTTCATCGAGAAGATGGACAACAGCATCAAGATCGTGATGCTGGGGTTGCTGGAGATCGCAGCCAATCCCAGCAAGCAAAAAGACCTGGACCCGGAACAGTTGCAGCTGCTCAAAGCGGTACCTGGTGTGACACAAGAGTGTTTCACCTACTTCCGTGAAAAGATCGTGATCGCCGGCATCAAGGGCGCACCATTGATGAAGTTCTACGGTTTGAACCTGCGCAAGTCTGGCCGTTACAAAGGAAAGAACGTGGGCACCATCGGCATCTCGTTCTTTCCGTTCTACGAAGGCCTCAAAGCTGGCAAACCAGAGAAAGCCAAACCGGCTTACCTGCAGATCTACCAAAAGACACTGGAGTACATTTTCCAGCTCGACGACGAAGAAGCCTACAACCGCCCGGCTGTCAGCCAGCTGTTCGCCCCTATGCTGACAAGTTTTATCTTGACAGCAGGTGCTGCAGCCGACAGCCTGAACAACGTGATGAAGTTGTTCGGACCTCACATCTTCTCGAACGACGAAGAGTTGCAGTCCTACCTGTTTGAAATGGACTGGGCTGACATGATGACCGACATCGAGCAACTCATCCCTGATGTGAAGTCGCTGCCTGTGCAAACAGGCAATGGCGGACGTGTCGAGCCACGCCAGGTCAAGGAAGAAACCATTCCCAAGTTGCCTTTACAGCAGCACAATGTTACGCTACAAACCCAGCAGCCGGTTGTTGAATCGCCCCAGCTTCAGATCCAACAACCCAGCGTCCAAGTTCAGATGCCGTCCTTGTTCGGTGGGTTGGGTACTCAAGCACCCCAGCCACGTCCAGGGTCGAGTTCGTTGGAAGCAGCGATGGGCTCACTGCCTGGCAACGGTGTGACCATTGCTGGGTTTGGGTCGCTGGGCGGCATCGCTGCTCCTGTGCAGCGGGAATATATTCCATCATGGGCTCAGCCACAACAAGCTGCGGTGAGCAACGGAATCCCTCCTTGGCTCTAACCAGCTAAAGCTGTGACCAAGATCACAGCAGCCCCTAACAAGGCTGCTGTGATCTTTTTTTATGCGTGGATCTACATCACCTGTACGTTCATCAGAGCTTGCATCTTCTGGACAAAACCAGCTGGTGGCATCAGAAAGACCATCTGCTCACCTGAGTAGTCCGATGGGTTTTTCATCCCATTGAGACGCATAGTCAGGTAATGTTCGTTTTTAGGGACTTTGTATTTCTGCAACAGCGCGTAGAAGTCACCCTCGAACACAGCACTTTCGTAGGGCTCTATGGCAAAAGCCCGAAGGGATGTCGATGTCCTGATGAAAGGAAGCATGTTTTCCATAACCAGCTTGAAAGCAGGCGTAAAGTACACCGAGGGGTATACCGAAGTAAGTTCATCTAGCACTTGCATTTGGGATCTCCTATCCGACTGTTCTTACGAAACAGACAACCATATATACTTTCACTGACCACTTGAGAACCAAGTGTCACCATTTCATTCATCACAAGGAGAAAGCTTACCGATGGACAATAACCAGATCTGCCAGCGTATAGAGAGTGAGTTCCCAGATTCCAAGATCAACTTGGCATGCAACGAGTTGCATCTGGAGTTGATGGGTATCAATGGCTTCAATCCGTTTCTGATGCATGTATCGTCGGCCAGGAACGTGATGGTGGGCACACAGCTGTCGCAACGTGCTGTGACGGTGGGTTGCGACCAGTTGCTACAGACCAGCGGCATGGATTTGCGCTTGGCTGATTCCACCGCAGCGGTGCGTATGCCAGAGAACGGCAAAGTACTGCAGATCATCCCACGTATACCAGATACAGCTATCTCTGGTGTGGAGTTCAATCCAGAGACGTATGTGCTTTTCGAAGCAGAAAATGGTGTGCTGGATTATTTCGTCGTCCCTCATCACAAGAGCTTCGATCCCAACTTCGGGTTTCGATACGTGATGAACGAGGACAACATCAATCAGATCCAGGTGCATCAAAGTTTGCCCAAGGACATGGTGTTTGCTGACTCGCCTGCCGTCAAAGATGGGTTCTTCAACGTTGGCGTCAATGCAAACGTAGCGTTTGCGACCGACTTGGAGACCGCTGAGGATGGCTTCGTTATCAGCGAGTCCTTCATCAAATCACCCAAGCTGAAGTTCCACATGTACCAGAAGATGGTCGTGGAGTATGGATCCAAGACTTACCCTCTGCTCAACGAGCACGGAAAGATCCATCCAGATATCGGCGAGTACATCGGCAAGAATGGTCTGCTGATGACGCTGCGCAAATTCAACAAACATACCGCACCCGTGGACTGCTCTATCCACGATCTGCGTGAGCCCAATTACCAGTTCGACGAACCTGTCTTTGTTCACAGCAACTTTCCTGGCAGAATCATCGACATCGTTGCAGTCAAAAACAACCTGTCACCAGAGCCACCAGATGCGCTGTGTCAGCAGACAGAAAAGTACTGTCAGTTCTACATGAACTTCAACCGAGCATTGGTTGATTTCGAGACAAGGATGTACTCCGTTCAAAGAAAAATGTACGGAGCACGTGTCAATCTTCCCTTATCGAAAAAGCTGCACAATCTGCTGGTGACGGCACATGGGATCACACACCGTGATCGTGATCCCAATGCCAAAATCGGCTTCATGTTCAAGAAAGAACTCATCGACTCCTACAGGTACGAGTTCACCATCGAGTATGAGATTCAGCCATGGAAGGGCAACAAGTTCACAGACTTGTGCGGCGGCAAAGGTGTCTGTGTCGACATCAGACCAGATGAACACATGCCAGTGGACTCCCAAGGCAACAGAGCCGACATCATTATTGATGCAGGCTCCAGATTCGCTCGCATGATCCCTGGATCACTGTATGCACACGCGATGGGCGGTCTGACACGAGACATAGCTGTCAATCACATCAGGCCCGATACGGGTTTTGTGGATGGAATGACGGAAGAAACGTTTCGGCTACAGCTGACGCCCGAGAGATACAACGTGGCTCTGGAAAAGCTGTTCACTCTGTTTCGACTTGTGTCGGATGACCAGTACAACTTCTATAAAGTTCAATCCGAACACGACCTGATCGGTGAACTCTACGACATTTGCGTGGAGAAACAAATCAGGATCGATAGGCAGATCAACGGCAAAGTCGATTTGTCAGTGACCATGCCTATCTTGCGGGAAATATTCAAGCCCGTCATAGGGCCCGTTCGGTTTTACAACAGGTTCACAGGTCAATACAACATGACCACGAAACCTGTGTTGATTGCTCCGCTTCATGTCTTGGTGCTGGACAAAGTGGGTGGCGAGCTTATGGCCGCGTCCACAGCCAACATACATGCGTTTGGTATCCTGGCCCAAGTCAACAAGGGCAACAGGGCACGCTATCCTTGGCGCAACACACCTGCTAAGGTGGTGGGTGAAACCGAATTTCGTTTGTACCTGGCTTATTGTGGCAGACGTGTGGTGGCTGAGTTGTACGACTTCTCCAACAGCATCGAGTCACAGAAAGCGGTGGTGTGGGAGATCAGCGAAAGTGAAACACCAACGAGCATCCCCAAGATAATCGACAGGACCAAAATCAAGTACGGCAACACCAAAGGCCTTCAGTACTTCAAGCACATGATGGGTTGTCGTGGTATCAGCGTGGAATGGGAGAAAGAAAAATGAACACCTTGGTCAATCAGATCCCTACCTACGAAATCAGAGATGCAGTAAACTGTCTGACGACAGGCAGGTTGAGTGATGGGTCGGTGTTCTTTGTGGTTTTCGATGATGGGGTCACCATCAAGACCCACAATCGATACCTGTTGTACAACATGGCATACTTTCAGTTCCATGCCATGTTCCCAAGACTGCCTTACCTGAGCAGACATTACGCACAAGTGATCCTCAAAGGAAAGCAGCTCTCCACTTCCACCAGCGCCGATGTGCTCACCAACATCAGCAGGGATGTGTGTGAAATCTACGACATGAAGTCTTCGGTGGAGTACAGGCAACTCATGCTGGCATGTATGAAAGTCATCAACCTGGACTACAACACCATGGCTGTACACACAGTGGCCAGTGTTTATTCGATCACTATCTACGACTTGTTGGAGCTGATTAACCATCCAACGATGAAGAAGATTTTCTGGGATGTCAGCAACGGTAAGATATCTATCAAACAGGCATACAACCTGTGTGGGGCTTTCCTGAGAGAAGACCCCAGTGTGGCCAACAACAATGCAGCCATTGGCGTGCGTTGCCGTATGCTGAATGAAAACCAGCTGATGCAGACCGTGATGGTTCGTGGTTATCCCACGGAAGTCAATGGTGACATCATGCCACATCCGGTGATGACGAACTTTGTCAAGGGTCTGTACATCTTGTACGACTTTGTGGCTGAGTCACGTTCGGCTGCCAAGAGCTACTATTACTCCGAAGCACCTATTCAGGATGCAGAGTACTTTGCCAGGCGCCTTCAGCTCATCACCATGGTGGTGGAGCGTGTGCACCATGGTGAGGACTGTGGCTCTACGGACTACGAAACATGGCCGGTGTTTCGCCCACCTACCTTTGACAGCGACGGCATTCGTACGTTTGCTGGTGACATGGCGTTCTTCAAAGGCAAGTTCTATGTGGACGAGGAAACTCAAAAGCTCAAGAAGATCATGGGCGATGAAACACATCTGTATGGCAAGCCTCTAAGATTCAGGTCTTCTATCAAGTGTTGGCACAAAGACAAGCACGGTGTGTGCCATGTGTGTTTTGGTGACTTGGCCAAGAACGTGCCTATGAACGCCAACCTGGGCCATCTTTGTACGGTGGTGCTGTGCAGGCAATCCACACAGCTTATTCTGAGCAACAAGCACCTGGATGCATCCTCTGTGGCAGTGGCTCTGATACTATCGCACATGGCGACCATGTTCTTCGAGCCACCCAATGGCCAGCAGACCATGAAGATGAAAAAGATATTCAAAGACATGGATGTCAAGATCACGGTGGCCAAAGACGAAGCCAAAGGCATCGTGGACATTGTGGACCTGGACTCGCTGTCTGTCACGAATTTCTCGCGGATCAGCAGCATCGAAGACATCTATATCTACTACACGGACAAAGGCCGAACTACCAGACATCTGGTGAGGGTTGCTCAGCCTACACGGTTTGCCCATTTGTCCAGACAGTTTCTACAACACATCAAGAAACACAAATACACCATCGATGCCAAAGGCAACTTTGTATTCGATCTGAAGGATTGGTCGTTTAGCCAACCCATATTTCAGTTTGTCAAGCGCGAACAAAATTACTCGCAGCACTCGCACGATGTCGCCAGTGTGATCGAGTCGCGGCTGGACGAACTCACCGAGCGCGAAGCAGATGGCTCACCATCTGTTGTGCTTAAAGAACTCTACGACGTGTGTGTGTCCAAACTCAACATCCACGTCAGTTGCTTGGAAGTTATCGTCTATGCTTTCATGATGCCTGAGAAAGGCAACTACGGCATGGCCAGGGGTGCAAAGAAACCCATCATGGGTATCCACTCTCAGCTTATGGCCAATAGGTCGCTTGGCGCCGCATACGTTTACGAGAACCTGACCGATGTTCTGATGGATACAGGCTCCTTTAATCAAGGAGAAAGACCCGATCACCCAATGGATGTGGCTTTCAACCCAGACAAAGTTCTGGAGTACCATCTGTCTGATGAAAATCCCTACAGACCTGAGTTTGTGACGTAAGCACAGATCCCTTTGCCTGGTTAGAAGCCAGGCAAAGGGTCACTGTCTATCTACCGGGATACAGAAAAGGTGGTTTCTTTTTGCTTTTAGCCACAATAACATGATTGATAAAGGGCTCCTATATGACCATGTTCTCCCCGCCAGTTTACTGCGAGATAGATGTCTTCTCACATGGCTTTACCGTTCGAGTAAAGAACCCCATGGTGACTCGGCATATACGAAACTTCATATCCAAGTACGCACTGTACGGGTTCATCAAGGATAAGAACGGTAAGAGAAGATACACACCTACTTCGTACTTGTGCGACGAGACGATGGACAAATCCATCTTTACGTTTCACATTGAGCAATACAAGCCATTCATATCGATGCTCGACTACATCGGTTATGGTGACGACAGACGTATTGTGCGTAAGTGGGGACACAAAGAGTTCAAGACGTTCGACATGAACATCAAAAGCCATATCGAACTGCGCGATTACCAGAAAGAGGCAGCCGAGTTTGCTCAGCAAAAAAGAACAGAAGCTATCCATTCTGCGTTGTTGGCCATGCCCACAGGCACAGGCAAGACCCTAACTGCACTGTACCTCAGCTGCATATACAAACAAAGGACCGCTGTTTTCGTCAGGTCCACATTTGTCAAGCAATGGTACAACGACATTCAGAAGAACACAGATACCCAGGCTCACGAGATCCTTGAGATACAAGGTGGTGGGACGCTGCGTGCTCTTATGGCCATGACAGAGGATGACCTTAAAGACATCAAGTTCATCATCTTTTCTGAACAGACCATGTGTCTGTATTTTGACGACTACGTGGCGGCCGATTGCGTAGAAGGCGACTATGGCTACAGTGTATCACCCCATGGGTTGCTACCCCATCTGAACATAGGCATGTGTATCTTCGATGAGATGCATGAAGCCATAAAGCAGGTGTATCGCTGTCTTATCTACTGCCATGTTCCTTTTGTAGTGGGGCTGTCGGCCACCTTCATGGCGCAAGAACAAGACATCGTCGAGATGCAGTCGCTTCTGGTACCAGAGTGCCTGAGGTTCACCGACATCCAGATGAAGAAATACATAGACTGCTACTCGCTTGGGTACCGGTTTAAACATTACGATCCCAAGAGGATCAAAACGACAGCCATGGGTAACACCATGTACTCGCACGATGCTTTCGAGGCCTCCATAATAAGGAACAAAGCTTACCTCAAGGGTTATCTGGACATGATCGCGTACGTTATGCGTGTTCTGTACAAAGGCGATTACGATGACTACAAGCCCGGTGACAAAGCTGTTGTGTATGCCTTCAAGAAAGACATGTGTGATTTGATTATCGAGCGTCTGAAAGAGCAGTATCCTGAACTCGATATACGAAGGTTTGTCAGTGGCGATCCCTACGACAACGTGATAAAGCCCGACATACGTGTCACGACCATAGGCAGCTTTGGTGCAGGCAAAGACGTTCCTGATCTTTGTTTCTCGCTGCTGACCAACAGTGTGAACAAACCTTCTGCGAATATCCAAATTCTGGGTAGACTCAGAGAGATCGCTGGTACCAAAGTTAAGCTGGCTTTCATCTGGTGCGCTCAGATAAACAAGCATGTCGAATATGCTGATGAAAAAATGAAGTGGTTTAAGCCACGGACGGCCTCTTTGGCTAAGTACACGATAGCCGATTACGTCTAACCCCTCCGCCTACCCGCAGTCAACAGGTGGGCGGTCAGCCAGAATTTATCATGATCACAAACCACACACCCGAGTCAATCCGTAAAAGGATACTTAAGCATCGATCGGTCGTATACTTCAAATACGAAATTACAGAAGCGTTTCGTACCATGTGGCAACAAACACATTGGGCTAAGACATTGGTGGTGGCCATAGACCGAGTCGAAGGCAATGTTGTTGATCTTGGTCAGTATGAAGTTTTCCCATACAGCTTTTCGTTTTCAGTAAGAAAAGAACAAAGAGATTTGTGGGTGTCCATAGAGGACGCAATGATGACCCATGCGGCTAGATCTATTAACCTAGGTGAATTTAAATTAGGTGCATCTTGTTTAGATCTTGAGATAGACCATGAATCACTGTCACTTGAATTTATCTCCGGCATCGACTGTGCCGTTATATCTTCACACCACCTTCAGCGCATAAATTACTTCTGCTAAGGATGTTGCCTGTATAATCATAGCGGATATACAGTCGGCCTCTTTGACTAAATACGTGATAGCCGATTACGACTAACCCCCTCCACCCACCTGCAGTCAACAGGTGGGTGGTCAACCATGAGCTTTGAAAAAAATGAGCAACTCTTGTCTCCTGTGCGAATACAACCTGATTAGAAAAATCTATGCCGATACTGAGGAACTGAACTGTCTTTTGAATCACGAGATAGTCTCAACACTCGAAGGTAAACCGACCCGCGTATCGAACGTTGAACGCAAAGCCGTTCAGACCCTTCTATACAGAATGGGTGTGGCAAACGCTGAACGTGCTAAGCAACATCTGCTTGACCGCTATGTTGTCAGAAAAAACCAAGCTCACCCCCAGAAACTCACGCACGATATGTTGGCGTTCGATATCCAGTGCGCTTTGATGCACAGGTTTGGTGTGGGGTTCGAGTTCCCAAAGTGCCCTCAACCCAGGTTGCTGTCGGCAGCAGCCTATCTGTGCAAACTCACAAGCACGGACAGTTTCGATCTTCCTTCGATAGGCAGAATCGAGATCTACATGACATCGTTTCGAGGCAGGCTACCTAACGATCAAATTGTTGTGGATGAAGATGGTTTCAATCCCATGATTCGGGACAACCCTCTGGAGTTAATCAACCACATGCTTGAGTTAAACGACGACAACGACCTGATGTCTCATTTTCTTGCTCCAGTGGATGAAGGCACCTAGCACTTTGTAAACAATTTCATTGATATATACTTGAATTGACACTCTAGCTATAGTAAACCGATTGTGGTTTCTAGTAACCCTAGATAGTCCGTCTCTTCGACGCCAGGAAGCACCCACGTTCAAAGGTGATAAGAGAACTAGCGTTGCTGTTGTTGATCGCAGTAACGTGAACCAGGTGTCGGGAAACCGATACGCTGGCATGGCAGTGGTTATGTGTGTGGGCACAAACCATGGTTAGGGTAAACACCTCAGTGGGTCAACACGCTGAGTTTTTCATGATGTAAGTAAGTAGTAGTAAGTGGTATCTGGCAAAAATTTGTTATCCCTTTCAGATAGATGTCTGCATCAAAGCAGTAGGCCGTGCCAGCGGATAGAAACATCTAGAACCATACTAATCCATGGCGAAAAAGGAACCAGTGTGAGATATCGCTGGGGTGGGATTAAGATAGTTTGAACAGCCTATTAAGTTAGGCTGATTTTTTTTTTCACCTGTGCTGCATGTATCTTTTTTCAATCATATATACCTTAACTGACACTCTAGCCAACAGTGACTAGACGTGTCAGCTTCAGATGGAAGCAAAGGGTTAGTCTACACCCTGCACAAAAGGACAAGGAGTTTCTCATGACGATTTTCACCAATACCACCGCCGCTGCCGCCTCGAACAACGTGCTGGGTAAAGTCATCGTTACCCAAACGGGTAACCCTGGCGAGCGGTCGTACGACCCAGCCAAGCCGATGGTGATTCACGCCACCTTCGACCAGCAGTGGGGCGACGTCCCCGAGAAGGGCAACAAGGTTGCGATCTGTGACGATGGGGAAATGTATTGTCTCGTGTTCTTCAACCACGATGATGTCGACTACACGAACCCTCAGCCGTGTACCAACGCCCGTCGTAAAGGCGGAGTAGGCGGGGGATCATTGGAACAGGCCATTGCTTCGTTTGGCCTGAACTGCTAATCACATCCCACAGAGCCCAGCGATCACACCAAAGATCGCTGGGCTTCTTTTTTTTTGCTCACACGTCACTCTCCTACACTGTGCTACGGTGCACAGTGTAGGAGGTGTTTCTATCCAATCTATATGACTATATACCTTCTATGGATGACGATCCTTTTTCGTTACCCTACGAGGCTTGTTACTGGAGATCTTATCGATCTCTCTGGCGATACTTGCTTTGGCTGCCTCAGCGGCTTTTGGAGCATCGGCCAGTTTCTCAGCACATATCTCGTGCGTCATATCGTTGTACCACTTAGGCCTCTTGATGAAGTCATCGTATGACACACCCGTTTGCTCAAAGATCTTGTTGTCCAAGAACCTTCTGAGTGAGTCCTTCTGCATGGATTCATCGTACCACAAAGCTTCGCACTTGTGCGTAGAGGAAGATGCAAACATATTGGGTTTGCTTCCACCCTCAAAAGCTTCTCTGTCAAGTAGGCCGTACTTCTGTTCATACATGTCGCGCAGAATAATCTGTATGTCAACATAGCTAAGTTCAACAGGAGGATCTTTTTTCCTCTGCTGTTTGCGCATCTCAGCTATGTTCTTGGTAAACTCCCTCAGCGTCAATATGGGTCTTTGACCATTGGCAAATAAGCGATGAGGGATGGCTACACCTTCTCCTAGCCAGCCTGTGAGTTGCCGTTCCTCGACGCTATGTTCATAATGCGCCGAGAGAGTTGGACGAAAAAAAGTGATTGCAGGTCCAAGATGATGGCGTTCTTGAACTGTGGAAGCTGGTGATCCTCACCCAGCGGCTGACCGCAGTTGGAGCACTCGACAACAGGAACGGCCACCACCGCCACCGTGGTTTTCACGATGAACTTCATGATCGCCTCGAGAATGCCTATGGCAGCCACCGTGTCGGAAGAGATCAGAGCCAGTTTGGATTTCAGTTCTTCCGTTTTGGTCAACGGAATGAAGTTGGCAAATGTCAGGCTATGGATCCAGTGGTAATGTTCCAGCAGCTTGGAAGAAGCAGCAAACTTGCGGTACATGCTGTCGCGTTCTTCGTCAGAGATGTCCTTCGTGGCGTCGTTCACCAGACGGATAATGCCTTCGATCCACTCCAAGCCCAAGGTGGCCTGGCGGGCAATTTTGGGCACACGCAGTTCCAGAATCAGCTCACCGCCCGACGAAGTGGGCACCGTGACACGTTCACCTGCCGAGAAGTTCATGGCTTGTTGGTATTCCATGACGGAATCGTAGGTCATCTGCTGGTTGCCGCGCTTGCACATGTGATCACGTTGCCGGTCAGTCAGCATGCTTTCATCGACCAGCTCCATCTTGTGAGGCGAAATCACGCCGCTGTTGACATGCTTGCATTTCTCGATATCGCGCGTACAGGCGATGCTGTAACGCATACCGCGTGGGTACATCGAGGCATTCAGCGCATTCAAAAGCAGCGGGTAGTCGGTGGCGACAATAATGTCTTCGAACGTCTGATTGTTTGGCAGCAGGCGGCCATCGGCTTGCTTCGTGATGGAAGAAGCGTAAATTTTCGAGATAGCGAAGTCCACCAGCCGCTTTTGCGTGTAGGCAGTTGTGTTGCCAAAGACAGCACCGTGGGTCTCGCGTCCGAAGCGGATCTTGTCTTCGCCCAAGATGTGGTTGATCAGGATCAAGTCGTCTTCGTTGGGCGGCTTCATGGAGATCCAGAAACCAGAACCCCACAGAGCCGTCTTCATGGGCGTGCCTTGGCCCAGATAAGCTGTAAAGAGCAACTCGCCACGCTCGGCGTTGAGGTTGCGATCAGCGTCGCTGAAGGTGATGGGCGTAGAGCGAAGCGTATGACCGTTGTGTTGGATGCTGTTGACGAACTTGGAGCCCTCGCGTTCCAGAATGCTCTGGTAGTCCGTCTGGAGATCTTTCTCTTGTGTGGGCACAACAGAAAAGCCATTGTGCAAAGCACGCGACCACGCCACCAAGTCTTCAGAGATACCTGGGTCCAGGTCCTCAGAAACGTTCCGGCCAGACTCCGTCAGCTGAGCAAGCGTTTGGTTGGGCAGTGCGATGTCACCCAACAGGTCGGTAGAGCCACCGGAAGTAAACGTGGAGTGCGGGTCCACGACAAACGTGACGTTCTGTGCACGAAACACAATGGGTTTGGCTGCTTCGTTGCGGGTATCGGTCGAGACCGCAGGCTGGTCGCCGGCCAAAATCTCAGACTGGTCCATCGTAGGCATAGATGCAGAGACATCTTGCGGGTCGCCCGATTGCGGAAATTCTTCAGAGAAAGAATCTTTGGGTGTAGGTACTTCGTTCATAGGGATGGTCTTACTGGGGTTGGGTTGGTTTCTCGACGATCACCGCATCGGTGATCACGTTCACGTCGGTGGCTGGGTCTGGATCGTCAGGCAGCTTGTCGGTCAGCTCGGTCAGTCGCAGGCGCTCGTCTACCAGCTCCACCATGAAAGGTGCACTCACTGCCAACATGCGCTCACGCAGTTCGCTGTAGAGCGAATAGCATTCCAGTGCGCTTGCAAACTCATCGTTGGATTTGACAGGGCCTGATTTGAACTGGCCGGTCTCGTCGGAATGCTTGGCTTCGATGGACGCCAACTCTTCCAGCAAGTCGGCAGTTTTGATCGTTAAGTCGGCGAAAGCCGTGCTGAATACAGGATTGGGCGAGCCCAGATTTTTACCGACGGTCAGGAGCCGGTTGGCTACCGAGCTATTGGCATCGAAGCTTTCCACTAGGCCGCCACCAATCTCTCGGTGAAGTACCTGAAGCGAACTCCAATCCAGCTGGTCGGATGCAGGCCGGTTGTTAGAAATGTAGTTCTGCACCAGCATTGAGCTGATGTTAGGTTTCGATTTTGCTGCTTTGCCCATGGCGCTTCCTTTGAACTTAAAAATTGAAGTATCGACAGCTTAAACAACCATTGCGTAAGCTTGGTGTCAAATGATTTTAACCCTGCAACTCTTTTTACCAGTACCATGGACCACACATTAACATTTTTCATCCAATCAGGCTATACAGCAGAATTGCGCGATCAGATCTTCCGGGCTTTTAAGCTGCTGGAGGAATTTGATTTCCCAGATTTGTACAGCCGCTATCATCAGATCATCGGCAACGACCAGCTTGTCTACAACATCGACCTGCGCGACAGCTTTCTCCATCAGGTGAATGAAGATCTTCGGTTTGTAGGAAACTTGCATTCTGTCGAGTTTATCGATGGGATCAACCTGCTTACCTTGGTGGATCTGACTGAGTTCTTCATGACCATTCAGCACCTGGTAGATTACGACATGATCCTGTCGACCATGGAGTCCTCTGAACTCACCGACGAAGAGATGTTGGTGGAGATCATGAACGAATACACAGGGATCGATCACTCGGCTCTGACGGAATACATAGAGACGTTCAATCCGAAGTTTCTGGAATACCTGAAGTTGTATGCCATGAGTCGCCAAGGTATGCAGCTGCCCGAGGTATCACAAGAAGTGATCGACCGAAGGGCAACCATCTTGAAGAACATCACGACATACAAGACACATATCGATGGCGATGCCGTGGGCGTGGCGTTGGTGGAGCTGGGTGTCCTTTTGGATCAGCCTTTCGATACCTACTACAACCTGGTGGCTGACGATTTGCAGGCCAAGAAGCCCATCGAGCTGGCCAGCGACATTGTTTCACTGAGCATCGTCTGTCGGCAAGAGGATGCGTCACCCACCGAGAACTTCAGAAAGGTATCTGAAGGTATGGGTCTACCCATAAACACCATCGTGATGGTGGAACAAGCCATCGCTACAACGTTCTCAGCCTATAACGCAATGGTGAAAGTGGTATGAAAAAACTCGATCTACTCAAACAAGTCTGCCAGTCAGAAACCATCTACAACCACGACTGGGTGATATCCGCATTCTCTGTATCCAGAGCACCCAAGGTACAGACACCTTACCCTTTCTATATCTACTCAGACGACACGGGCTACTACGTCTACAATACGTCTGGTGAGTATGAGAAGATCGACGATTCTAAGGTCGATGAGCCTTTGTTTGATATGTACACAGGTTTCGAAGTAGATCCATCGTGGGCCATCAACATCAAGAGCAAGATGGTGATCACGGCTTCTGCACTGGTAGCCAACATGTATTTGTTTGTGCATCCGTTTGGTAGCAAGATACCTTGCCCTGGTACCGATTTCAACCCAGGCAAGTTTGAAGACATGCTTGCGCCCAAGCTGAAGTCTTTGCCCGAAGGCAACCAGGACCGAGATCCCAATGCCATTTACGTGGATGAGTACATCGAGTTCGCAGATGCGCTGCAGTCCCTGAAGTGTTTCGCCATGATCTTCAGCATCTGTGTCACTGAGAAAAATCTGGTTTCGCCCACAGGTATCGACAAGTTCAAAAGCGACTTGGATAAGGAGTACGAGGGTCGTTTGGATGACCCATTGACTCTCATCGAGTACGAGAAGAAACTCAAGGATTTCGATAAAGCATTCCTGAGTGACGATAAATCGTACGGTACGTTTACCAGCGGCAAGATTCTGGAGAGCCGCAAGAAACTCTTCTTGGCAGTAGGTGCTGACCAGCTGAGATTCAGAGAAGACAGACCTAACACGGTGGTGCTGAATTCCTTGCGTCAGGGTTGGTCAGAAGACCCTGAGCAGTTTGCAGCCATGGTCAACTCGGCCCGTATTGGATCGCTGGCCCGTGGTGGTGAGACCGTTAAAGGCGGTATGACTGCCAAGATCGTTACCCGTGCAATAAACACAGAGAAGATCGTAGACGGCGACTGTAAATCCACAATGGGTATGATTCGGTTCTTTGGCGACTCCAACTTAGACAAGCTGGTGGGGTCCTATGTCATGAATGGCGCAAAGACAGAACTGGTCACCGAGGAGAACTCAGGGGCGTATCTGAACAAAGTGCTCAGTGTGCGCTCTCCGTCTTACTGTTGGTCGCCTGCAGGCACACGCTGTCGCGTATGTGCCGGTGAAAAGTTATTCAGATACAAAGATGCTATGACTATTCCCGGTATGGAAGTCTCAGCTATCACGCTGGCTGCCTCCATGGCCGCTATGCACGGAAAACCGTTTCTCACCACCAAAATCGATTTGGAAAGACAGTTCTCATGAACGAAAACCAGTACCAGCCACGCGGTTTTACACCGTATCAACAGGAACGCCCATCGTACCAACAGGACCGTCCGTCTTACAATCAAGGCGGCAATAGCCAACAGAACGGTCAACAAAACCGGCAACAGGAACGGCCTCCGTTGCCCAAACCGGTTTTCTACAAACCCTTTGTGGTAACCAGCAACCGCGATGTCCCGGAGCAGATCAAGGTGCGTGCGATCGAATTGACGCGTGCTCTTATTGCTGCGGGGCACACTGCTCGGGTGGGTAAGATGGACGGCCTGGAGGCCGACGTCGCTGCTGCCGTGACACAAAACACGGAGTGTCACATTCCGTGGAAGAACTTCGCAGACAGCGACAGCAAAAACAACTTCAACACCCCTGAGATCTTGGCGATTGCAAAACATTTTGCCACAGGCTGGGATCAGGTCAAGTTCACGATCCAGGGTTTCATGGGCAAGAACGTTCGTCTCTTGCTGGGTAACAAAGCCATGACGCTGGCCCAGTTCATGATCTGCTACACCGACGATGGTGCCGAGACCACCAAAGAGGTCACACCGCGTGCCGGTATGTGTGGTCATGCCATCAAGGTAGCCGATTTTTACAACATCCCGGTGTTCAACCTCAAGCACCAGGACTGCGAGTCCCGAGTTATGGCTATGTTTGGCTGTGACGACAAAACCCGCCCCATGCAGATCACCCAAGACCAGCTGCCCGATTAACCAACCAACTCAAATAGGACAACACCAATGCCTGACGAACTGAACCCATCGATCACACCCGTGACCAACAACGAACCCGTGGTTGATACCACAGCCGTGGAAAACACCGGCACTGTGGTCAACGACCCCCCCGAGGATACGGCAGCAACCCCAGAACCTGCACCCGAAACCCCACCGGAAGCCCCTGCTGTTCGGATGACTGTCGCCGAGATGATCGAGCACTACAAGGTCAATGGAACGCCTCAACAAAAGGGTTTCTTTGAGACCATGGCCGACTACTCGTATCAGATGCGCCCCATGTACAACGCAGCGGTGAGCAATCAGCTGCTGCAACAACGTCAGCTCTTTGCTGCGTTCCTGGACTTGTTTGGCAGCTACCACGGCAGCGACTTCGGTGACTACTGGAAATGCGTTGTCGGTTATGGCAAGACCCTGGCCAAGGACCATGGTACCTTTGGTCATGACAACTACCTGCGCCACTCCTACAAGCTGTACGGAGACGAGAAAGCTCTCTCGCAGCACAAGGCCCTCATGCTGCTGTTTGTGACCATGCTGCAAGGCGGCAAGAAAGCCATCTCTGAATCGGTGGTCATGGCCAAAGTGGAAGCACTTGGTTTCGAACCCAATGTCATGCGCGGCATCCACCGAGCTTACCTGTAAGGATCGATCATGGACATCGATCTGTTTTACGAAACCCTGTGTGGTGTCTTGGGCACCTACCTCGTTGCCGGTGTTCCTGACCCAGCGACCCAGAATCATGGCCAAGTGCATCTTGGCTTGATTGCTCTGGGTCGCGACAAGCTGGATTTCGAAATTCAGTCGGGATCATTCAGCAACCTGGGGTGCCGGTACTTTGGTACCATTCAGTTACCATCTGGAAAAACCAACATCGTTTTCCATGGGCTGGTGACGCTCAACGACAACATCGAGCTGCGTATTGGTGTGGAGAACATCAAGGTTGTCGACAGTGTCGTTCAAAAAGTTGCTTCGATTGAATTCAATTTGAGCAATGAAAGAGCACTGATGACGTTCAAAGGCAACCCCGATCTGGAGTTGTTCGATGAGCTCTTTGTGATCAACGCTATCTTGATTGCCGTCAACACCGAATGGGATTTTGAATCCAGGATCCGTCTGGCAAAAGCCTGGCACCATCTGCAGTAAAACGCCTTGGCACTGTCCGTGTACTGTGGGGACATCCCCACAGTACACGGAGTATTTGTTCTAAACTTGCGCAAATTGCATGTAAAACTTCTCACACGCAAAGGAAACCACCATGAGCCAATACCACATATCCATGATCAACCTGGGCCTGGACGACAACAAAGATCCTGTTAAGGGCCCCGATGTGATTGCTGAAGCCATGCTGAAACTCAAAGCCGACATCGGTGACGCTGAGCAAACCCAAGCTCCTGACGACACACAGCAGTTCGATAGCCTACCGCAATCCAGTCGTACTTTGGTTGTGGCCACGGAGTCGCTCGATGACTCTCAGGACCAGGATGAACAGACAATGGAGCTAAGGCAAAAAACAATAGCAGCAAATCAGAAGAAGAATATCGTTAACTCCAGTGCTTCTGGGGTTTTTGGCAGCCGCCTTGACTTCCACAAGCCGGCCCTTACCTTCAGTCAACGGGTCGAGGCCCTCAGGCAAGAGATGCTGGCTTCGCAAACTGTGGTCGAAATAGACTCCTTGGCTTGTGCTACAGACCAAAGCGAAGTCGGTTCGCCTGCCTTGGAGAGTCAATCGGTAGATGCCAGCACCAAAAAGATTTCTGCGGCCCATATTGGAGGGGTATTCGATAAGCGGAACTCTGGGTTGTATGCCAATGACCCCGTACTGTATCTCAGCAAGGTGGTCGGTGAAGAAAGGCCTGGGGCATTCAGTAACGACCCCATGTCATACTCCGAATACAAAACATTCCTCGAACGTTTCGGGGAAAATGGCAAAGCAGTACTACTTAAACAGCAAGCCTCCGGTAGTGATGCATTTCATGCCGATGTCGTTGAAATGGACTCCTTGGGCTGGTCTCGTCCGAATCAACCCAAGGAAACCCAAGACAAGGTGCAGGTCATCCTGACATGCATACTGATGACAAACATCGTTCGTACACGTGGCGGAAGCAAATCACTTTCCAGCACAAGCATGGGGTTGTGGTATTGGCAAACAGTAAAGACACCGAAGGATTTGGTCGGGTTGCTTTCCTACACCATGAGCTCCAAAACCGATTGGAACCTCGATTTCCGAAAGCTGTTGGCCAAAAACTCTTCCGTTGTGAAGTCGCTCAGAAGTCTGGTGAACCTGAACGGAGACGACAACGACGACATCTCCGATGAGCAATTCCTGTTCGCCATCAGTGACAAAGAGATGGTGTTCATTCTGGCTGCTTGGTTGGGCATGCAGTTCGAGGAAACCAAAACGCTGTACCAGGAGAGAAATCCTGGTGAAGACGAGGGACCTGTCTACCGTTCTAAATGCGATGAAGCAATGTCTGAGTCGCAATTTCAACGGGTGCATCGGTCTGTACAGTGGCATGCTACCAACAACTTTGCGGCCCTTTATAACAATGTAAGGGATATCGTTCAGTCGACCATCGTCAAGCTGAAGGTTAATTTTGAAAAGCCCGCCGAGAAGAGAGCAAGCTTGCGCAGAGAAAAGAAAAAGAAGGTGCTTAAAGACTACAAGGGGTCTGTCGCCTACAAGCTGATCAATTCCTTCAAGGCAAAGTGAGCATCGTTTCTACTCCTCGGTAAAGGGGGGTAGAAGCCTGTTCTAAGGTTGTGTGGGTTCTATATACCTCAACCGACCATACCCTTTCAACTACAGAGGAACAGATATGACAGACAGACTACTGCATGCCGTTGTGTCCATCACCAGCGTCACAACCAAAGCTTTCATCGACTACAACGTGTACATGTATTTCACAAACGGCGTACGGCCGTTCTGGTACCCAGGTATGGGTAACGACGCCACGATAGTCAATCACAAGGACCATGGAAACATCTGCAGGATCTTGGCCAACATGACCACCGTAAAGATTGTGATGGCCCAGGCTGCATGCACATACGGTGCACCCTTGAGTAAAAGCGAAACCATATTCAGTCAAGAGGTCCGTGAGATTGCTCGGATAGGGTTCAGGACAGAGGCGGTCATCATGTCTGATGAAGCATCGGACCCTGTTGCTTTGCAAGAAGAATCGCTACGCAGGCAAGACGACCACCTGAACAAGATGCTCAAGCTGGACAAACACATAAAGGGTCCGAGACCGCATATGAAAAATCTCAATGATATATACTTCAACTGACACTTTGGCTAATAGTTGCTGAGTTGTGTCGGTTGCAAGCACGCAACGAGAAGGCTGGCTTCGCCTATTTAAGAAGCAAGGAGTTTTCCATGGAACAATATTGGGACGTCCCTCTGATCCCTACGCTGCTTATCGCAGCAGGTGTCGTGTATTTTGTCATCGACGCATGGCGTCGGTGGGGTGAAGAAGAATGATCGGCAACGCTCATTTCTTCGCTGAGGTTGTCCTGTGCGGCTCTGAGCAAGAGTATGCAGACTACCTTACTTCGTGTGGGATCAGAGATGAGCTCCTGGCGAAGAATATCGATCATCTCAAACGAACCGGTGGGGGTGCTGCCATGATCATCGATCACGACACGCTCGATACCATTCGCAGATTTGGCGATGGTATCGAGCACCAGGAGAAGAACGGCATCGCTCTAGGCGGCCATGTCGTCGTGGTCAATTTCTTTGGGTTGACGCCTGAGGAAATGTTTGCTGTGGTCGCTCACGAAAGCGGTCACGTTGCATGCGGCCACCGCAGTGACGATGGTGAGGATGAGCTGCGCAGAGAACTCGAAGCAGACAGAATGGCTGCCTACGAGGTGGGGGCAGACCTTATGAAGTCCGCCCTCATCAAGTTGAGGAACAGACTCATTGTGTCCTATCCTTCAGAAATGAGCTTTCAGCATTTTGAAAATCTGAATGCGCGTATAGAGGCGCTAACCTTTTGAAAGGCACTGATTTGGTCAGAAAAACACAGCACCATTGGGGTGGGTGTTTTTTTTTCTTTTCTATCACATCTATACTCACATATACTTCAACTGACACAACGCAGTGTTGTGACTAACCGTGAAGGATGGCGACCGTATGAATAACATAGGCTCCATGGATAAACCTGTCAAAGATGTCAGGTTCCGTGCAGAGGACTCCAAACTTATCGGAGTCATCATGAGCACCATTGGTGATAAGCCCGACTGGTGGAGCAGACGGTTTGAACTCGCCGGATATGTGGACCGGTGTATCCAAGCAGGTTTCTGCAAAACCTCTGACCAGATGAGGCTATGTGCCTTGCGTTATATCGATGGTAAACGCAAGATCACCCCGCCAGGTACAAAGAAGAAAAAGACAGCCGAGAAAAAACTTGCGGCTGTCCTCAAAAATGTACCTCGTGCGCTTTCGGACGCAATAGACAACGTCTGTAAATCCAAGTCAGCTGACGAGTACAAGAATGGGAACACCAAAGCCATTAACTCGATGGTAGGTATGGTGATGAAGCTCCATAAGTACGACGCAGCCATCGTCAAACAACTACTGATCAACAAACTGGAGGATCGTTGATGAAAACACCCCACAAAACAATCTCATCTGTGCTTGCGAGAAAAAAGATTCCTATGGAACACGAACTTAGTGCCGATGATCTCAAAAAGAAACTGATCAGAGACGAGGATGGTGACTGCAGTGTCGCCGGTATGCGATTTGAGAAATACCGGTTTGCGTCATCTGGGTCTTACGAGAGCGACTGGATGAAAATAGTCTATCTGATCGACAATCCCGTACCTGGCTTTCCACCTGTATTGCTCGTGGCCATGAACCGCAGGAGAAATGCTTATAAGCGATCCTCAGAACTCTTCAAGACATTAGAACCAGTGGGGCACCATGCGGCTTATGTTTCGAACAGCAGCGTGATTATCTGCCCTCATTGTACCTTGAGCGACATCTTCAGCGTGCGTTTTTGGCCACACGCACATTACTCGGTCAAGCAAAACCATGACGGTGCATGGGGCATCACATCCGTGCGCTACGCTGCGTCCATGGCTGATCTCATATCAGAGCTGGGATCGCCAGTATCCCGAATCGAATACCCTAAGAACGGGATTGTTAGCCACAACAATGGGATTATTTTTGGTGGCATCAAGATGACCAAAGAAAATGCCATCTGGTTATTTACATCCATTCTGAATCAGCCACAGGTAGGTAGCAGCCAGGCTATCTTGAGTGTCCTGTACCCTCAGGTCATGTGTCTGCATGCGCAGCAAACCAGTTTCGATGCATCTGCTACTTTGGCTGGACTCTTGACGGAAATGGCCACAGCGTTAGAGGAGATCCTCTTGGCTGAGATGGCCATGAAGTCAAAAAAACTTACCGAGTTAATGACAAAGCCACTGTAGCACCACAACAATCCAGTAACTATTCACCCGTCCCTTTCCCAACCACCAACCCTAGGAGTCCATCATGAACACCCCTCAACAAGTCGTGTACCGCAATTCAGTCCCATGCTCCCCCATGAGCCCCAAATCGAAACTGCTGTGGATGCCCAACACCCCCGCTTCGCTGATGATGCTCGAATCCCCCATCGCAATAATGGGGAACGGCTTCAACATGGCCTACCAGAAGCAAGTGGGTTTGGTCATCATCACATCAAAAGGCGAAGTACCAACCATCGATCCGGATATACTGTTGGTCAAAGCCTACAACACTTTGCAGGTGAGTCCCTACGACAACAACTACACCCCCGCCGACCATTACAATCGAGTCGCCATTCAGCTCAAAGCCATTTTGTCACTGATCGCTGAGACCGGCTCCAGTGCCCTCGGGCATACGGATGAGTCGCTCTCTTTCTGGAACGCTCAAAGGGCCAAGTACATGAGTCGGCGTTACCCATGTGTCTCTGACCTGGATACGTTGACCATTTACAAAGACATCACGGTTTCTGCTTTACACGACGAAGCAACCAAGCATGCCGAAAGAGCGTTTCGCAGTCTGAAGACGTTTCAAACGATCATGCTGCTGGAGACGCTTTATGGTTCTCATGGTTCTATGCCTGTTATGTATGACAGCGGTTCGTATCTGGCTAGGGAGCCCTCCTGGAACAACCTCCTGGTCCACGAAGGGTTCTTGGCCAATGCCGAAATGGTGCTGAAGGAGTTCGCAGACGAACCCAGGAATTCTTTCCGATTTGAGATCAAAAACATCGATCGGTCGGCTGCAGACTTTGCTGCGTTCATCACCAAAACACCCGAGATGTTTGGAAAACCAGCCTGTTGGCGTCTGTGGACCTCCATGGACGGCGAGTCGCGGTCGGTTGTGAATGAATCGGATTCCATCAGCCACTTGGTGAACATGGTCTCGTACATACAGGAGAACGGCAGCCTGGATACAACACCTTTGTTCAATTACTCATCGACACCAGGTGGTTATACGGGCAGCATGGTCGGACCAAACGGCTTGAACTTCCCTATGCCGGTATCCCAGCCACCTATGTTCGAGAAAGCGGCCGATGTCCCACACTGGCACCCTGCGTTCAAGCAACGTGATCGACGGCCTTTGCCTGGGCCACGAGGCAGTTCCGATGGGCTGTGTACCCGTATCGAAGAGCCCCATGAACCAAACACACAGCCGCCTCAATCGATGGGGGTGCTGGGTAAGTTCTCAGGCAGCGCTAATGTCGGTGACACCACACGCCGCTGATTGGTGATCCTGTAAGGATGGTACTGCGTATTTTGCAGTACCATCCTTTTTTTCAACTCATTCATAACAACACCATGGAAAAAGAAAATCAGTCGCTTGAGCAAAACCACGCCATCTCCACCAGTCTGGCTCATATACAAAACCACTTTATGGTGGGTGGTATAGAAGTAGTCCGGCACAATGGAGTAGGTTCTGCTGAGGGTGTGGAGACCTATCTCGTCACCAAGAGCCCGACCCACGACATAGGCGCCAAGACCAACATCTTCAGAGGCAACCTCATGCCTGGTACTTATGTCGTGGTAGAACGTGAAAACCCCAGTACCTTGGAAACTGACAGAACTTCTTGGGTTGAAACTTGTGAACTTGCGGGGTTGGGTGAAGTCAAGATGGGCACCTATTCGAAGCACCGATACCCACCCACCAACGAACCTCTTCTGGCCGTAAACCAGATGGCTGTCTACGAGGTGGTATACATACAGTTGGTGTACAGAAAAGATGGTACAGCCAGACAAGTCGTTAGCAGTTCCCAGAGTCTTGAAACAGCCTATAGCAGGGGCAGCCAAGCTACCGTGTCACGCAGACACACCTTTGTCTCTAAGGAGGCGCTTGATCCCGTCTTGATTGATCTTGGTGACAGTGTCTTGTTCGCTGGCCGTGCCTGGGAAAAAGAAAAAGCAGTGGCTTTGTTCAAAGACATTGTGGACAAAGGTTGCATCGGCGACGTCCGTGCCATTATGGAATTCTTGTACCCAAGTATGTACATTACCGAAGACCAATCCAAGCCCATCGTGCCAAGCTTGGTCTTTGACCGAATGATTAACCTGATGAGAACAGTCATACAGGGACACGGGTTTGACCCGCTGGCCTACTTTTCCTCTTGAGACCACAACCACGGAAGTCACAACCATGAACCCAAAACCTGCGGTAGCACGGACCAAAGGACAGAAATCCAAGGAACTCGATCGTACCGAATTAATTATGTTGACCACGGACATCTGTAATATCACAACCATGAACCCAGAACTCATAGTAGCACAAATGGTCAGTAAGCGTGCCGATGGGACCTCTACTGCTGACCCACACCATGTGAACAAAGCTGTAGAACAGTTTGTGCGCCTGCGGCATTTGACCCAGTGCATCGAAAACACAAAAGACTACCCGCCTACCGAGCTCCAGAAAAGGATCCTGGAGTTTGGTTTGGACTACCATGCTTTGATGTATGCAAAGTCAACACCTGGTGCAGACATTGCCGCTTTGCAGGAGTTGGCTCTCACCACGGACACCAACCGTAAGATGTACGGTGATGAGGATGGTGGCGAGATTGCTTACGATTTTGCTGGCATCGACGGTGCGGACAAGAAGGCGTGTGAGAAAAGAATCCTGGAAGTTGGTTCTGCTGACATGTGCCTGAAGTTTGCTTTGAATGTGCCTGGTGCTGATGTGGAGGCACTGCACGCCAGAGTAAAAGGTATGAGGGAACCGATGGATCGGGGTTCATGGGGTGACATATTGGATCAGCTTGTTACTATCTTGAGCTTCTACAACACCAACCAACCCAAGACATAATCCACACGGGGCGCATGTTCATACCATGCACCCCTCCCTATCTTTTTTTGGCTCCTATATACTTTAACTGACATACCTGCCAATAGGTCATGCTCATCGCCACAAGTACGTGGCAAAGGGTTAGTCTACACCCTGCACAAAAGGACAAAGGAATTGAAAAATGGCTACATGTTTTCACATCGGCAACAAGGTGGTACATAAAACCTCCTTGAATAGCTGGGGGTTTGATATCGTAAACATCGACGGCAGTGCTGTGGACGAAGTGAAGGTTGGTGAACTGTTCATCATTCATTCTGTGCTGCTGGACAAATACAGAATGATCAGCGAGGCAAGCGAGCTGGCCGCTCTCATCGAGAAAGTACTCGAAGGGGTCTATGGTGAGCAGAGAGAACAGGATGGTCTTGTGAACAAAATCGACGCCGTCGAACTCATGAAACTGAAGGTCAGCCATGAGGTGAATTCGAACATGTTCGAAAAAATGTTCGAGTTGGAGGTCAAAAATCTCACCAAGCGGCTGGAAACACGGTTCGCTTGTCTGCTGCTGGACGGGCGGTTTGTTCCGAGCCAGCCGTTGGACAACGCGGCCATCGATGCTCTGATCGAGGTAGCACACTCGGATCTGCGTGAACAGGCGGAGAAGTTGTTCTTGGCTGAAGAACGCTTTGTGTTCCCTTTCAGTTCCCCTGACACGGGCTGGGTATACGCAGCACTGATCTGGAGACCGACAACCAGCAAAAAGGGCAACCGGGCTCTTGTGGTGGATCGCAAAACCTACATCAGCCTGTTACCACAAGAATTCCCCGATGAGTCCCCAGTGGGAAAAAACGTGGCTGTGGAGGGATTTCCTTCCATGGTGCAAGCGCTGAACGCTCTCCTCAGTCGCTGGTGGTGATGTAGGTGTGTATGGGTGCCTAGGCACCCATACACACTCATACAGCTGCTACTGATAACCAAATCCACAACCAATCATTTTTTCTTACATCATGAAACATCGCACAAAACTCGATACTGGGTCATGGGAAAGCACCCGGACGAACGACATCTGGCTATTCTCCGTCTGCAGCACATAGGCAAAGAGCTCGAAAGACTGAGGATCAAATTGGTTACCATTCACCAAAATTCCATCAAGCCGAGCAGCTCATAAGGAAAAGAAACCATGGACAAAATTTACAGCAAAAAAGAAATTCAGTTTGCTCTTGGAACACTGTACAGCAGCAGGATCATGCCTGTTGATATCGAAGACTGGGGACTCAAGAAGAAAGAAATCTGGGTATCGTTTTCCAAGTCTTCGCAAGGAATCTGGGCAGCTGTATTCATCGGGCTTGATGAAACCCTCGACAGGCTCCGTGACAAGAGCATGAAGTTTCCAGTGTTGTCTAACTGGAACGAGTGGGAGTTGGCCGAGAACGACAAGGTGATCAATTCCATAGAGCTGCTCGACACCACCATCTGGGTGTTTATCGATGCAGCAAAAGGCAAGGTCGGTCTGTACAGATCATACGACCAAGCCACAGACAAATTTCGCAACACTTAAGAGGAATCAAAATGGCCATGAAATCAGAAGACACCCAAAACGTCAGAGCCAACAGCCGTCTGAATCTCAATGGTTACACGGTGGTGCTCGATCACACAGACGACACAATAGAAGTCACCACCATAGGTGACAAAGGCCAAGTGATCCTTGCCCCTGACCACAAACTACCCCATGTGCTGTTTCTTTTGCTGTGTAGCCACCCCCAGCGGCCGAATCCAGATACCGACAAAGCAAAGAATCTGCTTCTGAAGCGGTTGAGGAAAATTGCACTTGACTGTACCTGTAGTTACGATGCTACAAATACCTGTGGTGGACTGAGAGAGGCTCTCATGTTTGATTATCCCAATCTCTCCAATGGCCCAACAACTACCTACCCATGGATGGGTCAGAATGTCTTCGCTACCGACGTACTGGTTTTCGCAACCGATGAGATCAAAGAGGACCGCGATCTTTCTTTTCAGATTCGGACATTGACAACAGATAGGATTGAGGTTTTCAAGAAAGTAATAATTGCCTCAACCCTTTGGCAGGAGTTCCTTGTGTTGGACCACCTGTGTGGCCGATACGACTATACTCAGCTACAGTCGCATCTGTACGTCGTGGTGGCGAAAATATGCCAACAGCTTGAGCAAAGTATCCTCGTCAACTTAAGAACGATGTTCTTCGCGGGCTCCCCACCACGAGCTGTTGATGAAAAACAGAAAGTCGATGAACCTCGTGACATTGAAGAGTTTTCTTTTCATGACGCAACGTCGATGTGCAAAAAGCTCTACCACCAGGGTGTGCATTTCTGGGCAGAGGTGTTGGTGAATGAAGGCAAGAACAAGAAGGTTGTCTTGCACGAAACCATCACAAGTGCACTGAACAGAAGTCGACCTGAAACGAACGATGGTGCCAAAATGCTGAATTTTGGTCGCTCCACAGTGGGCTTTTGTCGTTCCGAAGTTCATGGCCTGGAAGTCTGGGTGGCACTGGACTCCACCACCAAGAAGCTGTATGTCCGCAAGACGCTCAGCGGCTGTCTGGAGCTGTTTACCAAGCACGCGCAATAGGCACCTACCCAAACCCTCCCCTTAACCAACTTTTGAGGAAAACCCCCATGTTAGACAAACCGATTGAAGTACAGTTTGCCGCCTTTACCCTGATGCTTGATGCACAGGGGGAGGTAAAGGCGGTGTTCAACGAATTGGCTCCAGCGATACTTAGATCGCCCACGCTGCCTATGTGTGCATCGATTCCATATATTCTCCACCCTGTTTTGTTCGGGCCCAGCCTTGGATGGAATAAAAAGGAACTAGAACCGGTGATTCAGCGCAGGCTGGTGGATGCACTTCTGGACAAAATGAAGTCCAGGGTCCTGGAGCTATCTGCCCCTGGGACAGAGGCCGACAGACCATCCATCGTCAGATGTTGCTACTCCCGCACACCTGACTACAAGTACGAGCCTTTGAATCTCAGTTGGAGCGAACAAGAGTTCTTCATGACACAGCGGCTGACGATCCCTATGCCCCGTTTCACCAGCCACCGAGACACACTGCCGTTTATGATCAAGGTCGACTCAAGTGACCCCATGGCGGTGTTGGTTGACGATGGTTTTGGTGTAATGCACGCCCAGGATCTTTGGGAGTCTTATCTCGTTTTCAGAGATATCTGCGAAGCCTTGACTGTATGTCCGCCCCCACTAAGACTTATACACGAAGCCGCTAGCAGCCGAGCCAGCCATAGCTTCCTGCACCACTACAGGGCCCAGGAAGCACAGAAGAATCCAAAGGCACACTGGCTCAGTATGTAGTCGATAGCCAATCCCGACAACACCTACCAACAAGAGAACCTTTCCATGACAGCAACAAATCCTTCCGTTACAGAAATTCAAATGGAGCCGTACACGATAAAGATCGTACACGCAGACCCGCCATATGCTGATGTGAAGCTGAGTTACCCAATCACAGCCGTGGTGTCGTCTGAATCGACCTTACCTCAGCTTCTGTATAGGTTCCTCAGGAAGAAAAGATCCATACTCACCACACCGGAAATCGAGGAAGTCGTAAGAACGATCTTGTCGCAGCTTGAATGTGACATGATGATGAGACTGACCAAGCATCTTGGATCGTCTGCACGAAGCATGTGTCCAGTCGACCTGGATGCCTGTTTTGCACACGAACGACTCTCCCATGATTGGAAGGAAACCCCAGAACTGTTTCCTTGCTCAGATCCTTCTGAGATCCTCTGCACCAACAAGCTGGTGTTTGAGCAGATCGAGGCGTTGGTTGAGTGCGAAGAACTTTGGTTCTTCGCACGTGTTCCGGGAGAGTCTCCTTCGGAATTCTATGTCGATGCGGGTCTGGGCGCGATGACTGCGGGCAATCTCTGGGAATCCTATCTTGTTCTGCAAAACGTCAGTAGTTTTCTTGCGTCGACACATCAGCCTACAGGACTGACTACCCTACAGGACCTTGTTCTACGAAGGGCTTGTGAGTCATTCCAATCGCATTATGAGAACACCTACGAGGTCATGGCCAACCCAACCAAGCAAAAGGATCAACCAAAAGACCCTTTCGACGTCTTCGAACCGTTCTTCGCACAGACAGCCAAAGAGAAGACCGAACCACCTGCCAAAGCCGCTCCTTCTGCCGCACCCAAGTCAGTTGTCTCTACGCCAAAACAGAGCAAGCACAAGTTCTGCTACGGTGTCAGTGGGGGTGGTCTCACTGCTTCCACGAGATGACTTTTGCAGACTTCAGTGTTGTGGTGGCAGTCAACAAAGGCACTACCGATAAATCCTGGGTCGCCTTGTACAACAACATGCAGGAGGTCTTAGATCAAGCCACAAGCCAGAAACTTGAGATTCTGTTCTCTGACACCAGCTCTGGTGTTCTGTTCATGAAATCGCAAGACGGTCAACAACGTGTTTGGTTGGTGGTCAATACCTACATGGAGACCGTCCTTTGTACGACAGACTTTGCTGACGCATACGAAGAGCTTAAGGCGTAAACAACGAGACACCACACTGCACCAGATATCTGGTGCAGTGTGGGTTTCGCTTAAAGCGTGATGGTCTCTTTTTCTTTTTTGTCCAGCATCTGCATCATCTGGATGGCTGTAGGTAAGTTGTGCATGGTGCAACAGTACTCGATAGCGTTTGTCTGACCTAAGATGAAGTTCAGGTTTTGTTTACGGAAAACGTTTCTATCGATGCCCTCCACAGCAATAATCTCGCGCTTGGTGGTGGTCTTAGACACATTGAGGGTGTCTGTAACAGTTGGATAAGCTGCTGTAGAGTCTGCATCGAAAACAAAGAAGCGTATGTTGGTGTGTAAGCCATCGTCCTCACTGACGATCATCAGACCCAGCACCATGTTCTGAGGATCTAGGGTAAGAATCCAGCCCTTCAGACCCAATGTACCGGACGATATTAAGAACAGATCGCCTTCGCCTTCTTGACCCTCTACTTTTTCTTCCTCATCTTCCTCTTCTTTGGCGATGTACTCCTGGTTACGCTCTGCTTCCTTAGCCAGCAAGTCGGCCTTCAGGTCATCAGCCGTCTCGTCCTCCACCACGTTGGAAGGCAAAGAAGCAATGGCCAGTCTCCTGTTTTCTAACAGGAAGAACGCATACTCGTCTGTGATTTGTTTGGGTTGGGAGGCAAACTTAGAGTAGTGACTCAGACCACTGGCCGATGCCAACGTGAACTCGATGTCCTTGATCTGATCATCCAACAGGTTCATACCCAATGAGTCAAAGATGTTGTAACACACGTACTGCATCGGGAAGAACTCTTGCATGAACTTGTGCCACTTCAGCTTGATGTATTTCTCAGCTTCTGTGAAGTTCAGTTTTCTTCTATCGATCTTACCCAGCCAATGGTCTAGCGTGTAAGCTTTTTCCAAAGGACTGGTGATGCGAATCTGTCTGGCCACACACATGTTGTCGACCACGTAGAACGACGCAGGTGCTATGACGGTATGCCACTGATCTTGAATAGGTTTGGGCTTGAATACCCCAGACGCCGTGGTCTTTGGTTTGCTGCCACGGATGTAGTCGAAGTACCTGTAGTCTTTGGGAATTCCTGGATCGCTGAACAAATCGGCAGGGTCGTAGTTGTATATCTCACAGGCCTTGAGTACCTTGGAGATATCGAAGTCCATGGCCCATATACACAAGAAGTCAGGTCGCTTGGCATGTATCCATGCAAACACCCTGATCAGTATCTCGATACTGGTCTTCACCACAAAGAACTCCACGTTCTCTCTGCGCAGATCCTCGCTGAGGTACTTTTCAAAAGCTTCATCGAAAGCTTTCTCAGGACTGCCGCATTTGCGCACAGCCATCTCTGTAACACCAACGATGGCGCTTTCTTTCTCATACACCGCTGACGCCATGATGATTTCGCCTGTGCCATAGAGAACATCCGTCTCCACGTCAAACCCACAGCGTGTGGATGAGCTAAAGAGTTCGGGATACTTTTTCTTGAACTTGTACTTGATGAACGATGTAGAGTCGATGTCGCTGCAGTACAGGTAAGGAGAGTCCTGTAAGTCCCTGAGACTACAATAGGCGCGTCTGTCATTCAGGGCACGTGCCACAGTAGTTCTTAGGTCGGACTGTGTGCAAGAATGCCTGGCCAGCTTGTCCAGATGCTCGTATTCTTTTTTCTGCAAATGGCCCCTGTGGCTAGGCAGCGTGACGTAGAAAGGTCTCTCAAAATTGTCTACTCTTCTGAGCACACGTTCTTTGGTACCGTCTTTCTTGTGGGCAACGAGTTTAATGAAATGGGTATCGTTATGTTCCCTGGAGGGCCGTGGCACGTGTGTGACGGACTTGACTTCGTAACCTATAACGTCCTCAGAGTCATCAGGAAATAACTGTGTGCTCATGTTTGTGTTTGGTTGGTGGATGTTTTCAAATCATCACACACAAATGAACATTAATATGGGTAGGTGATTACAGGCTTGTCGGTCATAACAAGCATTTTACAAGGATTGACATGACACACTCTACTCTCATCCCGAACGGACTACCGATCGTCAAACGAAGCTTGGCTTTGGAGATGATCGATATCCAAAGGGACAATTTCGGAGCAAAGATCGAGGCGCTACATCTGGCCCTACAGGACAAAATCATGTCGGGCAAGTACGACTACACACGTGCTATACGTGACTCTGTGGAAGTACGGGGTATTGTTGAATTGACCCAGAAGAGACTGGGACTGAAGACAGACTTCGTGGTGAATTCCATACCGGGTGCCATCATGCCCGTTTACTTGAACAAGCACCATGTGTTCATCCCTGAGATGTACCGTGGTAAGTTCACCATACCGGTACAGCAACGCATGCTTGACCAACTCAAGACTGGGTCTACGGGTGGTGTGGATATGGCCAATGCCCGACTCAGCGGCATCTTTACCCAGTATGAAAACAAGATTTTCATGAACTACGATGTGTTTTTCAAGCAAATGGACATGACAGCAGGTGAAACCACCGCCATCTTGCTGCATGAGCTTGGCCATGGGTTCAATGCCTATGCCTACGCCGATAAGATCCGTTCCAACAACATGATCATGGCCAAGGTAGCCGAGCATATCACGGTCAAGAAAAAGAACAGCGACCTGAAGTTCGTGTACACCGAACTCAAAAGGGTCAGCAACAAGATCACAGAAGAAGAAGTAGAGAAGATGGTTACTGGCGACCGTGTGATTGCTGGTTACTACTGGTACAAACTGGCTGTAGAAGCCAGTGGGCTCAACGATCAATCGGCCACGCTTGTCGCCAACTACGACCGAACTGCTTTTGAGTCTTTGTCGGACGACTTTGCTGCCCGGTTTGGCTATGGTGAGCAACTTGTGACGGGCCTGGAGAAGTTTTACAAAACAGGTTTCCCTTCACCAGAGCGTTCTAAGTTCATGTGGGTGTTTCTACACATCGTGGAAGTCTCTTTCCTGTGTATCGAGCTGACGTGGATCTTTGAGGCACTGGCACTGGGCAGCTTTCCTACGGTGGTCATCGCTGGTTTGTTTATCGCCATGCGTTTCTACATGGACAGCGATTCGGGTGAAGACCGTGTTTACGACAAGCTCAAAGACCGTTACACCCGTGTGCGTCAGCAGATGATCGAGATGCTCAAGGATACCTCCATGGGTCGTGAAGAGTCTCGTGATTTGGTTAGTTCCATCGAACGGGTGGATGACATTATCAAACAGACCGGTGAATACAAATCCATCTACAACCTTTTGGCCAAGTTGCTTATCCCAGACAGCCGCAAAGTAGCAAACTATGTGGATGAACAGCGCGCCATTGAGAGCCTGGCTTTCAACGACATGTTCCTGCAAGCCGCCAAGCTGCGCAACATCTAACCTCACTCAACCCTCACTCAACCAGGATACCCAAAAAATGTTCACCAAACTCCCAGGCTTTGTTTCGTTGCCAGGCAACCTCATTTCGTTTGTCTCCAAGATGAACGCCTCCGCTTTGGCCAAGTCCACAGAGGCTTCGATGGTCATTGGACGTGTGCTGATGGTCAATATGACAGCCGTCAACACCGGTGTCAGCGACCCTGATATGTTCTTCCGTGGAACATACGAGCAGCCCATACAGGCTGTGATCGATGCTGTCAACGAATTGGTGGTCATCGACCGCGAGGAAGCTATGCGCTTTGCACGGCAACTGTACAGTGCACGTCACCGTATCGTGGCCATGACCGCTGTGCATACCCCCATCACCAGCAACGGTTACGAAGACTTCTTCAATCTTCGTCTGAGTATTGAGCCCAAATATCTCGAAGTGATGCAAGCCAACGCACCCATCATGGGCGAACTCAGCCGTGGTTTCTGTGGCTTGATCGATTACGTCAGAGCGACGAACTGACCGAAGAAAGAAGTCAAAAATGTCTTTCAATGATTTCTTAACCGGCAGCGAAGACGGTGTCGGTGAATCCGGTACAGTCACCGACACAACACAAGACACAACGCCTACTACCTTTGAGAAGTTTTCTGAGGCCATCACAGTGGCCATGGAACACCTCAATGACTTCAAGACCAAAATGCTGACTTTCGTGGATATGAACGACATCCACAGAGAAATGATCTCCAGCGGCAATGTGTGCAAGCACATGGCGGTAGAAGCCAACAGTATCTACGCCGACAAACTGCTGTCGGGTCATCTGAGCCCGATGAGCTTTACGATGATGCCCAGCAAAACAAACTTCGCCACTTTGGCAGCGCGGATGAGCGGGAGCTTGGCCGCAGAGAGTGCTGCGCTCATGGAGCAATCTGACATGCTCTTTACCAAGATTCTGATCGATGCTCGCTCCGTGCTGGAAACAGCCAACGAGGACTATTACCCTCAACTCAAGAAGACCTTTGACAGCTTTCTTGCCGAATGTCCAGCGTCTTCTTGGGCAAACTTTCGTACCATTCCCAACTTCAAAAACAACATGGCCATCATCGGTCCTCTGCGGTTCACGGAGCTGTCGCTGTACCAACTGAGCAAACATGGTGGTGCTGGAAGGTGCCACTTAAAGCGGTATGGTGATTTCGTCAAGACCCTTGGGTGGAAACACGTTCGTATCTTGCTGTGGATGGCCACACACGGCTACACGTTCAAGGATCTGGAGAAGAAGGAAAACTACGCAGAGGCCATCAATTTTGAGCCCACCATCGGTGAGTTCTGTGACTGCATAGCCTCTGGCGGAATGGTCACTTTGATCTCCAAGACACTCCCAGACCGTGCTTTTGAAATACTGACTGTGTTTGACAACACCGGTCTGATTCGTGTTACCCCAGACAAAACAGAAGATGTCCAGTCTGAGGTCATCACGCGAACCACAGGGTCTATCCATACAGCCTTGCACCAGGCCAAAGAAGTCCTGGCCATGGTCTACTACACCAACATGTTGCTGTCGATGTCTCGTGAGTTCTACCAGATCATGAAAGAATACGACGTGTAACACCTGCACCCAGTCACTGCCCTAAAAGCAGTGGCTGGGTGTGGCATCAGCTTAGTAGCCGATCAGCATTGTAGAAGACGACATCGATGTCTTCCGTAACAGTGAGTGAGCCATCTGGTAACCGTACCAGCTTCTTCTTCAAACACAGACGGTTGTAACCTTGTTTGAGGTACAGCACCTGGTAGTCTTTGTCCATACCACCAATGCCTGAGAACTTGATACCTCGTACGCTTTGTCCATAGACTTTCTTGAGTGCCTCGGTGATATCGGACACAGAGATAGACGTGGCGCCGATGTAGGCATCCACCACGATGGCCGTTCGGTTGACCAGCTCTTGGCGTGCTTTTGTGTCGTTGTAGATACCACTGTTGACGTAGAGTTCGATCTTGAGAGACTGCTCTGCGTAAATGGTGTCTTCTTTGTTGTCGTTGAGGTAGACTTTGACCTTGGACAACGATGTTTTCGGATAGAAGTAGATGTTGGTTTCTTCGATCAGAACGTCCTGCAGTCTCTGCACGCTGTCCATGATCCACTCTGTCAGTGTGTTGGTGATCTCCTGGCGGTACAGGACCATAACTGCCGTGTTGGCATAATGGTATTTTGCATCCACAAAAAGGATGTCCACATACCTGGTCAGATCAAACACCGACTTGAGAACAGGCAAGCCCTGGGTGTCGTAAATGATGTCACCAGCTCGGTGCTTGTAGACGATTTCACCATCGTTCATCACCACGTCGCCCACGGCGTTGATGATTGGGTTAAAAACGACGTTCTTCACGCCACCAGTATCCACAATGGTGAACGACAAGCCATCTGTACCCAGCTCGTATTCGTTCTTGTCGTGCAGAAGAGGAACATCGGTGGTGTACCGCTCATACATGTCGTTGCTTCTGAAACTCCTGCTGCGTGTCCACAGATTCTTCAAGTATTTGCCCATGGTGAAGCTGATCTCCTCCATGGTCACAGGCACCAGTGTGGACTGGTCGGGCAAGTATTCTTTGCCATGATCATCCAAGATGTTCACCACCCAGTAAGACTGATTTTGTCTCACCAAATGGAATACCCGCATCTTGGCATCGATGGGGACGTAGACTTCCTGTGTGTTGCCGTTGTTGTCCAACATGGCATTCTTGATGCAGATGTTGTTTTGTGTATCCACGTCGTAGCTGGTCTGGAACTCACAACTGTACTGTGCTTCACCGGAACTCAGGACAGCATCGAACGTCCCTCGAAAGAACATCCACTCGCCTGCAATTTCTGAGTAGAGAGCAAAATGCACACCCACACTGAAGGGCTGACCATCACCACCATAGACGACTTCTTCTGTATCTGGATCGATCTGTGCATCGTCTTCCAAGATGCCTTTGTAAGCCGATGTAGACACTGTGGTGATCGTCACCTTAAAACCATTGCTGGTCTTGTTGATGACGATGGAATCTGTATTGACGGCGGTTCCGTTGGTGGGGTTGGTTGCTTCGATGCTGAGCAGCCCCAATGAGGGATTGTCCAGATCGTAAGCCCTGACCTCAAACTCAACACCCGACGCATCAAACACATAGTAGAAAGGATTGAAGAGGTAGTTGCCTGTGTTCAAATGGGCAATGCGGTTGACTTCGTTCACCTGGTTGCCCATCTTGGGGTCTGTGGTGGGGTTATCCAACAGACGAATAACACCGTTGGTATCCAGGAAAATCCTGTTGGACATCAACGTGCTTCTCTGACCCGTGGTTCTGAAGTTGTAAGCCGATGCGGTGTTGTCGAAAGACACCGACGCAATGCCCAGATTGGCTGCTGTGAGCACAGGTGTGTTCCTCGGCGCAGATTTCTGGATCTTGGGTGTGGTGAGCTTCTTGACCGCCATAAAGATGCGGTTGGTGACCATGTCCACATCCGAAATGATCTCAAAGCCCTCGCGAACGATGGCGCTGTTGGTGACTTGGACATTGGTGATGGGGATATTGCGGTCACCCAACGTCTGGTAGATGGTCGAGTACCGCAGCTCATCAAACGTCATGCCGTTGCTACCACCCGACATCCTGTCGGTGCTCATGACCATGATGCTGGCTTTCAGAGCAGCTTTGTAGGCGTTCTCTGAAACAGAACCAGTGCCCGTCAAGGTATCGTACCCATCCCTGATCTGAAGGATGAAGTCGGCGACAGGGTACGACGCCATGTTAACATCCACTGCACCCAGAGTGGTAAACATATGCAACTGAATATCACCTGTGATACCCACCATGGTGCTGTAGACCATCGGCATGGTCACCTCTATACCACCCTGCACAATCTTCACCAGCAGCGTAGGAACAAAGGGGTCGTAGATATCGCCTGTGTAAGTAACCTTGAACTCAGTCCAAGCACCGTTGAGTTTGTAGAACCCACGCAGCGCATGAAACCTCTCGGTGGTCTGGATGGTCTTCTTGAAGACAGACGAGGGGTGTATCACCTCGGTGGCGATGGTTTGTCTGAGTTGCATGAGAGGCACTTTGAAGTACACCCATGCAACACCTTCCTTGTCGGTGCGAATCTCTTTGTCGAGCACGTAAGTACGCAGACTCTGCAAAGGACTGATGGAAGAGGCATCCATCAAGATGTTGAGCTCGCTGTTGTCGATGATACGGATGATCACAGAGTACTCGAACGAGAACATCATGTTGTCTAGTGCGACACTGGAACCTTTGGGTATGAGCAGATCCTTGTGTTCATACTGCACAGCGTTGCCGTTGCCATCTGTCGTGTTGACGTAGTAAGTATAGGCCCTTTTCTCGATATCGGAGAGCTTGATCACCACGTAGAAGTCACACTGAGCAGGGTTGCTGAAGATACCTGCATAGTCTTTGTCAGACAGGTGCGGATACAGATCACTGTACTCGGTAGCTGCTTGGCGGTAAAGTCGGCGAAACCCCAGTGTGTGTTCGTCCACAGCCACCGATGTGTTCACGCAAGACATCTCCACCAAGCTCATGAAGGGCGTCGATGGATCGACGATCTCGATCTTGTTTTGGGTAAGCTCCGTAATGTGTTCCAGGTGGGCACGCATGACCAACGAAGGGTCATGGATGACTTCCTTCAAGGTGGCTTTCAGCCTGGACAAAGGTACGGATACCGAAGGTAGAATTTCTGCCATTTCTTGGTCTTTCAATAAGTGGAATATGAACCGTTTTCTCGAACTTTGCTCACGATGTATTCGAACACCTCTATCCTAACCCACCATTCCAGCTCGGAATTGTCCAAATTGATCAGTGGGTAAGCGTAGCCCGAAACCATGGAAGCTGTATCGCCATCTACTTTGACATAGTGTTGGTCCCTGACTTCAGGCAACAAGTCCTCGTTGAAAGCGTACGTTGTTTCGTTGAACTCCCACATCAGAACAGGATCGAAACACTCTATGCCGGAGCATTTGAAGTTGAACGTCAGTTCATTGACTTGGTCGTTGAAAGGAAACTCTTTGTTGTAGTCGAAGAAGGCACCTTGAGGCGCGGTTTCTGGCAGAGCTGGCAGGGTTGCTGCGATACCTGTGATCCTTCGGTTAGAGTCATCCGTGACGATACGCCATATCCGGGTGTTGCTGTCTATCCAGTTGTCGCCAATGGCATCGATATAGGGCATTATTTTATCCTCAAATACCTTGGAGCCATATATTTGCCAGATGCGCATCAGCATGAGGATCATGTTGTTGGCGATGTTGCGAAATGTGCACGAAATGGTAATGGGTTCCAAAGAACTCGACATGCCATCGTACTGGATATAAGAGTTCCTGTACAGAAATGGCTTAGATACATGCATGTCTGTGCTCATGTCTGGAAACCCAGACACATTGATGCAGGCATTAGACAACACGTTGATGAACGGAGAATGTTTATCGACAAACATGGCCTCGATGGGATTGGGGTCGTACGCCAGTTTCCTCAACAGCAAGGCATCCAAGGATTTGTCTGACGACAACACAATACCGTACTGCAGTCTTGGGTCCAGCAGACACCGGACTTGTCTGGACATAGAGTACATGTCGCCGCCCAGCATGTCGTAGAACAGTCGGTCGTGGGAGATATTGGACTCTTGCAAATTCAGAATAGGTCTTGTGAAGAACACATAGCCTATCCGGTTTTTGGTCAGAGGTATATAGGACATGCTTTGGTTGATATTCACACCCAGCATGGCCTGCATGATTCCTTTGTCCACCGACCCAATGCTTGTGTTTTCAAACAGAGCACGGGGGTCTGTAGCCAGGTTACCTACCCTGAGTTTGGTAGGATCTGTAATCAGTGTTGCTGTAGGCTCAGGAGATGTTGTGGACGCCGGTAGACCGGTTGGTATCCCATCGCCAACACTGCGCTTTGTAGGGTCAAAAACAGGGTCAAATACGCCAGGCATATGTTCTCTCTTTCAGTTTCGATTAGTTAGTTTCCTCACCCACCACTTCACCCAGGACAAAACCATGAGCATCCTCGCAGTAGATACAGCACTTCAGTTGGTCGCACGCTTTTTGAACAACGTCAAAAGCCTCACCAACTATTACTCAGACACATCGCTTGCCGATGTAAGCAAGCTGACCAACGTTCAGCCGCTGTGTGTTTTCTCACGCGACTGTTCTGGTCTGGAATACGCCAACGACATCTCGCAGTCGTTGCTCAATTTGTTTTGCAGCTACTACCTCCAGGCCATCAACATACTCACACGGGTGGACAGCGCTGAGATTGTTCGTGTCTTGGACCGTCTGAACCCAGACCGCGATGAAACAGGTTTCTTGTTGACCGACTCCTTGGCCACCGAATCGGTGAGTCGCCTTCGGCTGGCCACAGAAGATTTCCGTATGGGTCTGCCCACTCGTCGCATGCATGATCGCTTGGCTCTGGAGACCACCGCGCGCAATTTCCACGATGAGAACTACCACGACACCAAGAACGCCAACGAGCGTGTGCTCCAAGAAGCTGCCAACCTGTCGGTGGGCAAGTTGCTCAGGATCAACATGGCTTACAACAGCGACCCTATGACGGGCGACATCCTCAACCCAGCCACCAAGGACAAACGTCTGACGCTGGACATCAACGTTCGACTGTTGGCTTCGTTCTTGCCCAACGAAAGCATCAACCAGATCTTGGTCTCCAAGAAAGAAGACATGACCCTGAGCGACCGCTGGATGGGTTACAGATCTGGTCGCCTTGAGTTCATCAAGGACCTGATCTTCTGCCAAGACGTGATCGACGAATACAAACGCGCTATGGCGCTCGACAACACGGGCACCATGCAAGAGATCGTTCGACGCGTGAACAACGCCAAGAAGTTTGGCCTGCTCACCAAAAACCCCTCGTTGGTGGCTGCATCCAGTTTGTTCGTCATCTCCGAAGAAGTGGCACGCAACATGGAGTCCGAGCTCGGCGGCAAGCTGAACAACCCATCGGTGCGCAAAAAAGCATTCGACAGCACCTACGCCATGATCATCGCTGTGGTCAACCGCGACTACCAAACGGTGACGTTCTACGTGCGCAACATCAACCAGCCCACCGAAGTGCGCGTCTCGTCCTTGAAACAATCCAACCGCAACAGCGGACCCGACATCATGGAAGTGATGAAGTCGTTCAACATGGGCATGCCCGCCACCTTCTGAGCCATTTAATCGGCTTACCCCACCAATCAGTAACCTTATATAGAAAGACCACCCATGTCAAACCCAACCATCAAGGCTTTCACGAAGCTGCTGATGCCGAGCCTACAACGGGCCGAGGTTCTGGACGATCTTCGTCAGACCATCAGTTTGCTGGACAAGAAAGTCATTCCGCCTTTCAAGAACGCTTCGGACTTCTTCCGTGTGAACCGCATCATTTCACCCGAAGCCAAAGACATTCAGGACAACCTCTACCGTGGCTTCAAGCCTCGTCCGAAATCCAATACGTTCATCAGCGACGTTCATCATGCGTTGCTGAACATGTCTGAGAACTTGAAGTACATTCTGGAAGAGTCGCCCAAGATCCTGGAGCCCGATATCATTCCAGAAGGTCTGACGTTCAAACGGGCTCTGTACATCCGTGCCATCGACTACTGTACCTTTGCGGTGCGTTATGCCGGCGATTTGTTGTCCTATGTGTACTTCTTTGAAATGCACGCTGAGATGAAGGCCGATACCCACGAGGGCACCGAGCTCTCGCCAGCCATGCTTCAGCGGGTAGACAGGGGCATCTTCGATTTTTCCATCATCCTCGAGAAGTATGGCATCGACCCCGACAAGTTCAAGACCATGTTCACCAAGATCAAGGATGTGAACTTGTCGGACGATGACAGTGTGTTGGAGTACTACCTGCAGCAAAACGGCGGCGATCCGCTCAACGTCCCTTTGACCAGCAGGTTCATCTCGAACCCGATCTACCATATCCGTATGATGGGGGCTGACTGGCAAAACAGCCGATACAAACGCCAAGAAGCCCAGTTTCGCAGCCTGAGCATCCGGCTGCTGCACCTGAAACTGCTCAAGGAAAAATCTGGCTCCAACGCCAAACTGGAGCGAGAAATCAAGTACTACGAAGACGAGGTGGTCTCCTTGGACAAAACCATGTCCGAGTACGAAGAAGACCTGGGCATCATTCGCGAACGGAGCGTATGATGAAACAAGGCAATTACATCACCTTGCAGTCGGGTTATGTGTCCCTGCCACAGAGTGACTTCTACCGGTACGTGGCACCCGAGACTTCCTTCAAACAGCAAGTTCTTGGCCAGACGATGACTGGTTTGATCCCAGAAGGTTACTACTCCAAGACCATTACCGCTTTGGTCGACGAGTACGAGAAAGATCGCCAGATCCTCAACACCTTCAAGTTTCGTGAACGTGTCTTGGTGGCAGCTATTGCTTTGTTTGCCAACACAACGGTGCCCGAGTGGCTTAAAGCGCAACGCGATACCGACTACTTCAGCAATCTGCACAAGACATTTGCTGTGGAGACCCTGAACTTCATCGTGGGTATCCCGCGTGCCATCGAGTGTGTACAGTGGATGAGCCTCTTGGATGCTGGCAAATCCAACATGAAGACCTACTTCGACTACACCGAGTATTTCAACCACAGTCACAAACCCATGCCGATCCCCAGCCACACGTTGGATCTGATTCGGCTGTGGGTCTCTCGTGATCAAGGGTACGAGGACCTGTTGCTCTCGCTGTGGTGTTTCTTTGGAAAACGCACCATCCAGCACGATGTTCACATCCCCAACAAGAATTCCCATGAAGCTGTTTCTTTTGGGGCGGCGTTTGGTGGCAACGGCTAATGGCCTACCCAGTAGCTGACTCTCCATGGTCAGCTACTGGGGCCTACATTTGGAGAAAATCATGAATATCCATCAGCTCAATTCCCTGCTTTTACTCGACGACACGACTCCGGATGAGTCCAAACCTCTGTCAACACAAATGGCTGAGCCTACCGAAGTCGAGAAGTTACGCGCTGCCGACAGGATCGCCAGCCAAGTCGGTGTCACGGATTCCAACTACGTCCAACACATGGACAAACTGGGTGAAGAAGGTAGCCAGGTGTCACCCTCTACCAGCTCATCTTCCACCGATACATCGTCTGGCGATACATCCACCGACGACACAGGTGCTGGTTCCTCCGATGATTTTGGTGGTATGGATGACGGTATGGGTGGTGATCCCGGTAGCGACGACCCCGCACCTGACGACAATCCGGACGATGCCTCTGGTGATGCTGCCGATCAGCCCACCGACGATAAGCCCAAAGATACCAAAGACGACACCAAAGCAGACGACACCAAAGTAGACGATGGTGCCGACAAAAAAGACGACAAGGCGGCTAAGAAAGAAGAAAAGCCAGATAAGCCAGACGACAAGGAACCCAAAGAACCCAAGGAAAAACCTTCCGAGGAGAAGTCTGGTGGTATCGATGACGCCAAACCGGCTCAGGAGTCCCTCAGAGACGACGTACAGGACTTTAGCTACATCTACCAGGGCAAGACGCTGTATCCTTACCTGAGTGTGCAAAACCTCGCCATCGAAGCCGTGGATGAGTCGGAATACACAGACCGCAGGTTTCTTGATGGACCAGCACCTATTGAGAAGATAGGCAGCTACGCGTGGGACAAAACGAAACAGTTCGGCAGCTGGCTCAAACAGATGGGTGTCGAGTATGGGCCCCAGGTGCTCTCCACTTTGGGTGAAGGTGTGGCTTTCATCATGGGCAAGTCAGCGCGTATGCTGGTGTCTACGGTGGAGCTGGTGCGCCGCTACGTCAATACCATCGGTCTGAACTTCAGCAAGCTGGAGAAGGAAGTCGATAACCTGATTGCCCATGTCACCATGGCAGCCGAGAGTGGTCATAAAAATGCCAACGGAGCTTTTGAAAAAGAAAAGCCCTTGAACATGCTTTTGATTGGCAACTCTTTCAACGTGGGCGAGAACGTAAAAGCGATGACAAAGTTCGTCGACACCTACATTGCTGGTCTGGATAAACTCATGCGTGAGGAATTCAAGCTCACCATGCACCTGATGGACATGGATGCCGCCAGTGCGGTGCACGACATCAGTACCTTGTTGGGCGTGGCGCATATCGGCACGGTGCTCAAACCAGGCGAGATCTCAGGCTACGAAGTGAAGTCCGAATTGCTGGCACCCTATGCCTCACCGACATCGGGTATGGGCAATATTCGTCTGTGTGCCCATGTACCGAAATCCAAACTGCAGACCTCTGAAGAGTTCAGGTCAGCGTACCAAAAGAGCACCATGTTCCTGGCTATGGACATGCACGGCGCCAAGACAGCACAGCGCATCGAGTACATCGATGCTGACGAGTTGCTGATCATGTTACAAAATCTCAAGGTATTGTGTGGTAAATGCAAACACCATCAGCAGTTCTACAAGGAAACCGAAGCAAGCATCAACAGTCTGTCGACCAAGATGAAAACTTTCTTTGGTAAAATTGTGAGCTCTAAAAAGAAACTCAACATCGAAGACACAACTATGGAGTTGGTCTACTTGAAGATGGGTTTCGTTGATCGTGTGTACATTCCCTGTGCAATGGACCTACATGACTACACCGCCAAAGTGGTGGCTGCGGCTATTGATTACAGCAAACACTGTCTCAAAAGCTACACGTGATGAAAGTCCGTTGTATATTAAGTGGGTGCAAAACCGCGTACGACCCGCGCGCGGTTTGATTTTCAGTCACCTTGCGGGCAAACAAGCTTGTTTTCTTTTCAACTGATTTTGGAGTACTCCATGAACATGATTCACGCACTGATGAACCAACTGGCACTGGCCAGCGACGACACCATCCCCGACGGCCCTGTCGAAACCGTGCCAGCATCCGATCTGGAAGCCACCACCGCTGTGGCCGACCTGCAGCCCGAAGTGGCTGTGACCGAAAACACCCTGGCCGTCCTGGACGACATGGTCTCGACCTCCGAAGGTCTGGAAACCGACGCCGAGATTCTGGAAGCCACCATCGCTCCCTCCGAAGGCTCGACCCAAGAAGGTCCCGGTGCCGATCCCGTTGCTGCCGGCCTGGCGGTGGAATCCATCCGTCGCGCTCGTGACCGTTTCGCCATTGCGAAATTCGACGGCTTCTCCGGCGGCTACAAACTCGCGCAAGAAAGCTTCATGCGCACTTCGGCTCGCAAGCCCGCCACCAAGCTGCTGCTCCTGGGCATCGGCGACACTCTGTCCAAGATCTGGCAGAAGATCAAGGCCTTCTTCAAAGGCCTGTGGGAACGTATCAAAAACGGCGTGACCAAGATCTTCCAGTCCAACGTCAAGACCGCCAAACGCGCCGAGCAGCTGCTGTTGGCCAACAACGAAAACAACAACCCGCCGAAGGACCAGCGCATCAAGAGCTCTTCCATCGCCAAGGGCTTTGCCACCGATTCCTCGGCGCCGAGGTTCGATGACGTGCAAAAGATCCTCAAGCGTCACACCGACTACATGAACGATGCCAAGGCTGGCAACGAAAGCATCCGCAAATACGTGGATGGATTTGATCCGGTGCTGAAAGAGCTCGATGCGGTCGTCTCGACCTTGGGCAAAGGCGGTGGTGTTGCCACCTCCACCACCACCACCGGGACCACGGCAACATCGATCACCAACTTGGAAAAACAAACCAAAGCGTTTGTCGACACGTTGTTCGCCAAATACGGCGGCCCGGTGGCTGGTCAGAAAATCACGGTGTCCGATCTGCGCGACTCTTTCAACCTGGACAACGTCGAGGTCAGCCAATCCGACATCGAAGTGGCTGGTCCTTTCTTTGGCCGCCGCTACCTGTACGTTGCTCGTCTGAAGAACCGCCAAGTTGGTGGCCAAACCTCTGACGTTTATCAGCTGGCTGCCGGTATGACGGAAATCACCAAAGGTGGCACGCCTACCGATACGGAGACCTTGACACAAGGCGAGTGCGAAAAAGTTTGCCGCATGGTGAAAGACCTGTGTTCTGCCATGAACCAATACGAGTACTCGGTCAAGGTGGGTAACTCGGTGGCCGACGATCTGATGGCAAAAATCGACGCGTCGATCAAGCTGGCAGACAAACTCAACAACGTTGAGGACCAAAGCCAAGCAGGCGGCAAAGCCCAGTTCAAACTGGTTCGCAACGGCTTGACCTACGCTCGCGTGAGTGTCCAGGGCGTCATCAAGATCCTGTCCACCAACAACAGCTCGCTGCCAGTGTACACGTTGTCTGCGGCCAACACCGCGCTTGACCTCGTGTCTGCGTCCATCAAAGCCCGTCCTTGATTGGGCGGCCTGGCGTTGGTTAGATACTGACGCCGCTTTGTAAACTGTCCATACTCGACGGGTGGCTTAGGCTGCTCGTCGAGTATGGATTTGTTTTTTGTCTTTTAGAGAGGTACGTATGTCAGGATTTCTCAACAGGCATTGGTCGATTGATGCCTCCTCCACCACGTGTACCGGTTGGTACACGTGGTGGGATGGAGATCACATGGATAGACTTTCAGATTGGAATCACAATGCCTAACGCACATATCAAACTCGATGAGACAGAGCAAAGCATATTTCGCCCATCTGTCCTGGCTGTGGTGGATCAGATACGCACCAACACAAGCATCGACAAATCGGTTCGTGTTTTGTTTCCTGGCGACATCCAAGTGGCCATACAAAAGGGCGCCGATATGGGCAACTCCCCCATACTGCCCACGTTCTCGTCAGAGGAATCCATCACCATTTCTGCCACCGAGAACTACGACATTACCCACATAGGCAGCACGCGCATGGACCAGCTCGGCAGCACGCCTATCTTCATTGACAACAGCATCGGTATTGCTGTTTTGCCAGTTTATGTGGACAGTGAGGTAGAAATCAGATTTACATACAAATGCCAGTCCAAATCCAAAGCCCAGAAATGGGTGGATGAGATTCGGCTGAGGCTGTCTCAGCTGGTGGTGTATGATGTCCACGATGTCCAGTACCACTACGTGATGCCTGCCAAACTCATAAAGATGCTCAGCCATGTCCATGACAAAAAGGAAGCGGTAGCGGGCTATGGTGAGACGTTTGAGGAATACCTCAGCAGATCTTTCACCAAACGCATGACGTCGATTACAGACAGTGCTGCCAAGGACAAACGCTACGCTGTCAGAGAGACACAGGCCGAGGTCCAGGGTGAGTTTGGGTTTGACGCCAACCCTACCAAGCCAGAGAAGAACAACGACAATGGCACATGGACCATCAACTTTGAGTACAAATACATGTACAACAAAGTGATTGCTTTGCGTACGCAGTACCCTATCATGGTTCACAATCAGCTACTGGACCCGATCTATTCTGTCTTGCCTGCCAATAAAAGGAAGAAGCCCCTGGACAACGTGATCTACAACGGATGGTCACATATGTACAAGATCTTTGGCATAGAGAATGTCAATGCCTCTTTGTTTGATCCGAGCAAGAGCCTACATATCCCTGCTTTCGATGAATGGCGGGTTGTGGGTCTTCCTTACTTCAAGAAACACTTCTTGTGCTTGTCGGTTCTGTGTCAGATGAACCAAAACGACAAAAGAGAACTGGTGAACCTAACCCAGCTCGGTGACGTGGCTATACAGAACGATATTGTCCAGTGGCTAAAGGATGGCGAGTATGTCCATGTTACACGAGAGGATGGTTGCTTTATCTCGGTGCGCTTGTTCACCAACAACGAACCTATGCCCCGGGATGCAATTACTGTAGACAGCGATCTTACTGTGCGTACAGTGCAGGAGATGAATCCTCGTGTAGCGTATCGGGTCTGTGTGTTTCTTCATACTGACATGGAGCGACTAAGACCAGAGGCATTTGAGAGGTTGGCTAGTCATCCGAATGCACTGACTGCCATCATCACAGCCTTGGACACAGCGGTTCGTCAGATCACCATGGGAGATGCCAAATATCCAGGTACCCATGTTGCGCGTGCTGACATGGCCATCATCTACTGGATACTCAGTGGAAAGAGATTGTTTCACGACGAGCCCTGGTTGTCCAATATCCCACGCAACGTAATAACCGACCTTGCAAGCAGATTCGATGTAACAGATTTTGTCAAGAACAACTTGATCAGGTCTGCTGGTGAGTTTATTCACCTCACCAGCAGAGAAGTTGCTTCCAGGTTCAAAGAGAACGTCCCCATGTTCTTGCTGAAAGTACGCAACAAAGTTCACATTCGTTCGGGTATCAATACCATGAACTCGTTCATCTACCCAGTCAAGAGAGGTCCAGAATGACACCTATGAGACTACTCATACCAAAGACCCCAGAGAAAGCAATTGGTTTCTACGAGCCGTACAAGAAAGACAGCTTGGGTCTGATAAGCAGCATCGTTGTGCTGGACACGGAAAACGGCAGGATGTTTGTTCGTGCTATGCAAACAGCCGACAGCAACATCCAGAAGCTCAAGATGCTGATGAAATTTACCCATCCTTCGGACAGCACCGATGAGATATCGCGTACCGTGTTTGAGCAGAAAAGACACACCATGGTGATGATCGTCACCAGAAGGTATTTGCTTGGTATCATGGACATGGTCCAAACACTGCGCAATCATTTCTACACTACTTACGGACAAGACTTCATGGAGGAAACGTTCACGCCAGTTGGACTGAACTTCATGAAGTTCGACGACGATACCCTGGTGAGTGGTTTTCTGAAGTCCGTTCAAGCCACCAATGCCAACATGACACAGACCATTTCAGAGTTTGAGTTCAGGTACACCGAGCCATGTACTTTGTGTATGCTGGACCACTATGGCAAGACCAGATGAGTAACCGCACTGATGCTTTGTATGCATCAGTGCGGCAGCTACCCAGAAATCCCATGGCCCCAGTAACGTAAAAACAGGATCACAACCATGCCTATCGCTCAACACACCCCTGCTTCGACAGTGCCTACACCAATCACTCCTTTGGCTATTTCAGCCAAAGAGTACAAGGGTTCTGTCTTCGATACCTCATCGACACCCGAATACACGCTGCTTTCGTTTATCCAAGGCGCATCATGGGTGGTGGACGATTATTTCTCCTCTATCGTTGGCGAGCACAACGACCTGCGCGAGATAGACACCGATCAACCCAACGTCTACCAGACTTACACACGCATCAAGAATCTGGAACTCAAAGTTGGGAGCGACCTGTCGCCTTCGTTTGACGAAGAGTCTGGTACGATGATGGTAGTGGGCTCTGCAATCGTTTACGGGCCCATCAAACCCAAGAAAACTGATTACTTCATCGCCAAAGGCAGCAACGGCAACATTGCTGTCTTCTGTGTGAGCACCACACAAAGAATGACGCACAACAACTTGTCTGTGCACGAAATCAGCTACTACTTGGTGGGCTACGCCGACGCATTGACGGCACTGACCGAGCAGTTGTACGAACGCAGCATCAAGACACTGGTGTTTGACAAAGAAAGGCTTTTGCACAACCTGACGCCTTTGCTGAAGGAAACCGACTTCGTGACGCTGCAGTCGGCCAAGAAGTCTTTCGATCAGATCGCCAACGAGTATGTGCGTACGTTCTACAGCCAACACGTAGGTACCATTCTTATGCCAGGCCAAGAGCATTTCATGTTCGACTCTATGCTGGTGGAATACTTTACCAACATCTGCGACACTGTGTCGGTGCCGATGATCAGTCGGGTGCGTTACATGACCACAGACGCAGATCCAGCACTGAATCGTCCAACACTGTGGACAGCCATGCTTATGCGCACAGACACCACACTGCCGTTTGTCCAAAAGAAAATGGGTCTGGTATCAAAGAGCTTGTTCTTACCTAAGAGCTTTGGTCGTGGTGCTGCATTCAGCATGATGGAGTTCTTTGTGTATCCGGATGAACCAGACATGAGTATGGTGAGTGCTGCGTCCTACCTCCCCAAAGGCATCTCCATCGATAGCGACGAGTTGATCAAACCAACCACCAACTACAGCGGTCAGCTGTATGACGATATCGAAATGGCTTACGACAACAACGGCACCCCCATGGTGCTGATTCATCCTGTTCAGAAGGACGACTACTACGTCTTGAGCAGTGCTTTCTACGAAGACACTGCAAACAAGAGTGTGTTGGAGACCCTGGTGTTGATGTATCTCAGGAACCAACCTGTGGATCTGAGTATGCTGGCTGCTTTGATTACCAGTTACTCTCGGTGGCCACGGCTCGAACAGTACTACTACGGCCCTTTGCTATTCACATTAATCAGCCAGTCTCAAAAAGACAGCTATTGAGGACCTCACGATGTCACACGAATACCTAGTTCCCTTTGACCAGCCTGTTCAGGTGTTCATGGAGGAGGATCTGTTGGCCAAACCAACACCTGCCAAGAACCAAGACAACGTACCTGCTGAGAGAAAGGTCATTCCGTTTGATCAGCTGCTGGTGTATAACCTGTACAAAATACGCTACAACTTCTTTCAGTCCAGATCGATCGAAGACATCCGCCAGCGTGGTGTGGCTGTCACAGGCAACAAGAAGTTCGATGCTCAAGCAAAGAACGAAACTGTGGATGGTATCATGACCATTCGCATGGCCATGGACCTGTACAAACGTGGTGTGGATATGTGGCTGGTCAACCACAGCGAACTCATGACCATGTACAACGAAATAAGCGATTTCCTGAATCAAGCCATACGTCGGGTAAAGGATTCCCCCAATGCCCAAGAAGACACTGTGCGTGACATCCTCGAAGTGGATGCATTCTGTAAAGTGGTCTTTGAACATGCCAAGTTTGAAATCAAGGTCAATCAGGATGTGCATGAGTTCGTAAGAGCTGCATCCACGCACCAAGACCTGCCTCTGATCAACGACAGCATCTTTGTTGATCCAAGAGCCAATTACGACGACCGTATCGCAGAAGCCCAAAACACACAGTACGAATCCTCGGAGGATATGCTGATGCAACGGCTGGCTTTGCTTCATGGAAACTCCCGATAGGTCGTGATGAACATCGACAACACGCCCCTGGCTGCTGAGATAGATCCTTTTGTCACCAGGTCCAGAGAAACCTCACCCTACATAGAACTGAGTTGCTTGCTCACGGCAGGAAAACACATGTTCGTGCCCATCAAGTTACTCTCCATGTCGGAGGTGGTTCAGTACACAAAGAAGTTTACGGCCCATTTGGTGTTGAGACTGGTTATTGCTTTGGGCGACTACACCAACAGAGTGTATCCCAATCAAAAGAACCTCAGCATCATGCTGCAAACCAAGGTACCTGGTAAGACCACCATACAAAGAAGGTACGTGGCTTTCATGGATGCATCCAAGTCACCTCAGGTGCCCATGAGCAAGACCGCCTACATCGACAACGATACACTCAACACAGGTGACACAGTGGACGTCGAGCTCCAGTTGCTCGATTACGACGCATGGGCCCTGATGAACATCCTGGTGGGTCGGGCTTACCAGAACCTGACACCTATCGCTATGGCTGAGAAGATACTCGGTGAGTTCCTGGAAGGAACAAACATACAGGGTGTCGTATCAGAACCTGCCACAAACACGGTGGTGCGTCGAAACACCGTGGTCCCCAGCGACATCCGACTCATCGATATCGTCGACGTGGCACAAGACCGACTGGGTGGTATCTACGACACGGGTGCTGGGTTGTTCATCCACACCGACACCAACAACGCAAAGAACTGGCACATCTATCCTTTGTACGACCTAACACGTTTTGACAGGAGCAAGAACCGTGCTGTGTTCGTTATGGCGCCTGAGAACCGATTCGTTGGTTCTGAGTGCACATGGATTGTGCAAGACTCCGTGACCAGGATCTTGATCACAGGCAGCCGCTTTTACAGCGATCAGGGTGACAACCAGTTCATGAACCAGGGTATCGGTTACAAGAAACTGGTGCCCAGTGCACTGATTGATAAACCAGTCAGGGTGGACGGCAAATCACCCATAGCGGTAGGACACGAGCTGATTATCGAGGAAGAGACCAGATCGGAATCCAGCCGTGTCAACTTCAGGCCCATGTCCAAGAATCCCATATCTGACAACATCTACGTGGACAGAACAGAGCTGAAGAGGCGTTCTGTGGCTATCCTTATTGTGGAGTGGGAGAACAGCAACAGCGATCTGCTGTCTCCTTGTATGCCTTGCAGGATCATCACCATGGTGGGTGGCAATATGGTTGCTCTGAGTGGTGTGGTCGCTGAGTTTGAGTCTTACGCCTACCCAACGAGCAACGTTCTAGGCAGCCGCTCCTATGCCCAAACCACGAAGATCAAATTGCTGGTCAACCGTGATGTATTTTCTCGTTACGCCGATTCCCTCAATCTCTCCGACGCTGTAGAAGGACAGCTCTAACATGAAAAAATCGATCTCTGGTGTCTTCGGACACATCACAATGTTTCTTGCATACTTGTCGTGTCTCCTGTTTGGTCAACGCAAGGCAGACGTAGCAAAGGTGGCCGCTCCATCTGCTTCGGTGTACGACGCCCATACTGGCAAACCGCTGAACGAAGTGGCTTACGAAAAAGCCACCAAGATGTTTAATTCAGCCTACTACCCCAGGTGTGCAGATACCGAGCTGCAAGAAAATGCGTTCTACATCATGTCCATCGACAGAGTACCCATGGCAGACATAGATGGCAAAAAAACCATGAAGGTTGTTGTCTACCTGCACAACCAGGAATACGACATCGAACTCAATCTACCCAGAGACCGCCTGTCGGAATACTTCGTCACCAAGGACTGAACAAAATGTCAGCACTCATAAGACTGCAAAGCCAACTGGCTATCGAAAACCATTTCCAGTACACCGATGAAGATCGGTTTCTTGATGAGGTAGGTATTGAGAACATCTACCTGGGCGTTGACAACGGCGATATGGAGAAAGTGACTGCTGGTATCACAGCAGCCCTTGAGAGCGCCGATCGCGTCAACCACTACCTAAGAGACATCCAGGCTATGAAATTCGTTCCTAAGGCCATCTACGTGCCTTTAAAGCGAAGCCTGTTTGAAACGCTCGATGATCTGTCTCTTCAGATGACATCTTTGGCCACCGAAGCCGATTATTCGGACGGCGACAACTACCGCAGCTTGGCTCTTGAGAGTTTGACGGGTGCCTTGCGGGCTATCTTTCAAGCCATCCGAAAGGCTTTTGCCTGGGTATGGGGCATGCTTAAAAAGATCTTTGGCTTCGATGGCGAGCGCAAGAACAGACTGGCTGAGAACAGCTTTCATGATGCGCAAAAGCGACTTGAGAACGTCCTTAACCAGATGAACGTTTTCGATGAAGCCAAGCTCAACGAGTTTGTCTCTGATACCACCATCCCTGTGGTGATGCAGATGCGCGAACTCTACAAGTCGGCTGATCATGATCTGAACTCCGACGACATCCACGGTGGGTGTGATCGTACGCTGGGTGCGGCCTTGCTACTTCGGCAGTCCATGGACGAGCTGTATGGCTATCAGAGCACCCTGGGGGTTTTCTTATCGACCAGGTTCCTTAATCAGGATGCAGACGGGATCGACAAGATGGCCGACTCGTTCAAGAGCGACAACCCTATCCAGCACCACCCTGTCCTGGGTGACTTGATCACGGCACAGCGGGGCTTGGTTACCCTACTCAGTCAGAAACTGGCCACAATCAAATACAAAGACCTGTCCAGTGCCCAGAAAAAGAGCCTGGATGATGCAAACATCGATCCTTCGTCGGTGTTTGGTATTCCGATAGGCGACAGGGTGTGTGTTATTGTGAACAGAAAGACCAGCGACTCCTTGCCCGAGATCGACAAACTGCTTATCGACAACATTCCTTTGTTCAAGATGCTGGATGGGGACGATAAATCCACCAGCACCTACACAAAGTCTGTGATACGCCCGCCTATACCGACCCAGCTTGAAGTGATCAAACATAACTTTCGCAAGTTCTCGGAGTTGGCCAAAGACTTTAAGACGCTACAAGACAGCCTCTTTAAGTCCAGTGAAAAGTTCAGCGTCTTTGCCACTGCCCTGGAGAAAAGCGGTGGTGAAGACAACGGTCGAGATTACAAGCCCCTGATATCCATATTCAGCCACATGTCCAACGTGTATCTGAATGCCTCTACTTGTCTTGCACGTGCTGAAGGCATCCGTACGGAAGAGGTTGCAAAACTCCAGAAATACATGGAGTTCACAGCCCAAGCTTACGAATACGCCATAAAGGCCGACTAACCTACCCATGGTCTCGACCGATATCGAGATTCTTTGGAGTTACATAAAGTAGTACCTAACGCGTGCTGTCTACACTGTAAGCACTTGTGCTCCACCATCGTAGCGCACGCTACGATGGTGGAGCAGTGTTAAATCTTATTCGCAAAGGAACCACCATGGCAGACCGCCCACTCAGCACGGCGCCCCCCGTGACCACTCAGGAGGATGCGACCGCGTCACAGATACACGTTATCCATGCGGCTTCCAACAAACTTTTGTCTGTTGGACTTCTTTTGTCGCTTGTGACGAAGTTGTCTCTTGGCATCGATAATATCGACAACACAGCAGATAGCGATAAGCCAGTATCCACCTATCAAGAGCAGGCTATACAAGAGGTAGTGGATTTTTTCTCTAGCCAGCTTGATTCCATCGGTAATTCCTTAAACAACCTAGGGAATGATCTCGATTCGCTGGGGACGTACATCGATGAAATAATCGAAAATCTCACAGCTCTTGAGGTGGGTACCATCAGAGATATCGAAGAAAGAGTCAGTGTTATAGAGGACATCAAACAACAGTTACTCACACCCACCAGTGTGATGCCCATTGCCTTGGCTAAGATTGCTTCTGAGTTTGTTGCTGGCCCAGCTTTTTCTTTCAGGAACGTGTTCGACGATATGCTTCTTGAGACTCTTATTCTGACACTCGACGCACCCTCTACCGAGGGTGATACGGTTTTCGATTTGTTTGTCGATGGAGTTAGTGTTCTTAGTCAGCCTTTGACTCTTGGTGTTGGCATAACCACCAGTGTAGAGCTGCCGCTGGTTGCACATTCATCGCAAGCCGATCTTGGGCGTCTGCTTATGGCTGGCGAAACTCTGTCAGGGGCTTTTACATCTATAGGCACTGGTGTGCGCACACCTGTTTTGATGGTTAAGTGGCGCAAGACCAGACCAGCGGACTATTTGGTGTAGTATGTTTAACCAACACTGGGCAGACTATGTTGCACCGCCCCCTATGCAGACTCTGGGGGTCTTATATATAGGTAGCAGTTTTGCATTTGAGATAGGCAACTACTTAACGGTGGGTTCGGACATCGAGTACAATGACCACTACAGTGGCACACTGACAGTCGGCTCAACCGCTGCTTTTTCTGTAGACAATTTCTTGTACACAGGGTCTTATTTCAACTACCCTATCTCTACAGACTTAATGGACATATGGTCCGATGATGTCGGCATAGATGGTCTTGGGTTTCTTGAAATGGGGTCTGATGACGCTGCTGCAGACGCTCTCTTACCTATGCAGATGCGTTCGGGGGACGAGATAGAGAACAACGTAGGGTCTATAGCTGTAACAAGCAACACGTTGCAGCAGATAGATAAAGTTGCTGTAATCAAACTTCAATCACCATCCATGTAAAGGACAATCATGCCCATAACAATGAACCCACAACTTTTAAGTCTTCACCTACAGGCTGTTTTTGATATAGCGGCACCTAATGGAGCATCGCAGCTTTATGCGAATTTGGGCCATGGGGATTTCCCACCATCACCGGTGTCCACAACGTTAGTTACCGGAACCAGCGGAAACGTTCTCTCTGGTGTCGGTTCTACTTACGGTCTTACCGTATTTCCAAAATCAGCATGGTCGATACCTTCTAAAGGCGCAACCATGCTGATAGGTAATGTGGCACTAACCACAGTCACATCGATTGCAAGGGTACCCACTTTCGTAAGACTAGGGACAACTGCACTAATAGGCACTAGCTTTGGTATCGATGCTTCTGTCGACGTTGTCAAAGGTTCTGGGAACTTTGTCATAGATAGACTAGATGCTGTTGCCGGCATGACCTATTCTCTTAAAGACGCACGTCTGAAGATAAGGACAACTGGTGCTTTCTCCGTCAATAACACAATAGCTAACGCCATACTGGCTAGCTTAACAGGAAATGCTTCGATGACGTCTGGCTACGCAGGCGCATTTATGCTTGGTCTGCCTTACGTTAACAAAAACGACGGTACACCACAGGCTGCTCCTATTTTGTTAGAGGCTTTTGATGGCCCTGTGCCGTTGAGTGCCAATGATGAATCCACCGGCACCAAGCTGTGGTCTAAAAGCATCAGTAGCACGGTAGGCGCAAATATTTTCTCTATAATCAATAACGCAATAGCCCTACAAGGTGATACGTCAGCTGCGATCATAGCCAATGGAATACCTACCTATGTTCGTATTACAAAAGCAGCAGCCACAGCTACCTTATCGGCTCAACCTACCTTGACTTATCCGAAGGGCGTGATTCAAGCTCCTGTGGGTGATGGCGTTAATGAAGTTACATTTGACAAGTCTATTTTTGTCGCTGGACAAACAGCAACATTAAATTCGTTCACCATGATTTTCTATCCAAACTTAATCTAACACCAGAAGAAAGCTCATATGTCAATCTCAATGAACCCGACGTCGATCTACTATGCACTAGGTGGTGTTTTCGATTACTTCGGTGGCGCTAATAGTTCACCTTTAGGTTTCATCACACTCTGTAGCGGGGCACCGCCAGGAATTGCTGGTGCTCTTCCTGATTCTCAAATATTGTCTGGCACTGCTGCAGCTGGTTCCGGTGTAAATTTCCCAGTGAATTCTTGGTCTATCCCATCCAGAGGTGTTTGTATTCTGATCAACGGTGTGCAGATACCTATACGAACAAGCCTACCAATCAACAAAGTTCCTTCGTTTGTTCGTATAGGGACCTACTCCATGCCAGGTATGGAAGTGCCTATCGATACTGTTAAAGGACCAGAAAACTTTGTGATTAGCAGTCTCAACCCAGTTGTTTCTGGCGGGTCTGTTGTTCTGAAAGACGCGCGTTTGAAGATTCAAACAGAAGGTCCGTTCAGTCTGAACAACGCACTGGCCAACGCCATACTGGCTAATTGGACAGGGAGCATGTCCACTCTCTTAGGTTACGGTGGAAATCTTATGTTCGGATGGCCAACCGCATGGCTACCGAATGGTTCATCTGCTTCATCACCTCTCGTTTTTGAAGCTTTTGACGGACCTGTGCCACTGAGTGCCAATGATGATGCCACCGGTACCAAACTGTGGTCAAGGAGTCTCAGTAACTTAGCAGCTTCGGCTGGTGTTCTTTCTGTTGTGACCAACACAATCTCTCTTTCAACGACACCTACAGCCAACGCCATAGCTGACGGAACCCCCACCTATGTCCGTATATCAAAAGCAGCTTTGTCTGGAACAGATGCTGGCGGTGCTGAATACAATTACCCTAAAATGGTCATTCAAGCACCTGTAGGTGAAGGAGCAGGGTATGTCACTTTTGACAGAACCACTTTTGTCGCGGGCCAGTCGGCTGCTCTGAATTCCTTCACCATGGTGTTTTACCCTAACCTGACTTAAAGCCATGTCCACCATCAACATAGCAGCTGTTCAAAATGCGCTACAGGGTACCTTTACAGAAAACTACAGTGCAGCACCTGCTGTCGTTGGGCAGTTGATTCTGTCAAGAGGTGCTATGCCAATATCGCCGTCTGTGGCTATCAGTGCCGCTGACAATATAACAAGCGGCACTGTGGCTATCGCACATTCGCTCTTTACATCGCCAGCAGACGGGAGCATCCAGCTACTGAGTCCTCTGACCATACCCATCAAGACTTCTGTGGTCGATGCTGTCCCAACGTTCATACGACTACAGACAACAGTCCCTGTGGGTATCATAGATATCCCTGTATCCGATACCCCTGGATTAGACAATGCTGTCATTTCAAACGTCCTCATCAGCACAGGCCAGTCTGTTCAGATCACAAGCCTAAGTGTCAATCTGGCTGGGTTTAATGACCTCGTTATCTCTAAGTCATATCTTGATGGCATACTCAGGCTGATGTTTGGATTTCCTACGGCCGCTGGTCACAACAACAGACTGATGGGGACTTGGTCCAAAGTCATCAATTCCTCCACATCGGCTGAAGTTAACGCTGTGTTGGCCATAGAGGCGTACGATGGCGCCGTGCCCCTGACAGACGACGAGACGCCTGCTGGTACGCTCCTTTGGAAACGCACCATTCCCACAGCCGAGCTTCCTGCTGTACTCTCGGTCATCAACAACTCCATCTACTCCAATAGAGTTCACCAAGCCAATGCGCTGGCCACAGGCATACCTACTTTCATCAGGATCGTCAAGAACGCCATTACCAGTGGTACAGGGGTTTACCCACGGTTATGCATCCAGCTGACTATTGAGAAACATGTGGGTTTCGCACAAACCGAAATGGTCACTGGTGTATCGAATACCCTCTCGCAATTCAATTTGTCCATGCTACCGTAGAAAAGGAAACCCATGGCAAGATACAATCAAACCAGTCTGAAAGCTGCTCTATGTGCTCACATAGGGCACCATATCGGTATCAGTACCAATATGGATGATTACGATATGAGATGCATACGACCCCGTGTGGGGTTTACCCACGGATTCGAGCTCAACACAAAAGTCACCACAGACTATGTGAGGGTTCGTGTGTACATCAAGAACACCATCGTGGAACACTACCTGCGCCCACCTGTACTGGAAGCCGATGACCAGACCAAGGTGGGCGCAGAGGACATAATCCGTGTGGTACTCGGTGCCCTTAACCTGGGTACCGCCGAGTACTGTGCTATCGAAGAAGGAGCTACTGCGCCTGCTACAGACCGTATCTTGTATGAGGATGGGGGCGCTATTCTTTGGCTCAATGGCGACTACATGGCATGGGAGTAAATCATGGGTGAAGATTTCTACGGCAGAAACATCCGTCAAAGGTCAGATAAAGCCCAGAAGCAGACAGAAGGTTTGGTGGCCAAATGTCTGCTCAAACAAGGCTTCAACAAAGTAACGGTACCTGATGCTGGTGGTCGGTCCAAACGCGTGACCATCAACATTTGTGCTTACGGTATCTCGGCAAACAACCCTGTGGAGATCATGGTGTACATCACCAACGATACTTTAGGGGACCCACAAGTTGCGGATCTTATCGATGTAGCTCAGGTTACACGGTACGGGCCTTACGTGAGGTCTCCTGTATCTATGAACGCCGATGAGATCATCGTCGTCTACTCTCCTTCTGACAACTTGGTTGCCAGGATAGAGGGCTACCAACTCACCTAAAGGAGCCACCATGGGTATTCGAACAGGCATGCATCTGTCTGGAATCACCAGAACTGCTGGCTCCGATGCCAGCTTTGGTATGACGGCTGCACAAGCAGCTGCTATTGATACCGTGATCACAGACAGCCACACCCACCCCAACAAAGACACTGTGGACAAACTCTCCACTGAAAACGAACATTTGCAGTTCAATGACGAATTTATCCACATTCCACTAACAAACCCAGGATGGTAAACACATGGCACAAGCGTACCTGAGAGTCCTCAAATCACCCACACCTCCTGTTGGACCCACGTATCAACCACAGACCATGTGGCTGGTGCCCTCGTCCACCAGTGGCTTTCTTGACATCTACATCAGCAACGCCGCTGGTACGGAAATCAAGAAAACACCTACACTCGATCATATCAGCAACATGATCGCTACGGCTTTGGCCAACTACGGTAACACCATCATCGTGGCCAACATCACCGAACTAAACGCTTTGGAGTTACTGGCGGTTACGCAAATCTATGTGCTCGATGCCACAGACGACCCAACTGTCGAAACTGGTGCAGCTGTCTATCTTTACAACCCTGTGGGAGGCACCTTCACCAAGATCCAGGAGCTAGCAACCATCGACGCCATCGTCAACTGGAGCTCCATCCAAGGCAGACCCACATCGTCGGTGGCCAACATCGATGATGCCGTGAGCAAACGACATCCTCATGCCAACCTCACCAGCTTGAACAAGATCGGTGAAGACGGCGAAGGGTTTCCCACCTACGATGGCAATAACTTCCATGTGTTGTTGTCAGAGGCTGGCTGGTAATCAAGAAGTCAATGTATGGCCAAAGCTTACCTGGTTGTCAAGAAAGTCTCTACAGCCCCATCCGTAGGTGAGCCCAACACACTGTACTTGCTGTTGGATGGTGCCAAGCTCAGGATTTATTGCTCCAATACAGACGGGACAATTGTGTCCCGTCTTATGGATGAGACAGATACCAACAGTCTGATCAACACCATTTTGCTACTGCTATCGGGTCAACCCGATGGCTTGGCTACTCTGGATGCAGACAGCAAAGTAGAACAAACAGCCATAGCCTCAGACAAGTGGGCATCGGCCATCACCCTGCTTCTGAAGGGCGATGTGGGTGGGTCTGTAACGTTCGATGGCAGTGGGTCTGTGGAGATGTTTGTCTCTAAGCCCCATTCGCCTGTGATGACTTACCTGGATGGTCGTTTGGTCAGAGTGGATTACCACGATTCGTCGTTCAAGACACTGAGTTACACGGGTGACGATGTCACAACCATAGCCAAGATTCAAGGTGATCGTGTTTTCGTTACCTCGGTGAACTACGACAGCGAGGGCAATGTGGTATCTGCACCTCAGACAGAAATCACGGCTGACAACGCACTGGCGAACCTGAGTAGTGACATTGACTTCACCACCGGGTTTCCTTCTGAGCTGTCATTTGCACGGGGATCTGTTCAAGAGAGAACCAACGCAGCAGGGTTCAAAGAGATGATGGGTATAGATACACCTTGTTTGGACTATACCTTGATGGGTGAGTCCCTTGGTCTGTTGATCGAGCCACCTGAGACAAACCTGTTGAGATACAGCGACCAGTTTGGCTTTTGGGTAAAATCAGCCACCACCGTAACTGGGTCTGCTGCACTGGGTCCAGACAACACCATGTCGGCCACCAAGATCGATGAGACAGCTGTCAATGGCAGTCACTCGGTGAGGTCGCTTTCGTTTCCTGTCATGCAAGGAAACACATACACCATGGTGGTTAGACTCAAGGAAGATGATAGGAACTACTTCAAGACAGAACTTGGTGCGGTCTTTTCTGACTTCAACGACAACTACGTGATAGGTAATCTACAAGGTGACATCGTATTGTCACAGAAAGCGACAGTACGGCACAGCTTGTACCCAGACGCCAATGGTTTTCACACAACCAGTATCACCGCTTCAGCCATACGTGACTCAACGAGTGCCTTCATCACGCTCTACGTACGTGGTCCTGGTAGTACCCTGAGTTACCTGGGCGAACTCGGTAAGGGATTATTCATAACCAACGCCATGGTTCTCGAAAACGCTTTGACTGAGACTGGTCATATCCCTACCTCAGACTCAGTGGCATCCAGAGCCATCCAGAACGTGGTGCTGATGGGAGACAATTTCGTCGATACCGTGGGCAGCAGAGGTACAGTTTTGATCGAAGGTGTATCCAAGATCATTCCAGATGGCTCAAACCAAGTCCTCTTGTCCATGGATGATGGCACCACACTCAACTCTGTTCAGCTGGTCAGAACGTCCCAGACGTCTGCTAGTCTCAGAGTAGAAACACCAACGTTCACCAGCGATACAGCTGTGACCATCGGGGACTCACTCACCAGCAAGATGGTGCTGGTGTGGTCTCCCTTTTACTTTCAACTGTGGTGCAATGGACAGCTCGTCCACACAGAAACCAACGCTATGCTACCCCTGAGCCGACTAAGGATAGCTGGTGGCGGCATGGACGGTATTGCTTTCATAGGGCATGTGAAGAAATTCCAAGTCTGGAAAGACATCATGCTCACTTCCACCATAGCTCAGTCCCTTTCCTCCTAACCATTTACTTAACCATGGAGATATACCCACCATGTCTGCATTCAGGAAACTCCTTGACTCCAAACAACTTCCACCAGGAAAACCCATGACACCCAAACTCACCCGCAAGCGCAACGTCTTTGCCCTCTTGGGCTCCCTCATCATGATCATCCTCTGGTTGATCACAGACCCCGATGCTGGCATCATCACCAGCATGCCTGTGGGTGCCAAGATCTTGGACATCTTCACCGTGCTGTCCAAGGGCATCATCTACGTGCTTCTGCTGCATTTTTGCCGCAAGTACATCTTGGACTACGTCAATTTTCGATCGCAGATGGAGAAGGCTTGCGAGACACCGCAGGGTGCTGGGGCTGCGGCCATCTCCACAGCCATCTACACCTTGGCATTTGCCATCGTCATCTTTGCAGCCACCTCGGGTGGCGTGTTCTAGTGACCAAGATCCTTTTGTGGTGTGTCTGTATGTTGCTGAGTTTGACTGCGCAAGCACAAAGACTCTCAGTGCATACGTACATACCCAAACAAGGTATTGTGATCATTCCCCAGGTGTTACAAGCCACTGACTTGTACATGCCTGAGTTCCAGACACAGGAGTACTTCGGTGCTTTGATGGAACACGAGAGTTGCATAACGCTGACCCACAAGAGGTGCTTAAATCCCACCTCCAAGCTCTCTACAGCCAGGGAGCTGGGTATAGGGTACGGTCAGATAACGAAAGCCTTTAAAGCTGATGGAACGATACGGTTTGATACGCTGGCCAACCTCAGGCGTGCTTATCCCAAGGAGCTGAAAGACCTTACTTGGGAGACCATCGAGTCCAGAGGTGATTTGCAGATTGTGGCTATCGTCTTGCTGTTTCGTGATGCATGCAAACGCATGACCATGATCGAGGACGATTTCCACAGGCTGGCTATGTGTGACGCTATGTACAACGGTGGCCCTGCTGATTTGGCACGGGAGAGGCGGATTTGTGGTTTGACCAAAGGCTGTGATCCTCAGCTCTGGTTCGATCACGTAGAACGCTACTGCCAAAAGAGCAAGAAGATTTTGTATGGCAACAGGAATGCCTGCGACATCAACCGCCACCACGTCAGAGACGTCTTGTATACCAGGATGCCCAAGTACGAGAAAGCTTACGCGCCTTACAAGAAGGATTTAAAGAAACCACAGTAAATTACCAGCCACACGTACCTGCTATGGGTACGTGTGGCTGGTGTCCCTATGGTTATTTCACTCACATATACTTGAATTGACTGACCATCGAAGTGACGGTTAGCAACCAACCAGGAGAACCCTCAATGAACACCCAACCCGAACAATCCGTCGAAATCAGTGACAACGAAATGCAAGCTATCAAGCTTGGTCAGCCTGTCATCCGTCTGAAGACAGACGATCCTCTTATCGCCATCGTGAGCGGCGACAACACTGCGATGCGTGCTGACGCCATCTACCAGCTGGTTCAGAAATCCTACGCTGAAAAGCAAGACCACACCTGGGTGGGTCAGCGTGGCAATGTGGTTCACAGCGAAGATCTGACGATGTTGGAGGTGCTGCGTTGCTGCTCCATCGCTGCCGCCCACATGTTTCAGTTCCAGACCAATGAGGCGATCGAAGGCCACGTTCCGGTGTACACCGTGGACCATGTCATCGACATGCCTGCCATGACCAACATGGAAGTCAACGCCCACGAGATGGCCATCTTGGTTTGCTACCTCCTGGAATCCTTGCTCAAAGGCAAGAAAGAAGCCAAGAACTTCGAGCAGGACTTTCAGCTGACGAAGACCAGCGAAGACAAGGCTGCAGAAGCCCAAACCAACCATGGGTTTGTTGTTGGAAGCACCCGCTCGAATTCCTGCTACATCAGCCCGAATTCACTCTGGGCTGTCTACTTGCCAGACGACGTTGCCTTCAGTATTGGCGAAACTGTCGGTCTCAGAGACAGTGACCAGACGGTGGTGGTTGAAGAGTTTGCTATCGACCAGGCCAACGACGATGTCATTGTTCAGACATCGGGCGGCGAGTTCTCGATCAGGAAACTGCTGAAAATCGGTGTTCCGGACACCGGCGATACAGGTACAACAGAAGAGCCTGAGGAGCCCGAAGATATCATCGGCGCAACAAGCATCATCCTGCGAGACTGCGGTCACGACATGACCAAGTTTTTTCAGATCGCAAAAAGCGTTTGCGCTTTCAGCCTCCAGCACAAAACCAGACTGTCGGACAGCTCGGACAACATCATTGTTGGTGGGTTCAGTTGCCAGAATCACATTTTCGATCTGGCCAGTAACCTTGATGCTGCGGTTGACTTCCTGCTGTATAAACCACAGCAGGAATCCACTGTTGAAGCGCTGAGTGCGGTTATCCGTACAGGGTATCACTACTACGGCACCCTTTCTACACCAGACGGCGTCTACATCGTCATCTACGAACCAGGTCTTGCTCTGCTGGTCGACAGCTTTGTCTACGGTGTTGAATCGTCGAACTACACCGCTGAAGATGTTCCGGAGATCGTGTTCAACAAAGAGTTTGATCATGAGATCTTGAGGAAGATCGTGCTGGAGCCTATGAAACCTGAATTTACATCCATGCAAGTGCCCGAGGATTTGCCTGTTGAAAAAGATGTGGTCGAGGAACCCGAGTCGACCGCTACCCGACCCATGGTTGATCCGAGGGACGTTGCCAAGGCGATGGAGCTGATTCTGTTGGACTGCGAATACGATGCGGTTAAGTTCCTCGATGTCGTGAAAGGTGTCTCGCTCATACAGTACGAAGGTATGGTCTTTATCGATCATTCCGCCGCATGTGTTATTCCTGGTGGCTATGCGTGCAATGATTTCTTTCTCCAGCATGAGACGAATGCCGACGCCATGGTGGATTTTGTGCTCTACAAATTGCAACATGCACTACACCGGATTGGCTTGGAGATGCTTCTAAGGACATCAGGGGATAGCTACTACGGTATCCTCGATACACCCGATGGTCCGTATGCTGTCATCTATGAGCAAGGCTTTGCGATTCTGAAAGTTATGATCCAGATCAGTGGGGTCCAGGGCCCTGATGTCGATCGAACGTTTCAGTTCAACAAAGAGTTTGATCGCAAGTTGGTCAAGAAGCTGGTCATTGAAAGCAAAGGAAAGCCACAAAGCGTGGGCGACACCAGTCAACCGGTGCCACTTGTGCAGCTGGTAGAAAAAGACGAGCCGACTGGCCCACAGTGTTCCGGATGTCCTGAAAACACATCTGGCGCGTAAGCCAGTTACAAAGTGAACCAACCACCAGGGTGGTCTATACCACCCTGGTTTACAACCCTTTAGGATACAAACATGAGCAAGTTTTTTAAGTCTGAGAGTTTTTATCTGCCATTTGGTTTAGAGGACCTGGTGTCTGATGAAAACACAGTGACTTCGTACAGCAAAGACTCGGAGTCATCCAGCTCCTGCACCGTTATCGACCAGGTTGCTAGCCAGTTCCACTACAGGTTTGAAGCTGAGTTTTTGCTCTATGAAGGTATCCAAGTGCATGATGCGACCGGGGACTATCTCGTCAACATCGTGCTCAGGAACAAAATCCAGACCATGGAACGGCAGCTGGTTGTGGCTTCTAACCGGATGGCCAATCTCAATCCCTTCTACCGGCATCCGTTGGCTCTGGAGGAAATCTTCTTCGCGCCTCAGGGTTGCGGTTTCCTTCTCAGTGACGGTTTGGTTATTGTCCCCGATCAAGAAGGTAGTGAGAAATACCCTGTCTACAAGTCGATTCTGTTGGAAGATTCATCCGGTGTCATGGGGTACCATTTCAACTACTCTGATCTGTTCGACAAAGACTCGATGCGGCTGATGTCACATCCTCCTGTGATGAATGCAGGTCATATGAACCATCCCATGGATTTCTTTGTTCAGTGGGACAAGAAAACAGACACGTACATCTGCCAGATGCAGACTTTCCATGGCGTCGCAGCTATTGTCGCGTTCTTAACGAAAGCTATCGCGTATGTTGTATCCATCCACAAAGGTGAGACACTCCCTTACATGAATGAGATCTCTATCTGCCTGAATTACCTCGGTGCAGCTGAAGCAGTCGAGAGACTCAACCGAATCATTCACTCCATCATCATCAAGTCAGATGGTGACTCCAAAATCCATTAACCAAAAGGAACCCCATGGCACATAAAATGCAACCCTATTACGACTTGATTCGTAACATCTTGGCCAACGGCCAAGACCATCCCGATCGCACAGGCGTGGGCCGTCGCACTGTGGCTGTACCCAACCAGCTGCGCTTTGACATGCGCCCGATTGCAAACAAAGATGGCAGCACCACACACCCTTTGTGTTTGGACCCTGGGCGACTCTTCCCGTTCAAGTCGGCCATCTTGGAAATTCTCTGGATGCTCACAGGCAGCAACAACGTGGAAGATCTGCGTGACATGGGCGCCAAGGGCTTCTGGGAGAAATGGGCGTTTCTTCCATCGAACGAGCAACTTGATTGGTTCGTTGAAAACTCACAGCCTGGTGAAGAGCTGATCAACCGCATCGGCACCATCGGTCCCATGTACGGCCGGGTGTGGCGAGGACTAACAGCCCACTCCCGTACCGACCAATTGGTCACCCTGATCGACGAGATCATGACCAACCCGTTCAGCTCACGCCTGCGTATGGTCAGCTGGATACCCGATCTGATCCCAACAGCAGATCTGAAACCATGGCAAAATGTGGCCTCCGGAAAAGCTGCGCTGGCTCCTTGTCATGGCGACGTCATGGTCATCATGCTGCCTCCCGAGCAAGAGTTGGGTAAGAACCGCATGGTGCTTCGAATGGCACAACGGTCTGCTGACGTGATGGTGGGGCTGCCGCACAACATCGCCCAGTATTCGTTCCTGATCCATTTCCTCGCAGAGATGACAAACAGCGTGGCTCATGAACTGGTGGTGGTCCTGGATGACGCGCACATCTACCTGAACCACATGGGTGATGCGGCTGCTCAACTGCGTTACTTCAACGACGAATTTGAAGATTCTGTCATGTCATGTGGGCTGGTGTGTAAAAAGGACACCAACCTGATTCCGATCGGTTTCGATTTACAAGGCCTTCCATTATGGCTTACTTCTGATTTTTCTCTGGACACACAGGCGGTGCTCGACCGTGTGGCGCTTCCGCACGTCATCAAGAACGTGAGCTCCATGCTCACCAATGAAGATGGGCCATCTGACTACACCATAACCCATTATGACACAGTCAGGGCTTTGAAATTGACGTACCCTGTGGCTGTCTAAACCGCGTTCTGTAACACCAGGTGCACCATAGCTTATAACTATGGTGCACCTATGTTTCTTTTTTTATGAGGATTTAGCAAATGACCACTGCAACCAAACAACACAGAGAAGATATGGATCGTTACCTCTCTACAGTTCCTAAGGCTGTCGAGAAAAATTGCGAGGTGGTGTCGGCTGACGAAATTGGCCGTATACACATGGTGCATATCTCTACAAACACCAACATCAAGGCATTTATCCCCATGATGTCTGGTCGTACCATGGACAAAGAGGATCGAAGCGTGGCCCGTGTCTGCGTGGCACCAGAGCTTTTGTCGGCCATGATGGGGTATGGAGCAGCGTTTTACGAAAGCACTGTGCCCAAACTCAAAAAAGACGATGATCCCAAGTGGAAGAACGGTTACCATATCTATGGGCTGCCCTTCGAATACGCATTGCGGCCAGACAAAAAGATACTGCCTGATGCCAACATGACCAACGAGCACTGGCTGGTGTCGTACAACAAAGACACCGCCGAGTACAAGCCTGTGGATCTGGGCATTGTGTTCTATGGTGACATCGCAATCAAACGGGGTGCTAATTTTACCGTGGATACCGATGTAGAGCTGTTTATCCGCGTCGACCACAAAGATGGTCTGTGGTTCACACCTCACCAGCACCTGGCCAAAGGTTTCTGGTATTACAGGGGTTACGATGCCGGTAGCATCAGAAACTACAACGGCACCAAAACTGTCAAAGCGGTGCCTATCGAAGAATCCGAGTTCATGAAAAAGAAACGTGTGGTGGCAGCCACGTTGTCGGATTCAGAGCGCCTTTTTGCTACGCCCAGTATCCTGAGCAACTGGCGCTAAGAGTTCCTTTTACCATTGCAACCTAGGAGATCATAATGACGAAATTTGTAGCAGGATTTTTGTTCAGCCCAGACTACAGCCAAGTGGTGCTGATACGCAAAAATCACGGTCCCAACGACATGGCCGGCCATCTAAACGGTATGGGTGGCGAGATAGAGGAAAGAGACAATGGGCGCCCTGAGGTAGCCATGTCACGGGAGTTCCTTGAAGAAACCGGTGTCTACATAGACCCTGAGTTGTGGAACTGTTTTCACGAACAGCAGTTTGGTGAACACCACGTGACGTTCTTTAAGGCGTACTCGGGTTTATTCGACAAAGTGGCATCGATGACAGACGAGGTTGTCGGTATATACAAAACACGCAGTGTGGTCCTTGAGCCTACTCTGAAATGCTACCACGATGTCCCTGCTTTGGTAAAGCTTGCGGTTAACTCGCAGCCACTCTACCGTTACCCTGTTCTTACACCGGTTATGGCTTATCTCGATATTGACTTTAAGCTGAAAAACCTAATACGTTAGAATCAAAGCAGATATTCATTAGTCTGTCTCTAACGATAATCGATCATATATACCTTAACTGACACTCTGGCTGATAGTAGTCAGTTAAGTCGACCTCAAACCTGCCCTGACGCCTGGTCAACAAAAAGGGATTATTGAGTAGCGTTTAAATTGCCAATCGGTAGTACGTTATTCACAGGAGATTAACATGCGATACGCTCAACAACAATTGACAAGGGAATATATCCAATCGATAAAAGAGGAGGCAGGCCGCATCGAGGACAACTGTATTGATTCCCGAGAAAGGGATGAGTGCAGCGTCTACGGATGTGGAGGATGCTCCTTTAGAGGAGGAGAGGGGGTATTCTATGCCTACCTTGACAGAGTGGGCAAAGTGCTGACCAAGGCAGAAGGGCATGAGTCAGCCCTTTATTTTAATAGGGACGGTGTTTTCACTGCCGACCCTTATTACAACGAGGATGTCTACCGTATAACTGCGGACGACAAAGGCAATTTAAGCTACAGAAAAGTATGACTAAAACCACACTTGCCTTAAACAGCAAGTGTGGTTTTTTTTTCTAACTTGTGGCAACTGGCTTATCTTCAGTAACCTGCGCGTAAACAATTTCAATCACATATACTTCAACTGACACTCTAGCTAAAGTAGCTGGTTGTGTCGGTTGCAGATCGCAACAAAGGGTTAGTCTACACCCTGCACAAAAGGACAAGGAGTTAGATATGAAAGTTTTGAACGCGTTCTCGCTGAACATGCTGGCCACGTTTCCTTGCTCGGTGCTCGTCTCTGAAATCAACGTCGGGGCAGCGAAGGCTTTTCTTGAGGCCCGTGGTGTGGACTCCTACGTCGGCCACAGCAGCACGGCGTCTGTCTTCACCGAGCAGCTCGGAATTGAGATCCCATGCATTCGTGGCACCGCCACCATCTATGTTGGCGAAGTGGCGTTGGTTGGGCAGTACAGCGGTCCTCGGTTGGACGAGGGCGCCACCGTCCTGCCAGAGGGTGCCACCATCAAATGGTTCCTGGTCTCGCCGCGTGGATTGGCGGTCGGTTTTTAACCGACGACTTACGTCTACATGGGCAGCAAACCCCGTGTAGACAGGGGCGACCCCATGCGTCGCCGTTTTGCAGGTACACGCTAAACCTGTAGTCGGCAATATAGCCGCAAAGCCTCGCCATCTGGTTACGATGGTGCTGGTTAATTCACCCAAATGGCACACCATCATGAACACCTTTAAGATCGGTATTTCGTTAATAGCGCTGGGGCTGATTCTCAAATCAGCGGTGCTGGTAAGGAATCTCCTCGTGGAGGAAGCAGACACCAGCAAAACCCAAGACCAAAATCTCGTGGGCGCCACCTCAGGTGGCGGTGAAAAAAGCGCTGACGTGACAACAATTCACTTCGGAAAATAAGGAGGGGTGGCTATCGGGATAGCGACGCAGAACGCGTTTATACCAATAGCTACTTCCATCCGGCCCCGAGATCCACTGCGTAAGTGTGGTTTTTTTTTCGTATAATGAGGGGTTTGTAAGAGTTCTGGACTACATATACCTTAACTGACACTCTGGCTAATAGTGGCTGGTTGTGTCGGTTGCAGATCGCAACAGAGGTCGTCTGTACCTTGCATAAAGACATGGAGATTTACATGAAGCTCTTGAAAGACTCTCAAGCCACAACGTGCACACAGTCGCCATTATGGGTGTTCGTTGGCCCACAAAAAGAGGTGAAACTGTGACCATCAAGATATTTGCCGACTGCCGAGGGTATTCGCCTCATGACCTATGGGTGGCTATTAAACCTCTTGTGCTTAAGAAATCACAAGGGGTCCCTATGCAGGACATAACAATATCTTTTGTAGATGTTCCCAATAGCGCCTATATGGAGGAAGTAGTGACCCATGGCAAAGCGCTCGTCAAGGATGAGTGGCTGGGTAAGCATTTTGCCAACGTTGTGCTGGTGTATAAACGCACCGGGAAAGAAACCTATCTGCAACACAATCCACAAAAGGAACAGACAAAATGAACTATACGGACCGACTGATCGCTATCATTGCTTCCATCATCGGAAGCAACATGATCTTAAGCTGGAGTTCCTGGCAAGCTGCCAAGAACGTCAAGAGGCCGGCTCTGGATTGCCCGAACAGAGAGCAGGAAGAGGACTTCTGGTTTGAGTACATCGAGTTCACAGCTGCACAAGCAGCTGCACAAGCAAGAGCCAACTTTGTACTGGACAACATCACCACCATCGCTTATGGCTGCACGTCCGAAGATATTGTACGTGCAGCCCTCGAAGTTCGGCTGAACATCAAGTGTGCTTGGCCAAAAGACCCACACAACGACTTGGTCCCATGGGCACGATGCATGATCAGAAGGATGAATAGTCGCACCAGGTGGGTGTCCGCATCCAGAAATCCAATGATCGAGCTTGAGCACGTGGGCGACATCGTTTACAACGACGCTCTGGGGCATTGGAATGCCCGCAACCCAAGGAAAAAGTTGGAGATGCATACGGTCACTGGAAAGCCCGCTATCTTCACCAGTCCTTTGGACGCATTGGATTTCTTGCTGAAGAAACGCAAGTCTTTGCCGATGCCACCATTGGGTTAACCCTTAGGAGAAGAAACCCATGCCTGTGCATACAAGGTTTCTTCTCCTACACCTTTGATGACAACTAAACCAGCAGTGGTTTAAAATGTCAAGTGACAGAAATCAAGTAGTTTAACAGGAGCAATAAATGGATTTTATCTGGACACTCGAAAACCCCGCAAAAGCCACCTTGGGGGATGACAGGCTGTTGTGCTGGAGCAACTGGGGCAAGGCAAACGGCCTGAGTAATCTCAGGTGGCGCGACACCAACCCAGCTTGGTCCCTGGAGTACGAGGAGGTGTGCTGTGTGGCCAAGGTGCGAACAGAAGCATTTCTGGAAGGGATCGGTGTGATTAAGACACCACAGGAGTTTGTCTTTGCTACCAAGTTGCGTCTGAACACATTCTGGACCTTACCAGACAAATCCCACAAGCAACTGTTGTGGTATGCGCACCGGTTCATCCGTGAAATGAATTCCAACATGGAGTTCAGCATGAAAGGTATCGGTGCTCTGATGCCCGACAACCGCAACGACCAAATTTTGCATCCGTCGTGGCAGTTGCTCAACCAGTACGGTCATGTGGAAGTCGATATCGACCACAAGACAGTGACCACAACGAATCCGCTGAAGGCCATCAACTACCTTCTGAACAAACGCAAGCACCTTCCTGCGCTACCAATCTCCATCGAACACCACCTGAAAGACCAGATTCCTATTCTGAAACTTCAGGATCTTCCTTAACACCAGGACACAACCATGAAGAAACAAATCGACTGCACGGAAAAAGACTGGTCCGAACTGTGCATTCCTATAGACAAGGCCATGACCAGTATCGTCGATGGCATAAAAAACAAGTCCAGCGACGACCATACGCTGCAGATCGTCCTGGAAAACATCTCTGCCCAGATGGTCTACTATGTCACCTTCAACCTGATCGCACGCTCCGATCTGCCGATAGTCGTGACTTTTCCAGATAAACAAACATGTGTTCTGGATATCGATTTTGGGCAAACGACCGGCTCCAAGTACAGGATGAGTTTGGATTGCTCAGCCATAGGTGTCGAGCAGTGCAGAAAAGCCATCCGGCATCTTCTGCATACGTTCGTTATACCCTCTCTCAGCGTGGTGCGGGAGGTAGAGATACATCTGATGAATACCCCGAGTGAGTTTTTCCGAGACATTCTGCTGGATAAGCTGAATGTAGACAAGTCCCGTGGTATGCTCGACATGTACCGCATGAACGGTGTCTGGTTCACCATCGTGGAATCCTACCTAGGTGACCCAGCTCGTACCGAGAAAAGATTCCCTCACAACTTTCTCAATTAACCATGGAACAACCAACCAAAGCCATCACCATTCCTGTAAACTGCCGGGGTTTCACACCTCAGAAATTGTGGGAATACCTTAACCCTACCTTGCTCATGAAGGCGACCCAACATCCTCTCGTGCCGCAAGTTATTTTGCTTGCCGATGTGCCTGATGCCTGCTACCTCAAGGAAGTACAGGCTCACGGTGGATTGTTCTTTGCCGATCCAGACACCGCAAAGTTATTCAGCTCCGTGACCTTGAAGAAAAAGGTCGGAGAAGAATTCCATCATGTGGGGTTCTGGCCACAAAACAAAGTCTAGAAGCTACAGAGGTTAAGAGCGCTACCTCCTTAAAAGGCGCTGTATTTTAACAAGTCGAGGATCAAGAATGTCGAATACTGACAAACGTGCATGGGTAGATAACTCCTTGTATGCGGTGAAGAACACCGCAACCATCGAGAAGATGGTGCAAGCGATGCTGAAGAAAGCCTCGTTTGTCTTCATGGATACACCTTGCTGTCGAAAAGACGCGCTCGTCAGCAAGGCGGGCATGTTCATGACGGGTAGCCTGTACCTGAATCACAACAATGAGCTGGTGTTCAGGAACTTTCCGAATCAAAAGAAGAGTGATCCGGACTATTGGCCTGTCCCGGCGTCCAAGACCATGAACCTGGCTGCACTGAGCCACAACAGCGTGGATCAGATTCTGGTGATCGACAGTCTGCAGTTCAAGGATCGGCCAGAAATCCACAGCGTAGAGTCGCTGTGGAAACGGCTACCCAGCATGAACAAGTCTGTATCCCACTCCGATATTTGGGAACGCGTAGAAGTCTATTTGTTGGACAAATCCGGCAACAGGATTACCTCCTGGACACTGCTAGATGACCAGACACCACACGACCCGAGGCCGGTCGACTGGTCTGTACAACCACGAAGGGCTGCACCAGAACGTGGCGGTATGATGACGCCGCTGGACCATATGGCCAGGGAAATGAACGGGTTGAACACAAGGAAACGGTACATAGTTCGCTAAGTCAACTCGGTAACAGACACTCAGACACCACTGTAGTGAGCTTACGCTCACTACAGTGGTGCTACAGCCTACTCAGCAGGCTGGTGTTTTTTATTCGCGTGTAGTGTTCCGCAGCCAGCTCGCCACGTTTACCCATCACCACTTTCTTCACTTCAGAGTACTCCACCACCCCGTGTTTCAAATACACCATGAGGTGAGGTACAGTGGGTGCGTACTTGGTCTTGATCTCATCGTAATTTTTTCTTTTGGGTACTTGCTTGAAGAACTCCCTGGTTTTACCCTGGAACATCTTAACGCAATGCTCTAGTTCCCTTACCGTTGTACCCACGTAGCCTTTCTCATCGTAAGCTGCTTTCAACCGAACATAGTACAGTTCATCGGAGAGAGTCTCGTCGTAGAACAGCTCTGTTTTCTCGGGCGACTCCACCAGCTCAAAATAGAAGTCCTTGAGATTGTTTGTTGGGATCTTGTACTGATAGACTTCCTTACCATCCTTGTAGAAGGCATGCTGGTGATGGTGCAGCGATGGCAGGATGTCGTAGGGTATGGGCTCCACAAAGAAACTGATGTGGTTATCGTAGTGCCGTAGATCGCTCGCAGGGACACTGATAGGTCCCTTTTGTGCAGCTCTACTTTTAAGGACATCAAACCTTTTGTCTGAGTAGTGGTATATGAACATCACCGGATCGAAGAATCCAAAGCTTGGTCTTCGTCGTTTGTAGGTACTGGTGCATTGGGCTTGGGTGGATTCTCCATATTTCCTCCAGGGTAGTGAACCAAAGAATAGCTGTCCCTATGGGTTTTCAGTCCCATATACTTTAACTGACACACCCACTAACAGTGGTGGAATTGACAACGGGTGCATCCTACAGCACCCAATCAGGTACGGTACACACCTGATTTTTAAGTGTACCACAACAGGAGATTTCATGTCAGCATTCAGCCAAGCGTCAACGGGTCCTTTTCTCGAAGTGCATAACTTCGCAATGGGGCCACAGGGTCCCATCAAAACCTACCTGCCAGGAGCGCCGGTGGGCACATACCGGTTCGACTGCACCGTGCAATCACCAGGCAAAAAAGCCACGTCGGTGAAAGGCGTGGTGGCCATGCATACCCCACAAGGGGTGTTGCTGACCACGGTCCGTTACACGAAACCAGGCAATGTCTGGGTAGTGGAACGGACCCCTGGCGAGCCCATCAGTATCGATCACCCAGAGGTGTTTGATTGGCTGTTATCGCCCGTAAAGGCACCACTGCCTCCCACCGACGTGTGGGACGGTTTAACGCCGTTATATAACCACCGCATGCTGTTGCGGTGGAAAGCCATCAAGACCCAGTTCGACAAGGACCCTCAGGACTTTATCGAGCCAGGGTTCTACAACCGGGTTCGCGAGAAGACCCAGACAATGGCCTATGACAAAGGCCATCCTTCGTTGGGCTGGTCCACGTATTCGGACGTGGACTTCAAAGGTCGCTTGTTTGTTCTCATCGAGAACAAATGGGTGGTCGTGGGCGTTGAGAAAGATTCTGGCAAGGGGTCTGTCTTCTTCTCAGAGGACGACAGTGTCCTGGATTTCATCGGCGAGAGCCGCTGGATGTTCGTGGGCATGGCGGACGAACATCATGGCTTTCGGGCCTTCCGTTTGCACAATGACGTACGGCCCCAAGATGACGATGCCGTTCGTGATGACGGCGACATGAACCAGATTCATGAAAGCAGTGTGGACTAAATATCTGTGATAAAGAATCGCCAGCTACCCCTCACAGGGTGCTGGCGATTCTTTTTTTTTGATCGTGGATGGAAAAAAGTAGGGGGGTAGACACAAACCACGGCGACTGATCGCGGCGGTTTAGATCCACCCCCCTATAATGGCGCAGCGTCCAATGCGCCTAGGAGACCGAGGTGCGATGACCCGTTTTCAACGCACCTCACACTATTTAGCGTCTGTACCCTAGAACATCAGAAAATATCCACGTTGCTGGAACCAGAAATAGAGCTGGGCAGCTTATCGAAACCAGCCATCGTCTCTTCCGGAAGGTCGTAAGGTATGGGCATACCACAGTCAGGCATCTCGTACAGGAAGTATTTCCATGTGTCGTTTTTGATCACAGTGGCTTTTCTGTCTTTGCCTCGGCCTATGTTCAGATAGGTCTTACCCAGATGCTTGACGATGTGCATCCAGATCTCGACATCAAACTCTTGACCCAGTCGCTTAGAGCCATCGTAGTAGCTGCGGTTGGACACTTCCTTAACCAAAGCGTAGTCGGGTGTGCCTGATTTCAGAAGTCCGATGGCCTCGGTTGACATCTGGTGCATGTTGTGACCACATGTGTTCTTCATCAAATAGAAGGTACGAACGCGCCGCATCAAATCACGGATGTCTTCGCCCGCTGTACCGCTTGCGCAACCTGCCTTGGACATCATGTTCAAGTAATCGGTGGTGCACAGCTCTACCACATAGCCTTCGGCTTCGAGCTCCAGGACCTTGTTGAAGAGAGAGCGGTACGACCAGTTGCTTGGATCGACCTGCAGCATCATCACAGAGAATCCAGTCCTGGTAAGGCGACTCATCACGAACTCGGACATCTCTTCCTTGGTGACCGTCTTGGAGAGCTGCTGGACGTCGATCGGTACCCTGCCTTCTGAGTACTTCAAGAACAGATACAGAAACAACAGGTTGTTGTTCATCTTGTTCTCAAACGAGATATGAATAGCCAAGGGTTTCTTGTTGGGTATCTGCGTATAGGGTTTGTTGGCCATGCACTGCATAGCGAATACCGACAGACCTTCGCTTGACTTGTAACTGTGCTGTAGCGCACAGGAGTTGTTCAGACCCACCGACATACCACCTTGCAGCATGCGATCAAAGCGCTTCCACAGGGTCTTGTAGGTGCGGCTGCCTTCGAGCTCCTGACTCACCTGTCCAAACACCTCAGCGGTCTCTGCTTTCAGAGAGAAATTCACCATGGAGATAACAGCAGGGTCCTTGGCGGTGGTCACAACAGCCAAGGGTTCTAACTCACCCAGCATCTTCGTGATGAATTCGCTGGTATTGGGGATGGTATCTCTTTGAAAGCTCCACTGGTTGTGAAACTTCCGGATGGTCTCGCCCACAAGCTGATCTTTGGACCACTGGTAGATGTACTTGCGAATAATCGTAATAGACCTGCGACACGGACCATCCGCGAGAGTCTCCTCCAAGCTTTTTCGGATGGCTGAAAACATCATCTCGTCATGTTCTGTGATGATCCGTATGCGCTGGAGCATATCCTGCAAATCCAGCTCATCGTCATCGGAACGGTTGCATAACTCAAGCACCATATTCTTGAGTGCGTAAATCATCTCTCGCTGGGCACTCTGTCCAATCGAGACTTCTGGAATCACCACCTTCTCCATGGTGGTCCTGACCAAGTCGTTGGACTTGTCGCCCAAGTCGGGCACTTGTGTTTCCCGGTACATCAACGTAAGGCATTTGGCCAACAAGGCCTTGATCATGGATTGTGGTTGGGACATCGAGGGGTTTCTCCTGTGATAAAATGACGACTGTGTTAAATTGTTTTAGGTGAGGATACCTGGAGCCGCAAAGCAACATCGATAAGATGGGGCTCTTATCCTAAATGGTGAGCAGTGTGGCACTCTATCTGGTTTGTCAAATCATTAGCCACCGTGATCACTTTTTCCGACCTTGTTCATTAAAGGAACTCATGTCATGAGTATTCAACTTCAGAAAGGTGTTCCGTGGGCAGTAACACCTGACAACTACGATCGTGTCAAAGCCGTGCACATGAGCAACCGCTTTGTGATCTGTGTGCCAGACTACATTTTCACGCACCTGCAAAAAGAAAACGTACGCCCAGAGTCCTTCAACCGGTACGAGGAAGTCAGACCCTATCTGTCCGGCGACGACTTCGTTAACTGGAACAACTTGAACAACGAGTTGACTGTGCGCGGCAGCAAGGTCGCCGTAGGGTCTTTGTTTGGTGAATTCTTTGGTGATGCCGTGTTCCGAACCAACAAAGAGTTGGCTCAGGAGTTCGCTACCAACATCCAGCCTATGCTGAATGCACCCAGAGATATGACGTCTGGGTTCGACTTCATGGCCTTACAACCAAATGGTTTGGATACAGAGTGCAAATTCTGCCTGACATCCAAAGGACTCATCATACGGGTACCCAAAGGTTTTTCTGTTACTTTGAATAAATTACAAGACGTAGCCGATCGATTCATCAAGCAATACGTCGATACCATGCACCGTCTGTACAGCATCAAGGACGTCGTGCTGCTTGATATGTATGGTACCTATCTTCGGGTCCTGGAGAAAGAGATCAGGTCCGGATCTTGATACTCAACACCACCTGTTACATAGTTTTCATATGAATGAGATGAGGAGGTGTGCTGGTCTGCACACGCTTCTTTTTGTCTCAGAAGTTCGAAGACTCTAAATCGTTTCGAAGCGCTGATCAGTTCACATCCACCATTTTTTTTTTGCTTCCCATCACTGAAGGAACTCCCATGAGCAAACTTGCCCAATTCAAGTCGATTTACGGTGCCCGTACCGGCATGTCGCACGAAGCCGCCATGATGACCCGCTTGGCCGCCGACATCTCCGCCCAGGTGGGCAAATCCTCGATGTTGCCCACCAGCTTGCGTGGCTCGGTGCTCGCCATCGAGTCCGCCGATGCTTCTGCTCGCGACAGCATCATGTCTTCCAAAGAAAACATGGGCGCCTCCATCACGGGCGTGCTCGGCACCAAAGGCTACAAGATCAGCGAACTGGCTGTCGAAGCCGCCAGCATGGCTGCCCTCATGTCGCAAGACCTGAAGTCGTTCTTGTCCCACAAAGACAACCGCATGCACCCCGTCGGTCGTGTCGAAAACGGCACCCAGTTCGACTACCATTCGATCGTGATTCCGAACCACCGCGACGGCATGGACTACCGTGGCCGTGTGTCATTGGCCACCGAAGCCTTCGATGAAACGAACAACCGCGACGCGGTGCTGTTCAACATCACCTACCAACTGGGTGCGGCCACGCAGAACAAGTTCGGCGAGACCATCTGGCCAACCATCATCATGGACCCCACGCGCAACGCCTTCGAGGTGGTTGCCGACATCCTGACGGTCTTTGATCGCGTCGAACACAAGACCGACGTCGCCCTCACCGACTTTGCGAAAAAGAACCTGATCCGCGCACAGGCCGATCCCACCATCCTGAAAAAGGACGCCAACCGCGCCATTCCGGTGTACCGCGCACAAAGCGCCGCTTTCTTCGTGCCCACCGCCGACCTGACGCCGCGCGACACCACCAACGGCGAAGAGTCCTTCCAGACCTCGATGCTGCGCACCCGCACCAACTTGAACTTCATCGGCCTGTCGCAAACGCCTCTGCAGCTCGCTGCCGGTGCTGCTGACGCCAGCTACTCGTTGGACCCCAGCATCAACGTGGACTACATCCTGATCAGCGTGACCGTTGGTGCCGATACCGACATTCTCAAGCTGCCTGTCAAGAATCTGCCCTACACGAACTTCACCCCTTCGGCACAGGACAACTACCGCAAGATGACGTTGAATGCCCATTCCACGTCGCTGGTCATCAACAAGAACACCAAGACCGCCGCCGGTGGCCCGCTTGTTGCTCTGGCTGCTGTTGCCAACCCTGCCAACGAGTGGACCCTGCGTCTCGAGTTCCGCATGACTGGCGACATCAACCTGGAAACCGGTTTCGGCTACATCGACGGCCGTGTCGTTGGCGTGACCACCATCGTGGACAAAAACAACCAAGTTCTGTCTCTGACGGCTGCCCCCCAGGCAACCGTGGTGAACGCTTTGGCCAACGTGGACATCGAAGGCTTTGAAGCCATTCCGTTCAAGACCAACATCAACCGCGCTCAACAGGGTCAGTTCATCGACATGACCCGTTACTACCAATACTACCGCGTGCCACTGCGCGGCCCGATCACCGCTCGCCGCCCAGCCAGCTTGGACGTGACCCAGGATGCATCCGACGTGCAACAGCTGGTGCAAGCCACCCGCACGATGCGCGCCAACGAAGCTGTGACGGCCCTGCTGGACCAGCGCGACATGATCAAGTCGTACTACGACATCCGCGACGAAACCAACCTGGGTCCTGACCTGCTGGGTATCGGTCGCTTCTACGTGCGTGCGACGTACCTCTCGGACGAAGTGGACATGCTCTTGACCGTCGACTCGCTGCGTTCTGCGCAGCGCATGGAAGACGTGCGCATGGGCTTGCTCAACCGCATCCGCAACATGGTGTACGAACTGTGGCGCACCAGCGAATACAGTGCTGCTTCCGAAGCCCTCAACGGCGGCGTGGTGACGCGTCCTCATGTGGTGCTGGCCACCGACCCCTACATCAGCCAGTTCCTGATGCAGACCGGTGACCCACGCACCATCGCCACCGATTTCGAGTTCGAGATCGTCGACACGCTGGACTACCGCATGCGCGGCCAGATCGCGGTGATCTTCTCCTCGATGGCAACTGACCGCACCGCTACGGTGGACCCACTGCAATTCGGTAACTGCTTGTACAGCACCGAAGTGGCCGTGACCGCCAACATCAGCCGTGGCAACACCTACACCAAGGAAACCATGGTGCAACCCCGCTACCTGTACATCGGCAACTGCCCGATCATGGGCTGGCTGACGGTCACCAACGTGCCCGAAGTGATGAAGAAAGTCACGGTCAACATGAGCTGATCACCTACCGGGTGATGCGATATCCCTCCCCATACCGCCACAAACGGTATGGGGAGGGTGTCGTTTTATCTGAGAGTTTCTTACTTATTAACTGCCGGACCAACAGTTTCTACTTCACATCGGAGCAGCCATGATCTTACAGTTACTCGACCGACCTATCGATCGCCGTATTGCACAACAGATCCAGAGAGCCACAAATAAAGATTACATACGTGCTTTAGAAGAGGCTGTAGCACAATACAGCGCGTACGGTGAATGGTCGCATCCACCTATGGCCAAATCACACCCAGTGGTTCATATGTCGCCTTTTGTTTTCTTTGAAGGAGCAGATATGAGACAAAAACTGGATATGTACCAATTTGTCACAAATCAACTTCTGTACAGCGGACCACCGTTTGGCTTTCATCCTCTGGAGTTCGGTGCCAAACGGTGGTATCCTGACAAAGTAAAGGTCGCCTACATTGAGACATCTAACGGCGCCCGTACTTCGTAAAACAAATCAATGGCATATACCTTAACTGACACTCTGGCTAATAGTAGCAAGGATGTCAGCCACAAGGTCGTGGTAATCACTTATAACGGAACTGGTGAAAAAATGAAAACCCTAATTGGCTTACTTCTGATGTTGCTTGTGACATCATCAATGGCGGCTACCAAGAGGATCTACATCAATGAACAAGATGTGATCATCGATGTCAAGAGAGTGCAAAGGGTGCTCATGTACCATGATGGTGCGTACGGCCTGTCACCGGAGGGTCGTATCATGATCTGTGACCAAGAGAACCTTGTTGTGGCTATGGGAGGGAAAACAACCTGCGCCAAGTGGGTAGAGATTTTCGATAAGAGAATCCCTGGGTACAAACTCAGTGGATTTAGTTTTGTGAGCTCAGGCTTGCGTCTTTTCTATAACAAGGAGTAATGATGGCAAAATTGATTGAGGCATTCAGGTCCGGTGTCCGCATAGAGAGCGGCATAACACCCGACATGCTGATGGGCGAGTTCATTGGCAAATGCCAGGTGGCTATGGCTATGCTGGAGTGGCAGTTTCCAGACAGCTACCCGGCCCACAGAAGGCCACCTACCCTGACCGCAGCGTCAATCGTCCCGACCGACAGAGAGAACCTAACACCGGAAACCATCGAGTTGGTGTCTCAGCTGCAGTCGTGGTTCAACATGAATGCCCAAAAACTCTCCGGGCACAAAAAACTGACTGCCAGCCGGTTTCCTCAGGAGGTCATCTATGGTGGTGATGTGAATCTGTGGCTGCAGATCACATCACGAACCAGGGACACCAACTGGTTTACTGCGACGGTTGCCTTTCACAGGGCACAATACAACAGGCTGAATTTGGAGCTTAAAACTGTGATCGATGTCAAGGCCCCAGGCCGCTGAGTTACTCTGGGAAATAGGGTGGTCGCACAAACCGACTCACCTATTTCCCAGTGCTTCTTTTTTTTACACATAACACACAAGGTGACCCGATGACGTCTGCTTTGAATCAGGATAAACCCACCAGTGCCGCTTCGGCTATGCCGAAGAAAGGGTTTCGGTACCCCAACTTTACGCAACGAACCGAAATAGGCATTTTTCTTTTCAACAATCCTGACCCAGGGTTCTATAGCGCTTCCCGGTCACTGGCCACAGCAGAAGGGTTTCTCGATCCTTCTTGGGTGACTAACAAAAGAGAAATGACTTCCAAGTGGCTGAAAAGAAACCATATCGTCAACATGGTGGCCGTCAGCATCAAACCAAATGTGTACAACTGCTTCATGCTGATGACCAACAACAGTGTCGTTGCAGCGAATGTACCGTTCAAAAGCTCAGAGAAAACGGATACGCGTATCAAAAACATCGTTACTGCTTTGTTTCGTCAGTGTGAGAAATCTTAACCCAACCTAAGGACAATCTGTCTATGTGGAAACTCAAAAAAGTCATCAAGCGCGACGGTGACACCCAGCCGTTCGATATCAACAAACTCAAGGGATGGGCCAGGTGGGCCAGTGTGGGTTTGAATTTGAACTGGGGCTCCAAGTTGTCCTCTGTGCTCAAAGACGTCGACCTGGAATGCATTCACACGGCCAAACTCAATGCAATGTTGATCGATAGCCTGGAGTCTTCTGAGGTCTACGACGAGCACGTGATGGCTGGACGACTGGTGGCCGCCGACATTCGCAAAGAGCTGTTTACGAACGGCGTGCTGCCTACGGTGCAAGCCAATTACGAGCGCATGCTCGCTGTCAAGTTGGTGGAACACTGGGACTTGAGTGCCGATGACTGGAAGCTGGTGGAAGCTACCATCGACCATACACGCGATTTCGAGATGACCAGCTGTGAAGTCAAACAGATTGTGTCAAAATACGCTGTAAAGAACAGCATCGACAAAAAAACATACGAGACCCCACAATTCGTTTACATGCGCATGGCTATCGCCCTATCAATCGGCGCAGAAAAGCTGTACAAAGCCCGTTTGGTGCGTTTGAATGGCATGCCCAGCGAACACGTGATGCCAAGCAAGCAAGAACTCATCGTGATGTTCTACGATGCGTACTCCATGAAGCGTTTATCGGCACCCACGCCGAACTATTTGTACCTGGGCACACCTCACCATGGGCTAGCTTCATGTTGTTTGGTGGTGGCCGGTGACTCCATCAACTCGATGGTGACTGCCGATTTGATCTCCACCACCATGACTGCCAGGTCCTGTGGCATTGGCTCGTCCATCATTGCACGCAGCGTGGGTGACCCTGTACAGAACGGTCGTGTCAGACACCAGGGCAAGATGCCCTATTACGAACACCGTGGCACAGGTGTGAAAGCCAACATGCAAGCTGGCCGAGGCGGCGCATGCACCGAGTACTTCAGCGCGTACGACCCAGAGGTCATGACGATCTTGGTGGCTCAGAACCCAGCCACCCCAGCAGACAAGCAAAACCGGATGATCCATTTTGCCAGTATGCTCAACCGCTTCTTGATGGAGAAAGCACTGCTTCGTGAGCAGGTCTTTACCTTCAACTGCTACACGGCACCCGATTTGCACGAAGCTTTGTACGACTCTGATCCGAACAAGTTCCGTGAACTCTACGAGAAGTACGAGAACGATCCGGCCTTCAAGAAGAACTATCTCGATGCAGCCAGTCTGATCACAAAGATGAACAGCGAGAGCATCGAGGTCTCTACGCTGTACTTGAGCTTCATCGACGAAGTCAACCGCCACACACCCTACAAAGAACCCATTCGTTTGGGCAACTTGTGTACGGAAGTGTACCAGGTGGCCAAACCCTATACCTCTTCCAAAAAACTCTACGAGTTCGATGAGAACGACGGTGAGGTGAGTATGTGCTCTCTGGGCGCTGTGGTGGAATGCAACATCGACGAAGACGACGACGCCACGTACGAGCAGATTGCTTTCTTGGGTTTGCTGCAGATCGACGTGTGTATTCACGAATCAACATACGCTTTCCCCAACATCGAGTTCACCGCAAGGAGCCGATTGAACGCGGGTTTGGGTATGATGGGCAATGCCTACAGCTTGGCCAAGAAGGGTCTGTCGATCACCACGGTGGAGGGCCTCAACAAAGTTCACCGTATGGCTGAGCGCCATGCGTACTTTGCGCTGAAAGCTTCTTTGAAGCTGGGTCGCATACTGGGTAATGCACCATGGATTCACAAAACCAAATGGCCAGACGGCTGGTCGTGGCTCAGTACCTACAACAGTAACACCGATGACATCCATTCACAGGCACTTCGATATGACTGGTATACCCTCATAGCCGAGGTGGTGGAAAACAAAGGCATCCGCAACAGCGTGCTGATCAACCTTATGCCGGGTGAGTCTTCATCCAAGGCTTTGGGTGTGCCTAACTCGGTGTACTTGCCCAAGAAGCTGCTGCTGACGAAGACCGACGAGAACAACTCACTGGCTTGGTGTGCACCACAGCCCAAGAACGACTACGCACAATACGAACTCGCTTTTGATGTCGACAACATTCACCACATCCGAATGCACAGCCTCTATCAGAAGTGGTGTGACAGCGGTGGCTCATTTGACACCTATGTGCGCCGCACGGGCGTAAACGCCGAGGGCGAAGAGTCTGGTGATGATGTCATCATGATGAGCCAAAACAAAATGCTCCTGGAGACTGCCGAGATGGTGCGTCTTGGCTGGAAGTCACGCTACTATGTCCATACCGAATCATTCACCAACGAAGACATTGGCGCCTGTGGTAGCGGCGGCTGTACTCTCTAAAGAAGGAAAAGAACCATGACCGATATCCTTACCCCGGTTGAGAACAAACACATCTTCAGTGGCCATGATCAGAAAGGAAAAATCAGTCTTTTCTTGGGCGAGAAGCCCGCTTTGGTCGATACGGTGAACTGTCAGTATCCGCAACTGATGCGGCTGTACTCGCAGCTTCGCAGCATGGACTGGCCTTTCAACGAGTTCCCTTTCCATATCTGCAACGCCCAGTTCAAAGCGGCCAAACGCAGTGACTACCAGGCGATGATCAACACGTTAGGCTGGCAATGGGAGATGGACTCTGTGGCTGCCAGGAGCATCATTGGTGTGGCAGCACCTTTCATCTCCAGCTCTGAACTCACTGTTCTGTGGACCAAGATCACCGAGAACGAGAACACCCATGCGTTGTCTTACTCGGAAGCCGTACGTTACAGCTTTGATGACCCCAGTGAAGTGAAAAATGCTGTGCTGGAGATCAAAGAAGCACAGGGGCGTATGAACGTGGTCTCCAGGATCATGGAAGAAGCTTACACCGTGGGACACATGTTGTCCCTGGGAATGATCGATCGCACAGACCCACGTGCCTACCGCGCGATCTTCATGTTCACGGTAGCCCTTTTGGTAATGGAGCGTGGACAATTCAACCCCAGCTTCGCCATTACGTTTGCCTATGCCAGTGTAGGCAGGTTTGTGCCTATCGGTACGATGGTGCAGAAAATCCAGGCCGATGAGTTCCAGATTCATCAGCGCGCAGACAAGGCCATTTTGCAAATCGAGATGGCTACCCCACGTGGACGCGAGTTCTTTGAGAGCAACAAGGAAGAGATCCGGTCTGTGATCGAAGAAGTTCGATCGACGGAATTGGCCTGGAATGCTTTCAACTACAAGTCGGTGGGCGAAGATCAGATTGCAGGCTGCCTCTACAAGTACCAGCTGGACCGGTTTGTGGACTGGAACATCGCCTCCATCAACGAGTTCTTTGGCTTTGAAGACAAAAGTGCTCCACAAGACAACGGCTTGCCTTCCAGTATCTTCAAGATGTTCAACATGAACAACATCCAGACATCTCCTCAGGAGCAAAAGTTTGGCAACTATTTGAAGGTGTCTGTCATAGACGACCGACCAGCTGTCTACGATATCACCAAGCTCCTGGGTCGTCGTCCGTAAGACTTCCTATCTACAGGTTACTCACATATACTTCAATTGACAGTAACCGACATCTATCACAGCGCGGGTTATTCCGTGCTGTGATAGATGATTTCATTTTGTTAAGCAAAGGTACAGCGTGACAACCATCATACCCCCAAGTATGGAGTACTCAACTTATGTTCAGAGATCAAAACTAAAGGACGCACAAAGGTCCCATTCCCATTCTTCGACAGGTTCGTTGTGTGTTTGCACCACGGTGGTGGAGAACAATACATCGCGCACCATCATGCTGATCGATCGTTCCGGGGTCGTGACCCCTCACGAACCTATCGCCAGCGGACTCAACATGATTGCCTTCAGCACGGACATCGTCACGATCAAGAAGATTCATGAATTCAGATCCAGATCCGTCATGGAATCCACGGTCAGGCTGCTGGAGAATTCCATAGGTGTGGCAGACAACGGTGTCAATGAACCCAGCCACGTGCTCAGACATCTGAAGGAAGTTCTCAGGAATGCACCGGCAGCTACCAACATCAGCATACAGCTGACATACGACATCGACATCAGTGGTTTGACAAACACGTCACCACGGCGCTACATCGAGAACCTGGACTTGGTGATTGACACTTACTTCGAACAGAGCTTCTCTGTTCACCCCCACAGCTCCAACGGGCAACATATCTCCAGCTTCCTGAAGTCTCCCAGGAGCATGGAGTGTCTACACATGGACATCGACATCATCGACAACAGCAACAGCATTGGTGAGCGATTTACAAACATACTGGGCCAGGTGGTTAAGATCACACCACGCAAAGACCCCAGCAAAGACAATGGCTTGCACCTTTCCATGTCGGGTCTCAACGACAAAGGCGAGCCTGGTTTCAGCAACGATGTTGTTGCGTTAGACAACATGCTCGATCTGAAGGTATTCCCGACAGCCGAACAAGCCCACGGGTATGGTAACATGGCTGAGAAAGTCAAGCAGAGCAATTCGATTCTTGAGGCCGAGTTGCACAGGGCTGCTCTGCAGGCCAAAGAAGAACACAACCGTGCCCTAAATGCGATTCAGGCCGATCGCGAACGAGAGAAGGCTGAGCATGAAGCACTTATTGCGCGCATTAAACGGGATGCGATCACGACCCAGGCTGCCAGCGACCGAGAGCACCAAGAAGCCATGAACAGGTTAAAACAAGAAGCTTCGATGGCTTCTATCCGAACCGATTCCGTGAAAGACACTGCCTCCATCGAAGCTGCCCGCCACAAGGCAGCGATCGAGGCTATTGTGGATGGGATCGATATTCACCACAAAAAGTCTGTGCGCGACATCGATATGGGCACAAAAATCATAAACGCAATCCCTGCTATGGTCAGTGGCGCAGCTGCTGCTGTGATAGCTATGAGACTCCTGGGTGATAAATCTAGCTCTGGTCTGGGAGATGTAAGCTTCTCGCCCTTGTCCGGTATTGGAGGATCGTCATGGTGAATCTAATGTTTGACACAACGAGAAAGAAAGGACCATGAGCAGACTGTTCAGAAAATGTGTGGACCACAACACACCTCAGATCAACAAAGACATCACACGGGGCATTGCTTCCAAATTTATGGAGGAGGCATTGCCATACGTGAGGGAGAGTTTTCAGTCTATCTCCAAAAGCTTCCCACCTTGTTTGAAATTCAAGGACATTGAGTCCTGTACTCCTGCAGAAGAGTTTGCTATCGCATCTAAATTGCGAGACAACAAACGGACCTACGACTTAGCCAAATCGACGATCTACATGGTCAAAGTGATCATCGAGTTCGACGGCGAGGAGCTCAAACCCATCTACATGTACATGCCCTATGTGTTAGAAGGCAACTCACTGGTGCTCAGTGGTGCTTTGTACCACGTGACTCCTGTTTTGTCCGACAAAGTGATCTCGCCTGGTTTCGAGTCTGTGTTCATCAGACTGCTGCGCGACAAGATCACTGTCAAGCGGATCTACCACACCTGTATGGTGGATGGTATACTGACCAACACCCATGTGGCCTACGTGCGTCTGTATCGCAAACCCAAAGACATGGTCGAGGTCGCTGCCACCACCAAAGCAGCCACCATCATCAACCATTACCTACTGGCCAAATATGGCATGACAGGTGTCTTCAAGCGGTATGGAAAGACCGAGGTGTATGTGGGCAGCAGCGATGACATCAACAATGTCAACTACCCACACGAAGAGTTTGTGATCGTGTCCTCCACCAAGGGCAAACCCATCACTTGCAAAGACAATCCTTACACACCCAGCGATATCTGCATAGCGATCCCCAGGAAGAACTGGAACAACACAACCAAAGGGTTGGCTACGGGTCTGTTTTATGTGATTGACCATTTTCCTAGCCGCTTTAAGCCAACGATCAAGTACATGGACGATATTCCACGGTACCGCCATTTGCTTGGCGAGATCATCAAGAGCGGCTTGTATGGCCTGGACAAATTGTCCGAGGTCGCTGATGAACACATGCTGAACATCGAAGAAACGATGGATACACGTGTTAGAAAGCAACTCAAAGAAATCGGCGTGTCTGTCGAGAACTTCTATGACCTGCTGTTTCACGTGGGTGACAAGTTCAACACTTACGTGATGGATGAAGGCAACACCATCCTGAGCATGCATGGCAAGGCACTGGAGGTCGTCTACAACCTGTTGTTTGACATCACCAGCTCCATGGTCACTTCGCTGTTCAAGATCAGCAAGCACCAAGGCAAAAGCAACCTGACACCTATGATGGCGTCAGAGATATTCTCCAGAACCATGACCACAGGCAAAGTGTTTGGTCTGGCATCTGGCAAAAACGTCACGGAGCCCATCTCTTACTCTGGCGACCATCTGTACCTAAAGCTGGGGTGTAAGATCACGCACCAGGAAAATGTCCCTCGCAAGAAATCGGACGGTGGGAAGAAACCCAGAGCCACCGTGGGTGTAGCGCAGCATTTCGATCCGTCGTTTGCTGATTGTGGAAGCATGTTGTTTTTGTCGAAAGAAGACCCAACACCGTCCAAGCACCTAAACCCTTTTGCAAAGGTGGACATGATGACAGGTACTCTTGTCCCTGATCCAAAATTCAAGAAACTATTTAAAGAGCTTGCACACAAGCTTAAACACGAGGACTGAAATGAGTACATTGAGCAACTGCCCTGCGGACCTGAAACCATTTCTGCAGAGGATCATGAACGCGGTGGCTACCGACGTCACGAACCGAGCTCGCAACAACGGCGCACGCGAGATCATCCACCGAGAGCTCTCGGCCAACGGCTGGAATAACGCTTACATGGAGCTGAGCGTGCGCATGGCCTGCGTCATGGTCACACGCACTGTCATTTTGCTGAAGCAGAAGAATCAGCAGATGAGCGAAGAGCAGATCATCAACGATGCGGCGCAAACTGCCAATGCGCTGTTTCTGTCGTTCATCGTCATGTCGGAACCTTCGGTGAGCAACATATCGTCACAAGAAGTCCTGCAGTCGTCGCGCAACAATTTCGACGTTGCGCGTGCTATCATCAATGAAGCCAATACCATGTTCGGTGTGGGTGGCAACAGTGGTGGGTTCGGTGGATCGTCGCTGATGAATATCGGTGGAGGGGGTGGTATTGGAGGCGCAGTAGGGGTGTCCAACAGCCCCTACGCTATCATCGCCAACAGCATGGGGGCCGAAAACAAACCCAGTGGCTTTGGGTTTGGTGGTTCTGTTGTGACGGAGACGCCGCTGAGTCAGATCACAAGTATGCTGCCTGGTCTTGCTCAGGACGATCTGAAAGATCACCGTGGTGGTATCGCAAACACCGTGACCACCATCGACCAGGTCAGCACCGGCAGCAGCCTGCCTATCTTCGGTCAACCGGCCGCTCAAGCAACCCAACAAGCATCCGCTCCCAATTCGACCAAACCTACACAAAAAGTCACCATGAACAACGGTACCAATGAACTCGATCGTCCTGCTCTGAAAGTCTTCGGGCAGACCATGGATGTGGCTGAGTGTCTGACTGACCTGGAAATCAGTGTGATGGATCTGGCCAGCAACAAGAAAAACTTGTGTGTCGACCACACAGCACACTGCATCGGCCTGCCATCTGCGGTGAGCACCGCTTTCGCTGCGCACTACAACTACAAGCTGGGCCGTGCATCGACCCACAAGGTGAACGTCAGCCGGCCGTTTTACGTCACCCCGAGCATGAAGAACTGGCTCGTGACTGTGAAGTCAACGGCAACATCGGCCAAAGCACTGGAAACCAGCTTGCAACAGACCATGGAACGTGTCTGCAGCAATCGCGACACGGCCAGTGGCACCAAACTGCATACCATCTTGAGCGCTGTGACGGTGATCAACAACGTCGCTGCCGACATCCTGCGGTCGGTGACCAAGGCATACTCGCCTGTCCAGGTTAACCTGGACAGCTTCATTGGCGATCTCGATGACGCCATGAAGTACATCAGTACCAAAAACTCTGCGTTCTACAAGAACTACGAGATGGATCTGGACTCACGTATCGTCACCGCCATCTCGTTCATCGGCAGTGACACCAAACCTTTGGTCAGGGTTCAGGGCGATGCTGATGAATCGGACCGGGTGGAGGTGGCTATCTCGTATCCGGTCTCTATCACCACCATCGATCTGACGGCCTCGGAGCTGGGTTACAACCTGCCTTTGCTGGGACCCAAGCGTCAGATCGATGCATCTACGACACCCGTCTTGTTCAAACTGGTGCGCGCTGTCAATGCAGCCAAATCGCCTCGTGAAGAAAAAACCATGGGCGATACAGTGTTCGACTACATCGCTACTTCCGACGGTGTTATCTACGAGTTCGACACGATCCTGACGCCCGAGGGCGAAGCCAATCGCTTCATTCGCCGGGTGATCTAAATCCAGCATACACTCCACCCCAACAGCTACAACAGGCTGTTGGGGTGGAGTGTATGCTGGAGTGTTTTTTTTTTTGCTTAGAGAGCAGGTAGACCGTCGGCATTGCTGCCATCGGCTGTCTCGATGCCTGTGGCTTCTTGTGTAGCAGGACCCACAGACGAGAACTCACCTTCCTCACCACCCTCAGGAGAAGCCGATGCATCGGGAGCTGGATTCGTCATTTTGTTGACTTTCTCCATATCCAAGGCTGTCGCCAGCCTCAGTGGCACGTAGTTTTTATGGAAGTCGATGACACTGGCAGCCAGCATCTCAAAGTGAGATTTGTATTCTTCTGCCAGGTTCAGTGTAGGTTGGCTCTCTTCGTTGGTGGAGATGATCTTGAACAGTTCAGGCAGACTGTTGTTACCCACCAAAAACTCACGCAGCAAATAGTTCTTGTAAGCCGACTTGAGCATATCGATTTTGTTTGCCCAGTCACCAAGCATGTCAGCAGGCAAGAACTCACTGGAGATGACCGTATCAATGGCTTTGTCAATGAAGCCCGAGTATTCGTTAAAGGACTCGGACTGAGACTTGATGGTTGTCTCTGACGGCGTAGGTAGCTTGACTTCTTGGTTAAGCAGAAAAGCCTCGTACATGTTCTCCCAGAACATGGCTTCGTTTTGCTCAATGAGCACCTTGGCTTCGTCATCCAGCCGATGCACGATATCGGCTTTGTTGGTTCGGAAGATCTCAAGGACCTCGTCTTTCATACCGGGGTCGTACCGCATCATCTTGCGATGGAAATCGGTCATCAAAGGACACAATGCGTCTTGAATGACCTGCACGCGTTTAGCGAACATGATGCTGTTGTTGGAGACCGTCACCGCAAAGTTAGATCCACGGCTGTCGTCGATTTGCTCTGGCGTCAGACCAAAAGCCAAGAATGTTTGTACACGAAGCATCTCGTCGAGGTCGTCTTCTGGGGACACGCTCTTGACGCCAGCGTCGCTGGTGAACTCATAAGACACATCTGGGATAGCTGGATGGTTCTCAAAGCTGAGCTGAATACCTGCAGACTGCACCCACCGTGCCAGCTCTGGCATAGAGTTCGTACCAAAGGGCATGACGTTGGTCATCATGTCCATGATCTGACTGACCGATTCTGCAATATGACCTTCTGGATCTGGATCACGTGGATCGAGTTTGAGCTTCACATTGCGGGCATTGATACTGTTACGCACCCTGGCCATGATCCTGGCAAACAAGATGATGCCACGAATAGAAGTCAGCATCTTGACTTCGTCCAGGTAGCTCAGACCGATACCATTGACATCGTATTTGATGGCATAGTAGGTGATCAGCTCTTTGGGCACGTACACCAAGCGTGTGAATTTGCCCGAGAGGATACGGAACAGCATCACCCGGGAAGCATCTTCGGACAGCTTGACATCCAGATCGCGCTTGTAGCGACCATGGCGCAGCTTCTCCACAATGTTCTTCTCCACCAGCGTGGATGTGAACTTCGTGACATGAGCCAGTGTGAGCTTCTTGTTGTCGCCAACGATTTGGCCAGCTGCTCGGTTAAGCAGCCCACCGGCCAGATTCTCAGAGTTCTTCTGATCTGCTAGCAGTGTGGTGATGGTATCGGCGGATGTGAGTAGAGAGGTTTCTGAGACAAAGCTGCCATCGGCATCCACCATCAGAATGTAGCCCTCGGCTTCATTTTCTCTGCCTGGAATACACACAGGGATACAGCCCCGTGGGTGGATCTTCATCACCAGGGGACTGGTGGCTGATTTTCTTTTGGCGTTGCTCGGATCACCAATCGTGATGGTGGTCTGAACCTTCTGATTGTTGCCTTTGAACACCAAGTTCTTGAACTCTTTGTGAGGAATCACCGTATTCCTGGCCCCACGAGCACCGTCTTGGATGCTTTCTGTCACCAGCCTGGACGTCATGGCAGACGTGATGGCTGGAATCTTCAGAATGTTGTAGTTGTCGTTGAGCTCCACCAAGCCCTCAAAGACAGGTACACGTTTGCCTTCCACCACGTCGTACATCAATGGATCGTACGAAGGAGCCGCTGGTGCCTGAAGCAAAGATTCCAGCGCCAGCCTGGGTGTCTTACCCTCCTTGGGTGCGTCACCAAAGAAACCCAAGGGCGCAATCTTGACAGGATCGCTGAGCGACTTCCTGGGTGAGAACAAAGGCGATGCCGATTCCAGCGACAGCGTTGATCCGCCGTTGATGATTTCATCCAGCAGGTTTTCTGGCAAGATAAGGTTGATGTGAGAGCCCTGATCAAACGTAACATTTCGGATGATGTCAGGCAACTCAGCTTTCAGATCGTATTTTTTCGTGAAATACGACTCAATGGCTTGAGTCAGTTTGGTTTGCACCGCAGGCGGAAACATGCTTTCCACGGGCTTAAAGTGCAGCTCCTTGGTCAACATATCCTTTGGCGACTGGACAGATGCCACGATGATCTGTTTGGCCAGCTCGATTTCAGGAAACAGACTCAGTATGTTTTCGTTGTCCTTGAGGCGGTTCTTTACCCAATCGGAGATCTTGATGATCTCTCCGCGATCGAGATAAAAACCAGTGCCCCTTTGCTGCATATCCAGCTCGATGGGGTCTTTGGTGACAACGAGCTTGCTCATAGCGGAAGCAAGCTCAGGCGACCTCACAACAAGGTTTGAGGCGGTCAAAGGCGATGAATTACCATTTTGTGGCGTCATTGGGTAGCTCCTATCGTTGGATGGCTGGTGGGTATTGAAGGTGCCTTAGGCACCTGGCTTAATTTCATTCTATTTTCAAAGAGGCAATGTATGTCGATTTCGTTGGTTTACGAACACCCCAATACGGTCATCAAAGACTATCTGACTGATTGCATGCGGTTGATTTCTTCTATTCGCATCAAGTGTCATGACGCAGCCAAACTTGCAGCAGATCTGGATCTGGAGAATGGCATCAGTGTGGACAAGGAACTTCCCTCCACATGGCGGTATTACAAGGAAATGCTGGGCGTGGGCACTGGCTCCACCATCGAGGTGAAGTCACTGGACAAGCGGCAAGACATTTTCTTTACGAGAGAGATGCTAGCAGGTCATCCTAAGACAAGAGACGCGTACCGGGCAGGCACTGTTTTGCTCAGAGATCTGCTCGACACCCATACCCATGAGCAAAGTCTGATCATGGGTAACTTGTATCCGGCATACTCATCAAAATATCCAACCACAGACTCTTTGTATCAGGCACCTGATTTCACGATAGTGGCCCACGATACCGAGTTGGTAGAACCCCATGAGGACGAACTCATGTCCACATTACAAGAAGCTCTGTACCGTTTCTGCACCAGAAACTACAACAAGTTCTATACCCCCAGCAACCGTCTGTACTTGCCTGGCTTCTACGCCATCATCACGCAGTTCTTGCTGACCAAGTTGCTGGCTATCCGGCAAGAGAATTGCAAGACCATGAAGGTGCATTCTTTTCACCTGAAAATGTACTTGGCTGGCTTCTACCAGCTTGACAGGTATCTGCCTTACATGACCAGAAAACAAGCTTTGTTTCTCTACAGAAACATCGAGTACCTCAGCAGAAACGTAGGGAAGTCTGAGATATTTCACTTGCTCAAAGACGAGCTTTTGACCAGCCGCAACATTCCTCTAAGCCGGATGAGCGTGCGTCATGCGGGTGACATCGACGATAACGGTGTGACTGACTTGCGTGTTAGAAGCACACCCATCAACAGCGTAGCCAACATGGCCACGGAATACCTTACGATGGACGATCTGGCGCGTATTGAATCGGCTGATTCGGAACCCAACAAACTCTTCTACGAAGAAGAAGCCAGACGTGTCAAAGAAGACTTTGCTTTCACGTTGTCGTCGGTGACACAGACCAAGCTGCATATGTCTGTGGTCTATGATCTGACCAATCTGTTTGAGAGAAACAGGGACGAGACCTACCTTAGACAGTGGGTGGCTTGGTCGTTTCAGTCCGAAACAGGCGAAGGTCCTTACTACGAGCCTGATGTCATTGTATCATACACCGATCCACGCGACGGTGTACTGTATGAAATAGATCCCAAGGTGGCTTTCACCTACATGCTTTTGCTACACAACAAAAGGAATGGGGTCGAGTACGAGAGTTTGCTCAGGATAGAAAACTTTGACCACTACGCTACAACATGTCCTACGCTGGAGGAATGTCTTTATGGCGTGATGGATACAACCACCAACCGTGCTTTTGCACAGGATCTGATCGACAGGTTTGTGTATGTGGACGTGGTGACATCACCAGCACAGTTCAGTACACTGGCAGATGAGATCTTCAACTTTGATGTGTATGCACAAAGAAAGATCCACTCGGACGCATCGCCAGACATCCAGTCGCAACTCAGGACTGTTCTGAGTCGCTTCTACAAAAGGGACAACTACAGGTACTCGATGGGTTCCGATACGCTGGTCAGCGCCTTCTTGTCAGACAATGGAATTCGTGAAGATCTGGAGATGACCAACGAGCAGTATGGTGACTTGATGGACAGCCTGATGAAATCTTCTACGGGTTACTACGAGGACGAATACACCAAGCTGTCCAATGTCCAGAAAGCCATGATCAAGGTTTTTGGCATCCTCAGCAGCTATACCACCAAGTTCATCATGGACACCAACGAACAAGATATCGTTGCGATAAATGTGGGTGTGCCCAGCATCGAAAACAAGATAGTCTATGTCACCAATGTGGTCCAGGATGCTTTTGTAGGCATCGACGATCTTGAGCTTGTTCTCCATGGTGCGGTGGAGGTGTTCCCTATGGAGATGGCTTCACCCGAGTACAGCGACATTCGTGTAAACGACCGTGTTTTGTTTCAGATGGATATCAACAACGGAGATGTTGGGTATTTCGACGGTATGAATATAGACATGCATGTAAATTCCATGGCTCCAGAACAGTTGCTGACACCAACCACGGTGGAAGTACAGTATCCAGGTATGGATGAAACTGTTATGGAAGAGTTTGGGGTTATCGGATACGAGTTGTTCGAAGCTCTGTCCGAAGAAGATAAACGATCATTGAAATTTCCTTCCTAAAGTGAGAAAACATGGCAACACGACACGCTCAAGGTAATCTGGTACTCTTGCACCAGTATTTCGGCAAACCCATCACAGTGGCTATGCCGTACTCTACGCTGAACCAGCGCTTCGATATCGAAGCAGCCACAGCTTTGCTGCCTGGTGAATCCATCACCACCCAATACGTGGCCATCGGCAACGGTGGCGCGTTCTCCTCTGTGAATGCACAAGGTGCGATGAAGCTCACCAGCAGCCAACACCTGACGTCTCATTCGGGACTGTACAACCAACTGCCCTATGTGGTGCGGGACATCGCCAACGATCTCTCGCCCATTGAACGCGCCAAGTACCGCATGCGTGTGCCTTTCACCAAAGGTGGTGCCAGCAAGGTGGCGTACTACCTCAAGAAGGTGGACCTTAGCCTGGTGACCACACCCATGCTGGAGCAGCGCGAAATCGTCTCCTCGGGCGGCGTGACCTCGGTGGATGTGACTCCGTTCAACCATGTGCAAAACGACTTGGTGCCCACGGCAGTGCAGCTCACCAACACCCAGGCCATGCAAGTCGGCGCGAAATACATCGCTGCGTCATGCATGGTGCCGTTCGAGTTGACGGCAGAAGAGTACACGGAATTCAGCAATGCTTGTGCGGTCATGTTCGATGACACCGGCTACGACTCGATTACCGATGTGGCTTTGGTCTCTGGCGTGGACCGCGTGATCACCAACCTGTCCGGTGTGACCTATACCGAAGCCATCCAGGCTCGTGTGATGAGCTCATACCCGTCCGTACTGACACCCACCATTTTGTCGGGTGGCTTCAGCATGGACCTCAAGGTGTCCGTGGTGGACGGCATGCTCGAAATCGTCGATCTGTCGTAATGCCTATTGTTCTCGGTGATGGAGATCAGACTTACAAACTGATCTCCATCGATCCAGGTACGTACTACATGGGTGTCTGTGTCTACGAGGTTCGGTTTCGGGACAGGGCGGTCATGTCAGTACAGGCGTTCGACTGGGTCATCGACAAGATGGACGACATCACCGAGATCGATACAGGCAACATACCTATGCCTCTGTGGAGGCTGCGTATGGTCAAAGAGCACTTTAAGAGGTTTCTACCACAGCACCAGCCATCTGCTCTGGTGTGCGAGCAGCCTTTCTTCAATCCAGGCAAACCCAATGCCTTTGGGGCACTGGTCAAAGTCTTGGCTGTGGTTCAGAATGAAGCTTTGGACTACAACCATGAGATAGATATTCGGCAGATATCTCCCTTCGAAGTCAAGAAAACCATTGGTGCTTCCTTGAGTTCAGACAAAGAAACGGTGAAGGCTGCCGTATTGCTCAAGCCAGAGCTGGTTAAGTTCGTCAACGAAGAACAGCTGGACAAACTGGGTAAAGACGCCATAGACGCTATCGCTATTGGCTACACACACATTGAAGAATCCAGGAAATACCTACAATCACTTTAGGAGAAATCGCATGAAATTAAACTCCGTTATCTATCTGCTGGCACTCTCTTTGTTCATTGGAACAGGTGCCTATCTGAAAAACATCTACGATGAGAAAGTAGAGTTGGAAACCAGCTACAGCAACCTCAAAGACAACCATGAGGCTCTGGGTGTTGTCTTGGCTGATAACGAAAAAGAAATCAGGAAGTACAAAGAGGACGTACAGGCCAGCAACGCGCTGGTCGCCGAGTACCAGCAAAAGATCGCTCAGCTCAACCAAGATCTGGCGCTGATCAAGAAGAAAAAACTCAAAGAAGAGAAAGATGTGGATGTGTACATCGACCGCTACAGGCAGGACAACCCTGGTGTACCCACCGAAGATGTCGATCGCCTCTCTGTTGAAATGAAAAGCACGGTACGTATCGAAGCTCTTTGGAGCAACTACTGTGCAGCCAATGTTTGCGAAGGACAATGACATGAAACAACTGATTATGGCAGTGGCTGTCTCGGTGATGCTGGCTGGTTGTATTACCCTACCTGAGCGCGAACGTATCGTGGTGAAGACCGACACTGTGGTGGCCGATATTCCAGAAACTTTATTGCTACCGTGTTCGGAATCCCCACCTCCTGACAAGGTGGCGTACATGGCTGCTGATCTACCAACCAAGGAGAGCTACTTGGTGGATTACTCCTTGGACCTCACCAAAGATCTGCGAGAATGCGATGAAAAAGTAACGGGCATACGACTTCGGTTGAAAGACCAAAAAGCCCGGTACGAAGGCACGAAAGATCAAGATCCATGAGCGAAATCAAGAAAACTGTGAGTGACTTGGTCTTGCGCATACGTGCTATTGCTGACGATCAGTTCGACGGAGATATCGAAAACAATTTCATTGACATCTTCAACACACTGACCGATGATGAAAGATACATCGTTATCCATCACTTCGTCAGGTCTCAGTTCTTGTTCACCAAAGGAAACCTCGTCAAAAACGTGTGCCCGCCCCCAGTAAACAAGATCGAGAAAGAACTTCAGGACATTGAGGAATTCAACAAGATAGAGTTGATACGGCTCAAATCATGGTTGGCTCGCGCTACCTTGGTGTTGGCTTTGTCGTTTTCTTTCTTGGCCATGATGATAAGTGGCACCACCCTCAAGGAATACATGAAGGATGTGTTCCATGTATGGGAAATCATCACCAAGTAACCACACCACCTACCCGCCTTGTGAGCGGGTAGGTGGGTAGTGGCGTTATGGCAAAGATGGCTTGACTGGCCAGAGCACGTTGGCTGGGTCTTGGCTGGTGATGTCACGAAGGGCTTGGCAGTAAGCATCGAGCTGTGTGCGTTGCACCTCGGTCATCTTGGCTTGCATATCACTTCGGTAGAGGTAATCGGTAGCCGCCAGGAGCTGGTTGCGTTTCTGCCGAACCAGCGACAAAAGGACACCCTCCGGAACAACCCATTGTTCCGACGGGATATCGAACACATGATGGTTCGACGGTTTTTGACCTCTGTGTTTGACTTCTCCATCTTTGTAGTAGTTGTCTAGGTCATAAAACCCTTGCACTACAAAGAATTCACTGTCTTCGACCATTTCTTCAACCGTTTCTGTAGGAGAATTGGCCGAAACTCTACTGAAAAATTCTCCAGTAGTTCTTAAAAAATTGCTTATGGTTTTCATAGGTATTATTCCCGTACAGAAATTATGTTAATGTTGACCCTGCCATAGGAGGGGTGAACGAGATTGATACTATTGGAATACCCACCGTATCTTAATCTTAATCCAGTTATTTCGTCCGTGATTTTAAACGCAAACGACATAGTGCCCGAATGCACCAACAGGTCTGAATTATCAAGATAATGGTTTGTTTCTCTTATGTCAACAAGTATGGGCTCGTTAACAGTCGTTGGGGTATCGACATCAACCTGTGCAAAAAACATCATGGTGGAAAACGCATTGACCGAGATGTATTTCCAGAATTCGATATGCAAGTAGTAGTCGATGTTTACAATCACAGAGAAATTACTATCCCCGCGACCAGCTCCATCCGTAAGAATTCCCAAGAGCTCTTCTGATGTGACACCTGACGCAGTTCCATTAGCTCCGTCGGCAGAGGATAGATTCCAGAATGCGTTTGCTCCTGGTGTACTGAAGTCACCAATCGGAAGTCGTAAAGTTGTGAAGTTGTTGTAAGTAAGTGATTTTTTGCCAGTACCAGCGATAGCCTCACTCAGCCCAGTCACTTTGGACATAGGGATGGCTTGTAACTTACCAGACGCAACACTGTCCTCCGCTAGTTTTGCCCCGGATACGCTGTTGTCGATCAGCTTGGATCCGTTGACGCCGTTGTCCATGAGCACGCGCCCATGCAAAGATTCATCAAGTATCTGGTGACGGGCTTGTTTTGCCGTTATCAAAGGCATCCCTGGACCAGGCGAGAACTTGGAGAAAATCGTCTGCGTAGCCGTCGCTATGCCGAAGTAGCCGTCTTTCAAGAAACCACAAGGCGAGATAGCTGCCGGGTTAGGGTCATCTGGCCAGTTGTGTGGCCTCCAGGATTCAGTAGGTGTTGAGAGCGTCGTCGTCTCCAGAAACACCTCAGCAAAATGGGCACCTGCGGGAGCGGTAACAAAAATACCTCTCCACGTCATGTCAGAAAGACTGTGTATGGCCGCTGTCACACCAGCGTTCTCGACCCAGTCCGAGTAAGAGGTCTGGTTGGACGGTAGTGGCTGGTTGCCGCTATCTCGCCAAAGTACCCCAAGCCTGGTTTTCGCTTGAGTGGCTGCAAGGCGGCCTTGTAGTTCATACCTGAATCCAGGAACCACAGGAATGAAACCTGGGTAGAAAGTAGGATCGAGGCAAGGAGAAATAGAGAAAGTCGTTTGTGCATTGACGTTACGGAAGGATCTGGCTACCATGACGCCAGTCTCTCTTGCAGAAAACGGACCACGCAAAGCCAGCTCCACCGCATAGCCAAAAGCAAATCCAATGCTCTGACGCGCCAGCGACCCGAAGTCGTTTGAGAATGTTAATCCACCCAACCGGTTGGCTGTGATATCGTCTGTGTAGACGGGTAAGTTGCCCGGCATGCCGCTTTGCTCATCATACCAGAAAACTGCCCACAGGCCCGAGCAAACATCGGGCAACATGTTGCCGCTACTGTATGCCTTTTGCCCTATGGACTCACGAATGTCGGCGTGCGAACCATTGCTGAGATTGTGTTGCTCGATAGCGGGAACAGCACCAGCGGCATTCACCAAGTCACGCTGTTCTTTCACGTAGAGCATGGCACGCTCGAACGCAGGCACGTTCGACAGTGTCACGGCTTGCTGCAGCCGTTCAAGGCCCACGATCAGGCTTTGGAACCTGTAGAGATCCGCAAGCAAATGGGGATGCATCGACGGCGGGTACGTCAGCAGTGGATTTAAGACGTTCTCCCATTCGACCGGGCGTTCATCAGACACCACCGCCGCATACAGATCGTTGAGGGTCTGGGTCGATACACGGGTGAATCGCCCACCTGGCGTTTGGTACGTCAGGAGTGCATTGGTTGACATGCCTTGTTTATACACCAAGATAACGGCAGCAACTTCTTTGCCCGTCATGACGTTGAGTTCTTCGGAAATCTCAACGCACTTGTAGTCGACACCTTTGACCAAAGCAACACCTGGATCGGCAGCATCTTTCAGAACCACCGACTCTGTGAAGAATGGTCCATAGTCTGGCACCACCACACGGACGGTTGTGGCACCTAAGGCATGGGGTTCGTTTTGGATGAGGTTGGTGGGTGCTACACCACTCAAGTCCTCTGGATAGATGGAGATAGGATCTGGCATTGGTTACCCCAAGGTTTGAAGAATGTGAAACAGCTGCTTCAGAGAAACAGTTTTGGTGTTGGTTACAGCTTGGTTGGCCTGGTAAGCCGAGATGGCCGCCGTGACTTCTGGGTCACTGGCTGTAGACATGATGTGGGGGGTCTCTGACGTCACATGACTCAGCATATTGGTTTGATCAGCAATGGCTGCTGTCATGTCTTCCAAAACAGCCAAGAGTTCCGCCATCCCTGTGAAATCATCCACAGGTTGCGAGTGCAGATCCGGTGGAAAAATCTGTTGAATGTTGGAGATCTGGTCCCACGACACCATGCGTGGATTGTAGGCCAGCGTGGCCAGGGTGTTGAGCACCAGAGTTTGATCGCCTGTCCAGATACCACCGATGGTTTGGTACTGAGACAGGCGAATGATGCCGGTTTCTTCGTAGGATGTGTTGGTCAACACAATACATCCGTAAGCTGTGATGGCCAACGAACGGGTTATTGCGATAGCCAATGACACCAAGTCGTAGTCCACGTTCTCCACCATGGGTACAGCAGACCCCCCGTCTGGGATGTACTCCAGAACCAAGTTGTTGGTAAAGAACGGTGCGTAGGCGGGCACAATCACCCGGTAAGGGCGGTTGTTGATCGTGGCCACAGAGTACGATTCGTTGACCACTCGGTTGGCTAAGAGTGCCCCGGTGGTATCGAGAGCATAAGGAGCTGGCATAAAATCCTCTTGAGGTTCGGTTTGTTCGGTTTGTTTAAAAAGGAAGCAACATGTACACTTACACAGGCAGCAAATGCCTTACCAACGTCACGGGTGCCCAGTGGGCGACACCCGACATCGAAAATGCGCTGCTTCGAGATGTTTTTTTCAACTACTCGAAAGTGTTTATTTCTGTAGAAAATTCGTTTACCAACCAAGTCATCTATGTCGCCATGGACACCTACCGGTCGTCGCACATGAGTTACAGTGGCAGCGTGGGCGAGTGGTTGGAGATGATGGAGAACATTACACTGAACACCGTAGAAGCACTGCCCTCCGACGGTTATCAGTATGCCAAGTACGTCAACTTGAACCAACAGAGATTCAAGTTGACACCCACGTTGGTGGGCACAGGCTTACCAAACAATTATTCTGGTGTCAAACCCAATCTACAAATCAGCAGGTTGTTCATCAATACCGACATGGGGTTTTTGCACACCCATTGCCTGGTTACCGTGAACGGTTATATACACGACACCTTCCAAGACGCCATCAATCCAGATCACTGCTTCGTAAAAGACGCATGTACCTCGGTCTCCATCGCCAGGGTCAACAACGTTGGTGCTGTCAGCTTCAAGAACATCGGCGAGGTGTTCAAGATCAAAATCGATCCTGAAGCCATTCTTCCCATGAACGTAGGCCAACCCCTTATCGACGGTCTACAGTTCACCGTAGAGGCTCCTGATAGCATTCCTGTGGTTGCTGGCAAGGCGCTGTTCTTGGTGCTGGGCGGATACATGATTTTCTTGGAAAACGACAAGCTGTCGATGATTGGCGACAACACGTTTCGTCTGAATCTGCGCAACATCAACTACGTAGAGAAGATCCTGGAGAGCAAGCGGTACATCAACTTGTCGCCTCTTGGGTTGACAGAAAACCCGGAGTACATTGGTGCCATCAACCAAGACGAACTCTTTTCTGACGAAGTGATCAAAAGCTACCTCACACTCAGTCAGAGCTTTGTGGTGGTGATGGATGCCAGTGAGTTCGGTATCGATAAAATCGCCATGAAAAACATGAACACACCTGGTCTTTTCACCAGTTACACGGAGCCTCTGTATCCGATGTTCGTGGGGTATGGGCGTCTGACCGAATACTGGAAGAGACAAGAGGGTGGTCGCTGGACAGTGACTGTCACCGATCCTTTTACCAGAGACTATGTGTTCAGTCAGGCACCCGCTGTCAACAACGGATCTTGGATAAACGACTCCACATGGGTCAACAGCTACACCATCAGCAACCGGGCTGTCATGCTTGAGCTTGGCGCCAGACAACCACTGTAACACCACCATGCCTGGCAGTAGATCTGCCAGGCATGGTGACTGTCATTTACGGTATCCAAGCAGCTGCATTACCTACGCCACCGATGTCGATGTTCCCTGTGCCATTGTAGTCGCCATTGACCTGTACGTCGCCATTGACGACCAGATTGCCATTCTGTGTCAGCTCAGGTGTGGTTATGTTGGCACCCGTTGTCGCAACAACATCGGCTTGCTCGCACTGAACCTGGACGTTTTTTGTCTGCACTGAGATCTTGTCTTTGGCCATCACAACGATCTCGCTTTGAATACGGGCAGTGAACTTGTTGGCCTCACCGTCCATGTTGAGTATGTTGTCGTTGGTATCCTTGTAGGTAAAGATGCCTTTGTTCCAATCACCGAACAAATCCATACCCACCTTCTCACCGTCGTTGGTGGGCGTATGGAAATGAAAGGTTTTCGAATCGCTGGAGATCATGAAGAACACCTGGTTTGAGATATCGGGTGCTTCTGTGGGCGATGCCTGCGATGGGTTGTTGGACACCACGTAGATGATGGTTTCTTTTTTCCTTAGGCCAGGTTCATACCCTGCTGGCATCCAGAAGAACCTGTCGGAGTCGGCATACCTGTAGATGTGTACAGATTCTTTTGCACAGACATCCGGTGGTGTGATGCGCTGGGTGTTGTCTGCACGTATCCATTTGGCTTGGATGAGCACATCTTTGGTGCTGGCGATGTCTCCATCGACAAAAGGATGCTGTTCAGCTGGCCATACGTCGATGAAGTTGGAGTCCTTGGGTTTGTCCCTGGCCACGATGCCAATGGAGTAAAACCTCATCTGGGACATCATTTCAGAAAATCCATCACTCATGTCTGTATCCTTGTGTAGAGGTGAAATTTGATCGAATCATTTAATCTATTGAGCATAACAAGGATTACCATGTACATTACTTCGCTTGAGTTGATCGAGTACAGACGGTTCAAACTTCTTCCATTCAAAAGGTTTAAAGCCAACTTCACCAAAAGCATGGTGGTTTTGGTTGGGACAAACGGCTGTGGTAAATCTTCGATCTTGGCCGAGTGTTCTCCTTGGCCAGCCGACAGGAGTTTCTACCGAAAAGGTGGCAGCAAAACCATCGAGATAGAAAACAAGGGCAACCGCTACAAGCTGATTTCTGACTTCAGCAGCGACAAACCCAAGTATCTCTTTTACAAGAACGACGAAGGCAATTTGAATCAAGGTGGCACCATGACCACTTACAAGGAGCTGGTAAAGTCAGAGTTCGGCATCACGGACGACATTCACGAGGTCTTGTCTGGCTCCAAGTCCTTCTACAGCATGACCGTGGCTGAGAAAAGAAAGTGGTTCACCAGGATGCCTGGTGTGGACTACGAGTATGCCATCCGGTACTTTAAGAAATTGAAAGAGACCACCAAGTCCACAGCCGATGTGCTCAAGAACATGTCTGCTCGCCTGATCAAGGAAAAGAGTTTGCTGCTGAGCAAAGAAGCTGTACAAGAAATCGAGTCAGAGTTGGAGCATCTTCGCTCTACGCTGCACAACTTCCTGCATGAGAAAAGCAGCCGTGTGGTCGATAAGCCTTACGTGAATTTTGCTGAGATGACCAGAAACAGCAATGCGCTGCTGGACAAGCTCAAAGAGATCTACACCTCCATTCAGAAAAGGATCAATATCGATGAAGCTATGACCAGCATCAACGAAGTAAGCAACGAAATCACTGTTGAGAGAAAACTCAAAGACGACTTAGTTGACAGGCTCATGGATGCCACTGGCAAGTACGAGAAACTCAACCAAGAGTACACCAGCATCAAGATGGTGGATCCCGAGTCAGAGCTGGGTAAGCTTGCACAGGAGCTGGAGCGCCAGAAAGCCCAGCTGAGTTACCCTGACTTCCTTGAGAAAAATGGCTTGGATCTAAACGACCCTTCGGCCATCAGGTCGTTTGTCTATGCACTCAAGAACTCAGAGTCACTCATCGTGGAGTTGCAGAACTTTGAGTTGACTGAGGAGCAGGTCTCTGGCAGCTACATCTTCCAGCTAAGTTCGTCTCTGAACGATCTTCGGGTGATGAGCAAGTATGTCCAGACCTCGATAGGCGGATTGGAGACCAAACTGGCACACCTAGAGAAACACCGGTTAAATCCAGATACCATCTGCCCTGCATGCAACCACACATGGAAACCAGGTTACACGGATGACGACTACGAAGACGCAACCAAGCAGATAGAGAAAAAGAGACAAGAACAGAAAAATCTGGCCATCATGATCAGCACCACCGAGACCAATCTGGAACAAGCACAAATCCAGATGTCTTTGTACACATCTTTGATGGCTTTGCCCAGTCACAATCCCAACACCACCAACTATGTAGGCATCGTTAAAAGCCATCTGTTCAACAACCTGGGCGATCTACCTAGGACCTACAACAACTTCTTATCCGACGCGGCCCTGTGTGTCAATATGGCGGCCACTCGCAACCGTATACAGGAGATCGAGTCTGTCATCAGGGCCAAGAAAGACAACATCGATGCCGTGCGAAGCGAGTTGTCTGGGTTGATCGAATCTCTTGGCATCAGGATCGAAGAAAGATCGACAGCCATACGAGATCTTTATGCTCAAAAACAAAAGCTGGAGTTTGGTGTGCGTCAGGAGAAAAAACTCCAGGAGATGATCGCCACCACCAACGCCTACTGTAACAGCATCGATGATCTCGTGCGCAAAGAAGGTAGGCACCAACTCAATGTGTACCTGAACAACTGCATCTACGATCTGAAGTCGAACATCGCTATCCGAGAGCAGAAGATAGGTGTAGCCCGTATGCAACAAGCTGTGGTGCAAAAACTCAGTGCTGAGATCGACAGCCTGAGTACCCAGTTGGTTGGTATGCAAGCTGCTTGTGAAACCTTATCGCCCACCAATGGTCTCATTGCAAAAGGTTTGCATAACTTCTTGCAGTTCTTTACCAGTGAGATGAACGAGATCGTTGCTGAGGTGGCTACCTATCCACTGGAGGTCGTCTGCAACGGTGCTACCGATGAGGACATGAACCTGGACTTCAAGATGGAAGTCATCACCAACAACCAAGTCGATGACAGTTCTCCCGATACCTCCAAGACTTCGTCTGGTCAAAAGGACATCATCGGTTTGGCTTTCAATTTGGCCAGCATAAAAGCATACGGGTTGGGTGACCATCCTTTGTTCATGGATGAGTTTGGTGTGTATATGGACCATACCCATAGAAACAAAGCTGTTCGGTACGCAGAGAAATTGATGATCGGTGGAAACTTTCAACAGTGTTTCATGGTTTCTCACCACAGTTCAGCTTACAGCAACCTGGCCAACGCACAAGTTATTGTTATCCACAAAGACAACGTGGTTATGCCAAGTGATTTAAAGACCGATCTCGATGTGATCATGGAGCTTTGATGCCTGATCCACTCACTGCCACACTCGGTGGCAGTGAGTGGATCAGGTTGCTAAGCTGGTGAGGTGTGCGGTCAGAGCCTGGACCTGCTGTACAAGCGTGGCGTTTTGCTGACGCAAGAACTCCATGGTGGCGATGGAATCTACACTGTTCAGACGTGTGGTTTCACGCTGTGCTGTATTTACAACATGTTCGTCGACAGGCACCAGCACAGGTTTGGAGCTAATGACCTCGTTGACCAAAGGCACAATACCCACATGGTTGGTGACGACAGCAGCAATGTCGGCTTTGAGGGACGTCAAGTCTCTGCTAACAGGCAAAGCTGGCAGCGACACCACCAGAGAAACACCATAGTAGGCCACACCACTGACATCAGGAAAGCCAGAGATGTACCTGGATGGAACATACACCCAGTGTCCACCATCGGTCTCCAGTCCCACGATGGGGTTACCCTCTTGGAAGTCTTGATCGAACTCCAGATCAGGTAAACCTTTGGGCAGGTAGACCGTTTCTTTAGGAGACTCGCCGTTGGAGAAGTATTCGTCGATGGTTCGCACACTGCGGCACGTGTACGGTTGTCCTTCTTGAATGTCTGAATTGAAGGGTGCTGAGAGTTTGAAATAGCCCTTTGCACCTACGGTAGGCAAGACGATGTTTTCATTCATGATGATTTGGGTAAAAAGGGTCGTTAGACCGGAAAAAAGAAAGAGATGATTGCTATGTTTTTTCTACAAATATTCAAGTTGTTTGTGCTGCTACTGAAAGATCTGATATTCGACCACCCTGATGAACACAACTTCAGGAGTTCCAAGTTCAATGCAAGGAAGTTTGCTGTGTTTGCTTTGGTGGTGTCGTTGATTGTGTTTGACGTGGCTGTTCTCTCCAAAGCTGTGGAGATGGCCAAAGAGACCACAGAATTGAAAGCCCAGTTGCTACAAAACTGTAAGGTGGTACCAAAGTAATCTTTGGTGTCTTACTACGATAGAGTGTCAGCCTCATATTTACCCTACCTGCGTTATCCGAAGCTCTCATCAATCTACCCTTAACCTCACCATGTCGCAAATCAAAAATATCGGTATTGTTCTGTATACCGATGGTTCTGCTCAACCCAATCCTGGCTGTATTGGGTCAGGTGCCCATGGATACACCTACTCGTTGTTGAACACAGGTGCTGTACAAAAAGGCATCAAAGGTGGCTACCTTCCTACTTCCAAAGGGTACTGTAAGGCAGACCAGCCACAGCTAGGACAGCCTGTGGTCATCACGAACTACATCGACTTCTTGTCATCGAGCACAGTTCGAGGCACCAACAACAGAGCAGAGCTGATCGCTTTCATCCGTTGTGTGGAGAACATACTCACACTGGCATTCTGTGACGAGGTACACAGCGTGCATTTTCTGGTAGATAGCGAGTATGTCCAGATTGGTGTGATGCAGAGAAACGAGGGGTGGAGCAAAACCCAATGGATGGGTATGGACAACACGCCTGTGGCCAACAGCGATCTGTGGAGACTCGCCTTTGATGTGGTCAATCGACTCAAGGACAAGAACATCGAGTTGTCTATAGGCAAGGTCAAGGCCCACTCTGATGCCTTAGGCAACGATCAAGCCGACTGGCTGAGTGCCATCGCCAGAAGCTACAGCGAGTCCGGTGAGTCGTTCGAACAGTTCGCCATCACCAAGGCCAGCAAGAAATATTGGGACTGCGACACAAGCGCACATCCCTTTATGGGTTTCAAGAGAATCTACTTCAATTCTCAAAAGAAGCTCAATATCTCAGGTCAGTACTTCATGACTGATCCTGGGGCAGGTGATGCCTATATTGGCAACAGAAATCCAGAAACAGGGTTCGCTGTGGTGGTGTTGAGCGAGCCCGATAAAGTGGTCGAAGCTGTAAAGCAAAGACAATACGCTATCTCAGGGGACTATAACTATGTCGTTATGATGAATTTAGACCGGCTGTATGACAAAGCTGTTTTTCCCTACATCGATAAGTACGGTCAACATGCTTTGTTCAAGAACAAGCGCAGCCTCAGTGTGGATTTTGCTGACCAAAGACCCATCACCACGGAAGTAAATCCTTCCAGACTCTCGCCCAGGGCTCTACAGGCTTTTAACTTCCTGGAAGATGTCTTGGTGAGTGTACAAGGGTCGGGTCGCAGCGAGCTCAATGGAATCGACTTCCAGTCACACGACATTACGGACATTCTCTACGAGACCAATGAGAAAGGTCAGGTGCAGTTTAAAAAGGAGTACGTGGTTGGATTCAAAAGCCTCAGCGTTGAGGTTGAGAAACACCATGAGCCTACTGACAAATTAGTCACCATCAAGGTTCCTTTGATCATGGGGCTGGATATGCCCGAGAGGAACAAACTCAAACATCTGGAAGACTATGCTCCAAGTGTGAAGCTCATCACCTGGGCGACCTCAGCAGAGTGTTTCAGGTACTGTATCTACATCCACTGCAGCAATGCTTCTGGTGTATGGTCCAACTACTTCAGTGACAGAGTCTTTCTGTCCATCGATAAGAAACCTCGTAAACCTCCCACCCAACCCCCTTCTCTTTGAGAGCCATCATGAAATTCAGCAGTCTGATCTCTATGGTGATCGCTTTGGCGATCGCATTCCTCACCACCACCATGACAGCGGTGACCAAATCGGCGCACGCCTTCGCGGGTTTTGTCTCGCGGATCATGTTCTGGATGGTGTTTCCGTTGTTCACCTATCTGGTGCAACAGAAGGTACCTCGAAAAACGAAAAGGCAGTTGTTCTTGTCGTCGGTCTTTGCTTTGTTTTGCCGGATCAACGACCCCAGTCCCAGTACGGTCAAAGGTATGATGTCGATTCTGCTGTGTCGACAGCCGGTGGCCAGCCTGGGTGTTCTGCTGAAATCCTACACGTGGCAGAAGTTCGACGAAGAAGGTATCCTTGTTCGAACGGACATTTTGCATCCATCCCAGATATTTGGAACGCCGTCCAATCGCCATCTGGATGAACGCGACAAACTCATTTTGGCCAAAGAGATGCTCAAGCATGTACCGGGTTGGTTGAAATACGGCAGCAGCGACCTGATGGTGGCCGACATCGTTCAACTGCTTGGACAGGTTGGCGACAATTCGAAGTCGCTGGCGATCGCTGGTCACGCAACGGCAGGCGCTTAACGGCGCAACTCAGCACGCATGGCTGCCTGGGTGCCCAGGCAGCCATGCGGTGTTTACAGTCGCTCCTTGAGCAGGGCAAACAAATCGAACACCGATTTCAACAGTGTCTCTTGGCGAACACGGTGAACGGCAATCAGCTCCAGCAACTTACCTACTTCGTAGGCCCCACCCGCAAGCTTGTGTGCCACCTGAGGTGTAACCCGCTCGATGCTGTTGGTTTCACTCAGACGAGAAATAGCATCGAGCATGACCACACACCGATCAGACATCTGTTTGATCTCAGAGATGGGTGCGTTTTGATAGGCTTCGCGCAAAGCAGGCATGCGGGGTTTCAGATCGACCACGTCTTGTGCACGGTCGAACACATCGCCTACGCGGGCATGTGACTTGCCTGAGTTGGTAGGGAAGAAACGTTTGTGTTCTGCCAAGAACTCGGTGCGTTCTTTCTTGACCTTGTTGTACAGATCAGCAGACGGCGACAAACTGGTGCGTGTTTCACCAGCAGACAAGAACTGAGCCAACATGGTGCTGTATTCGCCCAGCAAAGCCATGGTCACTTCATAGATGCCTGTTTTGCCAGAAGAGCCCTGGGTCATCAAGTCCGAGTACTTGAGCAGGTTGCCGGAGAAAGATTCTGGTACAGGAATCACCAATGAAGAAATCGATGTGAAGTTGTAAGCAGGCAGTTTCATCAAAACGTCGCCAGCGTTGGACTCAAAGACGCCTTTGTTCAGAAACGACTTGTCTTCACCTTCGGAGATGAACAAATTGTTGACCGTGTCACGCAATGTGACAGCGATCCGAGGAATGGTGTCGTGCATAAAACCAACAGCGTTGGTTATGAATTCGCTCTCAAGGGCCAGGCGCCGCATGTCGCTTTGAATGTTTTCTGGAGAAATACGTGAGGCGCTGGGAATGTCCAGAGCTTGCAGTGTCAGATGGAATGTCATACCGTTCTTTCGTATTGGGGTGTGGAGGAAATGATGTGCTCTAACCAAAGCAAACTTACGTTTAAGTTTAGAGTTCTGAACCATATTATGAATGAAAAATGAGTGTCGGTACCAACTTTAACATTGAGAAACCATGGCCACAACTGAACCTATCCGTCCTCCTTTTACGATGACACAGCGTCATCGCCTGCCCATCAACACCGGGTGTCTTATGGACATACCCACGGCTTTCTTCTCCAGGGGCCAGCGTGGCGAGACGCTTGTCTTGGGTGGGCTTGGCACCATGACAGGCATCACTGCCTCTGGCAATATCGGCAAGTCCACCTTCATGGAGTTCCTGGGTGGTACAGCTGCTCACCGTATGGATTACGGTGGTCAAGATACCTCTGTGTCCAAGTACGACACAGAAGAGAATGCGTTCGTTGATCGAAGCCTCCAGCTCCTTGCCTCAGCTGGCTTCTACCCTGGGCGCGATGTATTCAACGAAGGAAAATGGCGTCTGACTTGTAAGAAAGACGAAATGGCCGACGTGTGGTTTGAACACTACAAAGAGTTCATCAATGCCAAAAAGCAACTCAAGCCAGAGCAGTTCATCGACACCCCTTTGTGCGGGTACGATGGCAAAGAAGCCATGCGCGTGCGCCCTGTGTCCATCACCATGGTGGACTCGTTGAGCGACATGGTCACCAAACAGGCTTTGGATATCCACGACAAAGTGGAGATCGATAGCTCAGAACAGAAAATGGTCCACATGAACCAAGGTCTGATCAAGCACAACATGCTGATGGCCATGCCTGCTATGGCTGGATCGGCACAGGACTACATCATTTTCACAGGTCAGTACAAGTCCAATGGTCCTTTGATCATGACGCCTGGTGCACAACTCCCTGTACGTCAACTGCAACACATGAAGATCGGCGACAAGATCGCTGGCTGCTCCCCCAAGTTCTTCCTGCTGTTGCAGAACTGCTGGCACCTGTACGGCATCAAGGAGCTGGTGCACAAGGAAACGAAAACGCCTTATTATCCCGAGACCCAAGGGGTATTGCGCGAAGACAGCGAACTCAACTGCGTGAGTGTGCGCAACCTGCGCAGCAAGACTGGCTCCAGTGGCGTGTCGTTCGATGTGATCATGTCGCAGCGCGATGGTGTGCAGCCTGCGCTGACCGAGTTCCATTACCTGAAAGAGAACCGTGATTTCTTTGGGTTTCATGGCAACAACACCACATACAAACTGGATATCTATCCGGATGTAGCGCTGACACGAACAACTGTTCGACAAAAGCTGCGCAACGATCCCAAACTGGTCAGGGCCGTCAACATCACGTCCGAGTTGGCTCAGATGCAATTCTGGCACCCTTACATGACTGAGAGACTGTGCAGTCCCAAAGAGCTGTTCGAAGGCATCAAACAGCAAGGCTACGACTGGGACGAGATCCTGGGTGAGACACGTGGCTGGTACACGTTCCCAGACAACTACAACACGCCTTTGAAATTCTTGTCCATCGTGGACCTGATGGATATGCGTATCGGAAAATACAAGCCTTACTGGAAACAATAACTTTTCTCAAGGAGATTTCTCTTATGATCGATCAACCACAACCCACGGCAGAACAAAGCGTCACGCAACGTCCTTACAGCCGACCCCGTGACCCAGGGGACACCGACTTGGTGAAGGAACTCAAGAACTTGTTCTTGAAGATGGGCATGACCAACAAAATGCATGTGTTCGACACCAACCGACATCTGGTGGGCGCCGTGGACAAACACTGGGAAGCCCAGCGGTGGCACCTCAACCGTTTTGTCTACGAAACGCTTTTGTGTGTGGCACCTTTCCCCATCACGCTGAACACGGCCATGCTTCGCGACGGCACACCGGGCGACTGGCTCCACAACGTACGTTTGGTCATTATTCCGTACTTCATCGAAAAAGATCTGCCTGTCTGAAGAATTGAGATGCGGTGGGAAACTACCGCATCTCAATCATTTCACACGAACCACCATGACACCACTTAGACAGAAACAACAAGACTACATACTGCTCAACGTACAGCGACTTGTGCCTGGCGTGGATCAAACCTTCTTTTACAAGAAGTTCTTCGAGACGATGTCCGACCAACAGTTCTCAGCATGGTTGGAGAAACTCTATAAGCAAGAAGCTTACTTGATTGTTATCTCACCGAACTTTGCCAAGGGTGGTATCGACTATGAGCGAAACCTGAAGATAGGTAAAGAGCTGGGTCTGGAGATGCTGCAGCAGATCTGGATAGAAGACCCAGAGTCTGGTCGAACCTACCTAACACCTGAGAAGTTTCTGGTGGCTGACTGTCCATTTCGCCGAGCTTCGCAGATGATTGTGAAGAAGGCATCGATACCTATCAGCATGAGTGTGGTAGACAACCAGTCGGGTCAGCCCACCGGTGACTCCAAAGGTGCTCAAGTGTCTATGGTAGAACTCGGACTGCTGGCTGCTTCTGGTCTGGAGAACACCGCGCTGGAGCTTGTGAAAGTTCGAGGTGGTGACTTGCAAGCTTTTTCTGCTTTGAATGCTTCGCTGTCCAAACACGGAAGAGCCAACTTGAAAACACTGCAGCAGTTTTCATCGGGTGTGGAATCCACCAAAACCCTGCAGATCATTTTTGCATGTGCTATGCTCAAAACAAACTTCTACACCCGAGGAGGACCACTTGGAACGTAAGACAGCCAAAGTCTACGTCTCTTTGGATACCCTACTAGACACCCGGCTTGGGTGTCTAGTAGAGAACTTTAAAGACAAGACTCCAGAATACCTGGTCGGGTACAAGAGCAGAAAATATGAAAGGTTTGGAGACCTCTCGTGTACAGACTTCAGAAAACTGTATATGAAACGCTCCAAGTCCATACTGGCCAACAGTACCATCACCGGTGTACAAGACCTGTTGACCCAAATAGCGGTTATCCAGGAAAAAGAAAATGCATCAGGTCCAGAACCTCTTCGTCTGGCTCTTGAGCTCAACACCTATCCCTTTGTGCTGACTGCAGAGGAACAAGACAAGATCAAGCGGTTGCTGAAGTACGTCACAGCCAACTGCTATTCGCAAGTACAGGTGGTTTGTTTGTCGGACAAGGAAATACCTCCTGCCTACTTCAAGAACAACTACACTGCGATTTTCATGTATGGGTACTCGGATTGGTTCTTGCTACACACCAGTTTGAACAACTTTCAAAAGGCAATCATACCCAGTGTCGCGTTCATCGTGCCTGAGGTTATCTTCTACGATGGTAAGACCGAGGAAGAGTTTGCTCAGAAGTATCCTGGTAAGAACATCTTTGATGTGATCGAGGTGGTGATGGCGCCTTTTGTAGGGGTGTCGTTTTACTCCATCGACCACTTCTGCGCTTTGCCCATCAAGGACGTAACGTCTAAGATGTCCGAAGATCGTCCAACGTAAGTGGGAACTGTCCGATATCTTTTTCACCAGGCACCGCATCAGTCAAAGGTGCGGACACTGATCTGGTCCTTCTTGCTGTAGAAGGGATAGGTACCGAAGGCGCTGCCATAGCCATGAAGGCCCGTACAGAGTTGGCCACGTTGGCAGAGCTGTCCGCTTGTTTGGAATTGGACCTTGCTTTGGACTTCCCGAAAGCCGACTTGTCGGATGAATCCAGAACACTGAGTAGCAGCTTGGCACGGTCCGTATCCTTGATGTAGTCTTTATCGTCTGTGATCTTGGCGATCATCGAGGCACGGATACTTTCGTTCCTCTCCAGAGCAAAACTTTCCTCGTCCAAAAACACACCATTGTCGTCCATGATGAAACCTTTCCTATACAAAATTAAGCGATATATACTTGAACTGACCACATGTGTAAATGTTGCCGTGCTGTTACATTTGCATACGTTGTCTGAGCTTCTTTTGTCCCAGATACCCCAGTATCAAGACATCGATCCATACGATCAACAACCTGTGTGTGATGAGCAACGTGATACTGTATCCAGAATCTACGAAAATGACTCTGCGACAGCTGTTATCTACAGCCGCTATTCCAGCATAAGCGAGTACACAAGAGCCCTGAGGCATGGTATATTTTGCCTAACCACCTACAGGGAATTCGCAAGCCCACCCAACAGAGCACCTGTGGGTATCCTGTATTTTTTCACAACACCCAGTGGCAATCTGTTCATCGATCCACTCAGACCATGGGGTCTGTTTGTTCATCATGTTCAGATACTGGAAGCTCTACACAACCAACTGAAGGAGAAAGGACTCGAGAATGCCGATGAAGTAACACAAACGAATGCGGTTAGAACCAGCATCATGCTGGACGATGCCCTAGTCATCATCCGCAACATCACCATGAAAGAGCTATAGGACAATGGATGAAAACCAGATACTAGAGAGAGCAGCGATAGCTTCTGGTATAGCTGCCGCAAGAGAAGGTGGCTTCCTACCAGAGACAACGGAAGATGCTACGCCAGAAGCCGTCTTAGCCAACGTCTTCAGGACGATCCTGAGGGACAACGGTGTAACGGCTTCGGACTTCAAGAGACTCATCGATGACCACTTGCAGAAACAACGGATACCGAGTCAAGGTGCCTCGTCTCCAGATGCAAGAAGCAACTGGGTCAAAGACATCTGGGCAACAAGGATGTCTTGGGGTGTGTTTCTGAAGAACCTGAAGGCAATCCTCAACGCAGTAGCTTTTGACATTCAGTTCACGATCTACTACAAAAACAAACCTCCTTCCCACCACAAAAACACTGTTTACTTTGACCAAGAGGCAGTGCAAATTGTAGAGCGTCACAATGCAAAACAACCCACAACTTCAAGCGCATCTGGAATCGATCCCTTGCCCGGACCGCATAGCCACCCTGATAGCAACGCTTAACCCCACGCCGGCTGCGATCTTCTCGGCCATTGCGGTTCAGACCTGCTACGATCTCATCGAGAGGCTGAAGGTTTCCGAAAACGGTGACCTGCTTATCGATAAGATCACCGAAATGACAGTGGCGATGAGCGTGAATCAGTTCTTCTCGCCTCGGCTGCGAAGCAAGCTGCTGAGCTTTCGCGATGCGGTGACCGACGAGTTCACTGCCATCGTCATGACACGGGTCACAACGATGACCGACATGAAGTTTGTCGAGGTGGCCATCGACAGTACCTTGACGGCGATCGTGATCGCTAACAAAACCTGTTTTCCTGACAGCCGGGAAGGCAACGCTTCGATTTACCGGTACGACCCAAAGGACGTCGGCATGTTTGTAACGGAGCAATGGTGGGCGGCGGTGTTCTATGTGGTCATCACCAGCATCGACTTTGGGCGACTGAACTCGCTGAAATCTCCACCCAAACCGGCTCCATACGGTGGTCGTGGGTTTATTGAGCGCTGACTGAATTAGCGACCAACTGTGGCTAGCAGGGTATTTCTTCATCACCTGCTAAAATTAAGTGTCCGGGTACAGCTGGGCACTCACCTTCTTCTCCTTTTCCTCTACCCTCTCCACCACCTTGTGGTGGTTTACAGAAAGACCGTCATGGCAAAACAGAAAAGCTCCTACGCTCAGAAGAAAGCATTGCGCAACGCGAACATGGGCTCGATGACAGCTGCGCGCGCCCAAGACGACATCCATTCGTGGATGGAAGATGGCGTCGACCACATCCTTATCTCGCCTTTCGGTGCCACAGCACTGGGCCGAGCGCTGGCCACCACCAGTGGTTCTTGGATTCCACAGCCGGAATCCAAAAGCAAGGTCGTCCACCTGCCGTTTTCCGTGCAGTTCATCGGTGAGTTCAACACCATTGACGGCATGCTCCTGTGGCTGCAGTTGCAAGCTTTCCCTCGTGTGGAGGACTTCCGCAAGGTGACTGGCAAGAATATCTACCACCTGAAATGCACAGCAGGCAGCGAAGGTTTCGCGCCTCGGCCGGTGATCAACAGCCGAGCCATCATTGCCATGGCAATGATGGAACGCATCATCCAAAACGATGTACTGCTCATGGCCATGAAGTCGAACAACCTCCCGTTCGACGCCTACGACGTGAACTCCACCACCTGCCGCCGCGAGATCAAGCCGTGGAACAACCGCTGGTGCTTGCCTATCTACGACGCCATCAAACAATGTTTGGACACAGAAGGTGTTCCGGCCAAGGTGCTGGGCGAAGATGGGCTGACCACCGAGTACACCGGGTTCAATCACATGTTCTGGCGTGACGAAAACATCGGCTTGTTCGAAGGTGCTGTGCACAAGTACCAGCTGGACGCCATTCGCAAGAAACAAGAAATTGCGAAGCAGGTCGAGGAAGCGCGCCAAGCTGCTGAAAAGGCCAAAGCTCAAAAGGCGATGGAGGAGTCGGTTAGCCCAATCAGCAACCTGGGTTTCTTGACCCCAGCGGAAAACACGTTGCAGATCATGCTCGCGCCGACCGATCCTTTCGCCAAGCAAGAAGCCGTGGACATGTTCGCGCCAGTGAACAACATGTTTGGCGTGAGCGCCGAAGTGGAAGCCGAGCCACTCGCTGAACCCAGTGCCGATCTGAGTGACTCGATTGCTCAGATGACCACCGAACTTCCGAAAGAAGAGCCACCGATCGTTCACCCCAACGTCTGATCGACCGCCGCACCAACCAGGGCTAATCCCCTCGGTTGGTGCGGTAGTTCTTTTTTTTGAAGATGAAATGGACAAGAATCTTTAAAAGGAACACACAATGGCCTCCAGTATCATCGGTAAAGTCACAACCACCACGACGAGAATCGCAGACAACCTTACCTCCAACCTCAACAGCTTTGGTGCGAGTGTATCGGTAGCTGTGGACAGCGCTGCTTCTTTGGCACAGTTCGATCCATCGAAACTGTTTTCACAAGCCAACACAGCGATCTCAGATATCGCTGTAGTACCAGCAATGGCCATCCCTGGCGCTATTCCTCAAACGGGTGTCATGGCTACAGAGAGTACCTCAGCGACGACTGCAGCAGAAGCAGCTGCATCGGCTCCGGTCACCAGCAGCTTGATCAAACTGAGCAAATTGGCTCAACCCACTGCGGTCAGTGTAGTGGGTACGTCTGTCTCGGGTGTCAGTCAGCTGTCCAACAACATGATGGCAGCTACGGCAGGCATGAATGTGGACGGCATTGAGTTCTTCTCCAGTGGCTTATCCCATCTGAACGACACAGGAAACAAAGCAGCAGGAGCTGCCGACAGCATCAAATGGATCGGCAGCGCTGCCAAGGATGGTAGCTTTAGCTTTTCTGATTTGACCAAGATACCCAAGTCCCTTTCTGAGAATTTGAAAGATGGGTTGGTGGGTGGTGTGGCAAGCTTGAAAAACAGCTTTAACACCCTACCTACTTTCATGCAAAAAAGTCTGATGGGTGATTCTGGGTTGATGGGCAGCGTGGCCAAGAACATGATGCCTGGGTACTCCGTAACCTCCAAGTACGCTGGGTTTTTCAACAAGATCACCAGCGGCGACTATTTACTCAATCCAAAATCTTTCAAGCGCGATGTTGGTAATCTGACGGCGTTCACAAAAAGTGCCATGAAGAATGGTCTCTACGATGGTATCGTGACCATGGGTCTGAGGCTTGGTTCTGGGCAAAACGCTTTTACGCAAATCGCCACACGAACCGCCATGGGTTTGTTGGTTACGAAGAACAGGAAGTCTCTTCTGAAGATGGGGGTTCGGCTGAGCTCAAATTCCTCTTTGCTGAGTTTGTCTGGTGGAAAAACTGCACTGGTCAAAACTTTGTTCTCTGGTATGTCGTTGCCCAAGATAAAGAGCTCTGATTACAGGAGTTTTTTCGTAGAAGCGAAAGGCGCCTCCAGGGCCTTAGATCGCACAAGCATAGGCGAAGGTACCATACCTGTCGCCGAAGCGTTCTCAGGTGCCTCTAAAGACGTCAGAAAGGTATTCAGAAACATTGCTTCCGATAGGAACGTCCAGAGGAACGGAAGTGCACTCAATACGGTTGCTCCTCCCGACTCAGACACCCTCATCAGCATAGCTGTTTCTGGCACACAGGCGTAACACCACACCACCTACACGGACGCAAATCCGTGTAGGTGGGCGTGTATTGTCAGTTTGCTTGTGTCCCTGGAATGTTTGATCCAGCACCCACCAAAGCGTTGTTGGATGTCAAACCCATCTCGTAGAGACGAACAAAAGGCTTGGTGATGTTGAATAAACCACCGCCATTGATCAGCTTGTCGTGGGCAAACGACGCCATCATAGCAGGAGACGTAGCGTTGCCTAACCTGGAGGCTACCTTGGCCAAACGCTTCATCGCTCTTGGCACCGAGTAGACCTGTGAGTAAAGATCTTGACCAGCCAACACAGCCAGGTAGTCCGTGATCCGCGTATCGTCATCGATACCTGCACCACTGAACATCGATGTAACTGCCCCACCCCCCACAGGCATCATGGTGATGCCGGTCAGATCGATGTAGGAGAACGACAGCTCCAACGCCAGTGCTTTGCCATCCACTGTGAAAGGCAGATTGGATGTTCCACGTGTCACCGTCAGAGACCGCATAGCCCCGTACTGCGTTTGGTTATGGCCACGGTGATACAGCGCCGTTATGAAGGGGTAGGTGTATGAAGACCGGCCTGTGGCACGGGGCACGATCTCAGCGATCTTCATGAAAAGAGGAATGTAGATGTTCTGCATCTGCGACATCGCGTTGCCCGATGGGGCTATCAACGTCATCGTGTAGTTCATCGTGGGTATATCGGCATCAGAGTTCAGCCAGTGTTTGGGGATGTCCAAATAACCAGATCCAGCCAGCCCCAACAGCAAATTGCTTGCACCTAGTGTCACAGATTCAGCAACACCCCCAAGAACCTCACCCACACCACTCACGAACCCAGAGATGGTTTTCGTGATAGGGTTATCACCCCCAAAGATATTGCCATCAGCCATGCTGAATCGAAACTGTTTGGCAGTGCTGCTGAGGTCGTTGAGCTTGGACGACAAAATGGATTCTCCGTAATTGGCAGAGAAAGATTCTGTCACAGGGCCCGTAGATTCCACGCAGTAAACGGCGTATCCAGAACCACTTCTGAATTCAGCATCCAGCGCAGAAGTCATATTCTGCCACCACCCAGAATTCTTGCTTTCTTTGGTGTAGTACTTGGGCTCCATCAGAAGCGAATTATCTTTGCCGTAAGTACTGGACGCTTCTGCTATCTTTGCAGTCAAAGCAGCGCGTTGTTGATTGCTTGCCTCAGTCATTTCTGCCTCAGTCAAAACAAACTTGCTGACAGTGTCCCTGAGTGAGGCAGCTGCATTGGGATCGGCCACTATGGTGCCTGCCGATTGTTCTGCTGTCCCTGGTGCCATCTGAGCATTGGGGTTGTTGATATCGAATGCAGGTGCTGTGTCGGTGTTGTTGTTCACCCGCCTGCTGATTTCAGCACGGTTGGACATCTCCACCACGTTTTCGTCGCTGAGCCACCCAGTCTCTTTGCTGTAATCGCTGAGCATCATGTTGTTGATGTATGCCCGCAGTGTGTGTTCGCCTTTGTTGGTGTAGGGTGTCTGCAGGTACTTTCTTTGCTGTTCGTCTCTGCTTCGGATGTAACCCAAAAAATTGTTACCATCCACGGGAGCTTTGCCATTCGCTGTATCAGAGACTCGTTTGAACTCTTCCACGAAAGCAATGTTGGCCACACGCTGAGCACGGTTGGCAAAAGCAAACGCATCAATGTAGTAATACATCGCATCGCCTTCTCCTTTGTCTCTCACAAAGAAGCCTGGGAACATCATGGCGTAAGCATCCACAATGTCTGTATCGATCTGGTATGGGCGACCGATCACTGTGGGTAGGTCTGTCTTCAGTGCCTTGGGCATGATGCCACGGTTGACTGCCCATGTGTTAGCCATGGTGTTGACCATGCCCCAGTACTGGTGCATAACCGGCTTGAGGGTACAGTACCTGTTGTTGGGTCTGGACAACAAGAAGTCCAAACCTTGAAAGACAATGATGGCCATCGTGGCGATAGGAAACGCTCTGGCAAAAATGTATGCACCTGCACCTTTGGCCACATCGTACAGCCAGCTAGGAGCCGTACCACGTCTGGCCATGGTGATTTCCTCGTACGTAAAGGCTTTCCTCAGGAAGTTGGCCAACGAGTTGTGCTCGGGTACACCACACCGAACATAGATGCGTTGACTGGTATCGTGGATGTATTCGTTCCATATCCTGCCTGCGCCGTAACCTGTTTCAGACTGCATGGCCACAATGGTGAACCGAGGTCTTTTAAAGGGACGACCGGCTCTTCTGATATCGGCAGTGGGTGTGTATTGCGGTTTGACATTGCACCCAATGCCTCCACCAGGACTGCTGTCAACAAACGTGGTGTCTGCCGATGACGCGAATCTGTTTTGACGGTACTCGTCGTCGTCGTAGCTGCTGTTGGGTAAGAGAAAAGCCTGATTGACCCAGTCGGTTTCTCTGGATGGGTCGGAGTAATGAAATCTGGATGATTTCTTTGCAGCAGCAGGCTGTTCGGGTTGTTCTGTTGGGGAGATGGCCATGGGTTTCCTTTTGATCTGATTAACCAAATGTCATACGATCTCGACCACCGAACGGATTGGCCGTTCGGTGGTCGATCTCTATCGTGCAGTTGTTACACCATGGTCCTTTTACTGGATCTGTTCAAATCGATGACAGGGCCAGACGTAGGGGGTGCGACTCTACTGCGAGGTGTAGCCAGTTTGGATGGTTTTTGTCCCGCGATGCTTTTGGCTTTTTCAGGATCAAAATGTTCAATGAACGCCACCATCGCACTGAGTAGTTTCTCATCTTGGGCCAGACTGGCACGTTGAACTTCCAGACTGGATTTAAGAGTGTCGTGAATATCTGAGACAATCTTAGGTGGCTCAATAGCCGTGAGGCTTTGTTTGGATACAGGCATAAAGCCATCGCCTACCACAGATTTGCTCAGATCGTCTTGTAGCTTCTTCTCTTGTTCTTTAAGGATATCGCTGAGTGTAGGCACCTTCAGTCCAGGCTTCTGGATCACAGGAGGTGGCGCGATAGCCTTATTCAACACGGGTGAGTTTGCGATACTGGGTACGACAGGCAGCGGTTTGGTCGCCTGAGGCAACTTTGTATCGTAAGCCAAAGACCCATGGACTGTTACCTTCTGGTCCACATCGCGCATCAACTCACCAAGGGTCTTCCACCTATTCTGCTCTTTGTTGTAGAACAGGGGTTTGTTGTGTTTGGTGTCTATCACGCTGTCAGGTAGGATCTTATCAATCGCAGTCGTGTATTTACCTTGCTTGATAGCTTGCAGATATACCCTGCTGCCACCAGCACCAAGCATATGCAACATGGCCTTAAGACCAGGGGTAATGACCATACCCCTGAGTTCTTCATGTCTTTCATCCATGATCTGTCTTTGGTAGACCATGGCAAAAGCCAAGGAAGTCCTTGGGTCAAGCAAGTTGTAGTTTGCAGTCACACCGTAACCCGCCAACATGTCCCTGTATTTGGGGACACTCATCAGCCATTTGGCGGTCTCGGGTGTCATCTGGGTAAGACCTGTGGGTTTGGCTCCACCAGCGCCGATTGTATTTGGGTTGAGTGTGCTTTCCTTGTTGGACAGCCCAATCAGGAACGCCTCGTCGTCCTCAGACAACTGGTTGTCATTGGCAAACTTCTTGATCGTATCTACCACAGCTTTCTTATCCAGACTCAGTTTGGTCTGGGGCATGGCCACGGGTTGTCTTGCATAGGGGTTACCGTCTACACTGCCTTCGCTGCGTATCCCCATCTCGATCTCTTTGGCATGTTTCCTAGCCTCTGTATGGCCTGTCATGGTACCCAGTCCACCATCTTTGGCAGGTATGTGGTTGATACCTGGCACATAGTTGTTGCCAGCCATCATGTACTTCTGTGCGAGTATAGGGTTTCTCTCGCCTTTGTTGCCGACGTAGCTGTAGTTGGAGCCGATGCCACCACCACCCTTACCGATACCAGAGCGGATCAGAGAAGTCAACAGATCCATGTTGTTACCAGAACCGATCAACTCACGAATACCGCGTGGTGTGTACTTATAGATACCAGCGGGTTCGATATGCCAAGGCTCTTTTGCCACAGGCCGGGTCAGACCATACTTGCGCATGAGGCCTGACTCTTCTAACTTGGCTACAATGCCTCGGTCGATATCCACAGCCAAACCCATCTCGTGCATGGAGTAACCTGGACGTGCGGCCCCGCCTTTGTTTCCTTCGGCCTTGGCTTTATCGTATTGAATTTTCTGCTGTGCTTCTGTCCTATGACCTTGGTTGATCTTCAGCTTGACACCATACAGCTGATAGTATTCCTTGGCCATGCCAAGAACCAAGTTTCTGAACTCAGGAAACAGTTTGTTGATCGCGTCTGGATGTGAGACCGTGACGTACTGCAGACCTTGCTCTGGGCTCATCAGCGATCCAGAAGCTTTGGGGATGGAACTTCTGGGTGCTGCGTTCAGACGCGCACTTTTGTCAGCAGAGAACGAGTCGGTGGGCTCGGACTCTACATCCGTCTGCTCTTCACCTTCGTACCCGTATTTGACTCTGTATGCCTCTAGTCGGCTGGTGATGGCAGCAATCGTTTCAGCAGATTGTCGCATATCGGTTCTGACTTGTTGATCCGAGAACCGGTAGGGTGCCACACCTGGAGCACTCAACTGTGCTTTGGCATTGAACTCTCTGGCGTTTTTCATTTCTTTTTGCATGTCGTCCATCCGGCTGTTGCGGCTGTACGCGATGGTCAGAGATCTTGAGATCAGGTATTCCAGCAAGTCCATGGCATGCTGGCGGTTATCGGGAAGACTTGGCTTGGCTGGGAATGGCGAAGCCTTGTGAGAGTAAGGTCCGTTGGGGAACATCACAGCGTCTTTGAACCGCAGGATACGTTCAGGCATCATAAGGTCGATGCGGTCTTCGTTCTCCAGATCAAAGCTCTTCATCGCTGTGTAGAAGTTCAAGAAGAAGGGCTTGAACCTTCTGTGGAACCAAGCATGGAAGTCGTTGATCTCACGGGTAGAGGATTGATCCACACCCATCAGCGCCATCACTTCGGAAGCATTGATGTTGCTCGCCACCTGAAGACCCTTGGCGTCTTGCGCCAAATGTTTCTCCAGAATCAACTTCTCCAGAGATTTCAGACGGTCGTGGTACTGCAAGTCGTTACCGAACCCAGAGAAACCGTACTGTGCAAACCTGAAGAGATGCCATTTTCTCTTGGATTCCTTGTAGTATTTGTTTCCGTAGTAAACCGCAGCACCTGCCCCAGCTACGAGAGCCATAGGAATAGTGGCTGGGCTGGTCAGGACAGCACCTGCCATTGACAAAGCACCCGCCCCTGCGCCCACCAACCAGCCCATGGGTCCACCTGTAAGCATGGAAGCCATAGCAATACCGCGAAGACCTGCGATGGTTGTTCTTTTTGTAGCGAACTTAGCCAACGCAACAGCGCCTTGACCTAAGCTCTTTGCACCCTTGAGACCAAGCAGGCCCAGGATACCACCTAGAGCGCCGCCTATGGGTCCGCCAGCCAGTGTACCTAGGGTAGCACCTATACCAGTCGTTATGGCTTTGTGACCCAGTACAGACATCATTGCCCCGACACTGTCAGAGACTTTGTTTTTGAATGCTGTAGCCACGTCACCGACGGAACGTTTGCCAGAGATGAGATCATCGATCATCTCTTTGTTGGCGCGAACTTCATCGGCGTTGCCATCACGTTTACCGTCTTTGTTTTTGTCGTTCTTGCTGGGTCGGAAGAAACGGGTGAGTTTATCCCAGTAGAACGTCAAGTTTTTCTGTTTCTCAGCTTCCGTGACACCAGGCACAGGGATCGTGGGAGAGACCGATGCTTGTGCAGCTTTGTCCTTGGAGTTTGCAGCACCTGTCAAACTGGTCCAGGCTTGGGCCAATGGGTTTACACCAGGAGCATCTTCAGGTATATGGAAAGACATCTTTCCCAGGATGGAGTGCGGAACACTCATCCCTGCTTTGAGTGCAGCTTCCTTGGCGATCGTGCCTGCATGGGTAGGCATGTAGGTGCCCAAGTTGTTGGTGGGTTTCTTGGACCTGTAGTTCAGCATATCGCCAACCACGCCACCGTAAGGTGTTTTGGTGCTTGGGTTGATCGCCTGGCCTGTGTAATCCACATACCCTGCCACAGATCTCAAAGCGATATCGAGATCCGAAGCGTTTCTCAGAGAGAACCCACCTGCAGCGATGTCGCGACCAGAGATCCTGTCGAGTAGCATGTTGGAGCGGCGCTTCACAGATGACAGGAAACCTGCTTTTCTGGACTTGAGCTTACCCATCATACCACCGGTGGCTGTATCAAGTTTGTTGCCTACGGCACCAAGAGCTTCGGAGAACCGGCCCTCAGTAGCAGCATCGACCTTGGCGATGACGGTATCGACTTTGTCTTGGACAGAAGTCTGTGATTTAGCAGCTTGTTCTTCTTGTTTCTTTTCTTCCTCGGCTTCTTCTCTGACGAAGTAAGACTGGAGAGATTTCAGTGTACCTGCGTATTTGCTCTTGCGTTCAGAATCTTTGGACTCGTCGATATCGGAGCGAAGTTCGACGACCTTTCTTCCTCTACGCAAGATGTCACGGATATCGAGCAGCACGTTGTAGATACGGCCTGTGGAACCACCGATACCCAACGTGCCACCAACGAAGTTACCGATACCACCCAAAACACGGCTGATCAAGCCATCGGGCGATACCGCTTTGGCCAACAGGTCCCATCCGCCCTTGAGCAGATCTCTTCCTGTTTCAAATCCAACGGCCAAGCCCTCGCGCAACCGCGACCACTTGTTCATAACCCACTCTTTGATCAGCTTGCCTTTGCTGTCAAAGAAACCGTCCTTGTAATCAGACACGTAAAGAATTACGTTGCCTGCTTTGTCCACCACAGTACCGGCGATGTCCCGAATACTGGTGATCACCTCACCTGTCTCCTGGATGAAGTACCCGCCCATGCGCAGGATTTCTTTCTTCAAAGCAGGAACATCAGGCTTGTGCTTGACGTAAAGATCTTGGCTGAAGTTGTACCAGTTGACAACCCTTTTCTTTCCAGCCTCTACCTTACCTAAAACCCAGTTGGCTGCTTTGGGGAGTTTGTTTGTAACCAAATCGTCGGCTATCTCAAAAGCTTTGCTTGCGCCTGTGCTGAGTTTATCACCAGCCCATGTGGCAGCTTTGGATACCTGGGGTTTAAGCCAGTTGTAGAACTTGTTGAGTTTGTCTGCGCCAGGCACCAGAATTTCGTTCTTCACGAAACGGGTGGTACCTACTGCACCGCGTACAGCATCGCGACCAGCCATGAATGCCAAATCGGACGCACTACCCAAAACGTTCTTGACTGCTTTGTAGTAACGAGAGCCTTCGATCTCTATGCCTTTCTCACCCAACTCCACAGCAGAAGCCGTAGAAACCACCCGGTTTTGGTGAGCGAGGATAGACAACAGTTTGTTGGTTCTCTTTTGCTGATGGACCATGAGGACACCCCATGCGTCTTCAGCTGTTTGTTTAGCGATCACGTTGGCATCGAGCTCTTTGATGGCTTGCATAGCGATGCCGTTCATGTTGAGCAAGTCGAGTGTGGTTCCACCAGGTGCTGCGTCGTCACCCATGGTTTTGTTCACATCCTGAGCCATAGGCCCAGTGACGTTCTGACTAGCATCTATGCCTGTTTTTGCTGTTTTGAAATGGTACGACTTGACAGGCGTCCTTCTCATAGCGTCCAGAGCACTGAAGTCGATGTCAGTGATCTTGTTTTTCTTATGGATGTCGGATGGTGCGAGTTCCAGCTGTTCCTTGAACGCTGCGTCAAACGTCGCCCATGTCAGACTTGTGGGTATAGAGGGCAAAGTTTTCTCTGCCCAGCTTGTCATGAATACAATTTTGTCGTGGGCCAGATGCGACATCTGTTCGGTAAGGCTGTTTGCTTTACCTCTGGCACCAGTGGTCATCAGAAGAGCCTTCTTAACCTGAGGCAACTTGGTCTCTTTTTCAGCCACTTTTTGCAACAGCTTGAAGACACTGGTTGAGAACAGTTTCAGCAACCCCAGTTTCTTGTTGTCGGTGGTACTTATGTTGCTCATGACTGGGCCAGTGCCAGCATCAACCTGCTCGTACCTCATCTTTGTAATCTCCCCTATGTTCAGGGAAGCGGTTCCGAGGCTTTCATCGTAATCGACAGCACTACCCAGTGCCCTTGCAACAGAAGGGGTGCCGTAAGCATCCATGGCGCCCTGGATGTGCTGCAGTGGGAACAAGAAGTTCCTCTTGGCCTCTTTGAGGGCGGTCAGAATAGGCGTGGCTTTGCTGGCATTGCCTTCCTTGATAGCTTCTTCGAAAAGAGGCTTCAGTGCACCTGAAGCAAAGGCACTGAGGCCCTCCTGATCGAGCGCATTCGTTTCCAGGATGTTTTGTAAGCTGGTGTTGCCTGAGTTGGCCACCATGGTGTTCAAGAGCGTGTTCCTGATCTCGCTCTTTTGCTCCTTGTTCATGGCATCCCATGTACCATCACCCACTATAACCTTGGCAAGATGATCGATCGAGTGGGACGGACTCGTCATCGCAATGTGTTTCTTGAAGAACGCCTGGATGTTGTTGGTTCGAGTAGCACCACCAATGAGTCTTTCTGACGTAAAGTCATAGACCATGGTTTTGTCTTCTCTGGCCGAGTCGCTGCTCATGGCCTCAAGGAAACCCTTGGCCAGCGACAGCCTCTCATTAGCACCTGAGGCAGCTCCCATCGTCACAGTGACTTGGTTGTTAAACTGTGCTTCATACAGCATGGCTGCAAGGTAAGCAGGGATAACGTCGTTGATGGTGCGCCATGTTCTGTTGTCGAAAACAGCTGGCTGTTTGATGTCAGCCAAAGACGTAGAACCTGCCGTCTGGAATTCGGTATCCACAGCGTCTGGTCTGAAGTTACCCAAGAGGGACTTGAAGAACTTGGCCATCGCCCCACCTGTGCCGCCACGATCCACCCAGGTGTTGAGCGTCTCGTTCTTCTCCAGCTCTCGGATGGCGTTGTTGGGGGAAATCGCAACGTTGATGGCTTTGAATATTTTGTTCAGCATCTTGGGAGACTTGTCGATCTCCTCTTTGGCCTGCTCTGCTGACAGATTGAGCAGCTGGCCCATCAGCCATTCGCCACCAAAGCTCGACAGCATACCCAAGACACCCTTGGGTCCGCCCGTCTCACCTATTTCCTCCATCTGCCTGTCGTTCTCCAGTTGGTCGGCCATCAGGTCGCCCAACATGTTACCTTGCTCCAGCGCTTCCTTCAGGCTGCTGGTGAAGCGACCTACCTTCAAGCCGATGTTTTTGAAACCTGTGTTGATGACGTTGTTGACGCCATTGAACAAAGCTCCATTGAGGAAAGCATCAAAAGTCTTTGTCTTCAACCTGTCACTGAACCGTTCAGACATGTTGAGTTTCTCAAACTCTGGCAGGCCTGTGTTGCGAACGATCGCATCGCCTTGTATCTTCATGGCCTTGTCGTATTCCTGCATATGCTTGAACATATCGTTTTGCAAGAAGTACGAGCGGTAAGCCAGCTCCAGGTTCTTCTTCTGAAAAGCCTGGTTGATTGTCTCGGTGTAGGTGGCCAGTCGCGTAACAGCATTGGCCATACCCACGCTGACGGTCATGTTGTCTTCAAAACGCTTTTTATCGATGCCGTCTTTGATGTGCTGCTCGGCTTTGTCGTAATTGCGCTCTGCACCCTGTTGGATGCTCTGGGCTTGGAAGATACCACCGAGAGCTTGCTCGATGGCACTGTTCTCGGCTTCTTCTTTGCTGTAGGTGGTATCGTAGCGTTTTTCGCTGAAGAAGTTCACAGCGGCTGTAGATACCTTCTTGGCTATGCGTGCTTCGGCAGGCACCAGCTTGTCGATGGTCTTGGCCAGCTGGCCTACAACGGGCTTTAGCTCACGGGTGGTGTCCACATACAGTTTGCGGACGTTACCGGCTGTGGAGTCCAGTGCGTCTGTGATGTATCGGGCTTCACCAGGCAAAGCCTGCAGAACCTTTTGACGGATAATGTTGGGATTGGTGACGGTGGTTTTCATGCCACTGCCTGCACCCTTGAGCACATTCAGAATAGGACCACGGGCGCCCTTCTTCTCAAATTGCTGTTTCGAGTAACCATCGCCGTCACCCATGTCGTCATCGACGATCATGGAGTCCAGATCAAATCCACTGGACCTTGTATCAATTCTTTCCGTCTTGCGTTTACCAAAAAGTCGCATGATGGTGCTCTTTCTTCAAAAAACTTTCACAATTGTTCGTTCTCTCCTCCGAAGCTGTATTCGGATAACCAAAGGATTCAAACAGCATGTCAAAATTAGCCAATATCCCACCGTTCGAAATAGAACTTTTGTTCCTGAACAAGAACGATGTGGCCGGTGTTCCTCGTGTAGAGGTCATGGATATCTTTGATGGGGTCAGTAAAAACTTCCACTCCAAAGGTCTGTTCAGTGCAGAGAGTTTTGGCAAAGTGGGCGAAGTCAAACGGCTTCGGTTGTTTGGCCACATGGAGTTCAATACCGAGATCTTTCATCCTGTGATCTTCAAGATACTCTGCGATCTGAAATCGCTGTACTCGGACATCATGAACTCCAAGAGCTACGCGATCTTTGATGACAAACTGGGTGACTTTGTGCTCAGTGACCCAGTGGCAGGCCAGACAGGTTATGCTTTCTTCATCAAGCATTTTGAACGGATCAAGTTCGATGGCCGCGACTCTGCCAAGCGCGAAGAGTTGATCAAGAACATGGAGCAAGCCAAGGGCCGTGTCTTTATCGATAAAATGTTGATCATGCCTGCCGGTATGCGCGACTATACCGTCGATGAAAACGGAAAACCCAGCGAGGACGACATCAACGGTCTGTACCGTCGGGTGCTTGGTCCAGCCAACGTGCTCGCTGGCATCAACAGAACCGCCAACGTGGAGCATCTGGATTCTATTCGAATGTCCATACAGTCGGCAGTGTACAACATCTACCTGTACCTGATGGAGATGGTTGATGGCAAGAACAAATTCATGCTGGGCAAGTTTGCTGGCAGAAAGATCTATTTCTCCACTCGGAACGTGATCACGGCTTATGTGCCGCGCCACACGCTTCTGAAGAGTCAGCGAAGGATGTCCACCAACTCCACCGCAGTGGGGCTCTTTCAGTTCTTGGCAGCTATCCAACCTTTGGCTTCCAAGCTGGTCAAAGACGGTTACATGTCCGATGTATTCACGGGACCAAACTCCCCTGCTTACGCCGTAGACCCTGTAACCCTCAAACGGGTACCTGTCCACGACATCGAGGACGACTATGATCGGTGGATGACCACGCAAGGCTTTGAGTCTGTGCTCAAGAAGTACAGCAAAGAAGAACTTCGCCACAACCCCATCCTCATCAAAAACAAGTACTATGCTGGTCTGATCTACAAAGGACCTGAAGGTGGTGTGAAGGTATTTGGCGACATCGACGAGCTGCCAAAAGAGCTCGATCGCAGTTATGTCAAACCACTGACCTACACAGAACTTCTGTACATGAGTGTGCAGAAGGAATCCACCAGTCTGCCTTGTACCTGTACACGCTACCCGGTAGCAAGTTATGGGTCGCTGTACGTCAGCAACATTTACCTGATCACCACCAACTTGTCCAAGAGCAAGAAGGTATTCGATGCCAACTGGGTGCTCACTGATGCGGTGCTGCCTGAGTTTCCTATCGTCGAATCTTCTTTCTTCAACTCGGTCTGTCCATCACCCACCCACATCCAGCGCCAAGGTGCCGACTACGACGGCGACACCGTCAACTTCATCGTTCTGTACACCGATGAGGCCAGAGAAGAAATCAAGTCTCTTTTGAATTCATCCAACTACTACGTGGCTCCTGATGGCCGTATGGCATTTTCTGCTTTTGACGACATCAGTAAACTCGTTGTTCAAAACATGTTTCGCAAACCCATCCGCTGATTGACTCCGCCATGAACCTCTTAAACTTTGCACAGTTTTACAAAAATACGGGTGTTTTCCGTATCCATGACTTGGCGTCGCCTGAGATGCTGGATATGGCGTCTTTGCCCAAAGACGCTGTGTTGCTCCATATGCCCAAGGTCATGATGGATAACGACAACATCGAAGTCGATGTCGATCCATCTGCCATCTACCTTCAGCACTACGACAAAAAGATTCCTATTTCTTTTTGTGAAGAATACATCGGTCCTGTGGGTGGCTACATCGAGAAAACAGTCAACATCGAACTGCAGGCCAAGCAGTGGCTGAAAGGCCACAAGGAACAGTTTCGATTCCAAGCTGCTGGAACGATCGACTTCTCGTTCAACACCCCCAACATCATCAACTACGGCTACCTTGTATACAAGTACCAATACCCAACAGGTGTGGTGATAGCCATGAGGAACAAGTTCCTCAACCAGTACAAAACCATGGTAGCCGACATCAACCGCATCGGCACCACCAGCAGCAAGAGTTGTTTCTTTTTCTGCGAACTGGGTCGCGATATCCCTTCGTTCTCTACGATGGAGAACATGAGCAATCAGAACAGTGCTTCTAAATGGAAGCTGCTGAATGAAGACTACGAGAACGTCATCTATGAGCTGTGGTTGTGGGTCGATCCTGCTACACGGACCAAGAGTGTTTTTGCTGGTGTTTCTCCCAAGGCGCTCAAAGGCCTGAACATCATCTTTGTCAATGAGCAAAACAAAACCTGTACCATCAACCTGGGCTACATCGATGCTTGGATCAAGGGTCGGCCCAACGAACTCAATGGCCGCAGCGAAACTCAGTATTCGGTTGACCACATCAAGAAACTGTTCCTGAAGTTCTTGCTAACCATGGTGAGTTTCTTTGAAGAGCCTAAATCCATCTCTGAAGAGGTGGGTGAGCTGGGCGACGACCTCAAGAAAGCTGGCGAGGAGCTCACGAATACCGAGTCGGGTGATTATGACGCTATGTCGGCAGCCACGAAAGAGCAGAAAATCTCTGCCAAGATTGCCGATACCGTTGACCGAATCAACACGGTGGCCAAAGCCAAGGACGAATCAGGAGTCACTTCCGTGTCCATCGACACCATCGTGGCTGAAATCGACAAAGACATCGATGTGCTCGACAAAACCTCCAAGCTGACTGCCAAACGAAAAGGTGTGATTCTGGACCAGAAGGGCAACATCGTCGAAGTCAGCGAACCTGCTATTCAAGAGATCGACTACAACGAGGTGGTGCGCAATCACTTTACATCGGTTCCCGATGAAGCTGTGTTGGTTAAGAAAATCGATGAGCTCGCAGAAAGCAAGTTTTACTCTGCGGCCGACTACAGGAAAGCCATGGCTGGTGCAAACGCCATCACCACCATGGTTTCGCCTTATGACAGAAAAGCGAAATACCTGGATTCCAAGGTTATCAAACCTGAAGACCTGTTGGTCGATAAAGAACGCTCTCAGATGAATGTGAGCCATCTGGTGGTCGACAAAGACATGGCCCAGAGCAGTCTGAACAGTTTCACACCCGACTACGTTCGCAAGAACATGAAGAAAGACATGATGAACGTCGTGGCTTCTTTTCAGAGAGCTGGTTTTACTCTGGTTAGCCACGAAGTAGAGAAAACCGTTACAGCGTTCAGCGCTTACGAGGTTCACGACATCACGTTCAAACCTCTGAACGGTGTGAGTTCGTCGGTGAGAGCACAGATACCTATCGTAAACGAACAGGGTGAGTTCATGAGCACAGGCAACAAATACAGCCTGCGCCCACAGGGTGTGGACAAACCCATTCGCAAGATTGGTCCATCTTCTGTGGCACTGACCAGCTACTACGGAAAAACCTTTGTGAAGCTGTCCGAGCGCAAAGCTGACTCGTCTGTGGACTGGCTGGTACGCAGGTTCTACGAACTCAAAGAGCTCACCGAAGCCCCTCGTATCGTGGAACACTTGGCCCCTGCCAAAGTCTTTGACAACTACAACAAAGCACCTTTCATCTACAACGCACTGGCTGACCGTATTCGGCTGGTGGAAATCAAAGGCCATGTGTTTACATTCAACTGTGCAATGCGTGAAGAAGAGTATGGTCCCAAAGCCATGCTGGATGCGCTGTACGAAAAACATGGTCTCTATGTCTGTGGTATGTCGGTCAAGGGCGAGATGCTCGCTCTGGATAACGAAGGTATTATTCATGAACTTATTGACGCGAAGAAAAACGCATGGCAGAAGATCGGTACGTTCTACACCTTGACTGATTGCTCTGAGAACGACGGTCCGCTGAACTTCTCCACGCTGGCTGTGTTTGGTAAGGCTGTGCCCACTGGTGTGGTGCTGTCGTACTACATGGGTATCAGTGCACTGCTGGTGTACCTGAAGGAAAAATACAAGCTGAAGTGGCGCGTTGTGGAAGGCAGACGCAACCGCGATGTACAGGACAATGAGTTTGCCGTGATCTTTGCTGATCAAAGCCTGATCTTTGAGAAAACCAACAGGATTTGCACCATGCTGTTGGCTGGGTTTAACCACTACTCCAAAGAGGTCAAGGGTCACGAACTGGCTGCATTCAACCACCAAGACGTGTACTTCAACTTGCTGAGAAGCAAAAAACTCGGTGTCATCTACATGCGGGAATTGGACAACATGCTGGACATGTTTGTTGACCCTATCACACGCAGTACGTTGCAGGACATGGGTGAGCCCGATGTGTTTGAGCCTTTGCTCATTCGGGCCACCGAGTTGCTCACAACGTACGACCATCCCGATTCTCAAGATACCAACTACCAGATGTTTCGTGGTTATGAGCGGTTTGCTGGTGCTCTGTACAAGCAACTTTCTCTGAGTGCCAAAGCCTACCGAAACAAGAACACAGCCAGTGGCCGTGCTCGTCTGGATATGAAACCTTTTGCGGTGTGGCAGACCGTGATGCAGGACTCCGCTATCAAGATGTGTGAAGACATCAACCCTGTACAGACCCTCAAGGAGAGGGAGATCTTTACCTATGTGGGTGAAGGTGGTCGCTCCAAAGAAGCCATACCCAAGGCAGAACGTGCTTACCACATCAACAGTGTGGGTACGGTTGGTGAAGGTGGTATCGACAGTGGTGACGTGGGCACCAGTGCTTACTTGAGTGCCAATCCCAACCTGGTCTCTCAGCGTGGTCTGATCAGCACCAATCCTTCGCTCAACCCGACGACCATGTTGTCGACATCGTCACTGTTGGGCGCTGGTCTGATGCGAGATGACAGCAAACGCGTGGTGTTTGCAGGGGTCCAGAACTCACACACTGTGGCGGCTAAAGGCTATCATCCTCCTATCGTTGGTACCGGGTACGAATACGTCATGGCCCACCGCATGACAGATATGTTTGCAGCCACTGCTATCGACGAGGGCGTGGTCAAATCCATCACAGCCAAAGGCATCGTCGTGGAATACAAAAACGGTGATCTGCGTGGTGTTACGCTGGGTAGGCAGTTCGGTAGAGCCGAAGGTTCTGTTTATCCGCACGATATCGTGGTCATGCAGGGTCTTAAGGAAGGAACACGGTTCAAGAAAGGCCAGGTGCTGGCTTACAACAATGGCTTCTTTGAAGTCAGTATGTACGACCCTACCACCGTGGTGCTGAAATCATCCATGAACGTGTTGACCATGTTCAACGAATCGGCTGATGTGCACGAAGACTCCTTTGCTATCTCCAAATCGGTGGCAGACAAGTTCGAAGCCAGGACAACGCATGTGCGCTCGGTGACACTGGACTTTGTGCAAGAAGTTTTCGATGTGGTCAAGGTAGGTCAGACTGTAGGACCAGAAGACCCACTGCTGGTTATTCAAGACGAAGTTACATCCATGGGTACATTCAGTGAAGCTTCTTTGAACACACTGAGAAAGCGGTCATCGCAAGCACCCAAAGCACAGTACAGAGGAACCATCGATAAAATCGAAGTGTTCTACAACGGTGACGTCGAGGACATGAGTGGCTCTATCCGTGAACTGGCCGATAAGTCTGACAAAGACCTGGCCTCAACATGCAAAGCCAGTGCAAAGCCAGTGGTTACTGGCGAAGACAACGATGGCTACCGCGTAGCCGGTGTTCCTTTGTCGCTGGATCGTGTGGAGCTGAGATTCTATATCACAGTGGCCAACATTGCTGGTGTGGGTGACAAAGGCGTCATCGGACACCAGATGAAAGGCACCTGTGGTCGTGTGATGACCGGCAGAATGTATACCAAAGATGGTCGTGATATCGATGTATCTTTTAGTTTTAGGTCCATCATGAAACGTGTTGTGATGTCTACCTTCGACTTGGGCACCACAGCTTCTTTGCTGATTCACATCGGCAAACAGGCTTACTTGATGAAATAATCTACACGAGGTATGGTATAAAACCCATACCTCTTCCTCCTTATCCACCACCCTCACCATAGGAAAATCAATGAAAACACCACACGAAGCTCAGCTGCTGAGCACGTTGACTGTCGCCAACGCGGCCTTGCTCGTGAGCACCACCATTCAGCTGATGAGCTCCCCACATTTGTCCAAATCTCTGAACGGGGCACCCATGACCGGCGAGATCATCCAGGGCATCGCGTGCGATCACATCGTGAAATCCCTGGAACAACCAGCCAAAAACTAAGAGGTACAAAATGCTGCCCAACTCTACCATCACCATTGCCAAGAACGCTCTTCTGGGGTTTCTCTCCGATGGCAAATGCATCTCCCCTGCGGGCGATGCGCTCCTGAACCTGAACAACAAATCACTGCCCCCGTCGCAGATCATCATCCAGAACGACGATCAGCTGGCCAACAGTTTGAACATGCTGGAGCAAATCAGCAACAACGACCAGCACCATGCTTGTCTTTATGACACAGCAGAGGAGCTCAAGAAGATCCTGGAAGCCAACTTGGCTTTTGTGCACGGTGTGGTCAAGCCCAAGGTTAGCGATTTTGTCTTGGCTTACTCCAACTTCTTGGTGGGTGTGCGTGAACCAGAACCTGCTGCATCCATCTCCATCATCCAGCGCATCATGCCGGATCTGGCTCACAACACGTTTGTGACCAACTCCTTTGATACCACGCCCAACTACGAAAACGCACCGCCCGGCATGGGTAAGAACTTCATACTCAACGGCATCGCTGATCAAGACCAGCTGATCGATTTCCTGAAATTCGAACAGCCTGCTTTGGACCGCGACATCGCCGCATGGGTGCTCTCCTCGACGGCTGTTATGCCGATGTTCCAGTGTTTCTTTGGTTCGGGTGGCACTTACAAGAACGTGGAAAATCTGCGCGAAGCAGGTGTGTACACAGGTATCGATGCCGTCGATGCCGGTTTGCTGATTGGTCTTGTGGCCAGCAAAATGAAAGCTTCGGTTCGTGATGACCAGAGCCATCTCAGTTTGCTGAAATACGAACAAGCCTGTGACGAACACATGGACTTCGCCAGCATGCTGCTCAAGCGCGGTCTGGACCAACAGCCCATCTTGCAGAAAACTGGCAAGGTGATCGATTACGTCGACACGGTGGCCAAAGTCATCCATGTGAACGCTGAGATCTACAGCGACTGGCTGACCAACCAGAACGGCAAACCAGAGATCTTGCTGGGTGCGTTCATCAGCGGCGAGCGTTCGCTGAGTACTTCACAGCTGAATGAGAGAAGCATCCAGCTTCTGAAGACCTGGGATTCTTACTGCGTCATGTCGCGTATGCAGTTCGAAGCTCGTTTGTCGACTGCAGTACGACGCTGGATCGCCAGCTACATGTTTGACCAAATCGAACAGTTCTCCAAGTCCAACGAAACCGATGCGTTTTACCGACAGGACGCTTACCGGGTAGACGCCAAGAGCGTTGTGGAAGCCAAGGTCAACGAACTCGATGACAAGATCCTCACCGATGTGTGGGATGTTGCTTTGATCGTGGTGGCTGGCGGCATGTTCTACAACTCGTGTGCATACGAGTTTCTGATGGACCTCCACCGCATCGGTGAGAAGAACCCCAGTATCGATGCCCATGACGCGGTCAGCATCGCATCGATCCGTTACTTGAGTGACTATGTCAGCACGATGATGAAACTCATCAAGCTGTGATCATAGACCAGTCACAGACGCGTCTGTGACTGGTAATCACAAGGAAACGCCATGAACACAAGGACTCGTGTACCTACCCTGTCCAAGCAACTGCTTCGAGCCACCAGCTCAGAGCAGTTGATTTGTACAGAAGACTGTTTTATTGAGGCACCTACTCGCTTTATGACATCTGGGCTGGGTAACCTCTCAGCAAAAAGCAACGTCTATGGGTCTTTGGCCATCCTGGACAGAAAAGGCAACTATACCGTTACGAACATCCCTAACTTGCTGGAGATAGAACCTCACGACATCACCACTTTTGAGTTGGATGGTGATGAGACGGAGTATTACAGGTTTGAGTTCAAGAGAGGACAGCCTGTTATCCTAGACATGAACGTGGTGATGTCCGACGACTTGATGTACAACATCTTGAACGAATACATCTTCAAAGGAAAGGTACCTTGGTATATCGAGCCCGATGACTTGTACCGGATCTTTGACTTTGCCAAGAGCCATGCCAACAGCAACATCCAGATCTCGTATCAGATCATGGAGCTGATCATCTCTACGGTGGTGCGCAGCATAAAGAATCGCCAGTTGCCTTTTCGTCTTGATCACAAGTCTGCTAAAACCAGCAAAGACTTCAGCTATGTTCCCATGGCCAACGTGTACTATGGCGTCCAAGCACCTTTCAACAAGTTGTCTGGTGCCTACATGCAGGATGGCATTATCAGTGCCTTGGTAACAAAACCAGTAGCGCCTGGTATCAACGAGGTGATTCTGAGATCATGACAGAGACCTTTCCTATCCGTAACCACTTTAAAATCACAAAATGAAATACGTTGCAACAAAACTCCAGGCTCTCAATACCGACGGCGTGATCAAGCCGGATTCTGATGGTTACTTTCGCTTGTTGATTGGTGCCCTGAACGTAGAGAACACCAATGGCCACGTCTATGTGGCCAGCCAGCAAGCTATCGGTGTGTTCGACAAATCCAGTCTGTTTCAGCGCCGTGTCAAAAACGGCAACCTGCGTGGTGAATGGGGTCACCCCAAACGCCTGCCTGGCATGAGCGACGAAGAATACATCGACCGCATGTTTATTGTGGATGAAGCCAACACCGCTGTCCACTACCGCGCCATCGAACTGGATATGTCCTTTGGCAAAAACAATCCGGTGCACAACAACCCAGCCATGGTGGGCATTATGGCCGAACTCAAGCCAGCGGGTTACAAGGAACAAGAAGCCCGCAACATGCTTATGAACAAGTTTGAGAACGTCTGTTTCTCCTTGCGTGGCTTTACCGACGATACGCAGAACGGCTACAGGTTGATGCGTTCTTTGCGCCAAGTCATGACGTTTGACCTGGTGTGTGAACCTGGTGTGAAAACCTCGACCAAGTGGGATACCGCTGGTGCGAAATTCGATACGCGCCTGGCTATGGAAAGCCTGGACGACTACGAGGTCTCTCGTGCTATGATGCACAAAGCCATTGAACGCGCCAAGTTCAGTGCCTTGGCTACCGAGGATTCTCGGGAGCTGATGATGAGTGTCTACAACGACATGACTGCACGCAATGCTCCGCGCAATGCTTTTCAAACGGTGAACAACAGCTCGCTGATTGCGCGCATCTAACCCCTGTACCCCACTAGGCGCTGGTGTGCGCCTAGTGGGGTATAAAATATGTTTTGCTGCTTTATCCAATGGCATATTGACCTGTTTCGACAACTGTTACAGTGATATATACTCAAACTGAGGATGCAGACGTGTTCCTCTTAACCTTTCATGAAAGACCTCTCTCAAAATGTCAAAACTCTCCCAAGAAGCGAAAGCGCACCTTGATTCACTGGCTGCCCTGCAGGCGGCCATCTCCGAACTGGTCGTGGTCAACCCAACCACCGGCGAAGTGCCGGATGGCAACAATGACGGCACGGTCTACAACCAAGCAATGCCAGACGGCATCACCCCGACACTGGTGTCCGCTGTGCGGACATACGACACCAACTTCGGTGCCGCACTGCGCCAAGTGGTGTCCATGAAGGGCGTCGATGCCATGGCAGCCAGTCCCGGTTTGCAAGAAGTGACTGGTTCCTTTGACATGTTGGGCGGCATGAGTCGCAACGTGTCGACGACACGTGAGACCAAGTACTACCCCAACGGCAAGACCAATGGCGATGAGCCCGTGATTCACTTCGGGGTGACGACGGTCAAGACCACCTTCAGCGACAACGCACCCAGTGGCGTATCGAACACCCTGAGGGAACAGATGCGTTCGTACGGGGTAACCATGTTGTCCGGACAGAAGTCCGAAACGACCTCGTCGTAACCGCCTGACCAAGACACCGACCCCATGCTGCAACTTGGCAGCATGGGGTCGGTTCTTTTTTTTTGCTTAGATGACGTTACCGGCGAGATCCTCCACGCCGAACTTGTAGCCAGTAGGTGAGGTCATCACGTTTTGGTCTTCTTCGCCAGCGATCCAGGCTGGGCGACGGCTTGGATCAGCATCCACAAACTGCATCTCGTCCAAGTAAGCTTGGGCGTACGCAATCGTAGCACGGTTGTAGGTAGAGAAGCCAGTCATCGGGATCGACAGATCCAGTTTACTGGACGCAACGGTTGGGTCACGCACGCCGTCGACATCGCCTTGGTCCATGGGCATGACGTTGGCGGTGATCCAGCACTTGTCCACCTTCAGGCCAGATGCATCGGTTTCGTAGGCCATGATGGTGGAGGTATACCATTCGGCACCCCAACCACCGGCTTCCTCGATAGCCTCACGGTAGCCTGGCAGCGTCATCGCCAGCGGCATCTTGGTTTCTGGATCGGCCATGCCGATATGCATCCACCAGCCAACAAGACTCTGAATAGGCCGGCCTTTGCGTTCATGGTAACCAAACACGGGTTCGGTACGCACCCGTTTCATGTCCGTCAGGGCCTGCAGTTTCTCGCCAGCGAAACCGATATCGACTTCATCGAACTCGGGCTTCAGGGCAGCATGGAAACCTTCAACCTTGGTAGGCAGCGTCTCGAAGAAGTTCTTGAACGCTTTGTAGAACTCTTCCTGGTTGTCGGTCAGGGAGATGATTTTGGGAGCAGCCAGCATCACCACGGTGAGTGGTTTCGGGATGTACAACTGGCTCGACAGCAACACACGCTCATCGGGTGCGTAGCCGAACTGGCCGATGTCGGAGAGACTGACAGCACTGGCTTGTGGTGGTGCAAAACCAACGCCAGGCCTTTGAAAATTGGTAAGGAGTACGGAAGCCATTTTTTGATGTCCTATTTGAGTTGATGGTGGTATGGATGAAAACCGGGGTGGTTACACACCACCCCGGAATCTCAATCAGGCATCTTGAAAGCGAACGGCCTGAACGTAGTGGAACATCACCGTGTTGGGCGTACTGCCTTCGATACGCACAGGCACAGTGATGCTGTTTCCACGAAACTCGTCCATGGTGGAGAACTGCGCCATGGGTGTGATCACGTACTTGCCGCCGAACCGGTCTTTCAGGTAAGCGCTGATGCGTTGGTTGTACATGGCCGCGAGCACCGAAGGACGGATGCCTTCTTTACCCTTGAGCTCACGGTCAACCCGGCAAACCACGCTGTTGACCGTGGCGCAGCACGATGTGAACATGTCGGAGATCAGGTTGGAAGCATCGGTGTCGTAGATGGTGCGGAACACCGGGAAGTGGAACGACTTGGTGTCGAACTGGACTGGGAAGACCAGACCACGGTCCCAAGCGTTGAACACGTTGGTGGGCGACACATGCTCGGGAAGAATGTTGTAGCCCAACTTCAGAACACTGCCAGGAGAGCCATCGTAGGCTTCGGACATGCGCCATCTGCCGTCACCGCCACCCATCATACCTGCGCGCATCGCCGCACGTTCAATGATGCAGGACACGCGGTCTTTGTAGCGGCTGTTGCGAAGCAGTTCGGTACTGGGCGTGATGGTGGCACGACACACCGAAGTGTTGAAGTAGTCCGATTCGGGATACAGACTGGCGGCCGTGCGAAGCATCTCGCCTTCATCGATATGCCAACCGGGGGTATCGGCATCACCGTTGGCGATATCGAAAAGCAACGCAGCCAGTGCGTCTTGTTCGGGCACGCTCTTGGGGTTGATGTAGGTCGCCCAGTGAACATGGGTGTTCTTGCGGATGGCGATCATCTTCAGCAAAGCCAACTTCGTCGCATGCGAGAAACCGGTGTCATAGACTTCGGTCTCGACGTTTTTGGCGATGTTCTGAACACGGTGCTCGGAATCGGCGTAGTTGTTCATGTAGTTGCGAACGCTCAGATCGAACATGGGGTAGTTCCCGTCCGCATCGCGCAGCGTACCATCGGAGCCGCCACCCAAGAAGATGGAAGTACCCGAGGTCAGACGAACCGCATCGGTGTTGTCTTCCCAGCGGATGGACCGGTAGGGAGCTCCGTTGCTGGCTTTGCCGCCCAGCAGGTTGTACATGTATTTGTCACCAGAGTCGCTGGAGAAATCGGTACCGACCACACGGCCCAAAGTAGCACCAGGCGTCGTCTCCAAAGTCCAGGTAGCGACTTCTGCTGCATGCAGCAAGCCCAGGATGTGGTCGATGTTTTTCTGGTACACCTTGATCTCGGAGATGGGGCCGTAGACCTTGGTGTATTGCGGATCGTCGATCTTGCGGTAGGAAGAGACCACACCTTCACCCAGATACAGAGCGTTCTTGGTTGATGGGTGGTAGGTTTCTGGCTTCAGGCCTGTGCTGACCGACGTGGCGCCCTTCAGGGTAACTTTGGGTTTCAGCGGCAGGTACTCGTCATCGCGTCCAGCAACCATGAAGTTGACAGGGTACATTTTGAGTTGGTTGATCAGGGCGGTGGGCACGATAGTACCGTTTTCGCTGACAGGCGACCACATACGGATGGCCGTGTTGTCGCCGACGACACCCTTGAAGGAGTGCACGACCGTGCAGATGGGAAAACGAATCGATGTGGCACCCGGTGCACCGACAGCATCCACCAAAACACCAGGGTGGGTAGCCACGTTGGCCACGACATCGGTTGGATGGAACGGACTTCCGCTTCGCAGGACAGAATCGGTGCCGAAACTGACGGCATAGCCTGCGACTTCATCCACAACGGGATGCAACACCGGATCGCCCTCTGAGTCGTACACGATCGCGCCGGTCAGAGGGTCGTGCTGGTAGTTGGGGACGTTGTTCACCGGGAGAAGATCGGCGTAAATGGTCACGAAGGACTTTTTGGCATCGTCCGGCGTAACACGGTACATCATCATGGCGTTGGTCTTCTTCACGAAGGCCTCGGTGATGAGTGGAGACTGGTGGGTGGCAAAACGACTCTGCAGGTCGAACGTCAGAGCGCCGAACAAGTTGACCAAATTGCTGACCGGGGTGAACACAGGTTCGTTGTCAGGACCGGTTTGTCCGTAGGTAAACACAATCGGCAAATGCTGTGGCAATGTTTCAGGCAACAGCGGCACTGTTGGCGCACTGTCGTCCAAAATACCGAACAGATACTGCGCGGGGGCGCCAGATGGGATATTCATGTCCATGGGAGTTCCTTGTTGAGGTGGTTTGTGAGTGAAGGTAACTTCTAGTGCCGTCTCTGGCAACAATTTATGAAAGAGAGAAAAGTAATGATTATTTCAGATGCGTACAAGACAAAATGGGGTTCTTTCGTGGTCACTGACCAGATCAAGAACCAAATTCAGATGGCCATTGCACGGGACTCGATCCAACAAGTGGATCTTGGTGTAAGACCTACTACCAGTATCAAGTCAATTTTTTTGACTGGAGTCTTTGAAAGCGAACAAGGCGTACACATCTTCTCGCACCCAATGCTCGTCGAATCACGAAGCGGCCAAATGTACCTTTGTAGTGACATGAGGATTCATTTGACGACGGATATCCGAAAAGCCACGGCTGTGGATGTCCAGAACTCCATTGACCAATTTGTCCGAAACAGGGTGGATTTTGGCTTTGCCAAATCCCGTCATATTCTCAACCTGGCATGGCTGTCTGGTCAAGTTGGCCATATTAAGAACGGCCTTAAGTTTGCATCTGAGGTGTATGCCAGCCTCATATCCCAAACAATCTCAAGAGGTTTTGGGTTGGATTTCGAAGACCAGCTCAGAATCCAGATAGCGGCACACCACTATTACAACTGTCAGTTCACCAATGACATAGCAATTGATGACGATATGCTCTTGCAGTGGGCCAGTCACATCATTGAAGCGACCAAGAGCAACTCCTCCACCGTGATGGAGATTTTGAAAGAAATGAAGGTATGTGGCTCGTTGTCTGAGTTTTGTACAGAGATTGCCCGGTTGTGCGACAACAGTCGTCTGAAGGACTTCAACGAGGTTACGTTGGTCACATTGTTGAAATCCTCTTGGTTTGGTACAGACGCAAAAAACATCATCGGTGTTATGCTGGAACACCCCCCTACCTGGGTGGCTGTTTTGTATGCGGTGCTCAACAGCCGCACGTTCAAACACAGCGCTATCTTCGACCATGCCAATCGCTTAGGCGGTCGTGGTAAGTCCAAAGATTTTGTGCTGAGCTATGTCGAGCTGGTGAGTCAGTATTCGGTGGACAAGCTGGCCACAGAATCCGCCGACCGTGTCAACTACATCGAAGATTACCTGAAGCCTTTTTAAGGAACGACCATGAGTCTCGGACACCTGCTCCAATACGTGACCGAACATACTTGGTGCGACCCAAGACAAGACAACCAGTATGTTTTCAAAGCAGCAAAGATATCACCCTTCCTGGGTATTTACAACCACATCGACATCGTCGGGCGGCGTCTGGCATTGCCTGAGAAAGGCAAGAAGTTCCATGTGTTTCAGATTGGAACTGTAACGCCAGCCATGTTGGGGTTGCTCGGGACAGGACCCAGTTGGGCTGAGAACAACTGGAGGAATTTCTCTGACAGTATGATGGCTCAGAAAATGGTGGCCGATATCTTCACGCCCAACGGCGAAGTGTTGCCTCGGTTCAACAGCTATTACTGCGTGACCAAAGAACGCGTGTTGGTTTTGTGTGTAGAAGATGATCAGAAGTTGGGATTCAACTACACCACCACACTGCTTTACTTGCGCGTGTACGCCAACAACTTCTACAAAGCAGGTGTGATGGATGAGGACAGTGTTGTTTTCGCCACGGGCCACAAGAACATCACGTCCATACAAAGAGCAGAGATCCAGACCACCTACGCGGAGTACCTGGCCAAAGATGGGAAATGCCTGTGCTACATCAATGGTTACCGTGTACCAGATTTGTACATCGTGAACATCAACGTGGGCGACACAGTGGAACTGGTCTACGATGGCTCTGTGATGGATTTCAGAAGCTATCCAATCGCTCAGCTGCGCAGTTTCTTATCCACCAAAGACGGTGTACAGAAATACCTGATTCACGACCCCGGGAAAACCGTGGACGGAATTGAGTACGTGGACGATATCGATTTCTACGTCAAGTGTGTTTACAACTACATGAAAAGCGGTGTAGTGCACATCGGGACCAAATCTTATCTGCTGAGCATGGGCAGCTCTAAAAACAAAAGACAGGTCACTCACCGTGACTACAGTGTGAGCGTAGATGGCGTAACGACTATCGGCAACAACCTGAAAGCCGACATTGAGTCGGAACATGGGACAGCTGTCGCGACACCTATTCTGGTGGCCAACATGAGCATTGACATGGTAGTCAGGAAAACAGCACCCGAGCGTGTACTGGCCAAAGATGCCAGCCGTATCTTTGAGCTCTACAAGCTACCACAAGAAGCTGTGATCGAAGCAATGGCTGGAAACATGTCTACACTACCTATGTGGACAGCGGCTGCTTTGGAGAACAGCGACTACATCAAACATATGTCTACGCCCTACGAACACCTGACTGCAGAACTGCTCGGTGGTGCGTTTGGTTACAACGGCATCTCTGTGGCAGTGGGTTACACACCCACAGAAGCAGTGGATGACGGCAGCACCAAAACAGTACTGCTACCTCACCAGTTGCGTGAGAACAGCACGGTGTACGAATATGACTCCGACGGTCTGTACATTGGAAACTATCCGCACACCTTCGGCAATACACACACGGTGAGTACAGAGAACCGGCCGATCACCCAGTTGGCTGAAGTTATCTCTGGCAGAGGCACCAATCGCCCCAATCTGAAATTTGGCACCGACAACATCCCTGTCACACCAGGTTGCAGCTACAGAGTCTACCGGTGCAGCATCGAAGGTGGTGAGCCTAATGATGTCTGGCTGGACATCACAGATACCGACAAATACGAGGTGGTGGGTAACACCTTGTTGTGGCTGGATACAGCTGATGTTATCCGGTACCTGGCGGTTTCTTGCGATGACACTTTCCTGCAAATGGATATCCAGTTACAGATGACGGGTGGGGCTCTTGAGTTTGACTTGGTTCAAGAGGAAGACCGTGGCAGTGGCTACGCTCCAAGGGTTATGACCATCCCTCATGGGCAACTCGACATCATCATGAACAATCACTCCATGATCAGAGGCATTGACTACTTTGTCAATTTCCCCAAGATCAGGGTGGTCAACAAAAACTATCTCAAGCAGCCTTGCTCTGCTGAGTTGCAGGATATACACGTACGCATGGTGGGATTTTGTTCCCCTACCATGCAACTGGACAACGACGAGGATGTTGGGTTCATTCAGTTTGGCACCTTGTCCAACAACCAGAAGTTCGACATCCGGGACGACAAGGTACTCAGGATCACGGTGGATGGCAAGCTAATCACCAGAGACCAGCTGATGTTCTCAGAAGAAACGCCTGATGTCTTTATCGCCAGTGCATTGAATGGATTGCCCTACCAGGTCAAGGACATTGTCGTTCCTATCAATGCGTACACCGGTAACATCGATACATACACAATGCGTGCACAGTCTATGGTTGTGGACCAGCAAGTCAGCAACTACATGACCATGTACACCGACCAACCTGTACACGACATCAACATGATTGTCACAGGGGTCTATACCCTGGTTAGTCCCTACTTCAGCGTCATCTTGGACGACATGGTCAATGACGTCATGACCGAAGGTCAGTGTGCTTTGCTGACGCAGGATACAGACATCATGAACTTTTTCCTGACCTACGACTTTCTTTTACAAATGGACCCACTCAACAGTTCGCTGGCTGGGATGAACAAATTTGTGAAGATCGTTGTGCATCCTCATGAATACACACTGGGTGTAAACATAAACCAGTACCGTGTTCTGGAGAGACTGGCGCTCATCAAGTCAGGTACCAGGATCGACATCAGTACCCATGTTACACTGTTAACCTAACACAAATCAACCATGCCCAATCAAAACAACACCATTCAAGGTACGGACGGCCACTACCCCGTCTACGATCTCACAGAAGGATGGAAAAACCGTTCCATCGACGATGTGTACACCGGTGGCGTAGGCGCAAACAAGTTTGTGGCCAAAGTACGCGACTACATCACCGACCCAGAGACGTTCACAACTTACAAAGTAATCAGCGTCAACCCTGACTACACACCCAACACGATCGAGATTCGGCCATCCTACATGACAGGAATCATCCCATCCTCCGATGTGGTGTTTGGTTCGCTGTCTGGTTTGGACAGTGTGGGGTATCTGGTGTACCTGGACAAAACCACGATGCCTTACACGCTGAACGTGGATACACACCTGCTGGTCACGCACCCAGATGCAGCCTATGCCAAAGTGTTCCATGGGTCGGACACAACACTGTCTGGCGAAGTGATCAGCCGCATCTACGACGGCTCGAACAACTTCGTTACCGACAATGTACCTCTGGCGTCCATCGCCATCAACAACCATTCGAACATCGCAGTCAAAACTCTCACGACTTGCAAAACCACCAAAAACATGAATGACCGTGACATGGTCACCGTGGTGGTCTATACCGCCGGTGGTACTGTGGTGGACAAGAAGATCTGTTTCGTGGAGAACACGGGATTCATTCGTGACTTGAATTCTGCTGAACGGATGATCAGCCATATCGAGCTGGTTTCTGGTTTGATGTCCCCGACCACGTCTTTCCAAGTCGACGCCCCTATCGGCTTGGAGCTGTCTGCTGTCAACTTTGAATGCAAAGTCTGGTACACCGATGGTTTCAACACAACACTGCCTATCGACGGCAACAAGGTGGCTTTGTATGGACTGTCTGACTACTCAGCCACCATCGAGGGTCATGCGACGACGCTGTCGTTGCGCTACAAACTGGGTGCCAGTGAGCAGACCACCATGGTCACCGGTGGTGTAGGTGCGAACCGTTCCATCACCCAAAACTACCGAATCAAAGTGACTGCCACGCGGCCTTCGTCCACAGTCAAACTGTTTGCGTTCCCGGAATGGGACAGCATCAACCTCAGGTACAACCTGCGGTGGTTCATGACGACATTGGACCGTGTCCTGTGGCGCGATGTGACCAACCAGGTGGTTATCGTCACACCCATTGGTGGCTTTGATGGCACGCTGATGAATGCCGCTCAAAACCTATCGGTGCAGTTGAATCTGTTTGACGTCTCAGCAGTTTTCGACAATCTGGTCATCTCTCAACTCACATCGGTTACGCTGCGCGACATCAACAACCCAGTACCCTGGGTGGTCAAGCATAAGAACTTTGCAGGACAACCAGAGCAATCTGGCAACATCCGTGTGATACGTGTGACGGATTCCTCTATCAATCTTGGCAGCAGCGCGGCCGACCTACCTGAGTGGCTGACCAGGTTCTATCTGAACAGCGCGCCTTTGATCAATACGGCAGCTGAACTCACACCCCCTACCCCTACCCATTTCCGGGTCTACAAGCGCAACGGAAGCATGATCGCTCCGATCACGTCGCATCTGACGACAACCAACTGGAACAGCAACGTTTCTGTGTCGTTAGGTGTGGGCGAAACCCTGGATATCGACAAATCCCTTACGGTGGTTTTCTACAGGGAAGCCAGCATGGGCAACTACATCGAACTGGGCTTGGCTCATGTTCTGATCAAAGCAACATAATGCTACACCTACATGGGCCTCGCAGCCCATGTAGGTGATGGCTGCATGTATTTTATTTCATTGATATATACTTGAATTGACACACCTGCTAACAGTAGCTGGTTGTGACCGCTGCAGATCGCAGCAAGGGGTGAGCTTTACCCTGTATAAAGAGCAAGGAGATAATCATGAGTTTCGCATATGTTATCGAGGGCGGGTTCCTGGCATGTTCCATCGACCAAACCACCGGGGTGTTCAAAGCCCCGGCAGGTGTGGATGTGGATGCATACGTCCGGTCGTTTGACCGGATCAAGCACATCCGCATCCCCCTGAAGGGCGAGGGGAAGTGGACCCGGGTGGGCTCAGGGACAGCGGCCCTGAGCTACTGGGAGGCTGCCGCCAACCGTTCCCCTGACCAAGTGTCTCCTGAAAAGGATGACATCGAGTGGTCGGAGGACTGGGAGGGGTCGCTGGTCCAGGTGCGTTCCCAGCGCCAGCTCTATACCTGTCCATGGACAAGTGAGAGTTGGTGGTGGGAGACCGTCAGTTGACGGGGAGTGCGGGAACCTACCCGCCTTCTTTTTTTCTATCAAGATCACGATCACATATACTTTAGCTGACACCCCTACCCTTAACTTTTAGAAAAGATCCAAATGTTCGAACAACCCAAAGCAACAGTTCCAAACAACCCTGTAGAGATCATGCTCAAGGTCGATTGTCTGCACAAGAACATCGAAGCCATTCGTGACGAAGTTTTTAAGGCGATGTCGCCCTACATGACTTTTATGTCTTTTGATTTGTCTGGGAAAAGGCAAATTGAGTTCAATGTAACTCTTCTGAACACAGCGTCTTTGGGCACCCGCGCCATGGAGCTTGTCGAGTTGTTTCGCCCGATGATCAGCCAAAGGCTCTCGTGCATAAGTTTCAACCTGGTCACCGAGACTGGCTTGCACACGGACGTAACCAGCGTAAGTATCTTTTAACCAAATCTAGACCGACCATGGATGTAAACAAACTCATGATCCAGCTGAACTACAGAATGCTTCCAGCGAACACCCCGGTGGAAGTTTGCCTGACGCTCGATTGTCGTGGTGCAGATGGATCCATGATACATGACCGTTTGGTTCGTGAAACAGGAAAATACCTGTCGTTAAATGATAGAGGCAAACCCATCTGCAAAATCACAGCTTCCCTCAAGAACGTGGACAAGTCGATAGATGTGGTTGCACAAGTAAATGCTTTCCACAAGACAATAGCCACAGAGCCATGGATAAAACAACATGGTGCGGGTCAAGCCAGAGGCATCGATTTTGTTATCCAGATACCAGAGGGCCGCAGCAAGTCGGCTACAGAACTGGTGGTTTCTGATGAAAAGTCACACAAGACAGGTACCGGCTTGTATCGATTCACAATCCTATATACCTAAACTGACACTCTAACTAACAGTAGTTGGGTTTGTCCGCTGCAGATCGCAGCAAAGGCCCGTGTTGCCTTTATAAAACACCAGGAGAGAAACAATGGAAGTCGTTCAAACAGTTAGTGACCTCAAAGAACTGTTGAAAAGCCTGAAGAAAGGCAAAAAATACGTTGAGTTTTTTCAGCTCAAAGACCATGTGGATTTCCACAAAGTCAAGAAAAACATCTTGGTCGTCCCGAACGGCCGGGTTGTCTTCACACCTGGCATAGATCGGGCATCGGTCTCAGCTGCCTACTCGGGCTGCTGGGTGTCGCGGATCAAAACGCCGGAAGGCAAGTCGGTACGGGTCACCATACTGGATTCCAGTTATTCTGGAAACTACTGGCTGTCGTTGAAACAAGCTCTTATCGTCAAGAGGGACAACCTCAAGATGATCAACGGATGTCTTGATAGCGACGGAATTGATTCTGTCTTTTGTACCAACCACTGGTATACCAAAGACAGTAGGAGGCTGGCTACCGACGTAATGACGTTACTGCCGAACGGCACCAACAAGTCCGAAAAAGTCTATCGGGTATCGACCTATAACAAAAGGTCTGTGATCGACGACTGGTTGGTGGACCAGGTTTTCAAATACAACCAGGACGTAATCGACATGATCGACATGTCGATCAGTATCCTTGACTTGGGCCCTATGAACTTCACCAGCCTGGAAGAGTGGGAAGCTGGTGCCCCTATCATCAACCTGAAGTAAGGAATCACATGTATGCTATCGTGATAAGGAACGGCAACCGTCCTTCCACACGCATTCGAAAAAGGATGCGACGTCTATCGAGGCGGCTCAAAACGGCTGTTTGTCTTATGAATCGGCACCAGCTGCGGATGTTCAATTCTTCGATACATATCGAAGACGATAAGGAAAGAATCGCTGCCTTAAGGCTGTCGGGGTGGCGAGAAGGTTGCTGTCGTGTGATGTACATCAGATAGTGGCCACATAGTCGACATAAGGTACAGGGGATCCTAGGATCCCCTGTACCTATAGTCATGTATGTATCTTTTTTTGTTCACATATACTTCAATTGACATACCCGCTAACAGTAGCTGGTTGTGTCGGTTGCAGGTCGCAACAAAGGGTGAGCTTTACCCTGTACAAAAAGCGAGGAGTTTCACATGACGATTTTCACCACCCCTACCCTCATTGGCGGTATCAGCAATGTGGCGCCATTCAGCACCAACCCGGACGTGGACCGCTTGGTCCGTGAATTCGGCATGTTCTGGAAAAAGACCCCGCACCAGGGGGTCTGGCACATTGCGAAGAATGGCGCCCAGATCACCATCGACCACCAAGACATGATTCGGGTGCACCAGTGCCCGACCGTCGCAGACTTCCGCAAGGGCTTCGAGAAGGACGTTTTGCGCACCGTCTTGGCAGTACCTGTGGACTCGTTCTACAAGTACCCGGGACTCCAGGTCATCGAGCTTCTGAAGAAGCTGGGGCTGTGGTAAGCACCATGGGCGCTGTGGATCTTAATCGATTCATAGCACACACCTACCAAACAAGCCAAGTACATGGACCAACAATTGCACCAAGGCCATTTGTGCTGGCCCACGCTGTAAGAGTAGAGACTCCAATCTGGAGACCCTTCTGGGGTCTGTAGGTTGGAGTAGCAACAGGCGCCACCCTGTTGCTACTCTTTTTTTTTCACCGAGACATACGCATGGAGTCGTACAGCTGATCGAGCATCTCGTCGTAGGATCTTGCTTTCTTGCTGCTGGCTGGGAGAGCCGCAAAAGCTTGCTTAATCTGTAACTCCAACCTACTGCGCACATACTTGTCGCGTTCGGTGCGCAGCATCGTAGCCAGTAACTCAAACTTCATCACAGCAGCGTCCTCTATCCTTTTCTTCATCAGTGTCATAGGGTCGTTGTCTATGATGCTGGCAGCGCTGGATTTAAGAATACTGCTGTGGTGCAGGCCATAGAACTGTGTGTTCCTGGCTGCCGTAAGGAACCAGTATGTCAACAACCAAGCGATCACCAAGTCGTCATGGGCGCCGCTTCTGTGGTTGACCTTGCCGTTTTTATCCCTGATCAGAGCCATGATCTGGCTACACAGCTTCTTGCTGCGCATGGTTCTGGCACCGTGACGCAGCGCTTCTCGCATGGTGGTGCTAAATAGCTCGCTTCGGCTGGTCACACCCATGGCCGATGTAGCAAAGCCAAAAGTCTTTTTGCTACCATAAGCAACCTCATCACTCACCGTGTCTCTATTTATCAGTTTGTACAGACTTTCTTTTTCTTTGTGGTCATTCGCCACAAAGTTGAATATCCGTTTAAATGGGTTTAGGTTCTTCATCAAGAACATGGTGATCAGTGATTCCAGGATGGTGGGACCTGTGCTTCTTCTCTCACCGATCAGGATGGTGTTAGGGTACCGCATCATGAAATCAAAAAGAAACTGTATGTACGAAGCTATGGTTGTCTCGTTGATGTCCATGTCAAGCAACACCTCGCCTGAGTTGGAGTGTGTGCCAACAAGACCAATGGAGTCACCACCAGACGCATCCGATGTATCCAAACCCAACACAATAATGTCGTTGCTGAACGTGGTGTTCATCATACTGGGTTCCACATACCACCGCATCATGTAACCATAAGGCTCCATGATCTCTACTTTCAGAGGATCTTGCTGACTGTTCTCAACAACTTGTCTGTCTGATTTCTCAAGAGCGGTGTTGGCTTCGCCAAACTTCCATTTGTTCAAGAAGTCTTTTTCAGCATCAGCGCCTTCAGCAGCAGCGTCAGCCATCCATTCCTGGATCTGCTCATCACTGATACCCAGTTGTCTGTGGTTGAATTCGGTATAGACACGGTAAGGTACGTTTTTCTCGTTGGTACGGCTGTTGGTTTTGACGACCTTGCGCAGGTCTTGCTCGTTCCTACAGTCATACATGGTTTCGCTAAAAGGGGCTGAGTTCTGAGCCATCCTGTAAACGTACAAACCTTCGTCCTCAGCCAAGTCACCCACTGTGGTGGACATGATGGTACCATAAGGTGTTCCATTTTCTTTGGCTATGGTTCTCACCATGTTACCGGCTGCCAACATAGCAGGTACGCTGATACCTACGTTAGGGATGTAGCATGGCTCATCGATGAAGTTGTTTTCGGACGTATGACCACGACCTACCATCTGAGCTGCTTTGGCGGACTTCTGGGGCACGAAACCAGTGTAGGTGTTGTCCAGTAAGCTGATCTTGATTTGCTCGGTGTTAGCGATATCTCGATCGCCCCTTGTCTTGAGATAGAAAGGGAGCTCCGAGTCGATCTTTTTCAAACGCTCCAAGTTCTTGGCTCGAAGCTGATCATCCTTGGTCAACAAGTTGATGAAAGACTTTCTTAGCCTGAGCTCAAGCAACCATACAGCCAGTGTGTCGATACCGTAAGACTTACCGGTTTGGCGTGGCTGCACCAGCAGGTTGAACACATGGTTGAAATACAACCAGTACGTGGCCATGTTGGCCCGGTTCATGTTGAAGATAGCTGGCTTGGTAGGTGTACTGTTGGGTGTGCGGGAACACTCGCGTATGAAGTACCAGAAATTGATGCTGGCTTCATTGGACACAAGCAGAGCCATATCTCGGCTTATATTGGGGTCAAATGGGTCCACACCAATCAGACGCTCATCGTGCAAAGCCAGTGGCCATCGGTTGTTCTGGATACCCATTTCTTTGAGCAAAGAACAAAATCTCAGAGCATTTTCATTTTTTGTGTCGAAGTCTGGGAAGGCGGTTGGGTATCTGTCCCAGTCTTCCTCGTATAAAATAAGTGCCATTTCGGGTGCTGCCTTAAGTGTTATTGTGCCATAGGATAAAAAGTATCCGCACCAGGGGCCTGAGCGCCCTGGTGCGGATAAACTCATCCGGCTGGATGTAGAGGAAAACAAATCACAAACACACCACTCAAGTCACACACAAAGTCTTGTTAAGAGGACGGCCTGCTCTCACCTATGGCACCGAAATCCATAAGTCGTAAAAGCGATATTGCGCACGGCATCGCAGACTTTTAGGATATTGATATCATAGTCTGTGGCGTGTGGGCAGGCTCGCCCACCTAACAAGACTTGGAAAGGCCTAGAGGGTGATCACGTTGCCGTGAAGTCTCTAAGTCTTTCCAAACTATTCAAACAAGCAGTAGCTAAAATACCGTAGAGTTGCCGCTGTTCCTGATTTCGTGTTCAATGAACTTCACGTAGAACTCCATCAGCAAATGAGCTATTGCCTCTTCTTCTATGTAATCAAACAACCAGGAGTGAAAAATACTCCTGTGCAGAGTAAACTTCAGGTTGTTGTATTTCTCCAGGTGTTCTGGCAAGATATCGTCGAACTCGCACCCAACGACATAGCCTACGTAAGTCTGTCTGGAGACCGACCCCCGTTTGTAGACAACATCGTGGTAGAATTGCTTGTAAAACGTAAAGGTAAGTTTGGCGCCATTGTCCAGCAGGAGTGTGCTTACACCCAACTTGATTATGTTGGGCGCCATGGCTTGTTTGAAGAACCTGAGCCCGTACAGATGGATGATGGTTTTAAGCACCACACCAAACAAGTAACTCATCATCCCAGTAAAGACTGATTTTTTGTTGTTCATGGCATTTTTACGTGTTGGTTGCATGGATTCACAAGAGGATGCAGCAATCTAACACGGGCCTACCCTCGGTCTACCTCATCACGAGACTTCTAAGCGTGATATACAGTATAAGGCTTGTACGTGTGGACAACACAAGCGATTTGTTAGCAGAACGGTTATTCATGCTTTGTTTAACGACACTTTCACCCATGGTGCGAATACGCTCGATGTCTTCGTCGATCAGACGTGTGGACAAGTAGAGGTTCTTCAGCTTGATGAGTACAGCAGAGTAGTCTCTCTTTTGGGTGTGCTCGATCCGGTTGGCTATCAGATCGTAGCTGTAGACCAACACACCCGAGACAAAATCACGCACCAACACAGCAGTGGCCTGGTTCATGTAGCCATCGCTGAGCCACTTTAGACCTGTCTCTATAGCGTACACCGAAGTGTTTTTATTGATGTCGCGAATGACATCAATCAAGTCCCCATGTATAAAGCTGTTTTGGTCAGCCAGTACCGTCATGAATGTTGCAATGTGGCTATCCAGACTCTTGACCTTTTCTTTCATGATCTCTTTGCCTTCTGCATCGGTCATGGTGGCCGATGTGGAGGATATCCTCAGACCAGAGTCGTGGACTTTCTTGAATTCACGGTAGTAGGGCTTCATTGCAGATCGTAAAGCACCCTGTGAATTATTCATCGCATAGACGACCTTAGAATCGTCCCTGAAGCTCTTTAGATCCCTCAGGTGCACTGACTCAGGTGCAATCAAAGATTTCGCTCTGAAGTCCATTAAAGCCGCCCACGATCCAAGCTTCTTGATCAGGAACTTTTTGTTCAGCTGAGCGAAAGCAGCTTCTGCTATCTCAGGTGATGTCGTGCCCCTGTTGAAGTAATGACTCATCAACGCAGCGATGCACCGGTAAAAGAAGATCAAGCCGCTGTTGTAGCAGGCAGTGTACCTGGCCTTGGCATCCATACTGGGCTCATTCAAGAACCGATGGATGAGGTACATACATGTTTGGTTGAGCGTGTCGCCAGAGACTTTGAATGAGCTGTCGATACCGGTGGCTTCTTTCACGACACGGCTTCTGAGCTGATCGTAGTCGACATCGAGCACATCATCAAAGAACTTGTAGACGGTGGCGTCTGTGAAGTGTACTTTGTGTGCACCCAACAAATGACCACTGAAGAAATTCAGGTGGTCCTCGTTCATGTTGATGAACATCAAGCTGAAATTGTAGATTCTCTTCGATAGTGCCGGGTCGAACTTGACACGATGGAATTCCTCATCGAAGATTTGTTTGAGTGTAAGGCCTTCCACCATGGTTTACTTTTTGAGCAGGTTCTTCATGGTGTTGGCACCATGGTCGACACCGTACACCACCTTGATACCCTTGGCGCCCATGTAGTCGATCATCGCGCCCGCGCCCGCGCCGCCCCTTTGCATACACTCCAATGCCAGGACTTGTGCTGCCGCACCAGAATCGTTGAGAGACTTTACGATGCTTTGTGCTTTACCAATGTAGTCACCGTTGCAGTTGTCCAGATCAGCCATAGAACACGCGTAAACGGCCATAGAAGGCTTTTCTGCAACTGGTTGATCTGTAGGTATCAGTTCATCGTCTTCGATCGCTAGAACGATGTTAAGAGCTTTCGTGTACAGATAGCTCAAGGGACCATCCAGCACAATGGTAGAGTCTTTGTCAGTGGGCTTTGTGCCGTTGAGTGTTTTCAGGTTGGCATCAGCTGTGGTTTCCGTGCCATCACCATGGATAGCAGAGGAATCATCAGAAGCTCCTCCTGGTGTAGCAGTTTGCTTAGTTGTGTTGTTCACTGGGTTTTGCTCTACCCGTGACTTCAGTTGAAAGACTGGCATGGCGATTCCTTGTTTAAATTCTAGACACGAGGACGGTAGCGTTAAGCGATAGTCCGTAGCCACCCAAGCATTTATGAAAAAGCAGCTGAGTTAGCGACCACTTCATTGAAGCTTAACCCTCTACTTACCATCGCTAATGATGGTAAGTAGAGTTGTGGTGAGTGAGCTGTTTTTCCCTGGAATTTAAGAAAAGAAAAGTAACCAAAAGAAAAGAAGGGTGCTGCGCACCCCCCCCCCCCCCCCGCGTAGCGCTTGTTTCTTTTCTTTTCCACTCTGGGTGTCTGGACGTAGCGTAGCGTAGTACAGAGCATGTCTTGCGCAGCACATTCTAACCTTCGTTTACAACTACGGTAGGGGATGCGTGTCTGGCGAGTCGCTTGTTCTAGTCGGCGTGTTCCGGGGAAGAGCTTTTTACGCTCCAAACAATATACATGGGAGATAATAAAAACCGGAACTGTTTCTAAGCTGCGCAAACTCACATATACCTTAACTGACATAGCAAGCACTGTGATGTCATCAACCCTTTTACCTTTAGAGAAAGCGTTCCTCATGAACACACTTCGTCAACCACAACAGATCCGTATCTATGCCGCTGGTGGTGCAGGTCTGAACATCGTTCAAGCATTCATGGCCGGTCCTCGAACTGCCGACAGCATGGCGGTTACTGCTGTCTTGAAACCGTGCTACTTGGACACGTCCTATTCGGACATCCATGCTGGCACCGACCGCAGCCAGATCTTTCACCTGAATGACTCGGGTGATGCCTCCATCACACACGACGGTGGCGGCAAGATCCAGTCTTTCAACAACGCGGCCATCCGCGACAGCATCCAACCCATGCTGGGTCGCTTTGAACCCACGTTGTTCAACATCATCGTCTCCAGCGCCAGCGGCAGCTCCGGCAGCGTGTTCGGCCTGCACACGGCTGCCCAGCTTTTGGAGATGGGCAAGATTCCACTGGTGATTCTGATCGGCACCACGGCCTCTTCTTTGGAGATGCGCAACACAGCGCGTACCATCGAGAAGTTCCGCGAGGTGGCTGCGGCGTATAAGAAGCCGATCAGTATTTACTACGTGGAGAATGGCCACGGGCGAAGCATTGTTGATGTGGACCGTGATGTGCAGGGCATGATCAGCCATCTGGCCGTCATGCTGAGTGGCATGAATGCCAAACTGGATACCCAGGACTTCGTCACGTTCTTCGACTACACGCGTGTAGCCGAAATTCCCCCCACGGCCGTGCTCATCGATTCCGGTGCACTGGAAAAAAGCGACGGTGGCCGGACAATCATCAGCAAGGTGCAGTTGTTGCGCCCTGGCATCGATGCCAGTAGCTATGCTTTGACAGATGTGGAAAAAGGCCTGGCCTACCACACCTGGGGTTACTACCCAGACAGCTTGGTGGGGACCATACAGAAGCCCGCAGAAGCTTTCCAGCTCTGTATGTACGTCGGCTTCTTCACCATGCTGGAGAAGACGCTGAAGGAAAAAGCCAGCGGCCAGGAAGCGCGCCAGAAGGCGTTTGCACGTGACGCAGTACCTGCCACTGCAGACAAGCGTTCCATCAACTTCTGAGCCGATTTAACGGCTTCCTAAGACCAGAAAAATCACACGCCTGAAAAACGTGTGATTTTTTTTAACTATGGAGGATGTTATAGCTACAACAGATAACGGAGGTACCTGTAGTGAAGCCTTCTGTATTTCGTGATAAGATCACACTGATTGACGTGGGTTGGATACGCGATCGGTTCCACCATGGATTCATGGCCGAGATGATGTCGCTCTATGAAGACAACGACAACTGTTACGACTACCACTCTGTGGAAAGCATGTACGAACACTTCTGCTCGTTTGTCGTTGCTGACTCTGTCTTAGACCACTGCGTGATGAATTTGGGTATCAGACCACCCATCATTCAGTCCTTACCTGTTACGTCCTGTATCGAGAACTCGATACTCGCTCATGTGGAGCCTTATGTCGAGGAGAACAAGATCAGTCTCATTGACGATATCAGTCACATACCTTTTTCAACAGACTGTCGGGTGAAGTTCGTAGTGGCAACCAACATGCTGATGCTGGTGGTGTCTCGATTGTCTAAACCCAGCAACCCCATAAATCAAAAGGTCATCGATGTCGAAAAGTAAACTCTCCAAAGACAGCCATCTGGATGCGATGGACGATTTGGATCAGGAGATTCAGTCCCTAACCGTCATTGATCTGAATCCGGTCATCGATCAGATCGCCAAAGATCCTTACTATGTTGCTTGTTTTGAAGACAAGTACGATCAGGACCTGTACTTCAAAGGTGTGCCTGTCTTCAGGAAAACAGAGCGACCCATCTTCCACGTCAACAAGGAAGGCAGGCTGGAGCGTTATTTGTTTGGGCTCGATGTCTGGATACTAAGCGGTGAGTATCTGTTTTACTACGATGAGGTTTTTGGCAAAGCCATCCCTATTCGTGAAATCGAGGCGGTTGTAAACATGATGGCCACCCGAAGTCCGATGCTCAAGCACCTGACAGTGGGCAAGACACCCAAACAAAGAATCGCCGAATACGTTTGGTGGTGGGTGGCTGAGTTCATAAGTTCACAGAACTGGACAAACCTCATCTACGTCTCTCACGAGCAGATCTCTGTCAGGGACAACCACCGCAAAAGAAGAAAGATCGAGAAGCTGCCTATTTGGACAAGTGTGAAGAAGTTCAGCGACTCGCTGTACGACGAGACGATGTTCAGAAAGCCGTTGGACCTGATCAAGTTCATTCAGGACAGAAAGAAGGCTTTTCCGAATGCAGAACCAGGCACACAGTCAAGCATTCCAGACTACGCCATGTTTGACATTGTCAGTGATTTCTCGACAGTGCAAGATCTGCAGACCAGTGTGCTCATGATGTTGGAGACCCCGCGCAACCAATTCAGAAGAATCTCTGTGGGCAAGCATGGTTCTTTGAACACATGTATCGGAGTCATGATCGGTTGCGATCAACGGGCCTACCAGTGGCACCAAGACGCCTTGGAGGCCATCGAGAAACAGGAATGGGACAAAGACAATGGGCTCTGATGTCAACTACGACGATTTGCCTATGCTAATCGTGGATCTGAGTGAGGCCATCCGTGCTTACAAACAGCAGCTTGGCTTGGTGCTGGGAGACGACAACATGACCACGATGGACCACAAGACGTTCATCACCTTGTGTCTAAGCGAACCCAGGAACACACCGGCTCACGATGACGTGTTCGATGAAATGATCAGCAGTGTCGTGCACGATGCCATCGAGTCTGGTGACCACGCTGGTGACCTGCAAGCTTGTTCGGCAGTAATTTCTTACGAGCACATCAGAGATTGCGTGCTGGATACCATCGCCAGAGAAATAGCCGACATGGTCGGTGACAATGATTTCGTCGACACCTACAAGTTGGATTTCTGGGTGGATGCCAACCATGCCCTGTTTATCCCATGATGCCGAGCTGGAGTACCTTATCGTGCAAGCAGAGAAAAACATGATCGAGCCAAGCCGTCGTATCATGGTTATCGATTTCTCCGAAGTGGTGGGTTGGGCTACTCGCAGGAACTTTGTGAACCAAAACAAAGACGACAAGGACGAAGTCAATGCGTTCATGTCTTTGCTGGTGGACCACTACCGCGATCAGAATTACCAGTTCTTTTACTTTGCCTCGATGTACCCTGATCTCTACTACCTGAAATCGTTCACACTGCAGGACATCCTGGACTCACTCAGGGACAAGTTCGGTCAGTCCTTGGAGCACTTCCAAGAAGACCAGGGGTTTGATGTCCTAGAGATGTACGAAAGCCCCTACACGAACATCGAGTTCATCAGGATGATGGACACATGCCATGGTGCCATTGCGATAACTTCTTCACACGGAAAAACAACCAATGTCGACAGATAAACCTACATTCTCCATGGTGGACAGTTACCACCAATCCACCAAACCACCCGTTGGACTGGCCATTGACATCAGCAAAGTCACCAGGACGTTTTTGCCTGCTTTCTTGGAAGTGTGCTCGGTGATGATTCGTACACGTTTGGCTGAAGATGCCCCTAAGCTGGACAACCGTATCGTGGCATACCATGCGTACAAAGAAGCCATCATCGATATCTTCTCCCTGTACGATCAATCCAGTCAGAACTGGTTGACCCATCTGCAAAGGTCTGCCATTTATTTGGATTTGGCAGGATTGGGCGATGAGATGAATACGGTCCTTGCGTGCGACAATGTGCAGCAACTCATGCTTGCCATAAGGGCACTGGAGTGCAGTATGTTGCCCTACATCCTCGATGCAGTGAGCGACCACATCCGTGACCGTGTTAGCGATGTCGAATGCATCGTGGCAGACAGCTTCAACTCAACCACCCTCATCATAAAGGTTTTCCCAAAATGAGCCTCTCGTTACTGACCATCGGTGGTGTGTATCGGTTTGACACCTACGCACCTTCTGAACTGGGTACCACCCTCACCGACATGAAGCTGGCAGGTACTTTGGATTTTGACCTGGCCAACGCGGTAGAACCGCAGAAGCTGCGGTATGCCAAGATCCGAAGCATCATGCTGGCGAGTTTCCCGGATGTGATTGTGCCGGTCGATCCCACACAGTCGCTGTACTACCGCTTCAAGTCGGTGAGCGACCCTTCGATGTCGATCATTCTGGCACAACACTGGATCAAACCCAGCTCCATCCAGGTGTTACAGGCCACGAACATCACTGTGTCCATGGTGTTGTCGTCGGTGGCTGACATTGGTGCAGTCAACCAACTCCTGTCGGCAGCCTACCCGACGATCCAGTCGTTTCAAATTTCTTCCAACTAAAACATGGCCAGCCGCTACAAGATGACTGGCTCTATCGATAGAAACGGCGAGGTAGACATCATTCATATGCCGGTGGCGATGCCTTGCGATAAGCCAGTGTTGTTTGTTTTGAACCTGGAGTCAGATATCTGTGGCTACGACTTGATGTTCATGGACGAGTATTCGTCGCTACTGAAGTCTTCCGGTGATATGCTGGCCGTGGATGTGCTGGTACATGACTTTAGGTTTGAGTGGTTCAAAGCCATGGACAAAGTGATAAAGTTGATACCTAAGCCAGACACCACCATGGTGAAAGATTGGAATAGATTCACAGATATCGTAGGAACCCTGGCTCATATCAGTCGGCTGAATCATGGTGTGACAATAACGCTATTGGGTGATCTGTCCGCGTGCTCCGATATAAAAGAACTCATCCATGTCTGGGTGAAGGCACACGGTGCCTCGGAAGAACTAAATTCTGCCACAGATCCCTTTGTCGGTATAGTGCCGTTCTCGTCACTGTTCCTTATGTCGATCTTTGGTCTAAGTGACCAGATAGATGAACTGAAAACCCACCACGGACTACAGGACTCTTACTACTTGCATTACGACAACAAATTCAAAACTCCAGTGATTTTGGGTTTTGTTCCACGCAAGGGAGCCTAGTTATGCACGTCATTCGACTGGTTAAAGCCGATTTGTTCAAGTTGGTGGACAGTGCACCTCAGCGTGAGTTTGTCATAGCCCATGGCTGCAATGCACAAGGTAAGATGGGCGCTGGTTTTGCAAAAGAGTTTGCACAGCGTTATCCATCGAGTTTCCAGAAGTACGTTAAGATGCTTCAGGACTATAAAGACCAAAGGGTTCTTGGTATGGTCAGCTGGGATACCGTGAACGCAGACATGATGTTCACGGCTTCGATCATTACCCAGCAGTACTACGGAAAAGACAAAGAGATGTACGTAGACATAGTGGCGTTTGTCGAAGGTTTGGCTACCGTGATCACGTTTGCCAGGATGCTAAACCTAGATGTCTACATACCTCTGATTGGTGCTGGTTATGGTGGCCTAACGCCCGATCAGTCCATGACATACATTCGAGCGGCACTGCAAAGGGCCAATACCACAGACAGAACAATCGGCAATGTTACCAAACTTCTGACTGTCTGCTACCAGTAATGACCTCGATACAGGCCCGATGAAACAACCACACTTCGTTACCTGCAGCATTACCTATGTGTTTACCCGTACCTTGCTGGGGTACGGGTAAACATCTTCTTTTTCATACAGCCAACCACCATGAAAATCCCCAAACACTTCACCCGCCACACCACAACCGCCTTCACGACAAAGGATGGCGAATGTATCAACATGAAAACATTCAGCTGTCTTATTCCCCAGCTTCACCACTACGCCGCTATCATTTATCCAGAAATCACAGAGCAGAACAAGCATGTTTTTGCCGATACTGGTGTTGTCAGTGAAGCAATAAAGACCGTTTTCAAAGACACCGACGGTGTCAACGGCCCATTGGCAGTTGCGGGTGTGAAGGAACTCAGTGAGCTTTATGCTTCAGAACTGTGTGTTCCAAAGTCCATGATGTCGCGAAAAGGTGTACTGCCGGAGAATGTATCTGTCTGTCTCGTATACCCACGTCCATCGGCCACCGAATTATCACCCTTTCTACAATGGGGACGAAATTCGGTTCCCGGTTTCTGGTCTGTCCAAATACCGATCGAACCAGTGTCTGAGACCAGTTTGCAAGAAATCCTGCAGGCTCACCTGAGATTCATGGATAAGACTTTTCTGGTTTTGCACCGAACGATTATCGCGCAGCGACAGCCGCAATGCGCTAAAGCCGACCCATCTGTAAAAGTTTACCGGCACCCCACATGAGGTGTCAGTAAACAATCTTTTTTTCACTTAACCAATTCACCATGAAAATCCTCGAACAATTCACCCGTCGCCAAACCCAATCTTACGTGGTTGATGACGGTGTCACTCTCCGCATGAGTGTCGTCAACTATCTTGTTCCCGATCCCCGTCATTACGCCACGGTGGTCTATATCGAAGTAGACGAGCGTAGTGCCGACATGTTGTCTGAGAACGACGACTCCTGTGAGGATCTGTTTGACTACTTGCTCGAAACCATGGGCTCAGAGATCGTCCCCATGATTTTTGAAGGTGTGGTCGATCTCACTGCACTTTACGCCGAGACCTACAGTATCCCCGATCAGGCTGTGACACGAGATGGTCGGCTTGTGGAAAATATGTCCACCTGTTTTGTGTTCCAGAAACCATCGGCCCCAGGTGTCAGTCTGTGTGAACCAGAAGAAGACTGTGAAGTCAATGTCACGTTTGCGCAGATGCCGGTGATCCCCATGACCGATGAAGCTCTGCAGGAAATCCTGGCGACGCACATGGCGGCCATGGGACAAGTCTTTGTCTTCGCCCAACCCACTGCCTCTGTTTTGTTTGACATGAAAGTTCCTGACGAATGGGTCGATTTGGTCAAGGCCGTCATGCATGTGCGCGATGCCTATGTGTGGGCAGATCAGTCGGTCAATCATCGTGAAAACACGGCGATAGAAAACCAGCCCAAAGAGTGGCATGAGCTGACCGAACGTCAGAAGTTCATGGTCTATCGGTGTGTGGTCGAAGAAATGACGTTGGCACTCAGTGTCGCAGACGACGAAAGCGACCCGCGCATGACGACCACGACGTTGACGCTGAGTCCTCGTCAGCGTATGTTCAAAGCAGCATGTGTTGTGGTGACCAGCATGGCCACAGAAACCATCCGGGGTCTGGTGGCCAGGCTGGAGGAAGCAGAGATCGAGAAACTGCAAGCCAAGCCAGCAGAGATCGAGACCCAAGTCACCTCTGACACCGCGACGCAGGCAGAACCCGCAGACACCATCTCTGATCAGGGGTAAGCATGTCGTTTGTGCACACACACTGCAAAATCATCTCCATCGAAGGCACCGATGGTGCCGGCAAAGCCACACAGACCAAACTGATGGTGAAAGCCCTTACGGATGCTGGCTACAAGGTCGACTCCATGTCGTTCCCCCGGTACGACACGCCCTCCGGTAAAGCCATTCGGCGTATGCTGACTTCCGACGAATCCAATACCATCAGCATGGCCGACCGCATTGGTCTGTATGCAGCCGATCGATTGGCTGCTCGCAGCGCCATCTACCGATCCATGATGAAGAACGACTTCATTGTCATGGATCGGTATGTCGAGTCCATGGTCATATACGGTCAAGCGTTGTTCGATATCGGGCAACTGGGAGGGCCATCGACCTGCATGTTTACCTCCAGCAACATGGTCAAGGAGTTTGTTCGGCGGCTCGAATACAGCATCAACAAGATGCCTATTCCTGCCATCAACTTCAACCTGTTGGTCCCACCTGACCGCTCCCTGACCAATGCACAGGGGCGTGGTGAAGCCGATAAAAACGACTCCAATGCACGGTTGCAAAAAGCTGTGCACATGAAGATGTTGCTTCAGGAGAAGCAGCATGATGCTATTTATGGCACGTACATGGCCCAGAGCTACCATCAATGCACCGATCCTCAGACGAAAGAAATGTACTCGCCAGAGGTTATCAGTGCCTTGCTGATCGATGACCTGAAACGCAAAAACATTCTGTCTACCGCCGTTACTTTCCAGACAACGTTTCACGAAGAATTCTTGTACTCATGAACTCAGTACCCCCACCCCACGTTCGTACCGACCCCAGGTCTTGTCATTTTATGACGGACCGAGAAATTCAGCAGAAATGCGAACTCACCTCCTTGGATCGACAAAACGGTGCGAAACCACTCATCGCTCCTTTCATCTCGTACTCCTGCTCTACCCTACCCGATGGGCGAAAGGGGCCTTCGTATGGGCTGTCGTCATTTGGTTACGACATTCGACTGAGTCACACCTTCGATATCCACAACCCACGTGCGATCGAACACGACAGTGGCCACCTCGTTCCTCCTAACGACGACAGCGATGAGATTCAATACAAGCTCGCTGGGCAAATCAATCCATACAGGATGAAACTGCCCTGTACCCAAGGAATCATCGATTTCGCCAACCAAGCCAGCAACATTGAAGACGGTGCCTTTACCCGTTTCTCCAATGTCGAGTGGATCGATATACCGCCGTTGGGGTTTGCCTTGGCTGCGTCCATGGAGTACTTCAACATTCCCAGCAATTCAAAAGGAATTTGTATGGGAAAATCCACAGTGGCCCGCAACGCAATCCATGTGTTTGTGACTCCGTTGGAACCCGAGTGGTCTGGATACCTCACTCTGGAAATCTTCAACTCCACCAGAAGCCCTGCTCGTCTGTATGCAGGTATGGGCATCACACAGATCATGTTCGTGGCCGACAACACAAACCCAGAGACCACCTACGCCGATCGTACCGGTAAATACCAATACCAACCGGAACTACCGGTTCGCGCTATGTCGAAGTAACCGTCGTTGTCCAGGCACCCCAGCATCAGCTGGGGTGCCTGGCAATGCAATTCTCTGGATACGCCCTATTTTTCTTAAAGGATTGCATATGGTCACCACCACAGATTCCAAAGTCGAAACCCCTGAACAGGTTGCCGTCAATAAGATCTACTTTGTATTCATTCACGGAGACCCAAAGTCTTTTCTGCCTGCATTTCTGACCAAGCTGTTCACCAGGTCCGAGTGCTTCCACTGTGGGTTTGTCGATATGGATGACAACACGCTGATCGATATGAATTTGCTGCCACGCAAAACCCACTGGCCTTGCTATGTGAAGCCTTGCTACGCTAACCTGTACCCCGTGACACCCATGTTCCTTAACCGAGCCTTTCTGGAGTATTGTCTGAAATACCGCTCCAGGACTGTTTACGGGTTCATGGATTATTTGATGTTTGGATTCCGGTGGTTCTACAAACTCATCGGTCGACCTGTGCCTGACAGCAAAGGTGATATTTGCACTGCCATGGTTGTGAATTGGGCCAATGCCAGCGGTGCTTACCAGATTCCAGCAGACGTCATCTACTCGCCAGGTGAGTTGGAGGACTACGTCAAGGATGTCTTGAAGCTCAAGCCCATCCGTTACGAATTCCCTGTCAAACTGTAACGGATGCTCAGTCCCATGGAAAAAGTAGCCATTAACCAACGATCAAGAATCTTCCTTCTGAGAAAAGGCCAGTTCATGGTCATGATCCGGAAGTTTGCCAACAACAACGCTTTGCTGCTACCAGGCGGTGGTGTAGAAGGACGTGAGACCTTCGAGCAAGCTATCATCCGAGAAGTCAAGGAGGAGCTGGAGTTCGAAATGCAGTCGAAACCAATCTTTGTCTGTGACTACATCAACGAGAGAGTTCCGCATCCGGATGAAGCAAAGCGACTCAAAGGTACCACACTGGTGCGTGACGAGTACCATTTCTACCGATACCAGCTCAAGCACTCCGACCAGGTCCATATATCTAGTCAAGAGAAATCCAAGTTCATCACAGCAGGTTTTATCTTCCCCAGTGAAATAGACGCCATGGCTGCGCGCTACAATGCAGACATAGGCCCAGCCATCAAGACGGCACTAGCCAAACTGACACAAACAACATGAGCGACACGATACTGACCAACCACAGAACCAGAGCCTTCATGTTCTACAACGCAAGGTTTTTGGTTCTTCTGCGTGACTTCAAACCCAATCTGACTGTGCTGTTGCCTGGTGGTGGCATCGATCCAGGTGAAACATCCCTGGATGCCATGAAGCGAGAGATCAAGGAAGAGATCAACTTTGACGTGGTGCGTGAGCCGACCAAGTTCTATACCCATCACGAGTACAGGCAACCTTACCCTGACGAACTCAGTCAGTGGGCAAAAGACCATCCTGAGCAGCCCTACCCTTACAGCAAGATAGAAGACGTGTTCGACTTCTACATTTACCAGCTCAGTGGCACCGATAAAATAGGTGTACCCAATGAAGAAAAACACAAGTTCGAACACTGGGGGTTCATCTACCCCCATGAGCTCGACTCGTACGCGAGGCGTTTCGATGCGGAGATGGGCGTGGGAATCAAGCAAGCCTTGAAGATTGCGACCGAGCAAAGGCACAACATGCACTGATGCAGCTATACGTGCACACGTGTGCACGTATAGCTGTTGCTAGGCCCGAATGGGTGCTATATACCTGAACTGACTAGACACAAGGAGTTAGCCATGCTTAGTCATTACTACTGGTCCAGAAAGACCGGATACGGGGTGCATTCCAGAGGAGACAAAAGATTCTCTCCAATGTTTGCACGACACACAGATGGTCGGTGTTTAGAGGCTGTGTACCAAAACGACATCAAAGGATTGTCGCCAGGGCTGGCTGATTGGAGACTCAACAAAGGAAAGCCTCCTATCGACACCACCATAGACACCTGGGGTTTGTACTTGCAGATGTACAGAGACTGGGCTTACCGCAACATGCATTTGATCCACGAGCTCAGATTAGCTTGTAGACCACATGACAACTATTTGTGTGACTGGTTCTCCACCACACATTTAAATCAGGCGCATGCGCTTGCCATCATTCTCTACGAAACACAAGAAGGTGTTTTTGAAAGACTGACGTTCTATGACATGAAAATGGGCATTATCAAATTGGAGAAACCATGAATGAAATTATCTCGATCAGCGAACTGGTTGCTGTTGTCGTATGGAGCATCACAGTTGTGGTGATTGCCGGACACATAATGACCATGATGGCTATCCGTAGATCCAACAACGACATGGTGTTTCTTAAATTCTGCATCATTGTGCTGACCGAAGTGATGCTTAACATCCTGTCTGTGGCAGCACTGTGTTTTGTTGGTCACGCCGTGTCATGGTTGCTCATCTTCGACGCAATCGCGTTGGTTGTGACCTTGACGCTTGTTTTCAAATACCGTTAATCACTCTCTTTACAGGAAAATCCATGTTTGATCAAAACAATACGCTTATAGCGTTGCTGGTTGTTGCCTTCGTTGTTTTCAACACAGCCACCATGTTATGCTTCCTCTCGGTACTGTGTTATGACATGAGGTCACGAGCGGAATTCTACATCCCAATGCTTGGGGCCCTGCTGTTCCAGGTACTGAGCCTATTGGTGACTAAGATGTTGATTAATCACGGTGTGGATATGACAGAGGGACTTTTCTTTGTCGCATTTATGCTTCTTGCTTATTTGATTCTTCTTGTTTTTACATCGATAGAAATATCTAATATCGAATCTCAGGAAGCAAAAACCTCAATCCAGGAGCTAACATGAGCCAAATTCCCGCACCCATGGCAACCGTTGCCGTTATTTTGTTTTGGATGCTCACAATTATCGCTGGGATTCTTTTGATCCGCATGATTTTCTTGACCAAAGACCACGACGGCTTCCTTGCCATCTCGGTTCTTTACTTATCTATGATGGCGATTAAGCTTTTCTGTGGAGTGGTGCTTTCTACTGCAAGCCAACCAGTGACACAGTTTCTGATCACCGATATAACTGGGTTGGTCGGATACTTGATATTGCTCATCCTCACAGTCACACGTACGCGTAACTAAGGAAATCTCATGTTTAATCAAGACACACTCGCAGCACTTCTGGTTGTTGCGTTCGCGATATTCGTCACCATTGCGTTACTGTGCCACATCGCGGCATTGGGATACAGTAAAAGGTACCCACTGGCGTTCTATGTCTCCTTGTTGGGGGCCTTGTTTTTTGAAATACTTGGCTTGCTGGTGTTAGCAGGTCTGGGTTTGCTTGGTGCAGATATGAGATTGGGTATTCTCATTGTCATGCTTACGTTACTTCTGCATTTGGTTATCGTTGGTCAAGAAATCAGCTACCGGAAGTAGGAAACACCATGAGCGAAACTTTCACGCCCACGACAACAACAGTTGTCATCCTGTACTGGATGTTCACAGTCATAGCTGGAGGCCTTTTGATCCGCATGATTTTCTTGACCAGAGATCACGTTGAGTTCTTCGCCACCTCGGTGATTTACTTACTCGTTACGATGATCAAGCTCTCGTGCGTGGCGGTGCTTTATTCCGTAAATCAACCAGTGGTACAACCTCTGATCACCGATATACTCGGGTTGATCTTCTATTTGTTGTTACTCGTCCTCATGTTCATGCGCACACGTGTCTAAGGAAATTGCTATGACCCACATTGAAATGATCTGCATCCTGGCGTTGATCCTCATGGCCCTGTCTGTGAGTTTCACCGTGTCTAGCCTATTGGTACTGGTGCTGACGAGAAACTGTGCACCAGATATCTTTAACCAAACCAAAACGATAGCGACGGCATCGATTTCGATTGGCCTGATGTCGTTTTTTGCATTTGTCTCGCTGTCAAGCGACCCCGATGCTTACATTGTGTATCTGGTAGCATACCTGGTGGTCATGTTGCCTTTGCTAACACTGTACGCCAGTCTCCTGTCTGATCAGCAAGAGACTGTGATTCGCTACGATCGGCAGTAAACCACAATCACCACTCAACAACTATTTAAAGAGGAATTACCATGTCCAAACTGAACAAAGAACTGCAGGAAATCACCATGAGCAAATTGGGCGAAATCATGGAAAAGGTTCACGCTATGTTGGCGTTTGATGTGAACTACGATCAGGCTGAAAATCCCAGCCATGAAGTTCGGCAGTTTGCCTCTATTCTGTCGAATAACCAAAGTTCTCTGTACCGCGTTGCACACGCGCATCTGTATACGCACAAAGAGCTGTGCAACATCAAGAACGCCCTGCAACTGATCATCGCTACAGCACAAGACACGGTGAAAGATTCTTGTGTCCAGCCAGTGGCCGAAAACCCCGTCAAGCCTGCATCCGACCAATCGTCGGTTTTGTGGGGTCCCAAAATAGCAACAGAGATACCTGCACCCGACGGTTCTGAGTCGATCGACTGGGGTTTCACAAACCGTGTCGTACAGCAACTCAGCGATATGTGGAAGTCCTTGCCTACCGACAAAGATTTTGTTTTCACTGTGTTGTGTCGACCAGATGCGGCTGTGAAACTCTGGGGTAAACCCACAGGCGGTGATTGGTTCCGATTCGATTCGCCAAGTGGGCGAACGGCCAAGATCATCATCGCGGTGACGAACGATCGACGTGTCGATTTGAAAGAAGTGAAGGTGGTTGTTCAGGAGAATGGTTACGAGGACCCGAAGCCTTTACAGTTCGGGTCCTTTGATTTCGACAGTATGGCGACACCAGGGCTGTCTGGGAGAAAGTGGTCGGTGATGCAATACCAACCAATGGACCCGAGCAACTGCTACTTTGCTTCGCTGCTCGAATCGCTGAAAGAGCCCACAGCCGCACCAAAGGGCGAGGAGGTGGCCAAGGGCGTCGACGCCATGCATCTGGACTATGCTCAGCAGAAAACAGACTCCTACGCAGCACGGCAGACTCTTTTGGAGCAGCTGATCGGGAAGAAAAACAAGAGCTCAGAGCAAGCAAAGCCGCCTCTGGGTTCGTTTGTTCCGGAGAACATTACCGAGGCTGTCGACAATCTGACGGTGGTGGACGGCTCCTGTGTTCTTACAGGTTATACGAAGTCAGGGGCGTTGACACAAATACCTCTGACTTCGGTTGCACGCGAGCAACTCGCCGCCATGTGGAACGAGCTTTGGGACAGGATGTTCCGGCAGAATTTCCGCAACTCTGACCACAAGACCATGATCTACACCCATGCAAGCGATGAGATCTTTACTCTTCTTTCCGACGGCTTACATGACGAACCCATAGAGACCCCGGTGCCCATAGAAGGATATCCGGCCTACCGAGTGTTCCCCCATGAACCTTGTCTCATTCAGCAAAAGGTTGGGTTTTTCCGTATTAACCATCCCCTCTTTACCTCGGTTCCATCGGACAGGAAGGCTTTACAGGTCTACGGCCATCTCTACCGCATGGTTGCTGGTACATGCAAGACTATTTCCGACCCCATGTACGACGACCTCTATAGCCTGTATGCGAGGTTTGTTTTGGCGACGGAGCAAAAGCGTCTTGGTGCCAGCTACCCTTACGTTACACCGAGCAAAAACCTGAGCAAAAAGCGTCAGGGCATGCTCCTGCAAATCACTGAAAGTCTTCGCAATAAGACGTAGACCTAAGTTGATTCACGAAGCCACTGGGGACCAAACACCCCCAGTGGCCTGTCCTAACCCTCATAAAACCAAACCCATTATGTCAAAATCGCTCGCAACTCTCATCAGCAGACGCATCGAGGGACTGATCACCTCGGAGTTACCACCAGACATCGAGTACCAGGTGACACTGTTGTGTACCCATCCGATGGCTGTGCGACTAACTGGCTCCGCCACCAGCGCCATGTGGTACAGACACGTAGGTATTGGTGATTTGCGCCGTCACGTGTACTCGGTCTACGTTGCTGTACAAGACAGCCAATACATACCTAACAACAGGATCTATGTGTATGTTTGTCAAAAAGGCAAGGAACAATCGGTCATCAAACCACGGAGGATCAAGATTGCGTACTCGGACGGTGATGGCTCACCGATGTTGATGACGACAGAGATTGTCTACAATTTTGCGCTACATATGCTGTTCAAAAGGGCCCACCGTTTACACAAACAAGCCGTCCTCATCGAAGATACGGCATCGGCTGGAAGCTCACCGAAGCCAAAGAACGAGTCCTTAGACGATCTGATAGCTACAGCTAAAGAACACTGCGAAGCCAGAAATGCCGAATTGCCTTTGAGAGAAAAGGAGTTTCAAGACAATCTACAGAAGATCACAGGCCGTATCAGTTCCACTGAGCCAGTGACCGCAAACCCACCGAAGCCAAGAAGCGAGTATTTGGCTGATGCCATTGGGTGGGCCAAAAGGCACTGCTGGGCTATAGACGCCGAACTGTCGCTGATAGAAAAGGAGCTCGGTGGCAGCCTACAGAAGACCACCGACGATGTCGGTTCTACCGAGCCAATAGCCGCAGAAAATCAAACCCTCGAACCAACCACGACAACCATGAACCCCAAAGACTTGACCGCAATCACGAGCCCAGAAACGATCAACGTGCTCAAACCCCGTGAAGACATCCAACCTGCACCTCCGAACATCGTTTTTAAAGGCGGTGCCTATTCGGTATGGATGGGTGGTGTATACGAGCTTCTGGCTACGCTGCCAAACGACGTCCTTGATGATATCAAGCAGTCTTTGCTGCCGTATTCACAGACACAGGAGCCATCGGAATACAAGTTCCATTACGAGGCTTGTGTCAGAACCATCGATATGCATCTGTCTGAACGCAAGACGTGTGCCAAGCTGGTCGATGACCTCCACCCGCCATCTGTTTCCAACCCCCAAAGCGAAAGCACCTGGACGAGGATGAAACTGCGTGAGCCGACCTTGACCCAGGCGATGCACAAAACACAGCTCAAAGACGGTAAGCCGAATGACACATCTCCGGCGCTCAACCGTCTTGCCGACCAGCTTCGTGTTTTCTTTCACAAAGTAAGAGACGGGATGATGCAACCGATCATTCGGCACAACGACTACCAGATTCATCTGTTGGCCCCTGGCATTATTGTCAAGCGGAAAAAGAACGGCAAGTATGTTTACCACAAGGTTCTGTCCACCGAGAAAAAAGGTGTTCTGCAAGCCTACCGGTTCATCTACGACGTGGTGTCTGGCTACATCTCGGATCTGAATGATCCAAGGTTCGATGGTGATTATGCGATATACGCGAGATTCGTCATGCATACGGAAGCAATGCGGGTTGCGCCGTTGCCGTACGATGGGCAGTTTGTGACCGTGTCTGGTAGCGATGAGGGCTGGACTGATGCCCTGCTGCCTTCGTCCAAGAGCCGAAGGATCGATTTGCGCAACCTGAGCGAATACCGTATAGAGGTTCTGAAGGACATCCACAACAGTCTTTTGTGTAAGAAACCATAAGACAGTCTGCGTTCACCATGCATGGACCAAACCCATGCATGGTGTGCTCAATTGGCTAGACCGATCGATAGGACATTATGAATCTCAGAACTTATACACCCCCGACTCCAGAACGGTGTGACCCACGGTTCCAGTATGCATACACCAGGACAGTCATCTACTGTCTCATGGATCAGTCTGTGACAGACATCACTGGTCTTGGGTTTTGGTTGGTCTTAGATGGTGACATCAGTGCTCCGGAATGCTTACCGATTGGTAGCTGCAAGGGACATGAACGCTTTGGCCCTACCTATTACAAGAATTTCTTTACGCGTTCACTCACGATGCAGCAACGAGCTAAGTTGGATGAACTGGCCGACCGACTCATCCGCGAGGTCAATGAAGAATTCTTTCAGGAAGAGAAGGCTGCGGCTGCACTTCTGAAAGCAAACAATGAGCAATAGCCCATTGGACGACCCAGAGTTCAGTGATCGAAATAAACAAGCGCTGTTGCATGGCGTCACTTTTTACGTGATATGTTCACTAGAGCCAGAGATTCGTCTATACCGCAGAATCGTTTCTTTAAATGGACCCAGTAAGCGAAAAGATCTCAACGAGATTGTTTTACAGCAACTCGTCCAAGTATGTGACGATTACAGAACTGTCACAGATGCCAAAGATTGCGCCATTGTGGCCATAACTGATGGCGACACGGTGATGTTTCTAAATGGGCGTACAGAAAACAAACGAGTGTTGTCTGAAGCCAATATTGGGCTCTACCCGTATGCCAATTGCCCAATCTTTACAAAATACATCACGATACAGTTGCAACGAAACGACCACAGTAAATCCTTCCACCGCGCCATAGCGATGGCAGAGCACGCGCCACATCTGCTGGGGGAGAATCGTTGTTTTCCAGATAAGAATCTGAGCGTGTAACCGTCGCCAATAGGGCGAGGACAGATCCAAAGAAGCACAGCGCCATTGGGGGTGGGTGTTTTTTCTTCTCTACCTGAGATGTTAATGGGCATCATAGAGCCACACCAAGATTTGATAGCGACCAAGCATGGGTTTCTATCGTTATACAGTCCTATATACTTTAACTGACACTTGCTTCACAGTGAAGCTAGGTGCTTACTTCTGCAGACACGCAGATAACCCTTTAGGAAGAATATCATGACAACCGGAACCATCACCATCAGAACCGAAACCGAGACACTTGGCGTCAAGCAGCCAGTGACCGTACTGTATCACAAGAGTTGTAACGACGGAGTGACGGCGGCAGCAATTGCCTACGCGTCGCTCTCGACTCACCCCGCGCACCACGAGGTTGTCTACATCCCCGTAAATTACGGAGAAGATCCGCCCGTTATGGAAAAAGACCAGGATTGGATCTATGTCCTGGACTTCTCCTATGCACCAGAGCGGCTTCTGCAACTGTCCGAATATCTGTCCCCAACCGGGACCATTATCATCTTGGACCACCACGAGACGTCGGAAAAGATGTACGGTCACCTGCCTTTGTCGGGCCAGTACCGGAAAATTGATTTCCCAGGCACCATGAAACAGGCCTGGATTCATATCGACCAGGCCCACAGTGGCGCCACCCTGGCGCTGAAGTACTTCTTCAAACACCAGGGTAAAAGCTTTTACCCTGGTACCCACGAGTGGGAACTCGGACAGCTTGTCGCGAACTACGCACGCGACAGGGACCTGTTTTTGTTCGAGACAGAGAGACCCACCAGGCAGTACGGGCTCTTCTGTCGTAAGTTCAACAACGACCCTATTGGCCTTGGCCAGCATCTGCTGAACAGCAACCTGTTCGTGTTCGAGGCTACCCTACAGCCGTTCGAGCCGGCTGTGAACGACTACATGGCAAGGTGCCGGTCAATGGCCAGTAAGGCGGCGTTTGGTTACATCGGAGACCACCTGGTGGCACTTCTTAACTGTGAGTCAGATGCGGTGTCTGACACATCGAAGTACATCCACGACAGGCATGTAGGTGTAGTGGATTACGTCATGTGCTTCCAGATATCGCCCAGCCGGGTGTATGTCTCATTGCGGTCCCATGCGAATGGGGCCAATGTAGAGCAGATTGCCTTGGCGCATGGCGGTGGTGGTCATGTCCATGCCGCAGGACGCAGCATGGAGCTGCCGGAGCTGACCGCCATCCTCCAGTCTTTCGACGAGCAAGCGAAAGACTGCAACAGTAAGGTACGGACACTGCACCCGCAGCTGTTCGGGAAGAAGTAACAACGGCTGGGTAGGCACAACAACAATCACCTACCCAACCATAATCCAGCAGAGCTGGAAGGAGTTAACTATGCGAATTATTTTTTCGCCAAGCGAGATCAGTGCACTGGCGCCATTTGTGGCCGCCATCAAGGCACTGATGGTGCAGGCGCATATCGAACCTCCAACCGGTGGCTTGACACTGGAGGAGATGCTGGAGGTGTCATCTGACCGCTACCCCAAGATGGTGCGGTCGGAAGGCAAGGGAGACGGCAACGGCAACGTGGTCGTCTCTATCCCCATCGAGGATTCGGTGGAGATGATTGAGTGCGCGACCAACATCGTGCTCTCGCTGTCCAGTATGCTGTCCAGCATCTTGGTGCTGGGTAAGAACCTGGTGTTCAACACTGCATACGGACTCGACCGTATGGGCAAACTGGTCGATCGAATCAAATCTAAATCGACCTAACTACGAAGGTGCTTTCGTCTAACTGGTTAAGACTCTCGACTCATAATCGGGCAGATAAGGGTTCGAACCCCTTCGGCACCACCACACATCCCATACCCAACCTACCGATAGCGGTGGTTGGGTATGGCGTTGTTTTTTATCCAAGAACGGAAAAAGGAGCTAGGTATGGAACCAGATAAAAGCAGCTCAAGAGGTTTCGCTGCAGGACTCAAAGCCGCCAGAAACGGTCAGTCGTTCTTGCCACTGAGCAGACTGCCTGAGGAAGCAGAGTTTGGCAAACTCAGCAAGTATATCTTGCATCACAAGCCACTTGACAAAGTGATTTTTTGTCCTGGTGTTTCACATACGGTGTGTTCTTCAGCGTACTCCGGAGCATGGGTATATTCGGAGGCAAGAAAAGCGCCCAGGCTTTATGTGAAAGATTCCCAGTTCGACGGGGATTACTGGATGGCTCTGAGGCATGTACTGGGTATCAAACTCTCACAGTACCGGTTGCAACTAGAGGATGTTCAGGCCAAAGGCATCTGTAGTGACTGGGTCACAAAGCCAGTGCTGAACACAAATAACCAGAGGGTTGGTGTATCGTACTTGGTGATGGACAGCCGAGGTGTGGTCAAAAGGCATTTTGTGAACTGGGTTATCGGAAAACAAGCAAAGATAGAAGCCCATGCGGTCAAAGTTCGTGAGGTGTATGTGCAGAAATGCATACTCTTCCTGGAAAAAACCATCGAAGCTCTGGATAATCCGGCTGCTTTGCTAACCAACCACGGCGACTGGATGAAGGGCAATCCCATCATCTGACCTATTGTAACGCCCGCTTAATGGGCAATTTTTACTATAGGAGTTTTTCATGAACAACAAACCAAAAACGGTTCTGGGTTACGACATTCCTTTGCCAAAAGGAGTGGAGCCAGGACAGGTGTCCGACGGATACCATACGTTCGATGAGCTGTACGACCATCGGGTGAAACTGATGATCGCACTCATGGTACAAGCATCCAATGCCGGTTATGAAGCCGGGTGGTCCAAAAACCACTCTGATGGAAAACCGTGCTTTGGTGGAGGTTGGGTGATCACCTGGGTGGTGGCACCCAATGGGGAAGAGGTGCGGTACCACATGAAGGACACCGAGTCTCTTCCAGAGAAGCTGGAAAAAAGAACCGGGACGCCGTTCAACGGAAAAGAGGAAACGTTAAGTGCGTTGGCCAACCTGAGCAATCAGATGCTGTATCCTCCGAAACGGCTCAGAGAGCCGGGCTACGGCGCCAGAGTGATAGGTGATTCAGAAAGCTATTGGTGGAGCACCACACTGAAAGCATGGGTGCCTACGGTGTATTGGACCCAGGGGCACGCGTACGTGTCGTTGAGAGAGACCCGTGAGGAGGCATTGGGTCTCTTGGAAGAGTGTAAGGGTGTGACGACTGGGCTCAAGATAAGTCTTGAGTTCAATGACTCAGACCCTGGGTTTGAGTACTACGAACTGAAGTGGCCCAAGCCAGAGATAGCCTGGGCAGGTATACGTACCCGTGTACCAACGCCACCCTCTGATCCAAACATCAAAGGGGAATAAGGCTTCCGAAAAACACTCTACTGGCAACAGGGTGTTTTTTTTGTGCTGCATGTAACTTTTTTCATCCATATATGCTTCAACTGACACTTTGGCTAACAGTAGCAAGAATGTCAGTTGCAGATCGCAGCAAAAGGGTGAGCTCTACCCTGTCCAAAGAGCAAGGAGTTTCATGTGAGTGATATAAGATATTGGATGAATAAAAGAATCCAGGCAGGGACACTGGATTCTTTAGTCATGGCGTTCACAGCGCCAATTGTTAGCCTAGAGGCAGTTAGGAGTATTTCCAACCAGATGTATAGTATTGCCGAGATACTATCTATTCTCGTTGGAGCCTATATGCTGCATTTGGTTGGTGGAGCAGCCAATAAGGAACGCCTGATTAAGCACGGTGGGAAACTGGTCATCGGTGACTACTTATTCTGGGTAGTCCTGGCGATTGGAAGTTTTTACTTCTTGGAAATGAGGTACTTTGCCATGGTGGTTTTGTCACCGATCTTTTACGACACTAAGAAAGTCGTGATAAGAGTCGTGATCAACCGGAATTTGTCAGGGGATGAGCTTTCCAATTTCTCCATCCGAAGCGATAAGCTTCTGAGTATCGCAGCAGCAATTGGGTTTGGACTTTCACTAACATGTATGGAACTAGAGTTTAGTGTTGGTATAGGAACCGCTTTGTTGATTGGTAGAGTTGCCAATCTGCCGTATGCCTATTCGACATATCAAATATGGAGATCTGGATCAAGGATAAAGCCTGTCTGAGTAAAAAGATATCACAATGCCGAAAGGTGCTGTGGTATCTCTTACCCCCGCACGTATCTTTTTTCATTCATATATACTTGAATTGACATACCCTGCTAACAGTAGCTGGTTGTGTCGGTCACAAGCACGTGACAAGAGGTACGTTCTACCTCGTCCAAAGAACACAGGAGATTCTCATGAGCAACAAACCGACTGACCTCAACATGACCGAAATCCTCACGTTGATGGTGCTGATTCAGAACAAAGGCCCGTGGAAGTACATGGAGACCCATCTGGCAGACATGCCAGATATTCGGCTACTGACCCCCACGAAGGGGATTTTCGAGGTCCTGGAGGCTGCCACGAAAGTGGTGGCCTACCAACACCCGGCCGGTTACTATACCAAATGCTGGTTCACCAGCACTTTTGGTACGGTTGTCTTGGAAGAGGACAACCACATGGGCACCGCAACCCTCTATCAAGATGGCTGGGGGTTTGCCCATGGCCGAAGCACCGCCGCCTACCGAGAGGACGCCCGTGATGTCACCGAGTTTTTGCAGTTCAGCCGGGACCAGCTGATCAAGCTCAAGGCAGCCGTGCTTGGTTATGCTAAAAATATAACCGAGTGTGCTTTTGCTGATGAAGAAAATCATCAGTGGCACCTGAGTCAGAAAGTGACAGCATGATCGCGGTGATTGCTCTAGCGGTGGTTGCAGTGATTTTAGCCCTCAAATAAAAAGGAGTGACAACATGAAGACAATAAGTTTTCACAATGGGATCGGTTCCCGAGGTCGCGAGCACGTCAATCTGCTAGTGGTCCCGGGTAAAGGGATTGTTCGGTTCAAAGGGGTGTCGATCTCCCCTATTGCCAGAGTGACAGCTTCTACCTATAAGAAGGACGGTAAGTGGTCAAAAGACACCTGGACCGTCGAGGTCCAGGACGATGTCCTGGGTGTTAGCTACGGCCAAGACTGGGACACCGGTGAGTGGTTCCCAGTGAACACGTGGTCTGAGGCTGTGAAGCATTTCAGGAAATACATCGGCATCGATGATGGTTTCACTGACCAGATGATGGTTCAAACCATCCGTGCCATCTTCCCGGCCTCGGCGAAAAGGATCGATGAGGCCGAACAGGCCTATGCTGCTGCCGGGGATCAGCTCCAGGAGTTGCTGGATGCTCAAGAAGAGCTGGCAAAGGCCAGCGAGGAGGAGGCATCGGTACTCAGGGTGATCGCTCAGCTTGAAGAAGCTGAGGAAATGAAAGCTGAGGCGGCGGCAGTCAGCGCCAGGACTCAAAAAGCCAAGTCCCTGCTATCGGCAGGGAAAATGAATTTGGCCGACTTGAAAGCGGCCATGGGGCGGTGATAACCCCTCAAATAAAAAACACTCTACTGGCAACAGGGTGTTTTTTTTTTGCTTTCCTATGGATCTGTGCTCCTATATACCTAACATGAAGATAGACAACAGTGTCGGTCTTTGGTTGAGGTAAAGTAAAAACTCAGCTTCCCTGTATCTATAGTGGATCACCCAAACCCGAAAGGATGTGTATATGAGCAGCATGAAACCCGTCATCGATGTCATCGATGCAAACAAGGTGTCGTTCAGGAAGAAACTGAACTTCATCATTCCCATTGTGTTACTGGCGATTTTCTCCCCGGTGCTGTTCATGGCATTCGGTGGCATGATTGCCGCTATCGGCATGGTCGTGCTTTACATGGCCAGCATCAGTGTCATTCCGGTGCTCAACACAAAACTGGCCAATTGGCGCTACGCCAGTCTGGTGAAGGAGGCGGAGAATAACCCCATGCCGACCTTGTACTACCGGCTAGAAGCCAGGACCAAGGCCATAAAAGATATCAAGCAAAGTGTGCTCGATAGCAACGTGTCGTTGCGTGGTTTCATTGCTGCGGCCAAGCGTGCCATGAATGCTTGTCGCGATGAGCAAGAAGCCAATAAGTGGAGGGCGCGGATGCGTGATGCCGAGACCAAAATCGAACATAACCTAGCCAACTTCCAAAACCTGCAAAGCAACTTGGAGCAGTACAAATCCACTGTCGAGTTTGCAGAAATTCAGTGGGCTGCTGTGGTGGCTGAGCGTGCCGCCAATATCGGTGGCGACATCTTCAACGGCACAGCCATGGATCAGCTGATGGAGCGCACCAGTCTGCGGTCGGTCGAGATGAACATGGACAAAAGCTTTGAGCTTATGCGCATCGAGAACTTGAGTGATCGGCCGCAAAATGTGGTCAGAATCGACGACGCCATGTCGACCGTCAAGCACGACTCGCGGCCTGCTGCAAAAGCCATCTTTGAGGCAGAAATGCTGCCCAATGCTTCCGTGTACACGGCTGCGAAAACCAAAAACTAAGAGGTGAAGACAGTGAAGAAATACATAACACAAATCATCCTGGCTGTGATTTTTGTTGTTGTTGGGATTCTTGCCGTTATGAGCGACAGCGAACCCACCGGCACCAAGAGCAAGCCACCCACCGACGTCAAGAAACCGTATTCTGGCGTCACATTTTAACCACCCCAAACTCAGGAACCCGTCATGAACTCCAAACGTCTCATCTTCGCCTTGTTCGCCGCCCTGATGCTCTTCGTAGCGTCGCCATTCATCAAGACCGCGCACGCGCAGTCGGCTCTGAAGATGCTCACGGGCGAGCCTTCGGGGACCTACTTTGACATGGCCAGCCAGCTGCTGCCGATGTGCAAAACCTCGCAGACCATCAGCGTATCGCCGTCCAGTGGGTCGGTGGCCAACGTCGACGCTGTCTTCACCGACAACACAGCGGCGTTCTCTATCACGCAGATCGAAGCACTGTATGCGCTGAAGGTAGATCCTTCGGTCGTCCAGGTGCTCTTCAGTTTGCATCCCGAGCAGGTGCACCTGATCGTGTCTACCACGCCACGAAAGGTATCTACTGGCCGTCTGTCGAAACTTATCGGTGGCGGCGATCCCTTGGTCATCAACAGCAGTTCCGATCTGGCTGAACTCAAGATTGGTGCATGGGGTGGGTCTTTGGTGACAGCCGGCATCATCAATGAGAAACTGGATCTGGCTGCTAACATCATCGAGTTCGATACTTCCGATGGCGCGCTGGCTGCTTTGCGAAAAAACGAGATCGATGCCATCATCTACGTGGCGGGTGTCGGGAACAAATTGGTGGCTGGTCTGAGCATGGCCGACTACCGCCTTCTTCCCTTCAGTGATGCCGATGTCAGCAAGCTTTCCTCGATGTTTGCCAAGGACCAACTGACGTACACGCGTCTTCGAGTGCGTGGACTGCCCACCATCAGCACGCAGTCGGTGGTGATCATGCGCGTACCCAAGAAAGGTGCCATCATGAACACAGCCAAAGAGCTGCAGAGTTGTTTCTACGAGAAACTGGAAAGCCTGCAAAGCACACCAGGTGTTCGGTCCAATTGGGCTTTTGTCAAGAAGCCTGGTGACGAAGGGTATGTTGCGCCCAAATGGAAAGTATGGTCGCCTGAACCCACCGTTGTGGCGAAGCAAAAATAACCCACCGCGACACACAGCTCCTGCAAACCAATGCAGGAGCTGTGCTTGTTTTTCATTACCTAAAGATACTAGGCACCGGTTACTAACACCCACACACAAAACCATGACCACAGAAAATCCAACCACAAAAGCCAAGTTGCTGGCAAAGTTGCTTGAGATCGAAGAAAAAAAAGATGTGACTGTCTTGTTTGCATGCGAGGCCGGTAGTCGTAGCTGGGGTTTTGCGTCGCCTGACAGCGACCACGACCTCAGGTTTATCTACGTGCATCGTTTGCCATGGTACATGACGATTACACCAGGAAAAGACTGTATGGTGATCCCTTCTTCCACAGACTCCATCGATATTGTTGGTTGGGATCTGCGAAAAGCAATGGGGCTCATGATGGCTTCCAACCCCTCGCTCATAGAGTGGTTTCAGTCGCCCACTGTCTATGTCACCAGCCAGTTCCATCTCCGCATGAGGGAAATGGTCGACCAGTTGTTCTCAGTCACCAGATGCTGGTGGCATTGTAGATCACTGGCCAAGAAGGATTTCATGAAAGACTTCGAAGTCAACACGATCAACCAGAAGTCGTATCTGCACATCGTTAGATCCCTCCTGATGTGCAGATACTTGGACAAGAACCAGGCCATCGCTCCAGTGGTACTCAAGGATCTGGTGGAAAAAACAATGGACGTCCAGACAGAATCAGAAATGATTGGCTTGATCACTGGGCTATCTGTGAAGAAGTCAAGCACCAGAGGGCAGCTGATTGGACCCAGAATACCCGCCATTGATCGCTTCATTATGCGTGAGCTTAGTTTCTCTCCACCCGCCCCGGTCTTTACACCGAAAGACAACTTCAAAGAACAAGCAGATGAGCTGTTTTTTGGTACTGTCAAGTTCTACGACAAGGCATATCAGCCATGAGCACACAAGACTATTCCAGGTTTGGCCCCTACGCAGGCGCCATGAGGATCGTTACGTCTATGGATACGGACAGGATCATAGAGGCTATCGTGAAGGAGCTGAGGAGCTACAAAACCCAGCAACTTCTTGGGTTCTCCAGCAAAGAACAGCTACAAGCCTATCTCGCAGTCGCGAACGCGCCCCTCAAGTTTCCCACCGAAAATAAGCCTGCTGAAGAGCTTCCCTGTCCTACAGAAGACTTACCTGCCGAAGGATGGCATTTTGAGCCTATGATGGTGGGCGGTACCATCATTGCGTGGAACGTTTGCCAGAACGACACCCCCTTAACCATCAATAGAAAGTCCGATGATGAGCAGTAAGAGAAACACCGACAGCACCATTGTTCTGGATCTGGCTGAATTCAGCAACCGCACAGCCGGAGTCCTTCAAAAGAAATTAGAGGAAATTGCGTTTGAGCTGATCAAAGATAAAATCAAAGACATGTTCCAGGTCGAGTATGTCACCAGCAGTAACGGCTGGTGCGATCTGACCGATGAGCAAAAGGCACGTCACAAATACACCCGACCATACGGTGGCCGTTACCTGTCGACGCTTTACCCAAAGGCAATAGCTCCTTTGGTTATTTCCTTGGACAAAGCAGCCGAGAACTGCACGGCAAGTTTCGCTTCCCTTGTGCCTGCTTTGTACGATGAAGCGTACCGCAAGGCACTCCAAGAAGCCATCACCAAAAAAGCCCAACATGACGCCAATAAGTTCGTCTTCTCTGGTAAGCCTCCCAAGCAACCTGGTTCTTAAAATGCACGTGGATGTGACACCCAAAACCATGCAGTCAGACATGGTGTATATCGGGCGCCCATCCACGTACGAAAATACATTCAGAGTAAAGCAGTTTGGTCGAGGTACGGCTTGTGATTGCTTCGAGAAAAAGTTCGTTCTCGATCAAAGGATCGCCAAAGCCAGAGAAGATCTTCGTGGAAAGAGGCTGGTGTGCTACTGTCATCCAGAAAGATGTCATGGTCATTTCCTGAGCAGGGTGGTGAACATGGACACCTATACAGGTATAGGGTCAAGAAAAACCCCCACCAAGTACCTTCTCTATATGTATGCGGTGGCCAGAGTTCTAGAGAACAATGGTTACATGCTGTATTCAGGCGGTGCAGAAGGCGCAGACACTGCTTTCTTCAACGGCGTACACGACAAGATCTACACAAAGATCTTTCTGCCATGGAATGGATTCAATGGACTCAGGTCCCAATATACCATACCAGACCAAGCCGTAGAGATAGCCAGAACCCTGCACCCTGTGTTCGATAGCCTCTCACAGGGTACACAAAAGCTACACTCCAGAAACGTGCAGCAGATCCTAGGACACGATCTGCACCACCCAACAAACTTTGTTGTCTGCTACACCGACGACGGTGTGGAAACAGCCGACAAAGTTACAAGCAAGACAGGCGGTACAGGAACAGCCATCAAACTGGCCAGTCTGCATGGCATTCCTGTGTTCAACCTGAGGAATAAGGATGCCGAACGCAGACTGAGTCTGTATACAGGGATCTTTTTTGGCCACCTGACCAAACAGGTGTTTAAATCAATGGACGAGAGTCCGCTACGTGACAATGAAAGAGTTATCTCATGACCATCGAAATCAATTCGTTTGTGGTGCTCGTTGTGGCCATTTTCTATCTCGGGAAGACCGCCTACGATGTCTACGAGAACAACATGCCTGGCCTGATGGAGGCAGCTGGCCTGTATTTTAAGGTACTGGTACTCGTTGTGGCGGTGGGCGCAATGGCCATCGGCATACCTGTGCACATACGGTAAAGCCCCACTGTTTCCATAGGTATTTCGTCGACATATACCTTAATTGATTGAAGGCAAGTTATACCTTCAATTATCAACTCAAAAGGGTCACCATGCTGCGTTCTTTAAAAGACAAAGTAGGTATTCGATGGAATACCTTGTGTTTCCTTTACCGTAATGGAGTGGCCAAAACTGCAAGATTTGTAGTAGTGGCTAAAAATCAAGACAGTGTTGTTCTTCTATGTGACTATATCCACGTAGAGGTCAATAACGATGTGTTGATTCAGTTTGGTGTGAAGCCGTCTGATCTGAATACTGGTTACAGACTAGAATTTCGGTTAGATGGTTCCTTCACCGGGCGAGTTGATAGAACTGCGCCATCCTTTTTCCAACCCACTCTCACACTGGAGTAATCAATGTCCAATACCAAACCCACCGTTTCCCCTTTGAGCCGACTGCTCTGCGCTGCTTTCATCGAGTCCGTGGTGGCCAGCGACCCCGAATCGAAGCCCGACTCCACGTTCTTACCTGCCAGCGACCCCGTACAGCCAAGCGAGTCCGCTGGTGACATGAATGCCTTTTACGCCTTGCGCGTGGCTTCGGTATCCAAAGACACCGGTGCTGTTTCGGTGGTCAACCATTTCCCAGCGGCCGACCAGACCGACACCGTGTACGGTTTTATGGGCGTCGACAACAAAGTCAACACCGGCTTCGATCTGTCCAAGCTGAACAAGGGCGACATCATCTACTTGGACAAAGACTGGAACATCCTGGGCGTCCGTGCTCACGTCAAGCCTGAAGCCACCACAACCGCCAAAGCAGCAAAAGCTCCCCGTGGCTCCGGCAGCATGGGCGGCGACCGTCTCGCGCGCTTCTTGGCCAACTGACAACGCGGCCTTTGGTTGAAAGATCTCATATAGATAAAGACGACCAAAGCGCCTAGTCAGAAATTGATCTGTAACCACTCCTAGGGCCAGAAACCCTAGGAGTGGCTTTATTTTTGTTACAATCAAGGATTCAACGTGAAAGAACTCACAAAAATCTCCCCTATCTTCCCCAGTCCAGGCCAGTACACAGAGTTGCTGCCTCGTGACGACTTCAGGGCTTACAATCGGACCACTCCGAGAATCCCGCACATGGAGTTCGACAAAATCTGCATGGTCAAGATAGGCCATGAGCGAATGGCTGTTATCGAGGTAACCTTCGCCACGTCCACACATGTTTGCGTGCAGATTCTGTACAAGGACTTCACCTTACTCGATTTTGCTCTCAGGACTGAAGTGCTTCCAAAGATGGGCATCGAGGTACCCAGTCTGCGAGAAGGCAGTCTGATCCTCATGGGCGAAGACGGCATGGTGATAGGTACGACAGGTCCTCGTAAAGGCTACAGTCGTGGCGATGGCCTCATTCCTGTTGGGGGCTACCCCAGGCCTTTTTCGTTCATCCGAGCCGGCTTCTTGCATGGCCTTTGGCCGAGTATCAATTTCTCAGGAGGGGAAAACGCCGGTAAATCCACAGTTAAGTTGACCAAAGATACCATAGCCACCATAAATGGCAGAAAGAGTATCTTGGTGATGACGTTCGACGCACAGCTGCCCAGCGGCACACCAGACCGCTATCGCTCTATCTGTATCCATGAGAAGGCGTTCACCCATATGCTGGGTTTGGCGTACGAGAAACTGCCAAACGAGACCGAGCTCGTGGTCGATGTGTTCGGTTATTTTGAAGACCATCCTTATGGAGTAGATGTATGACCTGTATTGCTTTTCATGATGGCGTTTTGTACGCCGACCGGATGTCTGTAACATACGTGCGAGACATGGAGATAAGCAGTGACATCTGTAAGCTGTACAAAGGCAAAGAAGGCAAAGTCGCCATGGGGTTCTGCGGTGAGTTGTATGACGAAGCCACCCTGCAGCACTTCACCGATGCCATCGAGGCGGTCGTCTGTATGAAAGACTTTCGACCCAGGCAAATGAGCAAGAGTGAGCTTTTCGAGTTCATCATCAAGAAGATAGACAATTCGAATGGTATCGTGGTTAATGCAAAGGCCCGTGACCTCAAAGTCCTCAGGTTGCATGGTCTCGTCATAACCAGCTCGCATGTCTTCTACATCGATATCGACGAAATATCGATGCCAAATACCACTGTTCCGTTTGCAGTGGGGTCTGGTTACAGCATGTTCTTGGCTGGTGTGTTCCTTGGCCATGAACCCAAGGACATTTATGCCGGTATGTCGTGTCTGGACAACTTCCTGGTCAGCGAAGAGTTTGACTGTTTCAAGCAAAGCGATTTGCTCCCTATCGATTCCACAGAAAAGGATGTTGGCCATGGTGTTTAAAGGTTGGGTGGCCATTTATGGCGACAAAGTGTTTTACCCACAACAGATCTCAGTGCTCTCCTGTGAATTGCGTCCAACATGGAGTAGCGAAACCCTCAATGTGGCGACACAAGAAAATCCCATTTTTGTTCAAGCAGCTGCATTTAACATAGGTGATTTACCAGCGGGTGCTCTGAAACAAGACACAGCAGCGGGCCCTGTGTCACAGACCAGGCTGGAGAATATAAACCTCCTGAGCAAGGTCATACGGAGCTTCAATATTACGCACAGTGGTGTCTATATACGCAGCATCACGCCAACTCCGACGCTGGAGAGCGGTAAGTACCGTGCAGCTTCCTTCATATCCTACGATGCATTTAACGTGTCTAAGGGAGGAAAGCCGTTTATTGTGGTGGGTGATTACCCGATACAAGGGGTTATGAATTACGCAGCCTATATGGATGCTTTTGAAGACAAGCAAACTGTCGACAGTTTGCTCAAACGTTTCTTGCAGCCGAAAACAGAAGTCTGCGATCTGGCCGACCTGAAGAAACTGGCCTTGATGTCGAGTTTGGTTGAGCACAATGCCGGGTGACTTGTTTGTTCCACAAAGAGCAGCCGATACAACCGATACAGAGGTAGAGCGGCTGCTCTTTGT